CTTCTCCGCAAGAAGAAGCCAACGGTCAGTACAAGGTCGGTCTGATGGAGCGGGATGACGAAGACTCTGTGTTTGAGGTGGATTTCTGATGGACCTCTTTCTTGTGGTGGTAGCGGTCAGTGCGTTAGGCATCGTGGCCTGGGTCACACGAGGACAAGGTGATGGTTAACCATGTCCGTCCGTTAGAGCGCTTGGCGTTTCTGTTTGAGTGTCGGGAATACCCGATTCGTGAAGAGAACCGTCATGGCTACGTGGTCTCTGACCGTGAGGAACGTCGGTTCTTTACCGTGATCAACGGGGTGTGTAAACCTGAAGAAGTTCAGGACTACTTTAACACTTACGGTATTGGTCGAATGGTACTGAAGAACCCGTTGTTTGAAGTTGGTGAAGCAGTCGAGATCCATTTTCACACGTTGCGCTGCGGTTTCTAACCGCGTAGCCTCTGGGGGACTTCGGTCCCTTAGAGCGCTTTATGCCGGCATAAAACCCGTGAGGCCCGAAGGCCCCACGGATTCACCTTAGGCTACCGGAGCTTCCGGTTGAGCAAAGGTCCAGCTGATGGCGTTGAATGCAGCATCGTCACCTACTACTTCAGCAGTACGCAGTTGCTTTTCAATACCATGACGGTACGCAGTAAAGGCTGCCAGGGCAGGACTGTACACCGCATCGTTTGCCAGGACACGCGACACCAGGTCTTCGAAGCCTTCGCCTACGTTAGCCGCAACGCGACCTTCGTTCAGTTCAGCCAAGAACGGTGTTGCAGGAGCGTCACCAACCCGACCGCCGTCGATCCACGCTTGGTATTCGCGGGCTTCAGTAACCTGCAGCGTCCAAGTGTGAGTTTCAGCAGTTGGGTAATCGGAGTTGAGTACCGCTACCGCCTGATCGTAATCAGCATTCAGACGACCCAGTTGGATAGCCAGACGCTCAGCGATAGGCTTGCTCAGGAAGATCTCTTCGTAGCTTGGCGCCTGAGGCGCTTCTACTGCGATAGGATTGCCTTCAGCATCAACCGAAAGCACTTTACCGGCAACCAGTTCAGCAGTCAGAGCAGCAGCAACTTCTTCGCTCAGTTCGACCGCATCACCAACCGGCATGTTGAACAGACCAAGGCGCGAGGCCGAGAAAAAAGTGGTCATTTAAAGCACCTCAAAATGGGTTGGGTTTACGGAGTGTACTTGATCCAGAGGTCGCCGTCTTTACCATCGGTAGAGATCGGGTCCACAGTGGATACGAAGATGTCGGATTTAGACGCAGTGCCCAGAGCCAGAAAAGCCTTGGTGTCGGCCATGACTTCAGCTTTGGAACGCCCTTCCAACTTAGCCGAGTCGGTAGCTTGAGCACCAGTGCCCAGTTTGCCAGCCAAGGCTTCAGCAGTTGCATAGCTACCCGGCAACAGACCACCCAGACGCTGAGAGTCAGCAGCAGTAGCAGTCGAATCCAGCTTGCTAGCCACTTGATCAGCGGTAGCGTAGTAACCAGGCAGTTGACCACCCAGCTTGGCAGAGTCAGTGGCCTGTGCGTTTGCATCAAGCTTTTGGCCTACCAGGGTAGTCAGTTCAGTGATCACGTCTGGGTTGTTCGACAGTGCTTCTGCCAGTTCGGCGATGGTGTTCAGTGCTTCCGGAGAAGAACCAACCAGGTCGTTAACCGCTGCCTCGATGGCCGCTTTGGCTGTCAGAGCAGTGATGTACTTGACGTCATCAGTACCGGCGACGGCTTCCAGAGTCGTGGCCTTAGCAGCGACGAAATCATTGAAGCCTTGTTGCAGGGTCGCCAGATCAGCCCCCGAAGCCAAGTCTGCCAGAAGCGCAGACAGTTCCAGCTCGCCGACCTTGTATTGACCGAAGTCATCGGTCTTTTTCACAGTGGAGCTTAGGGCCGCATCGACGATAGCGAGAGCATCGCTAACCTTAGTCGACACCCAGCTCGAAAATTCGGTAAAACCGAAAAAACGTTTCTCAGACATGGTGTTGCTCCAGTTGTTTAGTGATACAGCGGCTTGAAAAAGGTTAATCGAGAGGCCAGTGTCGAGAGCCCTTTTTCATCGCACTCTCATAAGATTCTGCAGTTTGTACGGGCAAAGTCCGTAAATGAATGACAAACTTAATCTTTTTTGATCAACCGGATAAACCACGCTGCTGTATCAATCTCGTATTTCTTCATCGCCGTGACCCAGGCTCGAGGATGAGCATGGTGGTTGTTGTGTAATCCGCACGCTCCAAAGCTTAACAAATGCATGCTCGGTGAATTCTGTGAATTATCAGGCGTGCTGAAATTGCGGTAGTTCAACGGTGCATCAGCATGTAACATGTAGTTCTGTACGGTGGAGAGAAAAGGACCCAAACCCCAGGGTAATAGGACCATAAAAACAAAACCGTTGATTCCCGCCACGACGTACCACAACCCAGCCCAAGCCAACATCCACACCAAGTAATACTGGTGCAAAGCTTTGTGGACCGGATCACGTGTCAGGTACCGCACTGAATGCAAGTTTCCAGTGTAAGGGTAACGCCACACCAACAGCTCCCAAAACTTGGAGTACTGTGCACTGTGAGGATCTTTAGCCGTGTCTGAGTATTGGTGATGGGCTGCATGAATCATCGCCCACCCGATAGTTGAGCCTGTCCCTGGCACTACACTTGTGAGGATGGCTAGGAGCCATTCTAAGGGCTTATTAAGCTCATAAGCACCGTGTGTACAGAAACGGTGAGCAAAGGCCTCTATCAAGCAGACGTTGAAGAAGGCGACCATTCCCAAGGTTGCCCATAACCACCGGTAGTCTAAATCAGCGACCGTAATAAACACAGGCACCATGACTACTGCTAGAACCACTTGCAGTGGCATGAACTCGCCTCTGGAGCGAGTGTATTCCCAAAGTTTCATACCGACCTCCTTATGATAAAAGCTCGACAAACTGGTCGATGTATTTTGTTTGGTTGGGGATAGCTTTGTTGAAAGCGATCCGCAGATGATGAGTGCCGTTATACGAGATGACTTGTAAACGACCCATCTGATTCTTTTTAAGAAACTGAACCAAGTCTGTAGGTTCGAAGGCGCTAGGTCCAATGGGGAACGAGCCAACAAAGAAGTTTCCAATCTTCTCACTCATTCCAAACTTCATGATCAGTCGTGTGAAGTTTTCATGACTGATGTCAAGGGAGAACTGACCGTCTTTATTCGACCCTAAACCGTACAGTGAATAATGGCCCCAGTAGTCCTCACACCCTTCAACAAAACGGGTGGTTAGGATATTAGGGTTGTCCAGTACCTCACAAGCCACTTGTGCTAAGTAGTCCTGTACGCGTAAGCCTTGTGCTTTGGCGTTTTTAAGATAGCCGGTACCGATGGGCACGCAATAGGTGTTAGCTAATCCGACCTCCCCTTGAAAGAGAAAAGGTCTGAGTTCTAACGCACCGGTTGCTTGGATTTTTGGAAGGGGTTGGTTACTGATGTAGTTACCCAGTTCGCCAGTTCTGGCGATATTAAAAAGTTCTCGGGTGACTTTCATGAAGGTCCAACCGTCTACGAATTCGTGAGACAACCCGATCCAGAATCCGTTCTGGTCTTCAGTAACGCTTAAACAGCTGGGGATGTTTTGGTGTTGGTCACCATGTCCTTGAGTCACTAGCACCCGATCGTGGGTAATCACTTTACCGTTCACAACACCTGCCTTAAGCAGTGGGATACGATGCGTGAGTTCATCCACAGCCTCTTGCATCAAGTCTCGACTACAAGAGAACAGCGGTACATTCAAGCTACTGTACATCATGGCCTTCCCGTCATTGAGAAAGGCCTTTTGGAGTAGGTTCAATTTCATCGTTTGATTAACCTGATAAACCACGCCCCTGGATCAAGCTCACCTTTTTTCATGGCCATGTTCCAGCGATTGGGAAAAGCGTGATGGTTGTTGTGTAAACCCTCACCCCCAAAAAGTAGACCGAGTATTTTGGAGTTGCGAGAATGGTCGTTGGTTTCCCAGTTTTGATACCCAAACCGATGGACCCAGTCTAACAATACTGTCTTACGCAACACTTGGGTCAGTGCTGCTGGGATAGCCCATAAATAGATCAAGGCTTCCCACGACACTAGGGCCAAAACAGTGGCTGTAACTAAAGGGTACAGGAGATAGTACTTCTGAATACGCATGGCAACCGGGTCGCTTAAGAACTGTTTGCGTAACCGTCTGGGGATAGTCAGGTTGAGTTTCTTAGCGTTGACTAAACCCCAACCACGATAATGGTTGTGTGGATCGTCTGGAGTGTCTGAGTGTTTGTGGTGCTCACGGTGAATAGCAATGCTGATATAAGGATGGAGTCCTCCGGCGGCACAAATAGCCCACACCATAAACTCTCGCCAGAATGTACTGGTTTCAAATGACCGGTGAACAAAATACCGATGAGCCCCGCATGCCACGCCGCAGGTCCAATACACTTGAAAGGCCATAAAACTCCCCAGCACCCATAAGGCACTGGGGTGAATTACGCAGAACAAACTGATCCCCATTGCCAGCACAGCCACTAGAACCGAAGCTCTACCGCTGAACTGAAGGTATTTCATTTACGGATTGCCTTAATAATCCAATACGCAGGATCGAACTCCCACCATTTCTGGCGAAGGTTGACAGCGGTTTGGTCATGATGGTGATTGTTGTGCCAGCCTTCTCCACCAGAGATCAATGAGACCAACCACCAGTTGTGGCTGTTATCCGGTGTCTCGTGGTTACGGTAACCGAGTCCCGGTACATGTCCTGACCAGACCACAAAGCGCAAGGTCATGTGACACAAACCGCCTGGGACCAGATACAGCCAAAACAACGCAGTCAACGGATCGAGGCCTGCTGCAGTTCCAATGGTGGTTAAGACCAACGCCAAGGTTAAGACTATCAAGAAGTAATACTTGATCGTCAGACCGTGCATGGGGTCAGTCGCCAACATCTTGAGCAAGGTACGATTACCCTTGAAGTTCTCATGACTGAACGGTGAGACCCCGGTGCGAATGAAGTCGATATAAGGATCGTCTTCATCGTCGGCGTGTTTGTGGTGCTTGATGTGTAAGTCTGCCCACACGCAAGGTGGTCCTGTGAGGGCGCCGACACAACTGACAGCCATGATCCATTGCCAGACGCGGTTTGTTGCGAACATGCGGTGTGAGAAGTAACGATGCGCCCCTACCACTAAGCCTACAACTTGCATGAACTGCCAGATCACGAGGGTCGCTAGTAGCAGACCCCAACTCATACCAAAAGCAAACGCTACGAGTGGCGATGCCATGACACAGGCGGCTGTCAAACGATTCACGACTTTAAGTCGTGGATAGGTAATCATAAATGGAGGGGTTCGCATGTGTTACTCCTGAAGACTCTCAACGGTGGCCAAACTATCCACCGGAACGTTGGTACATTGGGCTTTGACTTCTTCTACAGTTGCTTCATAAACATAGACCAAGAACGCATTGTCTTGTCCGGTGTTACGGAAGCTATAATCCTGAGGTTTAGTCAAGCGCAGGTGTTTGATGTTGTTGAACACCCCACCTTCGTTCACCTGAAGAGCCCCTTCCACAATGAAGACGTTTTGCTCCATCTCTCGAGGAGTGATCACACAGGACTCACCCGGTGCCAAGGCGTAGTTCTTCGACAGGTACAGTTTGGCCATTGGGTCTTGTGCGTTGATGCACATAAACCGATTGCGCTCCTCCAGTCCAACCAAATGGAAACTGCCTTTAACCGTGACGCGACTTTCATCAGCCCCGTCACCACGACCACGAATAAATTCAGGCGTTACCGTGGAGCCGACTTTGAAGGTCCCCTCGATAAACGCATTGAATCGGTAGGTGTTGATACCTGCATCACTGGAACCCAAAATGGCTTGACTCGGCACATCAACAGGAATGGCTGCAATCTTGTCTTTTTCAAGCACCAGTTCAAACAAGTCAAACCCGTTGACGCGGGTGACGTTCCAACCGTTACGGGTATAGGTTGTAGTCATTTAAATGTCCTCCGAGACTTCTCGAGTCACTTGGGTTTCTTCCAACCCTTCATTGGGGTTGCTGGCCGGTTGGTGTGGTAGTCCGCAATTAAACAACACCGCATAAGCCATACCTTGAAGGAATGCTTCGTCAGGTGGTAGAGTACCTACGTTCATGGGTTCGTAGAAGATTTCTACATTACCGTGTAACGTCTCCACCACCACACTTTTTTCATTTCGAGTAACAAACGTAAACATGAGTCACCTTTAAGGGAGAAGTTTAACAACCGTCGAACGGTTGACGATGGCGCTACGCACTGTGCTAAATTGAGCTGCCGTAATAACAACAGAAAAGACAATGGTAGTAGTGCCAGTTTTGGTGTTAGTAAAGGGTGCAAAGGCTCCTGAAAAAGTCACTCCACCTATAACAATCTTAGTGGCATAAGACCAAGCGGGTCTCGCACCACCAGTATTGACTTCGAAAGATAAGCTGTAGCTACCGGCGTAGTTCAATACCGAACAAGTCAGGATGGCGTATCCGGACAAAGTGGTGGGTGAGATCGAACCGTAAGTAGCCGACCCGAAGCCTGCATATTCATACCCTGCTGCAGGTACGTAAGCGGCTGCAGCGAGCGTCACTTCGGCCAAGCTGTTGTTGACGGTTTTACCCCGCAACATGGACAGGTTTACCGGACCACTTAAAGCCCCGGCCAATTGTCGAATAGCGGCGTCGCTTAAGTTCAATCGTTGAGTAGCGGGACGACCCAGTTCAATATTGATCATGCTGAAACTGATCGTACCGGATGTAGGCAATGCCATAATGAATTACCTCACAATGAATAGAACAAAGGACTGAGTCATTGCGACTCAGTCCTAAGTATAGCAGTTACTTCTGAGCGGCTGCTTGCAAGTCGGCGATCAGCTTTTTCATGTCGTCAACCGTGGCCACCAATTGTTGGAAAGCAATTCGATCACTGTCAACAGAATCAGCTAACTCGTTGATAGCCATGACCACGTGAGGCAGAGTACGATGGTACTTCAAGGTCAGGTAATGTTCACCCGACTTTGATACACCCGGTTCTCCGTCATCACTGTAATCAAAAGGTGCCAACTCTACAATCTCAGGCGCAAGGGCCTGCCATTCTTGAGCGCTGAAACCGATCTCAGGTTTGAGTGGGTCGTAACCAAACTCAGCACCCAGTTCACTGGCATTGTACCGGTAGCCTTTGATGGTACGCAGGCCAGCAAGTGCCCCAACTATAGGCGTCATGTTTTCTTTAAGACGCTCATCGGAGTAGTAGCCGCTGATTTCACCCGTGGCTGCGATGTTACCAGTCACATAGAAACTCTTGGAGCCGTAAATACGCACCCAAGTAGTGTCCGACATGTGGATGCCCCCGCCGTAGGTTTCGCTGTACCAGCCAGTAGCACCAGTGGAGCGGAACCAGTTAGCGGAATAGAAACTCGAGGCCGTGATGTTGCCGCTGACAGTGCCGCCGGTAGTGCTGAACTTAGCATCCAGTGCAGCTTGCAAACCCGACACGGTAGCGATCGCTTGTGCCCCCGTGTGGTTACTACGATCCAACAACGCAGCATCCGTCGAGTTCACTGTGGCCCCAGCAGCAATCCCATTGAGCTTAACCTTATCGGTAGCACTCAACAGACCAGCGGCTGCGGTGGTGGCTGCAGGCAGGCTGGCGTTAGTACCAGTGGAGCTGGTGACAGTACCGGCAGTAGCACCTGTGGTGTAACCCAAATTGGTGGGTACGTTAACGTCTGCACCTGCAGCAATTCCATCCAGCTTGGCTTTGTCTGCAGACACTGACCACCAAGCTGTTATGGCTTGACGCACCCGTTGTGCAGTCCATGCACGGCGAGTAGTGGAAGTACCTGTTTCAGCTTCAGACTGGATGACTGTGGTGGCCAACCATTCACGAGCATCAGTTAGACGCGCGTCAGTGTTGTCAACTTTAGTGGACAACTGGTTGGTGATGGTGGTTGCAAAGTTCGGGTCATTACCCAAAGCAACCGCCAACTCGTTAAGCGTATTCAGCGCATCGGGCGAAGAGTCTACCAGAGCAGCCACTGCCGCGTTAGTAAAGGCTTTGTATTCAGACTCAATCACCGACAGTTGTTTACCGTCGAGCTTGTCGGCATCCAGTCCAGAACTTGCACCATCAACTGTTAACAACTTAGCCAAGACGTCACCTGCGGTATAACCCGAGGCATTAAGCTTGGTGTTTAACAACCCTTGCAAGACATCAGGTTGAATTGCACTGTCAGCCTTGGTGCCCTGCAAAGCTGTTGCAAATTCGGCACGTGCTGTAACGTCCAGTTTACTGTCGAGGTTAGCGTTAGCAATTGCCTCAAGAATAATCTGGGCTTTGGTGTTGCCGTCGAGCAAGGACGAATCCACTGCCTTGCCAGCAATCGCCAAAAAGGTTTCCAGTGCTTCTGTTTTGGTGTGTACGGAGGTTGCGTCAGCTTTAGCACCCAGGGCCAACATCACCCCAGCGACTTGCTCTCGAACCCAAGTTCCGAATTCACCGAAGCCGAAAAACCGTTTCTCAGACATGGTGGAGACTCCGTTGATTAAAAAAGTAAAGCATGGCTTCCCCAGTGCTTTCCCATAAGATTTCTGAGAGACCTGTAGGAAGGCGAGAGTTAACCGAAGTTAACGGTGGATGTTCTAGACATCGTTGCCACTATGTCATCTCGTTTGAACATATCACTTTCAGCACCCGATGACACACGCATGGAATCGATTACGGCGGTTGTGTAATAGATGTTTGGAAAGTACAGCCTCACGACAACATTGTTGTTAGCGTCCACGTAAACCGTAGGTGAGAAATTCCCTTTAGTTGCGATCGCTTCTATCCGTGTTGAGGAGGCTTTGCAATAACCGACAATCGTTTCATCCACCGCTTTTGCATTACCGTAAGAGTACCCACGGATTCGCAAATGAAACATGCGGTTGTTGACGGTGATCTTCAATGGTAATTTGAAGTGTACGTAGACAGCGGACGTTTCACCTAGATCTATCCGAGGAAAATCGCCAGCTGAACCAAGTCCGGGTGGGCCACCAGTGGCGTACACAATGCCTTGAAAGATAGCTCGGCGCACACACCCTGGTCGAGTGGGGTCGCCTTCCACCATCCGCAAATCGGCTAATTCTGAAAAGGTGTTGGTCACTACACCCAGTCGTGCGTTTTGATCGTTTAAGACCAATGCAGTATCACCAACTAACTGTTCGATTGACCCGACGGCACCCAATAGATTTTCTTGCATGGTCATCACGTCACCTCACTATAAGAAGGACGGCGAAGTCGGCCACACAACCTCAAACGGGCTTTGACTGAGTTCGGTAAGGTCACGTAGCTGTTGACGGTACGTAGCCACTTCAGCACGCTGCGCTTCAGTCAATGGACTGTCGGGGAGTTGTGTGAAATCGGTCTTACGTAACAGCTGAGTACGTGTTTCCCGGACAGAGGCCCACGCAGCCTTAAGTACTTCTTCTTCGTTCATGATAACTCCTTAGAAGTTAATGGTAGCGCTAAGTGAGAGTCTGGCAATCAGATCGCCTTTCTGAAACAGGCGACCGTTACCCACCTTCATGGTATCGATCTTGAGCGTGGCGTAATAGATACTTGGGAACAAAAGTCGCAACACCACGTTACCACTGGCATCGGTATACATAACAGGACTTAGATTGCCTGATGCACTGTTGTTCATAAGGGTCTTACTAGGAGCGTAGCTGTAACCGACGATTACCTCGTCAATGATCTTAGCAGCACCAAACGCATACCCTGTTAGGTGAAACCACATCATCTCCGAATTTACATTGACGTTAATCGGAACCTTGATGTGCACGTACACGTTAGCATTGGTACCTAGGTTTGGAATTAGGTCAAAATCCCCTTGTGCACTTGTTGATTCCACAGTACCTGTGGTGTTTGCGATAAACCCCTGGAAGATCGACTTACGCACTGTTCCGATGTTGTACGGAATGCCATCAATCTCACGCAGTTCGCTTTGCTGTATTGCGTTTGTTTCTTGTTCAGCGATCCCTACTTCGAGTGTATCGGTTTTCCCTTTAATAGCCATAGAGAAATTATCGATCGACTCGGATAAGGCCGCCCGTGTTGTAGCGTCCATAGACCACCTCGGTTAGACAGGCAACGGATAGCGAGCTTTAATCTCAGCTACTTTGTCACGCCACAGTTGTTCGCTCTCGGGGGTCTGGTCGTATTGCCATTCCAGAAAGAGCGGATCGGATTCGGCTCGGTAAGCTGTTTGTCGCAGCGCTTGAACGTCTTCCAGTTCTTGACGAGTTACGGCAGCTTGAACAACATCGGCTGGCAACCCAATTTCCAACAAACGGTCGGCTTCCCAAAAGTCGTAAACTCGACCTTCGTGTTCCAATGACTTGATCAACATGTCATCAATCCTTCAGGTTAGTGGTGGCGTAAGTAGTGGTGGCGTAGATCAAACTGGCCCACGTCACACCCGAAGCTTTGGACATCTCAATACCGTACGCAAAGAAAGGCATGGCATCGCCAGCGTATTGTCCGATCAGGTAGGGGGACCGTGCAGTCACTACTAAGGCAGAAACTGCAGTCACCACAATGTCTACGTTACGCATGTAGAGATCAACCGTCCCGATACTGCCACCGGTGTGCTGGTGCGTAAACTGTCCGTTATTCAGAACGATCTGACAGTGTTCCAAGAACACCGTACCTTTCGATCCGAAGGAACTGATAAACGAGGACTGCCAATCGTTTTTGATTAAACTTGCTTGTGCTGCGGTGTATTTGCCTGTGATGAGTTTACATCCCACCACCCGCAAGAAACTCCGCCGCCCCATCTTAAACCCACCGGCCTGCACCTCTCCGTCTTCCACGACGTACATCACCGATTCGATTGGGATGTAGGTGGAGTCAACGTAGTAGTCGTAAGTCGAGGCAGCCAAAAGAATCGAGCGATTTTCCAGATCAACCTGTTGGGTCATCCGGTGAGTCACACCCGCCTTGAGATAGATCGCTGCGAATCCACCAACCGGAACTTTAGACACGGCACCTTCGATGGTGGCAGCGGCCATGAACCACGAACGAGCATCGTTGCTGTCGTTGCCTGCTGTAGGGTCGACGTAAAGGATTTGATCCATGTTCTGGTGTACGGTGGTGCCGGCACCTTTGGACAAATCCGTTTGGGTTTGTTTAAACCCGGTCAACTTTCCTTCTACTCCAGAGACGAATTGGTTAAACGCCTCCAGTGTAGCGGAGGCACCTGTTGGAATACTCATATAACCTCCTAGTTAAACGACGTTGGTTTTTGCCGCAACCAAAGTTTGGGTAAACAGTTCTTTAAGCGTTGGGATGTTGTTGAGAATGACCCGGTACGCATAAAGCCGAAACGGAATCGGTGCGTTACCGTGCGTCCCCATTAACACTGCACTGCGGCGACTGTCTGTCAGTTCACCGACTGGGGTGCGAGTGACGTCGATCTCACGCATAAACAAATCAGCACACCCGTAACTACCTGCTGAGTGCTGATGCATCAACGGACCATTGTTCAAGATCACCTGACAATGTTCCAACCAGAAGGCGCCCCACGCCGTGTTGGTGTTCAACAAAGACGTTGCGTAATCGGTGTGGGTTAAACTGGCTTCAGCGGCGGTGTATTTTAAGGTCTCCAGTCGACAACCTCGTAGGTATAGAAACCCGTTTTGTCCGATGTGAAAACGCGTACCAGCCACCAAGGTAGGACTGTTGTTAAAGACCGGTTTGATTGTGGCGTAAGTCCCGGTGTAATCAAAATCATGAATCCCGTTGATCTGGATGAATTTGTTCCCACACGGAATGTCAGCGGTCAGCAGATAGATTTTACCCTTGACCAAATTAATCGTGCCTGATCCACCCCCTGGGATCTCGTCTGCCGCACTGCGGATCGTGGCTTTAGCACTTGTCCACGACAGGCCATCGTTGTCATCATTCCCCGTATCGGGATCGACGTACAGCACCACAGACAAACTCTGTTTAAGTAAATCTGGGTACTGTTCGGCGAATTCCCGTGAGTCCTGATGAGCCGTGGCGACACGCGTAGCAAGTTCAGCTATGGTGTTAAGGCCCATCATTCACCTCCTACTTAGACGGCGTTGATGGTTTCAGTGCCGGCGTTAAACGCAGCAGTGAGGTCAGTCAGCATAGTGTTGACGTCAGCTTCCAACTGAGTGACTGCTTGTGCAGTGGCAAAGTGAGTCGGTTCTTGTCCACCCAGCTTCGCCGAATCAACGGCAATGGCATCAGCATTCAACTTACTGTCCAGTGCATCAGACACTTCGTTTTGATTGGCTTTAGTGGCCACCGCTTCGTTGGTGAGATCCAGAGCACTTTGGTCTGCTTTGTTCAGCAGCTTGGTATCCATCTCGCCTAGACGAGTATCGGCCTCACCCAGTTTAAGATTTAAGTATTCGCTCAGGGTGGTGACTTGTCCCCGAACCCAATTGGAGAAATCGGTAAAACCGAAAAAACGTTTCTCAGACATGATAAAGATTCCAGTTGTGTATTAGGGCAAAAAAAAAAGAACAGTGCTTGTAGAGAGGCCAGTATCCCAAGCACAATCCCTGTTCCTTTTTCATACGATTTCTGAACAAAGGCGGCATAAAGTCCGCACCCTTTTCAGGGGCGGACCATGCTTTTATATTCAGAAGGATCTTTGAGCGGTTTACCCAACTGTTCGTACGATGCACTCATCTTTTTATTGGGATAAGCTTGACGCATTTTCTCCAGTAACTGCTGGGTTACACTCATCACACGGGTGGGGTACAGACGCAAGTCATACGCCGAACCTGCCGACAAACGATCTTCGGTGATCAGGTCTTTATTGATGTGTTCAATACGGTCAAAGTTAAGTTTGATGACTTGGGTAAGTTCATCAAATAGCTCATCGCTGATTAAAGTTTCATCAAGGATGTAGTAGGCGTAACTCGCAATCAACCACCAGGATACGGCTAGGTTGATTTTAGTGGCCACCAGTTGTTTGACATACACATCCAACTTGTCATCAACGATAATCAGAGGAGGAACTTTACAGTTGGGTTGGTGATGATAACGTGCCATCCAACCTGGACCTAAGGGTTCCATGGCGACCGTACCGGCCTCTTGTGGTGCAAACATGTCTATCTGCATACAAGCCTCCTCTATACACTCAGCCTTAATAAAGACGTTCATAAAACCCCCAAGGAAAAAGCTATACAGTCTCTATTAAATACTGCACAGCCGTTAGATTTAACCGATCAGCGTCATAAAACCCGACCCGTGAGGATCGGGTTAGGGTTAGTCTTTCTTCAAGGCTACTTTGACGTTTCTGTCAATCACTACGGCCGACATGTGAGATAACACTGCTGCGTAGTCCCACAGTTTGTCAAAGGCATCCATGTAGGCGAAATGGTTGCCTGATTCGGCGTCGTAATTGTCATGATCCAAGACATTGGACGAACCAATCACGCTGAAGGTCTCAGTCAGATACAACCGACACACAGTGGTGCTAGGACGCCCTGCAGGACTCAACAGAACGTCGAACATGACACGTTCGATCATATCCTCGAGGTGAGCCACCTTCATGGTACTGGCGTGCCTTATACGCTTGTTCTCGAGTTCTTCGATCTCACGCAAGGTCAGCGACTTGTACTCACCTTTGTTGTAGATCGTGGGAACAGGATGGGTACTTGGGGTAGTAGTCAACACCTTGACATATTCTTGAGCCGCTTCGACAATATCTAACGGAACGTCCAAGTCTACGTATTCAGCATAGCCACGCCATGACTGGGTTTCTTCATTGAAGTCGCCCAAACGCCGTTCAATGGTTTCACGATACGGTTCGTACATAGCCACCAAAGGCATGAACTGCACCTTAGACAACACAGGTCGGTGTACTGCGTTACCAATACTTTCTGCTATACCGCGACTGACATTGGTTTCGCCTGCACCTTCAACTATCAGATCAAATTGCCATGCGACAAAAGCTTCGAGCGTATATCCTGGGATGCTACTCATGGGATTACCTAGAATGAGGGGTGTGTTCGTAAACGGTGTGATGACTAAAGGTTACTTTGGTGATGTAGATTTCAGGAATGTGTTCTGGGGGGAGTTTGAGAAGTTTGGCGAGTGCAGTTACGCCTGTGACCTCAGAGCGTTCGCCTGTGGTTTTGTCAAATACTTGGAACGTACGGGATTCCTGATTCATCTTGTTTTACCAGATATTCGAAGAGGGTAAAGAGTTTGTCAAAGGCGTCATCACATTCTTCTGGGATTCCACCCCGGTACTTCTTGGAGTAATCGGCTATGTAGCCGTCTTCTCGGTGTTCGGTAAACACAAAGAGTTCTGGGTACTGGAGTTGTGGTAACAGGTGATGATCACGCACCCCTAACTCTAACACCAACGCACCTTCGACTTGAGTGTAATACCAAAGGTCATCCATTTGCATGGCTGCACCTGTTGCTCGGAAAGCTTTAAGGTGGTAGACCTTTTGGTTTTGTTCGAAACTGAAGAAAACTTTATCAGGTAGGTTAATCTCGCCTAAGGCAAGGTAACGCTGACCTAGTGTGTCGATGTCCATCAGGACCTCCAGTTTAAGTTATACCACTAAACGCAAATCTGGAACTTGGCGACACTCCCCGTGCTCTGAGAGTTCCACATGAATGTCGGTATCGCCCGAATATTGAGTAAATGACACCGTACAGATGATGTCCTCTATGATTCGTACCGAACCTTCGGCACCGATCAACTCGCTACGAAAGTCTGCCTGTGAAACTTTGGTGTGGTAATTGTACACAGTGTAGTCGACACAATCTTCAACAAAGAACAGTTCAAAAACAGACCCATCTTTAATTTCAATCCCATTGGTCTGAAACTGATAAGGAGTCTGTCCCATCAATGCACAAAGGTCGTCTTTAGTAAAGGTTCGAGGTTCTTCTATTCCGTTTATTGTCAAAGCAAATTTGTTCGGTATCATAACCAAATCCTAGTTTAAGAGAGGGTGGGTTGTCCCACCCTCTTATGCCGTATTACAATTGCCCAAGCTTCAGACGTTGGGGCTTGGACATAGTTACACCGCCGCTGCTGGATACTTGAGGACAGGTTGTGGGTTGTAGTCTACCACCGCGATGTCTTCGACTGTGAAGTCAAAGATGTTCTTCACCCGTGGGTCCAGAATTATCCGTGGGGTGTAAGGACCTTCGGTAGGACGAGACAGCTGCTGGTTGGCCACCTCGATCTGGTTCTCGTAAACGTGACAGTCACCCCCAACCCAAACGAACTCACCGGTTTCCATGTTGGTGACATGGGCCAACATCTGGATCAGCAACGAGTACTGGACGATGTTGAAGGGAACTCCAATGGGTACGTCAGCGCTGCGTTGGTAGAGTAGACCAGACAAGCGATGCGTTGCTACTTGCTCCAACGGGATGTCTCGCTCTTCAGCTATCACTTTACGTTCACTGAGACCCAGCTTGTAGGGCTTGAGATGGAGGAGGGTGTGACACGGCGGCAAAGCCATCTCCTCAATTTCAGCCACGTTCCATGCCGACAGGATGATGCGACGGTCGTCGGGGTTATTCTTGAGCTTATCGACCAACATCTGGATTTGATCGTACTCCTTCTTCATGATGGCGTACGTCAGGCGGTCTTCAGGCTGATAGACTTCAGTCCAGAGACGATACCCATTGTCCCGGTAGTAATCGACCAGCGGACTGTCATTGACCACCGTCTTGATCGATTCCCAACGCCGCCACTGGTGCTGGTAGATCTTCGGGAGTTCGCCTGCCACCAACGCCAACGGTTCTTTGCCAAAGACTTCACGGTAGGCATTACGCAACGATTCATCGGTACTGTACCGGATTTTCAGACGTACGTCGGTACGGTTGATTTCGAAGTAGTCCTTGTGCAGACCTTCCGGGTCATCGACATCATCGATCGGACTGATCTCGTTCTGGTTCGAACGATCGCTGACCTTAAAGGACACCAATGCATCGAAGACTTCATTATGAGTCATATCGCGATACTCTTCAGTACCGGGTTTAACCCAACTGTCCCAGATATTTACCCCGTGTTGCTTGAGGTAACGAATGTTGGTATCGCCTGAGAGCATCCATACCAGTTCATGGAAGATGCCTTTGGTGAAAACCTTCTTACTGTGTAGCAGCGGTACCTGACCATTGCTGATGTTAAAGCGCATCACGCGCCCAAAGACGCTATGGGTGTCGATTCCGGTACGGTTCTCGCAATGGATGCCGTTATCCAGAATGTCTTCCATCAGGGCGTGGTACTGACCGGTTGGGCTATTGTCGCGGTGAGACATGAGTCGTTCCTTATCAAGGAGGGTTAGCGTTTAGTTGATCAAATGACAAAACTGCTAGCTTCGGCGAGTGCGGCGAGGATTAGTCGTCTTAAATCTCCATCGTTCTCCAAATTTAAAGTTTCAATCTCAAGTACTGGGCGGGGGATATACCGAAGCTTGATCGTATGGGAGTTGAATTCATACCAACAACTTAAGTAATGTCCTCGTGGGGCATATATAGACAACAGTCTGCGACACTCGCGTGAGTCTCGAATGTCCGCAATAGGTTTCTCGCCAAGGGAAGGCAAAACTTTTCGAGGCAACACAACCTCAATGAACTGTGTTGCCATTTGGAAGTCAGAAGGTCTCGAAACAATGATGCTCTCTACCGAATCGGTGGCCCGAAACAGAAAGATTTGATCACTTGAAGAATCACCCATGGGTGGGTTTTCTTTACTGGACTTCACCCATTCGAAGTCTTCATACAACCCTCCTTTTTGAAAAACCGCGGCATCTTCGAGACCGAAGCGATGTTCGATACCATCGTAACCTTCATCCATGTACTGGAGGATCAGGTCATCACGCTTCAGTTGTTCAAAGTCGCAGAACGAGTAGATTTTCTTGAGCTTCGTTCCAGGCTTTAACGACACCTCGTACGTAATGATGTCACGCAGGTGAGGCGAGGACCAATTACGATCGTTGTGCGACAGAAATAGTCCTCGGGGCTCGAGGGTTTCCATCGACAGTTTTTCGGGGTGTTGACAATGATGATAAAGCACCAACGGTTCAATGGCTTCAAGAGGCTCCATCTCAAGAACTCCTATCAGGTTCGAGTTTTAATTCCTCACTAATCAGTCTAAGTAGTTCCTCGTACTTAGGTCTGAATAGACGCAGTGGTGCATTACCTTGACGCAGTTGACGCAAGACGTCAGGAAACACCGACGGGATCATAGTGGTGCGTTCCGGATTAGGGATCACCGACCACAAGAAACGATTCAGGGTGAAGTCGGAACCCAAATGAGAACGCTGGTCAACCCATTCCCACACCCGTTCCCGAATGCGATGGTTAATCAACTCGGCGGTGTCAGGACCAATTCGTCGATCACCGAATTCCTCTTTAGCAGCTTGGAATGGTAGAGTCACCAAGTTCAAAAAGGCTTCGCGCTGATACGTAGGTTCGTACTTAGCCTCGATCCGAGGCGCCCATTCATTGATCTGCACCTCTGTCAGTTTGTAGCGGACTTGTGCTTCTTTTACTCGGCTCATTTCATCACCCGGTGCAAAATTTCATCCATCGTCTCTTCGATAGACAAGTCCAAAGTGCTGGTTACATAAAGAAGGGAATTAAAGTAACTGGCTACTTTGGTATAGTTGCCTTCACAATTCTTACACACTCCGGGTTCATCGTAGGTTTCAACGACTACCGAAACGCGGTCTTCTTTCAACAGGTGCTGGAAATGAACCACCACATCAGGCCGATAGATCTTAACCACAAACAACCCACGGTCTCGGTAATCCAAGAAGGTACACTTCTCCTTGGCTTCGGGTGGGTAATTCAGGTAGGTCTCACGCAGGTGTTCCATAACAGGACGGGCTGCGTTGCAATACATGGCGTACCGGTGGAGGTAGTGGCGTATCAAGTAACGACGACGCTCGACATCGGCCTGCATGCTCTTTAACTTCTCTACCAGTGCGTTGACTTCGGACTGTTTATTTTTGGTATCCATAAAGGACCCCTAGTTTAACTGGATCAAGTCATTGCAATTCCTAAGTGCTGAGCAATGTACTCGTAGGTGGGTCGTAGGGTTTCATTGTGGGCAACGTCCAGTCGTTCGTACAGCGACGGGGAGAAGTGAAAGGTCACAAACCCCTCGTCTACCACGCACCGCAAGTGCTCGCCATCGTTAGGACCGTACTCTGTATCGATGGTGTAGCGTAGGTCCTTTAAACCTATCTTGCGTTCGATGGCGGCGCGTACACGTGCAACTGGACATGGCTTGGTCATCACTTACCCCTTATTACCGAATTGTACCTGGACAACATTGTTCGACGGTGCATCCGATTCCAACAACGGCAAAGGGTCTGCCACTATCCCTCGCGTAGTTGTCAAGGTATCAACCATCAGAATGGCGTCTTCTGTATTCAACGGTACTTGGTATTTCACCCAACCCCCATTACGCACTTCGAAGGCTGCGATTTCTTCCCACTCGATGGTGTCAAAGAACACCTGACCACGCAGACCACACTCAAAGGTCAGGCCCTTGAAGTCCATGGAAAAGCGTAGTACCGCTTCTGGATTGATGTTAAGCAACACGCACTGACTAGCCTCATTGACAAAGGGTGCCAGTATGGGTCGGTTTTTCGCCGGTTGGTAAACCAGGATGTGGATCTTATCGCCAGGCCCTAGGTCAGTGTAGAGGGTGCTCAGAACCGAACAACACCACTTACCATAGGTCCGTTCAATAGTGGTCGTCAGGTTTTCGTTAATGCGTCCCAGTTCTTTGAGGGTTTCTTCTTTCATCGGAGTCGCCTTAAGTTTAGAGTTGTAGGGGTGTAAGTTCAAAGACCAGGACGGTTGGGTCTTCTGGAGGTAGACCAAAACTTCCTGACTGAAGAAACGTGGGCTTCAACTTTGCGTAAAGGCCACCACGTTCAAATACAAAGTTGTCGATGACATAATACTTTTCTTCGTATCTAACCACCTGACCCACGGTCGGAATCCATTTAGCACTTTCCGACGAAGCATTGAGTTGTCGCTCAATCATATCGAGGAGTTCTGAGTTCATCGAACGATTGTTTTCTCCCGCCCGCTCCTTTACATCGTCCCGCATCTTGTCGGGCATCCTCAACATGAACTTGTCAGCAACGCGGCTGCCAATCACGGGCTTGTAACGGTATACACGGGGAAGTTGGTTCTTCATGGTTGTACAATCCTGCTCAGTGCGTTTAAGGTGGTGCGGTTACAGGAACAGGTCCAGATCCACTTCTTTTTTATCGAAGCTGTAAAAGGCGTTACTGATGTTGGTCAACGCGGTAGAAGCAACTTCTATCACTTGAGTGACAGTCTTGCGCAGTTCTTTGGGTTTAACGACTGTGGGGATGTAATAGGCTTCAAACGCTTTGTCATTGACCTTCACCCCCGCATAGGCAATGCTGGCCCAATCCGGTGCGTACTTCTTAACCAACACACCGACTACATCAGTTGCCCACCACCAAGGATCGGTACGCAGTTCACTTTCGGAGGTAATGATCACGCGGATGTGGGGGACGCTATCCAACTCATGGGACGCTGCGCGGACTACAACCTCGGCATCTTTAACCACCCCAAGCGGACCTGAGTAGTCGGCGAACAGACTCTCATTTTGTGTCCAGAACCCATCTGGAGTTTTACCCGCCCGATGCAACTCACTGATTTGTGCGTAGCCTTCGTCACCGTCGTACGACACAATCTGTTCGTCATCGATCTCAACAGAGAGGACGTCTTCATTGAAGGCCTGATTAACGTACTCAAGATCAGGAGACAGTCTGAGTCTGACAGAGGTGTCCAGGTCCTTGAGGTGTGGGGTGATCAAGGCATTCAAAGCAAAGTACATCTTACGCATGAGTCTAACCCTCATTGATCCAAAAAGAAAAGGCCAGCGAACTGACCTTAGTTGAATTAGAATGTCACGGTTACCCGACCATGGAGTTCCAAGCCCGCCCAGAAGTGACTGAGAAAGCGTTCTTTGTCCAACGTCCGCTGCGTTGGGCTTTGGTACATCAAACAATCGAGGAGTCGATCTGCAAACTCGTCGGTGGCGTGATCCAAACCTTCTGCACACCCTAAGTAAACAGTGGGCTTCACTGGCAACTTACTGAGGTCAACTTCCGGCAGACGAATGCTCACAGGACGATCAATCACCGTGGTCAACAACACAATGGCATCATTGGTCATAAACCCAGTAACGTGAAAAACCCGAACGTGACCGTCGGGACAAACCCCGAGTTCTTCAAAGTACCCAGTCCACAAGTGGGGTTCTTGTTTTACAAACAGGAACTCTTGAGCTTGGGTGGTTTTGAAGGTACGGAACTGATCGTATTGTTGTACTGACATGGGAACTTAGTCCTTTAAGATTAGGCGGTTGCTTGAGCGATGGTAGCAACCTGTGGGTTGTGGATAAGATCAACCAAGCTAAATATACGCTCGGGTTGGTACAGACTGTACTTGATTTTTGACTCGCCTCGACGACCAGGGAAATCAACTACCACGATAACGGTCTCTTCTGTTTCTGAGGTACATTCACCCACAACCATTCCTACCCAGGTAGGGGTGGCTACGAGGTCACCGTAGTTGAAACCGCTAAAACACGGGGTTCCCCACTTAGTGCGAACATGGGGATGGTCTTCCTCAACGTAACGCTGAGTCTTAAACGTCCAGTTGAACAAACTTTCCTCAGGTTCACTGGCTAATAACCAATGGCTGAGTAACGGACGACCCATCGGGATGGGATTTAATACCGCATTCCACAGGTGGCCTTTGGTGTAGTCCCAGTGGATAATGTGTTTGAACTTCAGTGTTTCAGCATCCAGGACATTGAAGTTGATGATACTGCCTTGGGAAAGACTAGCGCTGCCACAGGGACGAGACCCCGAGTACAGGGTCAGCAGATTACCAAAGGTATCTGTCCCGACCACCCATTCAACCACGCGGTGCAAAGACATCGCCTTGGTAGCGTAGGAAGCCGCCAGACGTTCGTCCACACCTTGGGTGAGGGCTACATACCTGAAGTTACCAGCGTGCAACAGTGCGGCTTTGGGAACCTCTTCCACGGTGTAGGTAAAGGTACTGCGTTCGTGAGTGTAGGGGTTGAGTATTGCGTAGGATTCTTCGCGTTTACTGCGATCGTAGTCCGCACTTGTAATCATGCGAATTTGCGAACTAAGGCCGAGTTGACGACCTCCTAGATCGTTGTGGCGAACGTAGGCACACCCATCAGCTTTAATCGCAGCTTTCACTTTGATAAACAACACGCTATTGCGATGGGGTTTGTTAAGATTGTAGAGCGCATTGAATGCACGTTGAATGAGGCTTGGTGTGCTCATACTCGTTCCTTGATGGCATAGCAGAGTGAGCCTCGCGACCCACTCTGTTACGTTTGCGGGTTACAGACGGTCAGCTTGACATTCAGCCGAGCAGGTTTCTTCACTCGGGTCCAAGGCGACTTCCGCGATAACGCGGTTATCTACATCATCAAGCTGGAAGCCTTCTTTTACAAGACCTTCGCTTTGTACGCCTTCGATGCCGCCGACGGCCACCAGGCCTTTCAGGGCTTCTGCTTGTTCTGCTTCAAACACGCGGAATTCTTCAGCGGCGCGCTTGCCGGCTTCGATCAGGTCGTTGGTGAATTCAGCAGGCAGTCCTTCGATGATCAACCGCGACCAGTTTTCGAAGGAGTACTGATCGAGATTGGCACGCAGCGTCTCGAGTTCCACGAAGCCGACGGTGACCATGGACTCTTCGGTGCAGATCGGATCGTAGCCATACGGCACCATCATCAACATGGTAACGCCCAGATGGCGCTGACCGACTTTGTCGCTGTTGTCGTTCAGGTAACCATAGATGTTCGGCTGCGAACGGATGTTGCGGTCCAACATTGCTTGCATGAACGGAACGTTTTCGTAGGACAGCTCTTCGCACAGTTCTTCCATCACGTTGTACATGATGGTCATACCGAGGTTGAGGTTGGTGTGTCCGTCGTAGAACTGACAGTGACTGACGTTGATGTGACCACCCAGACCGATGGAGTGACGACCCAGCAGTCGTTCTTCACCTACACCTTTAACGCGCTGGTATGCGAAGACTTCCAACTTGCCTTCGGGGTTGACGCGCATCAGTTGAACGTAAGGCAGGAAGTGACGGTAGCTCGAGTTCTCCTCCACCGCTTCACGACGTTGGATCGACAGACCGTCAACCAGTTGGGCTTCGAGCGCTTGGATGTCGGCGAAGTTGGGAGCCAGGTCCTGACCTAGGGCAAAACCTTCTTTGGGGAACAACGCATTGATTTGAGCGGTAGGGTGTACCAGGACCATTTCTTTCTTCGACATGAGTCGTTATTTCCTTGTGGTGTTGACAGTGTCTTTCGGGTTCGCAGCAATCCAGTCGTTTACATCGGCCAAGTTGAACAACTCAACTGGGTCTTTCTCAGCCGGGGTAAGCTCATCGACGCATCGCAGTATTGCTTGAACGTGATAGCCTTTGCGAGCCAGTTTGGTATACAGACGATCCCGCGCGATGTACGAGGTTTTGACCATGGTCTAACTACGAAATTAAGGTTAAAGGGGTTTGCTCACAATATGGGACTTGGGCGTTTTTTAAAACCGGAGGTTGTTCTCCGTAACCACCCGCACAATTTCTTCGGGCGTCATGAATTCGAGATGACTGCGAAACTTCCAGTCTTTGAGCAGGTTCGTAAACCGTTCACTCAACACCGGGTGCGACTCGGCGTACTGAGGAAACAACTCATGGATGCGCTTAGCCAGTGCCACGCCACGGTCCACCCCCAGGGTTTTCAGTAGAGGGGCGTCCTCTGGAAGTTGTTCCATTTCAACACACGTCTTTTCGATAAAAGACTGCCACTGGGTGCCACGCATCATGAGTGTATCCTTATTAGTTACAGGTTAAGTTCGTGGGGGTTGACATCGATGTGTCCGACCAACATGCTGTACATGTGGCCGCTTTGTTGCTGACGTTCGATTTCAATCGGGTAACCCCAGTCGCCCATGTCCATGACCGTCACCTCGACGTTTTTCTCGCCGGGGACTTGGAAATCGGGATGGGCTAACAGCTCTGCGATAAAGCTCGATTCTTCGAACGTGTAGGTCTGGCCTTCTTGCGGTTGCTCGTCAAACTTCACTCGGGTCAGTGTGATTGTCGTCATCGTCAAGATCCTCTAGGTCTTCTAGGGTTGCCGGGTAGAAACTGGGCGTAAAAGCCCGACAGATGTGGCGACCACTCTCATCGATGATCCACACGTTAGGGACGGTTGGCATCAACAGTTCGTTTTCACCAAACGACATGTAGTTCAACGTGAAGTAGTCACGTAGTTCACCACCGTCTACGAAAAACGCACGAGGACGGTTGTTGTCAACACAGGCTTTCTCCACCTCCTTACGCATGAAATTGTATTCGTGGACGTCATAGAACGACAGATCACCAATCACAACGTACCGCATCTCTGTAGAGAGGTTTGGTGAGATGGTGACTGGTATGCCATCGATCCCTTCAATCACCACCGTGCGTAACACACGAGGCTGTGGGATTTGGAGAATGCGTGCGTACTGGATCGAGTCTTCGCTGTCATCGTGAATCGGATGCCACGCCAGAACAAAGCCCAATACGCCTTGGTTGATCAGATCCCCAACTTCAGCTAAGACCTCCGCGTCGAGTTCACCATTACCCAGGTAACTACCCCGGATTTGCGAGAAACGGCTTTCTCCATTGACACGGTCTTCAATCAGTTTAAACATCATCATATCCCTTTAGGAATGTAGGTTAGGTCTTGCATGGGTTTTTTGTGTTTGATCATTCTGCGGTTATGTAGTGCAGCCAATAGGTGGTCTGGTGCATCCACCTCGATCTCCACCTCAATCATCCGGTAGTTTCGATGCCCTTGGTAGCCGACTAAAACCGATTCTTTCAGTGAGGGTTCCTGCCAGATGTGACAATAGAACTGCGTCACACGTTGGTAGATGCTGTAGCTGATCATTGCCAACATGTTGAACTCGTGCTCCTCCAGATCGTTTAACCGATCCATCACCGGCTGGCCCACTACCCGGAAGTCCTCGTCCATCAAGGTCCCGTCAAATAGGTACTCGATCATCTCCGTGTGAAACTTCTCATACGGCATGGACCTATAGCTGGCGCAGTAATTAATCGCACAGTCAAGCAAGTACGGTTCGAATAGACGGAACAGATGGTTTTGAGCCAGTTGTAAGTCTGAGACATCTACGTGTACTAACATGAAGTAACACCTAATAGCAGATTCACTTGTATAATGTAGGTCTGAAATGTGTTTAATTACCGAACCAGGGCTCGGTATGGTATGAGAGGGGAAGCGTAACTCTCGAACCGACGGTAGGAAGGAAAAGGGGAAGCAACCATGAAATACGATATTCTCAAAAGTGGTATCGAGAACGTTCTGGCTCTGATCAACGCTGACAATGCCCAAAGCTTTACGCTTGAGCAGATCTCTGTCAGTGTACCTTCTGCATATGTGGATGAGACGGGGGTCAATCCACGTAACACGCAGATCGTAATCACTGCACTACCAGGCAGTGGTTTTGTTGACAGTCAGACTCATCGCTTTACTCGTATTGACCTTGCGGGTCAATCGGTTGAGCCGGTGGTAGTTCAACTGGGCGAGTCCTCGACGTTGGAAGACGTTAAGGCTCAAGTGGTTGCTCAGCTGCTCGTGGCAGCTTCTGAAGTACAGTTGAGCGTAAGCGAACTGCCTGCGTTCAACGGTGTGGATGAAGAAGTCGTTCAGCTGGTTGCTGTAGACGGTAGCTACGGCTACATTGGGCAAATTGATGTCACCGTGAAGAAGTTCATTCCTGAACCGATTCCGATGAGCGAAGCCTCGCCCAACCAAGACCTGAATGGTTTTGAAGCGTAATAGCTAAGGCGGCATACAGGGAGGCTTCGGCCTCCCTGTACGTTTTATGCCGTTACAAGCCAGAACGGTTGATCACTTCCTGCACCATCCGATCCAGATCCCGATGGGCTGTCATCAAATAGTAACGCGCAGGGTCACGCTGGAGCTGTTCCAAGAAACCTGTTCGCACCCGTTGATGGTACTCAAGCCCCTTAGACTCCATCCGGTCCAGTTGTCCCCGCTCACGCACCAGATCAAAGGAGATTACAGGATCAAGATCCAGCACCACCGTCAAGTCAGGGCGCAAGGTACCTAGGGTGGTCTCAACCAAAGTATCGAACACGGATTGGGAAAGACTACCACCTGCACATTGTAGGGCGTAGGTAGAATCGATGAACCGGTCACACAGGACGATGTGTCCAAGCTTCAGGTTAGGTTTGATGACTTGTTCAAGGTGTTGACGGCGGGCAGCAAAGAACAACAAGGCTTCTGTAACAACATCCACCTCTTCGTCCCGATGACTCAGGATTAACGACCGAATCTCTTCAGCCATGGGTGTACCGCCAGGTTCCCGCGTATACGTGACCGTATGTCCCATTGCCTCTAGTCGCTCACCCACCGCACGACGCAGTGTGGTTTTCCCGCACCCTTCCCCGCCTTCAAACACAATGAACATTTACGACCCCTCTTCCTTATTTAGGAACAAATACAGTGCAGTGTTGGATTTGAACCGTTGGCTAGTTCCACCCTTACCTTCCATTGAGATAAAGTGTTGGTCACCCACCAAGGTTCCGTACCGGATACGCACTTGGTTCTCGAACTCGTACATGAACCGCACCGGCATGCCGGGGTACAGTAATGTGTGGTCTGAGTTCTCCCAAGTGGCCGTGACGTTATTACCCTTTCGAAAGGCTGTGTTGGACAGCTCCGAGAACAGATTGCTACTCACCTTACTAGCGCTGCGTGCAACGTGTGCCATGCCATCGATGGCAGTATCGATCAACACTTCCGTTACGTTCTTACCACGAGCCGCTTTAGCAATGTTTCCAACAGTGGAAGCAAAACCGTCTAGCAACCCTTTGGCGTCGTTAAAGCGTATCCCGATCCCTTGGTCGAGTTTGGCTTTATCAGAAACGTCTGTGATGTCGGTACGTCCAGTCGAGAGTACGATTAACTGATTGCCTTTTTGCAACCAGGTTCGTTCAATGCTGGGCATCTTTTCTTCTGGGACGTTTAGTACAGTCAATCCACGCGGACTTTGCTCAAACCGTTTGGTGTTGAGTGCAGGCCACACATACCAGTCGCCTGCTAGTAAGTAAATACCGAGTCCGGTTGAGTAAATCCCCCCACACTTCTCCTGAAGGAAATCACCCAACTCTACCAACGGTGTAGAATGTGGGATCACCACGTGGTCACGGATCTGCGTGTTGTCCGCAGGCACCATATCCACCCGACCTTGTTCGCCCACCACTTCCCGAGGGATCTCTTGGGTTTTGGTTGACAACAACGAGAGCAGCACTTCAGCGGCAGTACATTTGCGAAAGCTTCCACCGATAGACACTGAGCGCAACCACTCGGTGGAACGATCAATCAACTGAAAACGCACCATCGCCAAGTTAGCGGTATCAGCCACCTCTACGTCATCCAAGATCCCTGAGCCAGAAGCTGCAGCAACGTCCTTGTTTTCACAGAGTACGGCCTTGAACTCACGGCTTAAGATGGGTTCGTCAGCCGCCCCTATAAAGTCGCCTACAGCTTCACGCGTAACAAAGACCGTCAACCGCTCCTTGTTGGCGTAGATGTACTTGCTGTACGTCCCTACCCCGAAGACCAGTGTGATATAGGTGTCATCAGCAAAGGCTTTAAGGTAGTCGCGTGCAATGTCCGTAGACACTAACCGCAGTGGTGTGATTTCTTGGCCGTCTGGTAAACGCACCACCGCACTGTACCGGTACATTAACAACGGGGTCTTGCTGTCCGTGACTTCTCGAACAGCATTCATCAGTGAGCTATTCTCCAACACTGTCGCGTCCTCCGCGTTTCTCCACCATGTCGGTGATCACGTGAGCCAAGCTGTTGTGGGTGTATTCCACCTTTGGCATCTCAGCCTGCTCTTGCGATACACGACGGCGTACACTGCGACGCTTGTTCATCCGCTCCAAAGCGTTAAACAGTTTCGAGGCGGTCGGTTGCGAGTCCATATACGTCCGGGCCATTGGGAACACTTGTTCAGCGAACTCTTCTAAGATCGCCAAGTCTTCCACTGGTGCGTCACGGCGGTTGGGGTCCATCAGCAAGGCATCGTGCCAATCGTTCACATGGTCCCGAATCCACTCGTAGATCTGCTTGGAGTCATCTGGATACATGAGAGCAATCTGGGCACCCTGTCGCGCTTTGTCAGCCATCTGCGCTACAGTCAACCGCGCCGGAACCGGTGCGTTCATCCGCCCATTATCCAACTCCTCACTCATCGAGGTTTGGAGGCCGAACTCTTCGACGAAAGACTGATCCACCAGATACAACTGAGGGATAAAGCAATCGACGTAATACTGGAAAATCTTTTCGGCGGGGGAATGCCCAGGTTTCTCAATGATCATTTAGTAATCTGCCATCGCATACTTGATAAGGATCAGGATCAGCGGGATGTAGTAAAACCGCTCCAAGTTAGGCCAGGTCTTAGCTGCCACTACTAGCCGTAGCAGGTCAGCCTTGTCCACCACTTTACCTTCAAGGGTATTGCGGGTGACCTGTTCCAGAATCGACTGTCCTGTTTGGTTGTAGTAGAACGCTTCACTTAATACGTAGAAGTCATCCTTAGTCACCGGGTGGATCAAAGGCGTGTTATCTGACGCTTCAGCAAAACCGTCCAAGTCGGTAGAGCCTTGTAGCAATTTGGTCAGACTCAAGGATCGTGTCGAACCTCCCACTACCCGATCAGGAACCAGTGGGTCTACATAGTCACAAGAGTAACCGTTGTTGTAGTAGGCGACGTCAGAACGTGTAGAGTCAACCACCTTCAAGTTGGCTTTATCCAACGGGTAGACAATGCTGTCAATCCCACTGTAGTAAAAGCCATTGAACTGTGGGTGTTCATTGAACTGCCCACGAGGCGCTACACCGGCGCGGTAAAACGCCATGGTCAATAGATCCACGTTGTTCTGTGCCAGGCACTGCCAGAGGTTGATCTCTTTAAAGGCAGGGTCTCGCTCAACGTTCAACACCTTGATGCGGAACAACAACGGATGCTCGTTCTGATCGACAGTGGAGAGTACCCCAGAGGTCAAAAACGGATCGTACAACTTGGTGGGCTGATCTGGAACCAGCAGGGTCTGGTGTTCGATGTTGAAGAAGTCACGGAAGTAGTGCATCACCAAGTGCTTGTAACCGGCTTCGATCTTTGCCAGTTGTTCGAATTCAGAAGTGACTAGCGTCGTGGCGTGGTTGTGTTGCAAGTTGCTCTTAACGAACACCTGCGTGACTACCACCTTCTCATCCAGATCACGACGATGAACACCATCCATCTCCGAACGCATCCGGTAGGTGATGGTGTACACCGCATCATTCAGACGAGATTTCTTCTCGGAGGTCAGGATGGTAAAGATCCCTTCCTTACCGTCACCAATGTCAGCAATAAAGACGTCACCGACGTTAGGGATCACCCCTGCGTAAACGGTGGCCCCACCACTGACTTCCCAGGTCCGGGTTTGGCTGTCTTGGCTCTGAGACAACTCATCGGTGACCTTAAGCTCAAGGTGCTTGATCAACCGGTATTGTTGGTAAGGAGCTTCTTGAGACAACTGTAGGTCAGAGACCTCGTCATCCTTGCCCAAGATCTGGCTGTAGTAGTTGACGGCCCAACTCGCCCCTTCCACAAAAGCCAACAACGACTTCAGGGGTTGGTAACGGCTGTCGACCACATTACTCTTGACCTGAGGAGACACTGCGTGTCCCAAGTTTTTCTCAGGTGCTGGCGCTGGCGCCGTAGGGTTAAGAATTGGCATGGAGGTCATCCTTTGGTCTAACGATGATGCTGTAGCTACCCACAGTCTGCATCACGGGGGCACGCCCTTTGGCGCTGATCACTTTCATGATGGTTTTAATGGGCAAGAGTTTACCGCCTACCAGGCGTTTGTCTTCTGGTGTTAACGTCTTTTCCCGTTTCGGATACATCAACTTGATGAGGGCTAACGCCGCTTCACCATGATTGCGCATCCGATCCAGTACCTTCAGGCTTAACGTCGACAGGTCGGTTATGGTAATCACCACGTGGTACATATTGCGTGGGTCCAGGTCTTGCGTAGTGCGTACGTTGAGGTCTGCATCCACGATCAACCACGACTCATCCAAACGACGATCCCCAGAGAACAGGTGTATCGTGAAAACCGACTGGAGGGGTAGTGTCAGGTACCGAGACTCGCCTGCTAAGAAGCGAAGTACTGACGGGACGAACTCGTGGGTACCTAATTCACGGAGATTAAACAACTCCCGTGGGTTCTGAGGATCAACTCCCATCAACAGGGTGAGGACCTCGTTCATGTTCTTGAACTGAACGTTAGTGGACCAGTCATCGTAGTCTGGAATGCGCACACCTTTAAATGGATAGACCGCGTCAGTGTAGAGTCGAGTGAACTTATCGAGGTGTCGACGTTCATCGTTCGGACGACGGGAGACGTTAGCCAGCTCGTAATGGAGTTTCTCACGCCGGAACTTAGGATCGATCACTTGGTTGTGGATGACGATCGGATAGCGCATGGCACAGGCCACAGGTTTGTCGTATTGGAAGCGGTATTCAAACCCAATCTCCCAAGGCGACCCTTCGCTGGCAGTCGCGCCCTTGTCAGGCTGTGCCATAAAGTCGAACCAACCGATGACTCCGACCTGACGTTCTGCCATGGACAACAACGCCCCACGACCCGCTTGGTTGGTGACTGACACTACACGAGGACTGAAATGGCTGCGCAGGTAGGTCTTCAAGTCTTCTCCATACCCGAACTGAGCTTCACGCATCCGCCAGATTTCGCGCAGGATGATCAGTTCAGCTTTAGGTAGGGGATAGTGGTAATCAAACTCGTGCAACAGTTCTTGCTGCCCCTCAGAGACCTTCAGACGCATCCGGTCACGCCACCGCATGGCACTGGTCCGATCTGGGGCACGGTAACGGAAACTGATGGCCACTTCGGTTCGAACGTAGACCGGTTTAACAGAAACGCCTAGCTCAGGATCAGAAAAGATAAACTGTTCGTTAGGCTTGCGTACTGCAGTGGTGAGGGTACGTTCTTCAATGTATTCCTCCTCCACCTCTACAAACACCCGGCCGGTAAAGCCATACTTGTTAGCAGGCGTTTGATCCATTGGGGTCGAGGACTGGTACTGGGTTTCGGTACTACCGTAATAATCGATCCCTGTGTCTTCCGGTAACCCCATGTACGCTACCAGATCTTTGATCATCTGGACGCACACCGGACGAGACACCGAGTTATACGTCTCGGGGATCTCAGAAACAATGTTGGGCATGGTTAACTCCTTGGGTTGTGCAGTGTCAACCACACGTTTAGTCTAAGCCATACCATACGCGACATAGGAGGAGGGGCTAACCCCCCCTCCTTACTTATGCTTTCTCGAGACCTTCGACTTGTCGAACCAGTCGGTCCAGGGTCCTTTGTTTAAGGGCATCCAAAGCTTTGCCCACGTGTAGCAGTGCTTCTGCATTATAGTTGTTGGAGTATGGTCCTGACTGGAAACCAGACAAACGGTGTTCGCAGATTGCCAACAGTGCTTCTATGGTTATGCCGTTCTGACCACATTCGGGTACGGTACCGTGTTGGAATATCACCGGCAACCTACTGAAACTGGAAACATAGCCTTCAGCGTTACTATTACTGGGATTGGATTTAGTATCAAAACCAGTGATGGTGTAGTGATGGTGAGCATTACCTGGTCCTGGTTGATCTACGGCTTCAACTACTAGGGACTCTTTATGGTCACCAAAGATAACCAGATGGCGGTGAAGGGTTTTATTACTCATATCAACTACTTCCTTTAATGGTGGGTTGTCTATAGTATCACTAAACAATGTAAAAAAAAAAGAGGAGCCCAAAGGCCCCTCTTTCTTCTCAGCCCTTAGGCCAGATGACGCTGATACAGACCGTAAGGCACAAGGTGGCTGCGCAGACGGCGCCCGACTATGTGGGCAACAATGTTACTATTGTCATTCAGGGTTTCTTCCAGCTTATCGCGACGGGCTTTGGTCTTAGCGACCATGGTGCGCAGTGTGTTGAGCATAGTTTTCTCATCCTCGTTCAGGTCTTGACCTTGGCTAAGAATACCGATCAATGCTTCAGCACGACTGGTGTCGGTTTCATCGGCCACACGCTTCAACAGATTGACCGGGTTGTGTTTGGCTTCAGTAACCACAGGGGCAGCTTCAACTTTCTTCATAGTAGCCTCTTGATGTGTGTTTGCCAACATGGCACTGGGTCGCACTGGTGCGGCTTCTTCGCGGGTAGGAGTCATGCCTGCAGCGATCATCGCATCGGCCAGACTGGTTTCTTCGTGGTCCATCATCTCTGGGGCAACCACTTTGATAGCTTGGGCAAAGTTACCCATGGTCTCTTCCAGAACACCACCGATGATCAGTTCTTCGGTGGCTTGATCGCCGTGCAGTTCGAACTGACGCACAGTGTTCGACAGGGTGGCGGTGATGATGGCTTTCTCCATCGGGTTAGCCCGGAAGTTGTACTGGTAGATCAGCCCGTTGGTTTGGCAATAGGCTTCCAGTTCATTACGGACAGGATTGGCATGGTTCAGGGTGAACTTGGCCACGTCCTTCAGCTTGGTGTTGGTGAAGACGATAGTGCCTTCTTCGGTAGGTTCGAAGCTGATGGGGTGCTTGCCTTCAACCAGCAAGAAGGGTTCGCCGTTCTCGGTACGTGCAGAACCTACAAACTTTTTGCCTTCGTGCTCGCCACTGTTTTCCAACAGAACGATCATGGTCTTAGCGAAAGCACGGGCAGCAGATACAGTATTGATAGCAGACATGGTGAATCTCCTCAGATTGCAGGGTAGTGGATACAGTATTGTATCCTATTCACCAAGGTAATATAGATCTGAAATTTTTTTATTTGGTCTGTTGGGACAAATGAACGATCAGCTCTTTCATCCGTTCCTTTCTTTAATAAGCTATTACAGAGGCGGCATAAAAGCCCATCCCGAAGGATGGGCTTTTAAAGGCGCGTTACTTCAGACTTGAATTACTTCTTGTCTTTAGCAGGACCGGCCTTGTGTGCAGCTACGCCGCGATCAACGAACGCGAGAGCGGCGCGAACGACGCTGAACTCGTGCGAGTAGATCTGGTTGACGCCACGACCGAGGTCGAGGTTGGCCTTACGCATGATGATGGAAGCAGCAGTTTGCTTGGCGCTTTCCTTGATCTTCTTGGTCCAGCCTTCGACCTTCTTCTCGGTCTCCTTCATGGCCTTCTCGCGAGCTTCGGTCAGCTTTTCCAGCGACTTCTTCTTCTCTTCCAGTTGGGAGATCAGCTTGTCGCAGCTGCCCAGAACCTTCTGCATCTCAGCCTTGCTCGGAGCAGCGACTTCGGTGCCAGCGTCGTCCAGTGCCTTGAAGCCGTAACCCTTGACGAGTTTCGGAGCCTTCAGGTTACCGTCGGTACCTTTCTCACTGCTGGCCGTCTCTTCCATGCGCATGACGGCGTCGCCGGACATGACAGCACTGACGCTGACGGTCTTCTGAGCGACTTCGGTGAACGGCTTGCTGGCGTCCAGCAGTTCGTTGTTCAGCAGGTCGCGGGAGAAATCGTTGGTCTCGGCAGCGGCCAGCAGGCGAGGTACGCGAATCGCGTAGAACTCAGCAGCAGCTTTCGACAGACCTTCCATGTGATCGCCAGCGATCTTGTGGGTAGCGTCCAGGCCGGCGATGATGGAACCGGTGTCAGCCTTGCCCTTGTAACGCAGGGTGTTGGCGTTCGGAACCTTGACCTTGTCGCCTTTCTCTTCGGTCAGGTCGGAAACGGCCTTCTTCAGAGCGTCGCAACGAGTTTTCAGCTTGCTGACGCCGCCGAAGATTTTGGCGAAGAAGTTCTTGATGGCCTGGATTGCCTTGGCAACGGCGTTCTTGATCGCCAGCCAGATTTTCTTCAGGGTTTCGCCGATACCTTCCATGGAGATGGTGGTAGCAGCGGCCTGACCAGAAGCGCCACCGAAGGATTCCATCGACGGGGTAACGTCGGAAGCTTCGAGGCCCAGACGACCAACGTGAGCTTGAACAGCGTGCTGCATGAAGAGAGCAGCTTGCGGGTTCAGACCGCCGTCTTGCATGGCGCTTTCCATGGAGATCAGGATGCTTTCCAGACCTTCAGAGATTTCGCCCAGCTCTTCGACGTTGTCGCTTTGCTCTTCAGCTTCGCCTTCAGCTTCGCCGGCGTCCGCGATTTCGATTTCGAGGGTATCGTCGGCAGAAACGACCAGCTCGGTTTCGTTGGTGGCTTCATCTTCCATGGAGATGAACAGTTGCTTCAGACTCATGAGTAAAACTCCGTAACGTTAAGGATAGTCATGCGACTAGGTTTTGCGCACTTGTGCATACAATACACTGATTGTGCGAAAATTGTTTAAGCGAAAAGCTGATTAAGCTTTTTGATCCGAGAGGCAGCCGATTCAGTCGTGTCAGGCTCGTAAGACGAACCAAACATCAACCCCATCGTCATAACCATATCTTCCAAACCATTGGGATGTGAACACCACATGGCAACGATCTCGGCACCGTGGCGACCAGCCCCAGGTTTAAAGCTCGTATTCAGCCGTTCACTACTAGCCCGCTGCTTATGGCTCGAATGAGGCTCTGCCCACTCGGCGAGCAAGGGCTTCCAGTTGTGTATGGAAACCTTACGGCACCCCGTGTGGATGAACTTCAGCGTATCCAGCAGAAACTCATAATTATAACCGTAGAGGAACGGGTTATTTTCTTGAGTCCGAACAAAGCGCGTAAAGTCACCGAAGAGTTCCATAGCTATTGGGAAGACTTCCCGGTAGTACGAAAACCCTTGGGTGTTGACCCGGCCGGTGAACAACAGGTCCACCAGCTGGTCTACGTCACGGCGCCCTTGATCTGTCACCGTCTTGCCAGTGGCATTGGGTAGCAGGAATCCACGAGGAAAGAGCACACCTGACGTCTTAGTCATAGTAGTCACTCTCCATGTCCATCACCTTCTTGTTGAGCTTCTGCAGACGGCCTTCAGTGTAGGCAATCTCTTGTTGCAGACGCGCATCAGGCTCACGCTCTTCTTTAAGCGCCAGCAGGCGATACTCGAGGGCGCGCTTTTCTTCCAGCGCAGCTTTGTAACGACTGACTTGCCACTCAGCCACAGCCATGCGCACGTAGTAGATCGGGTTCAGACGCACCGGGATCAAGCCAAAGCCGAGCGGATCGGTTTTGGTGGCACCCAGGGTTTGTTCGATCATCGGCACTTCATCAGCCGTAACAGTCATGTCCGGGATCGCAGCAAAGCTCGACTCCAGTTGACGCGGCTGGATGTAGAGGATACGGCAGGCTTGTGCGAAGTTATCGCGGTTGTCCCAGATCCAACGCTCTTCGGCTTTGGACATTGCCTTAGGCAATATGAAGCCGTTTTTGTTGTCGCCTTGCTCTTCGCTCAACGTCCACAACAGCAGACGGCGGGCGTAGCGCGATGCAAAGGACACCACTTCGAGGTACTGAATCAGGTTGGCGCGAGTGAAACTGATGGCACTGGAACCAACGTCTTGAGCGAAGGCTTTGTTAACCATCTTCTCGATCGTGTCCAAACGCTCACCCATACCTTCCAATACCGCACCCACTCCGAAGAGGTAGTTGACATTGCCGAGTTTGGGGGAGATCTTTTTGGTGAACTCACGGTCGTAGTTCTGGCATTGCTTAGCGTGAAGCTTGTTGCGACCGTAGTGTTCCTTAACGGAGATATACGGAGGCAAAGTGATCTCTTCGATCTCTGCACGCAGCACCGAGAGTTCCTCGGTTAAACGGCTGCGCTCGAAGGTCGGGAGCATCAGTGAAAGGAACTTCTGGATCTTCATGGTTGACTCCGCTTAGATCGAGGGGTTGGCGCCCATTTGGTAGGCCTTCATGATTTCGGCCACATCAGGCCCCTTCTTGCCGTTGGAGACTTTCAGCTCCTTGAACGACAGCTCAGTCGGGATAGCAATACCCCGATGATAGAAGGTTACGATCTCGTAGTCCGGGTCCACTACACAGAGGATCATGCAGTAGGTCTCGTTGAAGATCTTGTCACGCACCCGCAGGTCCTTCAGACGGCCGCCTACAGCGCGTTCCAGTTCACGGGCAGTCGGTGCACCCACAACGATCAGGTTCGAGGCTGTGGCCACGGACGGTTGACCGGAGAAGATTGCCGAGATGCTGTTACCACGACGACGATTGCGGATTTCCTCGTACAGACCGGAGTTGTCTTTGGCGAGGGTTTTCTTGTGGGCATCGATCAGGTCTTGGCACATTACGAGGTCACGAATGAACTCGAGTTGGCCTGAACGCCAAGCATGGAATCGTTCCTTCACGGTGATTTTCTTGCTTCCCACCGATAGGATATGAACCAGTTCACTAGAACCGATGCCTGTGCAGATTAGGCGCACGTTAATCGGGAAGGTAGCACGCTGACCATCCGACTCAATCTGTACTTCCAACATCTTACCAACCGAAAGGTTAGTCAGGTCTTGGAGCGAGGCTACCGTGTCACGACCAAAGCCTGCGGTTTCTTCACCGCCAGGTACAGTTTCACCGTTGCCTGCAGCACGTGCCATCTCACGCACAGTTGCCGCTTCCATGGAGATGCCGAACTTTTCCAGCCCGCTTCCCTGACCCGGTACCGGGAGACGGAAACTATATGAGCGAGCATCTTCCAGGACAAGCGATACGCCGTCACTGATGCCGTTGGCAACGTTGTCTTTGACGCTGCGTTGTGGGTTGAGTTTGTCGAGCAGCTTTACTACATCGACCCGGCCCACGTTTACCGACAGTGCAACAGCCTGTAGGTAATAGCCGCTGAACAATGAAGTCAACGACTGCATGATGTCAGGAGCGACATCGAGTTTGGTAACACGAGCATCCATCAACACAAGCGGTTCAACGCGAGTGGGCTTGGTGTACTCGATCAACGAGTCGGAGGTGCTGTTACGCATAACCTCCGTGAGCTTACCGGCCAGCGCAAGGCCGGTGACGACGTCATTCATCATGGTTGCAAATCCTTCGAAGGTGTTTCATGAGCAAAACGATTAAGGATGTCCTAGGACAGATCTCACGGTCAGTCGGTCGAGGTGACATTTCCCAGGCGGCGTTGAACACGCTTTTTGGGATCAACCACCGCGGCTACGGAAACCCCGTACCGAACAACAAAGACAATGTGGGCCTGACCTTTTTTACGCGGCCTAATCTCAACCTAACATACGATAACATAACGCCTGTGCGCGTCCTGACACCGCTGCTCGATGGCAACGGCGGTGGGGTGAACACTTTACAGCGTGCAGTACGTATGCTGCTAGACCCTTACCTTGGGAGTCCGGCTAAGTTTGATGACCCCACCCTAGGTGGCAGTGGAGTCCCATTGGCATGTCCGCTGATTGATCAGGACAGCGCATTCATACCACTACTTAGCAACAATCTGATTTCCCTCAGTGGTTGGCCAGATGTTGGTGTCGAGACTTTCACCTCCACACCGGGTCTTTTCCAAGAAGCTTGGAGCATGGTTGATAGCCACTCGCGTTTCTTTGAGACGTTTGAACTCAACGCGACCTTCAAAAATATTGAAGGCGACCCTATATCATTGCTGTTTTTCGTATGGCTCCACTATATGTCCTCGGTTTACCAAGGCGTAATGGTGCCATATCCTGAGAACATTGTTGAACGGCGCATCGATTACCAGACACGGATCTACCGTTTGATCTTGGATCACAAGCGCCAGTACGTTCAAAAGATTGCGTGTTGTGGCGCAGCCTTTCCGTTAAACAGTCCGTTGGGTAATGCGTTTAACTTCACCAACGAGGGTGTGTACAACGGCGACAATGATCAGTTGAGCATTCGCTTTAAAGCAATGGGGGCCGATTACAATGACCCGATCATCATTGCTGAATTCAACGCAGTGGTGGCGATCTTTAACGGTAAGATGAAAGGCAGTGATGCCGATCGTTCAAAGTACTACCGTAAAGTAACCACTGATGAGTTGGACTATTTCAATTACCACGGCTACCCCTACATCGATCAGGAGTCGCATGAGTTGCAATGGTGGGTACCGCGTGAGCTGTACGCTGAGTACGAGAACCGTTTCAACTTTGGCGTCGAGGACCTCGGGTCAGATAAAAACACCGAGTTCGATCCTTTGAAGATGTAACCCTTTCTGGAGCACCCGTTTATGACCCGCAAACATCGCAGTTTTAGCCTCACCGGATTGCCATTGGATTATGCCCTCGCAATGGCGTTGGATTGGATTGAACCGATCTATGGGGTAGGACAGATTCGTTACCATGAAGACGATGGTTACATGACCATGGACGAGCCTGATCCAAATGAAAATGAGTGTACCGAACCGCACCACTTCAATCACTACACGCAGTGGGTACCCACTCGATTGAAGTACGTCATTTTACAACTGATGATTGACCACCGGGTGAGTGTGAAGTGGGAATGCGGGTCTGCTCGGGTCAGTAAGAGCGGGTTTGCTCACACCCATGAAGATTTAGGCACTGCGGTTGCGCAGTTGTTGGTTGCGTGTAAGTTTGGCTTGCACGTAGAACTACCAGAACACATTAACTAAATAAGGGGGCTACAATGCCACTGTCGATTGAAGAGATGAAGGCACAGATCGACCTCGTTCGGTTTAACCCTTCAGCCATTTGCCAAGTGGCACTGGATGTGTTGGAGGAAGTTAACGCAGGGACCCGGTTGGTTGTGGACCCCACGAACCCGTTTATGTTCCTGCTCGAAGCCAGTGCAGTGAATGCCTCGGCAGCAATGTCCAGTTTTGCAGACTACTCCCGTAAGCAATACGGGGTGATGGCTCAAGACGAAGACGAAATCTACATGCACATGTCGGATAAGGACTTCTTGGGGCGTTTCGGGACACCGTCCTCTACTACCATGGTCATGTTGTTGAGTTTGGAGGAGGTGCGTTCTAAAGCACTGCCGACGCCTCTGACCAACATGAAGAAACTGGTGATCCCGCGTCACACCACCTTTACGGTAGCCGGTTACAGTTTCATGATGCAGTACCCGATCGAGTTGCGGGTGATGAGCCATGGCGGTTTGAACGTATTGCACGACGTGAGTCGTAAGTCGCCGTTCTTAAGCTTGGAAACCAACGTGGTGGATCACGAGATCGTTAACATTGACGGTACCGTATTTATCTGTCTGCAGATTCCTGTGTTGCAACTGGTCTCGGAAGTGTACTACCCGAAAGTCAGCATGGGTCTGTTGACGGAAGCGACGTACGGTTTCAGTGGTCAGTTCCATTTCGCTCGAGTGTATCGTTCTCTGGAAGACGGTACCTGGGAGGAGATGAAGACCACGCACAGTGAGCAGGTCTTTGACGTCACCACACCCACTGCCGTTCTAAAGGTCTACGAGGGCTCTGTGAAAGTCAGTGTGCCGTTGGTGTACCAAGCCAATGGGATGGTCACACGCGAGCTACGGGTGGAGATCTACAGCACTCAGGGCGAGATCAATCTGATCCTCGACAACTACCCACCGAATGCGTACGGGGCGACGTGGTTGGATTATGACAACGATGACGATGGGTACTACGCCGCGCCGCTGAAGACCTTCAATGCCATCTCTGTCTATTCAGAATCAACTGTCACCGGTGGTCAGAATGCGATGCCTTTTGATAAGGTCCGTGAGCGTCTGATCAGTACCGCGATGGGCGATCAACAATTGCCGATCACCAGTGTTCAGCTGGGGGCGACGCTTGAGAATGCAGGCTTCAGTACGGTGGTCAACACGGACTACGTAACCAACCGGCAGATTCTGGCAACACGCACACTCCCCACGCCCGATGACTTGAGTGTCTATACCGGGATGGCGTCTACCATGGGGATGCTTCAATCCACGGCAGATGAGCTGCGTAGCTTACACGGGGTGTGGGACAACACTAACCGCTTAACGTTGACGCCGAAGGTGTTGTACCAGAACAACGACTCCTTGTTAAAGGTATTGCCCGAAGCCTCTATTCTGGGTCTCGAAGCGTTGCGTAACACCGACGTCTTTGCCCAGGAAGTCAGCGGCAAGAACTACCTGTGGTCGCCGTTCTACTACGTCTGGGACCTGGAAGGGGATTACTTCACCACACGGGCTTACCATCTAGACAGTCCGGACATCACCTCAAAAGCGTTCGTGGAAGAAAACGCAAGCTTAGGGTTGGTGGTCTCAACCAGTTCCTACGCCATTGAGAAAGTGGCGGCTGGGTATCGAGTCGTGATCACAACGAGTTCCGGTCCTGTGTATAAAGGGTTGGACTTGGCCCAACGACACGTAGTGTTGAGCTTTGAAGCTCCAGAGGAGAACGGTCGCGCCTCACTTGAAGGAACCTTGTTGTACGTCAATGAGGACACCGGTGAAGCGGCTTATGAGTTCTTGGTGCAAACCAATTACGACATCGACAGCGAAGACCGATTGATCGTCAATAACTTCACCATCTTTGGACAAGTCCAACCGTGCGGGATTCGGCTTAAGGACAAGTTCACCTTGATCTATGGGGTGAGTAACTACTTGACCCAAGACATGCAGTTCTCTGAGATGGATAAGTTGACGGACACCACCGTAGTGCCTGCTACACACTACGCAATCATCCAAGAAGAACTCAACTTCGTGTTGGGTCATGCACTGGATCGGTTGTGGACGAACAGTCGCAGCGTGGTGGGTAGTGAAGGGTATCTGACGTATGAGACCGACGTCCCTGCCGTCTATACCAGCACTGTCTACACTCGTGATCCGATCACAGGTTCTTACGTGATTACGATGGAGGAAGGTAAGCCGGTCTTTGAAATCCTCCACAACATCGGAGACCCTGTGTTGGAGAACGGGGTACAGCAGTATCTGCATCAAAAGGGTGACTTGGTGCTGGACTCAGATGGCAATCCAATTGTCGCCAGTCCGCGTAAAGTGGTGCGACAAGTTGACTTGTTCTTGGTCGATGGACTGTACTACTTCGCTGATGACGACACCACCCAAGCCTATACCCGTTCGATTCCGAATACGGTGGTGGGTTGGTTGGAAAACGACATTGCGATGGCGTCTAAGAAGATGCTTGAGCTGACAGATCTGTACTTCTACCCACAACGCACAACCGGTTACGTGGATGCGTTGGTGTTGGAAGGCTTTGAAGTTCGCTTGCCGGTGGAACAGGCCATGGTCATTGAGTTGTATATGACCAAGTCGGGGTACGAAGACTTGCCACTGCGGGCTTCGATTGAAACCAGTATCTTGGAGATTCTGGCAGATGAGTTTACCAAAGACACGGTACGCTGCATCGACATCGAGAACCGCATCATCGAGTCGGCGAAAGACCAGGTAATAACCTCAGCAGTATCGGGGTTGGGTGGTTCTAACAACTACCGAGTAGTGACCTTGATGGACCAGTCTGCACGTTTTGGCATTCGTAAGAAGCTACAAGCTTTGGCTGATGGGACCTACTCAGTGGTAGATGACGTCACCATTACGTTCTTGCGTCACACCAACGCATAAGCGGCATACAGGGCGGGTCACCCCGCCCTGTACTTTTATGCCGTCACACTCGGTTCTTAGCCGCCTGACTCAAAGCTTCTTTAACGTCTTGGTTATCCGTCTCCAAAGCCAATGCAGAAATGCGCTTAAGGTACGCGGTGGCGTAAGCATCAACGATCGACCAATACATGCGACTTTCGTACGCCATCTTGGTGACCATACGACTGTAGGCCATCAGCTGTTGAACACCGCTGCGCAACGCGTAGGAAACCTTGTTCAGTTCCCGCCGCTGTTCCGGATCGAAGTCTTTCTTCTTGGCGACACGCTTGTCGATAGCTTCCAGTTTGGCCTGAAGTTCGCCGCCATGTGGCAGTGCACTGGTCTTGAACATCTTGGAGTTGCTACCGGTGTTGCCACCATACTTCTTGAAGACTTCTTCGAAGGTGCCGTGGAACTTGACCTTGGTCTCTTGCAGTTTGGCATGTGCCGTTGCAATCTCCGACATCGCCGGACCTGCTTTATCTGCATTCGACGTATGAATAGCCGACAAGCTGTTAGGCAACGCCATGTCAGCGACATCGATCATCAAGTTTTCTTTGATGTCCGATTCGTGACCATTGGTCAACGAATCCAATTCTCCGACGCAATACTTGAGTCGGGAATAGAGCTTGGTGGCCAACTGATCAGCGCCGTGTAGCGCGTGAGAGACCTTACCGTTGGAGATCACATCCATGACCAACACCGTATGGATCTCGTTCATCTGTCCGGTGTATTTGTCTGTGAGTTCCTTGTGGATCTCTTTGGCCTTCTGCTTGCCGTCTGCATCGAGTTTGCCGATCAGGCGCTCGGTGACAGTGAAACAGCGCTCAATGGCCACGATCCGAGAGTCTACCCACTTGATGGCGAAATCGACTTTCTCACGTGACTTCTTGATGTACTGAAACACTTTGACAGCCAGTGCTGCCACTGCAGCTACCGCAGCCACAATCAACAACGCCTGCTTAACATCAATCGCCTCGAGGGTGACTTTCAGTTGAGTCTGCGTAGGGGTTGCGCTGTAGTAGGCGTAGTTGGTGTCAGCTGGGAGCAGGTGAGCCGCTTTCTCAGCCATCGTCCGTGACACACCGCCGGTTTCCCGAACGTTGCTCAGGAACGCATCGATATCCACGGCCACCGATTCCAAGGAAACGAAAGCATCCTCGGTATCGCCTAGGTCCGGTACTTCGATTTCATTCTCATCCATGACCCTTACTCCGCGTCAGAGAGGTATTGAATACCATTGAGCAGTGTGGGGTTGGCTTTGAGGAAATCGACCATCCCGTTGTCTACTTCCGAGACGCCGACACAGATGGCCATGCCCAGCAGTTGTTGACCCAGCGGATGAGCCGGCTCGTGTACCAGCAGGTAACGGGTGTACCAGACGCGGAAGATCATGTCTTCGGCGACGTCCATGTCCAGCGGCACTGCTTCGTTGATTTCGTTCAGGCGATCGTACACCGCCATCTTAACGGTGGTGCGGTAGTAACTACGCGCATTGTCCACACGAGCAGACGGTAGGATCAAGTCACGACCGACCACAGAGGCTGCCAGTACAGCAGTTGCACGGGCACGGTCATACAGACCAATGTTGCAACTGTTGAGCTGATCGGTGAACTGTTGGGAGAGTTGGCGCAGGTTGTCCATGGGTGAGTCTCGCTATTTAAGAAAGTTGTTTGAGGCGTTCGTGGGCGAGGAACAGGTCGTTGTTAACCAGCTTCTCCAACTCCACTTGGAACTTCAGCTGTTGATACTGCTGACGTCCCGAAGGCAACACCGAGGTGTAGAACATCTCGATCAGACCGCGCTTGTCATCGACCTGCTTGAGCAACAGATCCACAGCTTTGATGTCCGCCATGGTTTCAGCTTTACGCTCAGCGGTCAGTTTCTGCGACTTGATCGCGACCATCATCTCGTTACGGATGCGACGCAGACGAGCCTCTGGCGGATCGTAGGTCTTCTCAGCCGGGTTGATGAACAGGATCAACAGGAACAGACCGAAGGTGAGTGCAGTGAAGAACATGAACAACGCCACGTTAAACACAGTTGCAATCACATGGCCTGCAGAGGTGCGATACGAGCTACCGCCACCGTAGTAACGCATGACCTTATCCAGACCGGTCGCTAGCGCCCGTCCAGCACCCATACGCACTGCAAACTGGTCAGCCAAGGCCTCGGTAGCGGTGAGGTCATAAATAGGCGTACCGAGCGAGCTACGGGTGTTGAGGATCTTCTTGCGTACGAACACTGTCTGGAAGACTTCTTTGTCCGTACACTGAACCAACGATTCAACATCGTCGATCTCAACATCCAGTGCTTTGCAGGTTTCGTGAACCAGGCGCACTTTACGAACCTTGTCATCGGACTTGAAGAACTGCTGCGTAGCCGCGTGCAGGATCACGTTCGTGGTCAAGATATGACCCAAGAATTCGTAATAGGTGAAGAGGTGGCCTAGCTCGTGAAGCATGATCGCAGCAATTTCTTCAGCTGTGACTAGCTTGCTTTCGAACATCCCGCGCAGGACCGCCGACTTGTGTTTGACTTCTGAGAACGCGCCGCCCAGACGACCGTGAGCCAGGTCTACCCAACCGAGCACTTGGTCCATCTTTTTGTTCTTGATCAGGCCGTCAAAATCGTCACTGCCCAAATAGGGTTTGAAGAAGTTGTAGACCAATGGGTTGTTCTTATCCACGGTGGGAATGTGAACGTAGGCGTTGAGATCCGAGGAGTCTTCAACTTCGAACTCCAGGCGTACACCTGTACGTGCAAAGATCAGACCAGGAATATCGATGGCCTTAAGAGCTTTCCCTTTATAGGCCTTCTCGTCGCGGATACGTTGGAAAGCAAGGGTCAGCTCTTTATAGAGCAAATCGGACATGACCTGAATGGCCTCTAGTCCAAGGTTGAGTTTTCGTGGGGTTTGCATGACAGCTCCGGAACCAAATAGAGGGCCTAAGGAAAAGATCACTCATATTGATAACGACCAGAGGGCATAAGAACCCGACTCCAGCCCCGAAGGGCTGGAGGGGGTAGGAGGAAACGGAAAGGCACAACAGATATCGACCCTACCACACCATCCAGGTTGGGGGATACCTAAAACATGTCGCAAGGTCCTGATGAACCTTCCCTGAGAGATACTGGGCTAAATACCTCTCATACATAAGGTCAGGAAAGTAGTTATTTACTGTCCTGTTAAAATTGACAAACGAGACGATGTTATGTCTTAAGCGCTAGTAAAGGAAGTCAGCCATGGCACTGCCAGTTGCGAATGAAAATATTAAAGGCATTGAGTGCAAACATGCTGTCTACACGTTGCCCAATGATGACGGTGATGGCGATGCCCTCATTGTCAAAGAAGTTATCCATACCAAAGACGGTCAGTTGATCCCGAACTTAAAGATCATCGAGAATTATAAGCGTGACTTTTTCTATGCTCGAGAAGGTCAGCGCAACTACAAAGAAAAGAAAACTCAAGAAAAGATTAAAAACCTGCAAAAGTACACCTGCACGCAACGTAACCTGCTGCGTCAGATTGCGCGGGCTAAGGGTGTCGGTACCTTGCGTGGCGGTTTGCGTCAGATTGCACGTGATCCGTATCTGTACGGGTGCGACATCACCACTCCGACGTTGCTCAAGCGTGAGTATCAGCAGCGTTCCCCAGATTGCTTGTCACCCAATGGCGTAGCGGTGTTCGACATCGAGACGGACGTGGTTCATGGGACTGAAGAGCCTATCTTGATGGCCCTGACGTTTAAAGACCAGGTCTACATGTGTGCGACCAAGTTCTACGTGGGACAAGACGTTCGCTTCATTGAAAAGCTACAAGTTGCGGTCAACAAGCACTTAAGCAAGTACACCGAAGAGCGCAACATCCATTACACCCTAGAGATTGTGGATACTCCCGGTCAAGGGGTAATCCGTTGTTTCCAGAAAGCCCACGAATGGAAGCCTGAGTTCGTCACGATCTGGAACATCGACTTCGATATTCCCAAGTGTGTCAAGGTGCTTGAGAAAGAAGGGATTGATCCTGCTCAAGTGTTCAGTGACCCGTCTGTACCTGAGCGTTACAAGTTCTTCCGTTACAAGCAAGGCAATGCGACTAAGAAGACTGCCTCGGGTCGGATTGATTCGATTCACCCTGCCGAACGTTGGCACGTTGCTGAGTGTCCTGCGACTTTCTTCTTGATCGACAGCATGTGCGTCTACAAGCGAATTCGGATGGCTAAGCAAAACCTACCGTCCTACAGCTTGGACTTTGTGATGAAGGAGGAGCTGTCAGGTCTTGGTAAACTCAAGTTCACCGAAGCGGACATGTACTCAGGGCTCGAATGGCACGTGTTCATGCAGTCCAATTACAAGATCGAGTACGCGGTGTACAACATCTTCGACTGTATCGGTGTAGAGTTGCTCGATGAGAAGACTAAAGACTTGCAGTTGGTAATCAGCACGCAGTCACGGGCTTCTGAGTACACCATCTATAACTCGCAACCACGTCGGTTGGTGGATGACTTCTACTTCTTCTGTCGTGAACGAGGCTTCATCCTAGGGTCCTGTAGTAACGAAATGGTCCATGAACTCGATGCGTATGTCGTGGGAATGAACCAATGGATTGTCACCCTACCGTCTCACCAGACTGTGGACAACGGGGTGCGTGCGATTAAAGAGCTGCCTGACATCAGGACGTATCTGCGTCGACATGTTGCAGACTTGGACATCGTATCGACCTATCCAAACGTTCAGGTGATTCTGAACATCTCCCGTGAAACCACTCTGTATGAGATCTTCAAGATCAAGGGGTGCAATGAATACCAAGTGCGGATGGCTGGCATTAACCTGACAGGCGGACACGTTAACGCGGTAGAAATTGCGGTAGATATCATGAAAGCCCCGAGCTTTGATCGGATGCTGGCAGAGTTCCTTACGGACCACCCAGACGCAGCATAAAAGGTTTTTCAAGAGTAGGGGCTCCTGCGGGCGCCCCTACCGCCTTTTATGCCGTTACTTCCCACACCAGTCGTATTTGGCACCCCCGTCATAGGCTACAGCGTGACCGCGCTCTATCATCGTGGTACCGATATTAATGTCATCGATATAAACATCGGCCAGCAGTCGGAAGTACTTATCCCGCGCCAGGTTATGGAGTTCAACCTTTTGACCACCCTTGATTGCTCCTAACAAGAAGTCTTTGGCCAGACCTCCCTTGTGGCGTTCAGCAGCCCTTAGAACATCAGTACTACAACTGCTGCGAATCTCTGGGGTATCAATCCCATTGATACGCACAGACAAGTCACGACCGAAGACCTCCAACATCCCAGGCAGTTGAACTTTGAAGGTGTCGCCGTCGTATACTTCAACGACATTAGCAGAAGGCATTCGAATGACCTCAACAGCCCACGTAGGAGCTGGGAGTATCAGCGTACAGAAAAAGACTACACACATGAAAAGAGAACGCATACTCCACCTCACCAAAAAAAAAGAAACAGTAAAGCCTTTAACACCCAGCCACCGAAGTGACTGAGTGCCTTGGGTCATACCATTTCTCGGGAGGGGAGTGAGGTTTGCCTTAGTAGTGTAAGGTGATGGCTAGGTAATGACTACCCATACGGTGGTAAAACACCGCCATGTCGGGCTTTACTTCGTAAGCCAAAGCACGCTTGGAGGGCTTGTCATTAAAGCGTGTAGGTAGCCTCAAGAAGTGCCAGACTTTATCGTGGTCTTGTTTGCCCTTCTGGGTAAGTGCATCATCCAAGTCTTGGTAGGACTTTAAGGTATCGTAGTTACCGGTGTGAGAGGGGTCAATCCAATCCAACAGGTTGAAGTGAATTGCCACACCTTTTTCTGGGTAGTCGACCTTAAATGTTTCATCCTCAAAGACCGTGGTGAGTTCACGTGCGCGAGCGGGTGGCGAGTAACCCAACATGCGTGCACAAAAGGCCAGTAAAGAGATGTGAGGCAATGTTCTACGGTTTGAAAACTTAGTCTGTAACAGTTTCACCAGACCTGCTTTCATTTCCTCGGAGGGATCGAGTTCATCCTCTGGTTTGGGTGGATTCATTTTACGGATGTAAAGGTTTTCTTGACACCGCAGTCGGTCCAAGTCGTAGGTGTGGGTGGTAGGTATAAGACCCCGTTCACCTTGATACCATGCCAGAAGGGTTAAGTGGTTGCGATCGGCACTGAGTACCGACACTTCCACCGCTGCCTCAATCACCATGTTGATGTGTTGCTTAAAGAAGCTGGCATGTTGGGGGTGATGCTTTATTGCCGTATCCACCAAATCTTCAAACATCTGCACCATGTTGTAGGCGTGTACCACAGCCAGTTCTCGCAAGGGATCATCGACGTCATGTAAAGTGGGTTCGTTAAAGGCCGCAATCTTAGACTCGAAGCATGAGAGAATCATGGGATTACCGTACCGAGGATGGTCGGTGAAAGTGATCTCGTGGGCATGTCGAAAGGTACTCACGCGACAAGGACGCAAGTCCAAGTCCCCAAGTTCAGGGGTGAGCATCTGTTGGGTCTTGAACCACGTCATCAGCGATTCGGAGGGGTGAGATACCATCATGAGTTTAAGCCCTTCTAAAATCAGCATAAAATAAGAAAGGGGGTCTTCGGACCCCTTTACTAAGCACTTGCCAGTTGTAGACACGGTCGAAACCGCGCGACAACCTTATACCCTTGACGCTCAAGGTAGGTACTGTAGTCTTCTTCAGGACCCTTATCTTTACTCAACCCAATGAAGTTGAGCAACTTATAGGTACCGCTGATGTCGTCCACTGTGTAGAACCCTACTTCGTCTCGCAAGTCTTCCATGCGATCTACAACCACTACATGGTACTCACCGTCACTGGTACGGACTATGTAACTACTGATCACGCTCATGGTATCGGCACCTTTAATGGCGACGTCCTGCATGATCTTCAACGCTCTGGTACCATTCATGACAGGTTCTCCTTAGAACTACATGGGGTTAACGGCGACAGAGTTGTTGAGCGGAATAACGTTGTACATTGTATCCATCACTGACCAACTGACCATAGGTACAGGATTGGGTGGCTTCAGCCTGGTCTTCTTTGACGAACAACGGGTCGGTAGCTACACTGATGACCAAGAGAACCAAGAACAACGCCGTCAAGTAACGAATCAGGATGCCTTGACGGCGAACCAGTTGTTGTTCAGCTGGGGTCATTGAACGTCTGGGAGATACGCTCGAAGTGCTTAGAATCGTACTGCATATGTTTTTGTGCATCCTCTTCTCCTAGTCCTAGTTCTTGAAATGCGTGCTTGATTTTCCGTCTAACCCAATAGGCAGAAGGAACCTTACCACCATTCAACTTCTTGTACTTGTATTGAAGGTTACGCTCCATGAACAGGTAGTGATACGGAATGTACCAATACACCGGACCACTGCCGCGACGCACATGAATGCTCTGGAAAAGTTTTTCATTCTCCTGCGTGATGTTTCCTAAGTGGTACTGACGAATCAACTCCCGCTCTTCATCGGAAAGGGGTTCGTTCTTGTGAAACAAATAGGAAGTAGGTTCTTCCTGAACAACATTCTGAACATTCATAGGTGGCCTCGTTCTGTGTGTCCGCTCTTAATGACGGTGCGGATATATTGGGTGTGCAAGGCTTCTATAGCGCTGCGGGTGCGTTCTAAGGAACGTTCGACATAAATCCGGTGACCGTTATTAATGGCGACCTCTAAGTCTTGTTCCAGATGACGTTCGTTCGCGACAAGGGCCGATAAGCGAATGATGTATTTCCTACGAGACTCTTGGAACTCATTGTGACACATGGTGTATCCTCCTTAGGATTACAGGGCAGGAGTACCCCTCATAAATGGAGGGCCCTCTGGGTTAGTCGAGGTTAAGCAACACTATTTTCTTAGGTTGGCTTTCCTCACGCATCTGATTGATCACACGATCGACTTGCATTTGACGAACCTTACGACTCAAAGATAAGTTGTTGTAACGTCGTTTACGCCACAAAGCTTTCTTAGCTCGCCGGCGATCCAAAGCTTCACGAATAAGCTGAAGCGTCTCTTGTACATCAACGTTATCGGACGTTGGTAGCAGGTTAAGGTAATCAAGGATCACGTTTACTCTCCTAAGAATAAAGGGGTACCCCTCCGAAGAGGGGTGGTGCGATCAATAACCTTGTTCGGCTAGAAAATCCAACTCATCATTGATGTAGTCGTTTTGCTTAGTCCGACATTCAGAACAGACTTCGTAAACGGGACCACTCGAACCTTCATCGATGTCACGCGTGTGGCGAAGGCTTTTCTGAGGGACTGCTTTCTTACACCAATCGCACTGAGATTCATCGTCCTCGTGCTTCTTGGTGTAGTAGTCATTAAGCTCTTCACTCAGTTTATGACAGGCTTCGCAGTAGTGACTGTACTCACAACCGAAGCTATCAGTCTCACCCTGCACCCGAACCGTCGCAGTTTCATTACACTGCCAGTCCTCACCTTTGGCATACTGGAGCTTCAGATCATCAGATGCTTTAGCTGCATCGATCATCTCTTTCATCTGTTCGAAATATCCAGACTGTTCAAACTCACAAACAGTGGCTTCACGAACTGTTGAAACACGACCAGGCAAATTACCAAACATAGTTGTTCTCCTTAGAACAGGGGGGGGGGATAAGAGGATTGGTTAATCCACTCACCTAGGTAATATAGATCTGAGATTTTTTTCATTTCGGTGCAGGACATTCAAGACTTCAGCGAACTCTCGGTTGAACTCATCCATCCAGCCTTTGATGTACATCACGTTCCAGTACTGACTGGCTTCCAAACACATCATGTCGATGGTGGTAAGCTTAAGCAATTTGTTAAAGACCCTCACGATCCTGCGCATTAAGAACTCAGTTTCCTCGTGTGTGGTGTCAACCGTTTCACGGTAGATCACAAGGTAGGGATGTTCTTGGTCTCCATCTAAGTCGTGGACAATCACTTCGGCCAGATACAACTTAGCGCCGACGTCTTCCATGGCTTCGATTGGGATAACGAGACCTTCGTAATGATAGAGACAATCTACAGGCATGTTGAGGTGTGGGGTTCGGGGTGCGACGCGGGTCACAAACCGATCAAGGTCGGTGATGTCATGATTGTCAATTTCAAGAACTAGGTACCTGATCACACTCGCCATGTAAGCTCCTAATCTTTAGGTTGGGCTAGACTGTCCGTCTGCTCCAGAAGTTTAATGTTAGGTTGCACTTTTAGAAAATGACCAACCTGTTTGCGTTTGGCTCTAACCCAGGCTTCGGTAGGCGGTTGTTGGTTATGTTTGATTGCCGATTGTTCACGCACCTCGGGAGTGGAGAACAATAACCACAGGGGGTAATGTCGTAGCTGACCATTGATCGCCCGCAAGATAATCGCTTGACGAAAGACCCGACGGGCTACTGAGCCTGCATCGTTCGGGTTCTTAAGGTAGGCACGTATCGAGTATGCGTTGCTACCATCGGGCTTCACTCGACGGACACGAGAATCTTTGGTGTAACCTGCACGCATAAAGACGAGAGGGCGTTCAGGCTTAGGTTCCATAAAACCCAATGCCGTCAACAGATTAGTCGGGAAATGCATGCGACATCCTTAGTTTAAGTTCATTCAAGAGATAGTTCAAAAAAGTACGATATTACTATGACTACAGGCAATGAACATTCATTGCTCACGAGGAGGTGATCCACTGAGGGGTCTGAGTCCTGCCGAGAGGCACCAACCAGTCCGGTACCAGCGCCTGTATAGTGACTGTTGTGAAACAGCCATGACTTCAGCCTCTAAAGCCCCTACCTTCGGGTAGGGGCTTTATGCTGCTTATGACTGATCGGTTGGCGCCTTGGTGGCATCAGCAAGGTGTGGGAATGGATTAGAGGCGGAGGGATTGGCACTCTTGCCATCGTTAGGACGGATGATGTAGTCGGCTGTATCAGCAGACGCTACCTGTGGGGCAAAGGTATCCCGCCCGTAAAAGTTCAACCGACCTTTTGAAAGCTTCTGGGCAAAGCGTGTGTAGTTCTGTTCGGCGTCGGGACCTGCGAAGACGACGGCTTCACCTTCCATGTTCGGTGCAAACTCATCAGTGACGGGGTTATACAACACCTCACGCACTTCGTAGTTCTCATAGACGTAAAACACCTGTTCGGCTTTCTCGCCCGCTCGCACAATCAGCTTGACACCTTCTACCATGGAGCGGTCTTTCTTGATCTCTTCCAAGAGGTCGTTAAAGTAGAACTGCACACGTGGTACCGAATAGTCCAATCGAAATGCACGAGCACCTTGATTAAACAACCAGCCGTGTAGACCACGGGCCAACACGTTACCGCGCACTACTGGGACGACGCTGAACGAGTGACTGAGTTCTGGATAGCGGGGATCGATATCCGAGCGCAACAACTCGCAGTGCAAGGTACCGGTCTTCTCGTTGTACAGCATCTCAGCACCGTCTTCGTCAACCAGACAGTGGGTGAATTTCAACGGTTTGCGGTCGGCGGAGATTTCACGCGGATCGTGTGGGTTGCGGTCATAGACCAGGGCTTGGCTGAACAGAGTTTCAAGTGCGAGTTTGATCATGGGGGGTACCTCTTAAAGGGGGCTTTGGTGGCAGAACGAATCAGGCCAGTAGTGAGCAACGGCTGAAACGGTGGTGGACTTGGCACGTACCAACGACACTCCTTCGAAAAAGAGGAAGGGGAGTTTTTCGTATTGGGGTGTGCTGGCTTCCACTCGAATGGGTCGACAATCTTCACTGGCGACAAAGAAGATCAAATCTCGGTTACGGATGAGTTCTTCTTGTTGGTTAAGTGGTTGACCCAAACCCCAGCCACGGTAACGCGTTACGATGGCTTCGTACATCTCAGGTGTGATGCCTGAAATAGCGACGGGGTGGGCGAAGTGTTCGATGACGTTAAAGGTTTCAGGGACGTCACACACAAACTCAACCGAGCCAGCACTGGCACGTGCTAAGTAATGCGGGAAGGGTAGGATGGGGTTAACCAAGACCGGTTCGGGAACGGTGGTAAGGAAGTCTACTTTACAGCGAACTAACACGTACATGGATGTTTTAATCCTCACTGCGTTTAAACAAGTAGGGTACTTGCTCTTAGGTAATATAGGTTTGAAAGCTTTTTGCACGGCATACAACAGAGCGAGCGGTAACCCGCCTGCTCTGTCACACTATGCGGTTGTAGAGGTAGATGCTGACCGGTAGATCAATGTCGGCCAACTTCTCATAAAGCGCAGGTCGGAGAAATTTGATATAATCGAGTCCCCCATACCCACAGCCTAAGGGAGGCAACCCCAGTTCTGTGATCCCCATCTCTTTATAATGGTTCACCAGATAATCCAAGCCGTCTAACACGTACTCAGGTTTGCTGGGGTTCTTCCAGTCCTGTTTGGTTGGAAACAACAATACTTGATGTCGGGAGTTAGGGATCTTGTATAACCGAGGTTCACCAACTTTCAGCTCTCCTCGGTCACACAGGTCCTTATAGAAGTCAAAGAGTCCTCGTACCCGTTTCTTCATGGCCAACGCCAGCCCATTACCCATCGTACCCACTGTGTTCACAGGAGCTGTGATGGTTTGTAACCGGGTGTCGAATAACGACCCTTCGCCTTCGTACACGATCATCGCTTTGCTCCACCTAATCCTGTACCGGTTTGTTGCTGTGCTTGTTTGGTCTTGCGAATCTGTTCATTGGTTTCTTTCGTCAACCGAGCAGCCCGTTCTGAAGAAATCCGTAAGATCAACGCACAATACTCACGCGGCAGGTTTAGAAAGTCAGTGACAGACAAACCCCACTCTTTATGCACCTCGTACAGATGGTACTGATAGAAGGTGCGATAGAGGCTGCCGTATTCCGTCACGTCCTCTTTGGGACGATGCTCAACCAACGCTAAAGGTCCGGCTTCTGCTGACCCGTGATCGAAGATCCCGTATTGGGTTTCATACGCGTCACGAATCACCAGCTGCGCGGCAATATTGTCCAACTGCTTACCTTTCTCAAGAATACTCTCAAGTATGGTCGGCTTGTTATAAAACCGCACCCCGAAGCCTGGCAACAACACATGGCTGTCTTGGTCTTCAGGGTCAACGGTTAAAGGGAGGACTTTATGAGTACCTTGTAGATGCGTTGGTTGAGCAGGGTAAAAAAAGCCTGCGCCACATCAAGCGGCACCACGTACGGACTGAAGCGTTCTTCGTCTTTGCTGACCTGGTTGGCGTGGCAGACCGGACACTCGTGCTTCGGCAGACCAATCAACGAGATCGTTACCGAGTTGATGTACTCGGTCACCGCTTTGAGCGTGAGGTCACGCGACTCTTCGTCAGCTGTCAACACACCCATCAGGTTTTCAACGGTGTCACGGTCGGTGCCGATCTCAGCGTCTTCGATGTGGATCTGCTTGACCCAGTGACCGTATTGACGCAGGTTGGTCAGACGCCCTTGGTTGGTGATGTACGCATCACGCTCATCGCCACCGATCTTCTCACCGAACGCACCTTCCATCACCTTGATGATGTTGGCAATCCACGCATTACCCGAGTTGTAGTACTGCTCGATGGTCGGTACCGCCAAGGAGATACGAATGTTGTCAGTGATCGGCACCGTACGCTCTTGGTTGTACTTGTGCTCTTCAGCGTAACGCTTGAGGTCTTCATCAGACATCCGCGTCTTGCGTTGAGACATGCGCTTGGTTTGCCACTCGCTCAGCTTGGAACGATCGGTCCACATCAGCTTACTGAGGTTCAGCAGTGCTTCGAAGATGTGGTTACAGACCTTATCGGTGCTGATGCAACCGCGCGAGTACGGATAACCGTTCGGGTAAATCGCTGACGCCAGACCCCAGAGGATCAGGGGGATGTCAGTGACCAACACGATGCTCTCCAGATACTGTGGCGACATCTCTTTGGCGTTGGTGTCGTAGACATGCTGCAACGCAAAGTCGAGCAGGTCGTTGATCAGATGTACCGAGGTGTTGGAGAACACCAAACCGTTGGTCATGCGACCCAAGGAGGTTTTACGTTGTCCTGCGCGACGCTCGAGTTCGAGGATGGCGGCTTCACTTGGGGCTTTAAAGCTGACCCAGATACCAGTGTGCCAAAGCGGAACTTGGTGGATCGTACCCAGACCCAGCGCAGCAGTCATGCGCATGACGGCACGCTCACCGGTCAACACAGTACCGGCTTCTGCAAAACGCGGACGAGAGATGCCCAGTGGCTGACCAGCGTAGTCGACGGTCTGTTGCCAATCACCGCCCTCGGCTTCCAAACTGTCTTGGAAAGGTTCGTTGCGGATCAGGTTAGCAGAACCTCGGTTCAGTGCTTCAATCCAACGCATGGTACCAGCATCGTCTGACACTTCTACGTTGGGGTGGTTGGTGGTGGTTTCCTGCAAGTCGCCCAGGGTTCCGTTAATGAAGGTCATGTGCAGGTTCGGATCGCCGAAGACTGCTTTGGCATCGCCTAGGGTGTAAGGCTTATCGACCGGGTACTGAAGTTTGACGTTCAGGTTGATAGCCTTAGGCTTGTAGTCACTGATTGACTTGTCGCCCATGTCGGCTTCAGTCGGCACGACTTTTTGTTCGATACCTTCTGGGGGTACTTCGGTTGCTGTTGTTGGCAGTTCTTTATCGGACATCTTACACCTGTGGCGCTTGATTGATTTGATTGAACAGATCAGTGATCTGGATAGCAGTAGGAACCACGACCAATTGATATGACGTGATCCATTGATCGTAGGCTTGTGCCAGATCCATCAACACACCCAACACCTGTGGACCCAAGGGTTGGTTGCGATATTGCTCAGCAGACTGGTTCAATTGAACCAAGCGGTTGCTGAAGTCTTGAATGTCGCGGTTGAGGGTGTTGGCCAATTGCAACAGCGATGCTTGGTCTTTGATCTGCGCCACCAGCTCGCGGTTGCGCAGCAATGCTACAACTTGGCTGGGTGATTGATTCAGCTGTGTGCACTGAACCTGCAGTTGGGTCAGGTCGTCCCAGATCGAACCTTGTTCGGCCAGGTCGTTACGCTGTTGTACCAGCTCTTTCAAGCTGTTCGGCCCACGCTTAACGTAGGTAGGATTGTGCTTACGGGTCATAACAGATTCTGCCTTGATGAAAAGAAATTCGTGGGCTCTACATGTATTGTGAGCATGGTCTCGTATAATTTGGGACGATCGTATTATTTAACCGGAGGTTACTGTGTTAGAAGAAATTGAGGGTTTTCTACAAACTGTCGTCTCGCCCGAATTGACCGAGGTGTACGTTGATGCTGCCCGTGCAGTATTGGAGTCTGGTGTCACTACCCATGTGGTTCAGTTGGAAGTTTTGATTGACGAGGAAGAGAACCTCGGACGTGATCAGGTGGTCAACGAGATCGATGCGTATTTGAAAAACGTATTGGATTCGACGCTCAATCAGTACGGCGTGTTTTTGAATGAGACCTTTGGTCTTAAGCAGGCTACAGCGATCTATCGCAGTATCAATACGTTGGACAACTTCGATGACGTGGAAACCATTGAATCCATCTGTCTGTCTGAAGAATCACCTGAAGAGCGGTTGTCTGCATTGGTCGAGCTGACTTCTGAATTCACCGTAGAAGACATCCTGATGCAATTGGAGCGGGTAAATCCGGCGCTTCTCAAGCGCTTGGTGGAAACCATCGAGACCGTAGACGATGGTCTGTCTGAGATGCCTGTTGAACGTACCGGCAAGATCCTACGCATTAAAAGCTGCACAGAGCAGCTAGAGACGCCGTGGTTGCTTGAGTACATAGACGCTGGCGGAACAATCAATCGTCCCGTGAAGGACCTTATGGAGGCCTTCAGAGCGATATACGAGGAACGCCTAGCTAAGGATGCGATGCTGAATCACGATGTGGCTCAGTTGGCCTTGCAAATGATGGCCTTTGTCCTGGCCTCAAACACCGAAGACGCTGATCTACTGCGCGTCAGTGAAGAAGCGGTCGAAGAGACCTTCCTTAAATTACCCCTGATCATTCGTGTAATGGAACAGGTGCGGACCATTCTGGCGGCGGTACCACATGAAAAAGATTGATTACTTGTTTGCGGCGTTAAATGCTGGAGCGTACCGCAAGAAGTCGTGGGCGCTGTCGGTGTTCAGCGTGACCCAAGAGCCTGAAGAACACTACCCCTACGCACTGATTCGCAGTGAAAAGAACACCGTGTTTGTCGACCCTGAAAACCGTGAAAACCTCATCACTATCGAAGATGCTAAACCGCAGGAGCCGTTGTTCCGGTTTATGGATCGGGTGGACATCACGCCTGCGTTGGTACCCAACTGCAAAAAGGCTATGAATGTTCCGATTGGGAATGTGTTCTTTAACTTCTACGTGTTGATTTACGCCTTAGGTGATCGGCTTGAGTTCATGTCTGGAAAGATCACACCGGGTGCGGTGATGAACAAGATCCGTCCATTGATGGCTGACTACCCACCTGAAGGGCAAGAACGCGACCCGAAGTTGATCTACCCGGTTGATTATCGTAAGTTCAACAAAGCCATCTTTGGAATCTCAGGCTTTACTCAGCTGTGCGTTCCCTCCGCGACTAAGCGGATGTTGACCACTCACCCTGACGCCAAAAAGCTACGGGCTGAATTGCTGGAGAAGCACAAGGACCGGCTGTGGGACCCTGCGGTGATTGCCAAGATTGAAGCCGAACTCATTGCGCTCGATAAAGAGTGGATGAAGTCTGATCCGGACGGTGGAGACGGTTTCTACGTCAAAGAGTCTAAGGCCTACGGTGTGGTGCGTAAGCGTATGCACTTGATGCACGGTGCTGAGATGGGCTTCCAGGACGGTACCCGAGCAACCCTCGTAGTGAACAGCTTGGAAGAAGGTTGGGACGTCGATAAGATGCCTGACATGATCAACTCCCTACGTGAAGGTTCCTACAACCGGGGTCGAGACACAGCCTTGGGTGGGGAAGCGGTGAAGTTCTTGGGCCGAGTGTTCCAGAACACCACCATCACTGAAAATGACTGCGGGAGTAAACTCGGTTGGGATAAACTCTTTACTGAGACCAACCACAAGAAGTTTGTAGGGTTCTACCGAGTCACTCCTAACGGTTCGGAGGAAATCACCGAAGACTACGCTCGTTCACAGATCGGCAAAAAAGTCGTGGTGCGTTCACCAATGTTGTGCAAGACACCTAAGACGGGTTTCTGCCAGCATTGCATGGGCAACCCTAACGCCATCAACCCAACCGCATTGGGTTTGCTTGCAGCCGACTTGGGCAGTCAGATGATGTACATCTTCATGGGTGCCATGCACGGTAAAGTGCTAAGTGTAGCCAAATACGACTTCAAACATTCCATCACGTAATCTGGAGAGACCCCCTGATGACCAGTATCAACAAACCTGCTGCACAGTGGACCGATGCCGAACTGTTGGCGTGGGCGCGTGGCGAAGCCAGCCCTAGTGGACAAGCCAGCAATCGCACCGTTGCTAAAGAATGTGTCACTCGTTTTGGTTTTGAAGCCACTGACGACATCGACACGATCAAAGCCTACGTGATCGCCAAGTTTGTCGCTGCTGCTGATGCAGAAGCCGAGGGTGAGGGTGTAGACGAAAGCGCTGACGAACTTTCGGACGAACTCGGTGATGAACCACCGGCCGACGAACCCGATGCCAACGAAGGCGTAGGTGAAGCAGCCGAAACTACCGCACCTGCGGCTCCGGCACCACAACCGACTCCTGCTCCTGAAGCACCGGTTGTTGAAGAAAGTGGCGAACCTGAAATACCAGACGAAGTCGTTCTGGTCAAACCCACCCCTGCACTGTTGAGCCAAGCAAACATGTCGCGTGAAATCATCGAAAACAACCTGGCCTCTTACGCCAAGTCCATGGCACCTAACGTTCCGGTCTCCCAGGAACAAGCGGCCACTAAGCAACTGATGTTGTACCGCACCTTCCAGATCGTACTGCGTGCGACCGGTCAGGACTTCTTCAAGAACATGGATCTGCTGTTGGCGTTCATCAACGCTCATCGTCAAACCCTGTTCACCGAAGCCCGTGCGTACCGCGAAATGGAAACCGTGCGCCTGCCGGCTAACGAGCGTAAGAACTTCGAGCGCTTGCTGAACCTGTTCATCGGTACAGCGGCGAAAGAAACCCGTGCTATGGCGCTGCGTCAAGTTGACCTGCCTCGCACCCTGCAAGGCCTGGATGCTGACATGCAACAACGCGTGACCGAGTACTACTCGATCTAAGCGGCAAAAAAAAAAAAGGTACTCTAGGACTCCCGAAGGAGTCCTAGAGCCTTTATGCTGTTAATGAACAGTTGCCCCTTGAGCGTTTGCGTTTAGGGGATACACCACCAAATCTTTCTCCTCAATCCAAGCTTTCAGGTCTCGAAGGAGTAGGGGTTTGGCGTGGGCCGGAACACTCAAGCTTTCGATCACCTGTACGCACTCAGCCTCACTATGACCCACCGACAGCAACGTGTTGATCATCGTGTTGTATTGACGCTGAGCGTAGTAGACATCTTGGCTTTTGTGTTCGAGTTGGTGTTGGTAATACGCCCAACAACACAGCGTGGAGAACACGAACATTTCAGGAAAGCGCTTGAGAAACATTCGTACATCCACCATCCCCATGATCTCGGTTGCAAAGCCAAGCGCGGCGCTCAGAAATTCCACGTCGCTCAATTTGATTGAGGGGTATAGGAATCGTGCGTCTCGTAAGGCCAAGGGGTGGTCGAGGAGCAGTTGACTAACATCAACGACGTTGGCCACGCGTAGTCGCTCAGCGTGACTTGTCGAATTGGCGCCAAAGTATTGCAAGACCCTCTCAGGGACTGGTTGTAGTTCCATAGTTCAAAGTCGTCCAGGTCTTGGCCCGACGCCTCCCCCATATCGATAGACGGTAGATAAACCTCCCACTCGATTGGATCGTCCTCAATGGTTACACCTGTTGGGGTGTACTTGTGACTGAGTACGCGACCGGTGAAAGCCTCTTTTTTCCGATTGTGGTATTCGACGTGTTTGTCAATGTCTGCACAGACCAGGTAGTAGAACTTCGGCACGGACCCTTCCCACGACAAGAGTTCACGCAACCGCCCAAACGCCTGCAGGTTTGCCGTGGACGAACCCAATGCATCAGTCATTACGACGGTCAGCAAATCGGGAATGTCTTGAGCAGTACCCAAAGACTTCAAGGTGGAGACGATGATCTCGCCTTTAAAGGTGTCCTCGATACTCACCCCTTGGACATGCAACACCACCTTGTGCTCAGGGAAGGCCCGAACAAAATGCTGCTGCATCTTGGTACACATCTCAACAGTGGCTGCGTAGATCAAACACTTCTGACCTCGCTTAAACTCCTGTATGTACGTTTCACTGATGACCATTGCCACCAGATCCAAGTAGGCGCGTAGCACGTCCGGTTGTTTCATGATCGATTGCTCGAACAGAACATGTGAGTAGGACTTACGACTGTGGTTCAACCAGCGCAGCCTGTGTCCTAATCGCAACCGGTATTCCAGTCCCACGGCTTCGGCGTACACCACACGCCCTTTAGGCTTGATGCGCCAATGCGGCGGGAACATCTCCGCCACCCGTGAATTGACAAACGGATCATCTCCCTCCAAGGTACCTGACAACGAGATCGTCTTCTCAACGTTCGTATACAAGTCCTGTCGGTAGTTCAGATGGAAGTCTTGGTGCACCTCGTCGATCAGTCGAATCCCAAACCCACAGACGTCATAGAACTCATGGGGTAGACAGGCGTAGCCCATCTCCAATATGGCGTCCTTATGGATTTCGTACTCTTTGAGGTAGTTATAAAACGTCATGTTCGAACAGATGACAAACTTGGCGTCCAACGTACCATCTACCGCCATCTGGGTAACTGCCTTGAGTGAGGCCGACCCCTTGACAACGATGATGTCGCCCTTCTTGATCTTAAAGGCTTTCTTGATGTCGCTGATCCACTTCTCCACGTACATCGCTTTGATGCACACGAAGGTGCGCTTCTTCAACTTACTGATGGCCAGTAACGCGGTAAAGGTTTTGCCACGACCAGGGTCAATGGTTGCCACCTTCGTTACGCCTTCAGCGATGATGTACTCCACGAGTTCGACTTGGTAGTCGCGTGGCTCACGCAGGTCAATCAGTTCCAGCTCGATGTCGTCGCCTTCGTTTTTAGGCAACTCCACCACATTAATCTTACCCTTACCATACCCGTGGCGTTCAAGCACCACGTATAGCTCTGGCAGGAGGTTACGGTGAAAATTGAAAACGGTACGGTCCCGTGTTACACCCACAAAGACACGCAGCATTGTTCGCACGAAACGCCCATGTGGACTTCGGGTGAACCCAAACTGCGCGAGCCGGTCGCACATTTCGAACAGGGCCGGACGGACACGTGGTCCGAAGTTCGACACCCGCACGAAATGGCTTCCCAACTCTAAGGTCAACTCTGTGCCTACTTTGGGTATAACCGGGGTAGGTCTCGTAGGCACAATGCTGCTCCTATTTAACTTACGCCGGATTTGCCCACGACCAAATAGTCGAGGGGATGGTCTGGTCGATTATCCAAGATGAAGGTTCTGATGTCACTCAGCACCGCACCCTGCTTCTCATAGGCCATGGTGGCCGACAAGCTACGGAACCACATGTTGTCCTCGTAATACCCCACAACCCCATTCAACCGGTCAACCGGCATCCGATGGTCATGGTTCTCAGGATCAATTGCCATGGTCGACAACAGAATCGCTTCCAAGTGAGCAATGTTCACACTCAACTTGGAGTTGATCAGATCGTCAAACGCAATCAGGGCTTCTTCGGTGGTGCTGTAGGAGCCTGAGTTCATGCGCTTGGAGGACTTATCACGAGCCTTGTTCGCACTAGGCGAGGCCTTGATGAAGTTCTCAATCATGGTCATGTATTCCACAGTGTTCAGGTGACGCTGCGGCAGTTCGAAGACATCGTCCTCAAAGTCCCAATCTGACAGGTCGATGGAGAAGTCACCCCGTGGGGTGGTTGACCAACCGACTTCCTTAAGAAAGCTCAAGAACAGCTCACCAAAGTAAGCACGCCGAGAGCCCATCGAGACAGAGACTGTCACAGTATTGATCATGCCGTCATTAATAATCTCCAGCTGGACCTCTACCAATTCAGCCAAACGCTCCATCGGTAGCTCCCGTACATGACGTACCCGGTGTAGGTCTGTCAGGCGTGGGGCGTACTGGTGAGGGACGATCAGACGAATCTCATCTGCGATTTTCAACTCAGCCATCAGGCGTAGTTTAGATTCATCACTCCCTTCACGGATGTAGTACTGGTCATGCTCACTGATCTTGAACGATTCCACACTGGTACTGCCGTCCAAGTGTTTGGTCGACAATACGCGCTGCGAAAGGATCTCACAGAGCGTGGTGGCACTGATGTGGCCGAGCACCGTCTTAGCCGGGATGGCGTGCGACAATTCCCCAAAGCAGGTAGCACAGACACCGTAAGCATCAGGATGCTGACACTTCAAGATGCTGCGCGTCTTCAAGGTTTTGCCAATCAGCTGGTTACGGTTGCGCTTAATAATCGGGCGCAACTTACCATCATCGTCCAAATACACCTTACCCAACAGGTTCTCGAAGTTAGACGCCGTGAGGGTCCACTCGATGTAATGCTGACTACCGCAATCGCCAGGATGGATGTGTTTCAGGGTTTCACACACCAACTGCATCCGACGGTTGAAGTATTCCGAGTCTGCTACCGGGTCCTTGGCAAACCACAATGCCTTAGATGCAGAACGTGACTCGACCATGGATTCATACAGCTTGGTAATGCCGTGGGTGTAGCCTTGTAGTACCGGGGTGTGGAAGATCCGTGAGTTGATATCGGTGAGGTACCCTCGTACCGAGACGCACTGTAGAATCTGACCCATACTGACCAGACCTGACTTAGCCACCTTCGCCACTGGGTTGCCCACCAGCTCGTTCTCATCGAGCAATACACCCTTAACTGCAGTGTAGGTGTGCTCAATGGAGTTGGGGGACGGTTTGGTGTTCTCGTTGATCTCCTTGATCTTGGGGTGGGTAACGATGTCGATGAAGTCGAGAATGCAAATGCTGCTGACCGACTGTGGGACATTGTAGGTGAAGTCGTTGTAGATGTCCTGGAAGGTGTCATACACGATCTGCCGTGCTTCATCCAGATCCAGTTGGTTGGCTTCACCGCGCTCATCGAACCAGTCTTTGGTTTCGAACAACGAGATTTCAATCAACTCAGCGGTGGTGCGCATGCCGAGTCGGGCTTTACCAATGTGGTAGCGTTTGTACACCGGTGCTTGGGGATGCAACCGGTTAAACACCATGGTGTACCAGCTGTACTGCGTCAAGCGGGTATCAGTTTCAAGGTCCCCATCATCGAATTCCAGAATGAAAGGGCGATCAGGCATGGCCCACACTTGTGCGGCGGACATAGCAAGGATCTGGCGAACGGGAATACGTTCCACTAGGAACCTCCTAGAAAGACGGCTGTGGGTTTCCCCACAGCGAAGTTTATGATGAGCCTTACAGGCTTCCTGGGAGTTGTGGCTTCTCAGGTTTATAGACAAACCGGATGCCTGCACACTCCAACACGTGTGTCACAAACAGGATGTTACGACCTTGACCCAAGGGGAAGTTCTTACGATCAATCACCTTCGGGATGTTGGTTGGGGTTTTCGCACGCAGGATATTCGCAGTGATCTCCTTGTGTACGGTTGGGTTGTTGGACTGGTCTACCAGGTCAGCTGCTACGTAACCACCAGCAGTACTGGCCAGCAAACGTACTTCACCTTCACCGGTTAGACGGATAGGAGAGGCACGTCCTGGGTAGGCGTACTTGTCCATCTTGGTAATCTTGGCAGGGATGCCGTGGTGCTGCAACTTCGCAGACGCCACACCTGACCATTCACTACCGGTCTTTTCCAGCTCGATCACATACACGCTACCGATCATGATAGGTGAATCGGTTACCACACGGATGCCGTTTTGGCCAATGTAGCTGACCGGACCATAGCACGGTGGGTACTTGGCTTGGATCTGTTGTACCGTCTCGACATAGTCAATCGGGTTGTGAGTAGGAAGCCACAGGTAAATGCCATCACGCAATACCGAGAGCAGGTGGTCGTTGATAGGGGCTTTGTATTCACCCCGCACAAACATCTGCGCCATCCACGGACTGATGATGTCGTAGTACCCAAACAGGTATTGCCAGGCTTGCTCGACAATCGCTGGGTCCAACTGAATGTCAGGTCCTTGGATTGTGTTGCTTTCCCGAGTACCGAACAATGCGTTCTGTAGGTTAAAGGTGGGTTTCGGTTTAGCAGGTACGTCTGAACCATCAGGCTTGAAGCCAAACATCTGGCGAACCTTCTTGGTGACATCCCGACTGGCTGCGTTAAAGTACTGCTCGTACAAACGACCCAAGTTCATCCGTTTGATGTTCGAGTCAGCGTCCATGATGTAATCGGCAGAGTTACCGTCAGCATCCACTGGCATGTTGGCTCGTGGCCAGATCCCACAGATTACCGCCTTGTCGCCGTGAGTACCGGTGATCTTGTTACCGATGGTGGGCACCATGTCGTATTGATAAGTCACCTCAATACGCCATTCGTCCAACTCGTTACGCCGGTAGGTCTTGTTGACATCCATACTGCCTTGACGACTGTCGCGATGACGTTCGTTCAGGAATGTCCGGGCTTCGACTAGCAAACGGTTGAATTCATACCCCAAGGTTGGGCGACCACCGGGACGACGCGAGACTTTCTCGTATTCGGCCCAGATACGCTTGTAATAGGTCGTCGCTGCAGTGTGGTACTTACGCAGTTGACGATCCATTCCTGAGGGGGTGTTGCAGTTGCGCAGCATGTGGTTGTGCTGTACCGCAATGTCGATCACGGTAGCGCCAGGTGTTGCATAGACCAGTCGGTCGTAGATGTAGTCTGGCTCACGCAGAGCTGTTGGGGACATCTCGATCGGAGCCAACAAGGGATCGTACTTACGCAAGGCATAGAGCAACCCGTCATCACGGATCTTCTCGCCAATGTCAGGCACGGGTTTGTATTCATCAGGACGTGACGGATCGCCGTACAGGTTGATCATGTAGTAGTGCTGACCACAGCTTTCTACGCGCTTCTCAAAGCCTTCGGCTGTGAGTTTAGGAAGCACGTCGTCGGCAAAGATCGCACCGTCTTCAATCACCCCTTCAACCGACATCAGGATCATGTTCAGTTCAAGGCCGTACTTGTAGTCTCCTTCGGGTGTTACGCTTGGGGAGTCTGCCACTTTAGTACCGGCAGGGATACGAGCCGTGGCTGTGAGTTTGTTCATCACCTCAGGATCTTTCTTGTAGCTGAAGCCGAAGTGCTGGTGGTTACAGTTGTAAAGCGGTAACACCATGACATCCACGATGCCAGTGTCGGCGTCTTCGTAGATGTAGGCCGTCTCTGGGGAGAAGGCAATGGCATCAATCCCCACGGTCTGATCGTAACGTGGAACGACCGCGAGAATCGTTACGTTGTTGTCAAACTTCTTAGAGAAGGTGTACTTCGCAAATTCACGCTCGGTACCGGTTTGTTGACGACGCAGGGTACTACCTTTAATAACCAGGCTCGAGCCCAATGCCGAGTTGGCCATTTGGACACGCGGCGAACTGTCGCCACGCAGGTGAGAGTTCAGGTTACTCACACCGATCAGTTCGGGAAACAGCTGGCAATCGGCCGTCATCGGGTCGACTTCGCTGTAGTGAGGCACCGTGTTATGTTTGAAGACTTCAACTACTTCATCAGACACGACAGACTCCTTAGTCTTTCAGTTTAGAGGGGCAGAGGTGTATGTACTCACCGAGTATTCACCTTAATAATATAGGTTTGTATTTTCTTTACTGCGGACGGACACCCAAATGACCATGCCCATCAATGACCTGCTTACTAACCAAGTAGCGCAAGTCTACTGCGACCAGGGGTTTCGTGATACGGTCGAGTCGGTGCTCAGCATCATCAAGGCTAACCCCAACAACCGTGCGGTCTCTGTAGAGCCTGGCACAGCCTATAAATACGAATATGACTTTTATGGATTGCTCGCTCACCTAGGGATTCCCACCAGTTTGCACTGGTTAACCCTGCGGGTGAATGGATACCGTGATCCACGGGATTACTTGCACCATCAGGTGGAACTGGTCGTACCTACTGAGGACGACATCACCTATGTTCGCCGGATGTACAAGACCCGTAAGGGCATAGTTTGAAAAAAAAAACAGGGGACCGAAGTCCCCTGTTGCTTTTATGCCGCCTTAGATCCCGGTGGGATACATCGGCTGCTGATACATCGGCTGCTGAGCGGGATAACCCATCATGCTCTGTTGCGGGTGTTGGAACTGTTGTACGAACATCTGCTGCGGCGTGAGTACCGGCTGACCCATGGGTTGTTGCATGTACTGCTGGGGCTGCTGGTACATCGGCTGCTGGACAGGTGGTGGTTGGATACCCATGCGGTTTTGAAGCAAGCTATCAAAGCTGATAACCCCGGACTCGCGAGGTGCTTGGGTAGGTTGTTGCTGCGGTGGCTGCCACTGACCGGCTTGATGTTGCGGAGCCTGTTGCTGCGCTTCCCAGGGAAGGGTTTGCTGCGGTGTTTGAGTTTGCTGAAGGGGAACTTCGGCATTCTCGATGCTGGCCAACGCATGGTGAGCCGCTTGCTTGGAAACGCTAGTGTCGAGCACAACCACCTTGTTACCATTCTGCTGCGGCTTAGTTTCAGCACCGGACTTGTCCAGGAGCACGCCTTCGTTACCCGAGAGACTCGGGATCAAATCGCGGAACTTTCCCAGATCGTTTAGCTCTTTATCGAACTCGAGATTGATCAACAGCTTGTCCGCTTCGTCCAGATGTTTCTTGAACTTGCGGGTGACGCCATTGAGCTGCTTGGCGATCTTGGCAAACGAGGACATCATCGCATGGAAATACGGGGCCACGTCACTGTTAGTGCCGTAGCTGTACTTGTCGACGTTGTCAGCTTCTGGGAGGATGTAGTCGAACAGAGCCTTGATGGCTTTCTTGTTCTTCTGACTGTGCAAGGAGAAGTTGAACACTTCCTTGCCCTGCGATCCCAATTGCTCGATCAATGGGAAGGTGGTCACCGCCACGCGGGAGTAACCTTTACCTTTCCACTGACCAGCCCGCTTCAGGTACATGTTGCACAGCTGGTTCTTGTCGATGCCGAGCGATTCTACGATCTTGGTCAGATCCTTGAACGTGTTCTCGCTCACAGCGCCCACGGTGGAGAGGAACTCGTGCTGGTCTGGAGTCAGCTTCTTCTGCGCATCCACATTGACAGCAATCGCCATCAGTTGGGTCGCCAGATCAGCCGTCACCGACAACACCCGCACCATCAGCAAGCCCTTAAGCTTACGCAGCACTTCTGACTCACCACGCAACAGGCTTTCGGCCATCGGGTGGAATGCAATGGTGGACTGCCAGTTCGGATTCGCCAACACTTCAGGGATCGGCAGGACCAGACGCTTAGCCGGATCTTTACCTACCGTACAGGGGGCGTGAATCCCATCCAGGTCCATACTGATCAGACCTTCCTTGTTCGCTACCAGACCGGCAGCTGCCAGCACAGACTCATATAGTGGAATTAGCATAGTTCATACCCCCAAAGGATTGATTGTTGGATGCAACGCTGGTAACCGTGTTGTTTGCCAATGTCTCGATGTCACTCACGTAGCTCATGGCGTAGTTCACGTTCTGAGACAACAGTGGCGTGGTCAGAGAATCTGCAAAGGACGGTGCGCAGAAATGCATTTCAGGTCCACCCGACACAGAAACAAAGATGTGGGTCTCGCCATACATGTCCACGATGACACGGATGTTGAAGTCCACGGCATTGTTGATTGAGAGCCCTACCAGAATCTCATGGATCAACCGGTTTATGAAACTGGTGATGGCAAACTTGATCATTTCCACCGTAGGTAGCCAGGATGCTGGAGCGCCTTGGACATCAACGAGGAATTCGCGGTTAATCGTACGGTTAGTCGCCGAGAACGCGATCTTGGTCAAGAAGTGGTCGGACATCAGCGCAGGTACTTGCTGACTGATCACCTGAGCGATGATGGCCTCAGTGTTCGCTGCGTTCCAGTTGGCAGTCATGCCTGTCTGGTGTAGCGGCATCTCAAAGCCCGACACACCGGACGGTTCGATCAGGTTAACCCGATCGTCGAGGTTGCCGTGGTTGGAACCGATCTCCATGAGACACTTGTAGGAGAACGAGCTACCTTCTTGGAATCCTCCATTCTGAATGATCTGGTGCAAGATGCGGTTCTGGTTCACGCCTTGTTCAGCGTAGTGACCAATCGCACGATCCATGACATCGCCGTAAGGAGTTGCCATGCTGTCTTGTGCTGAGAAGTTGTTCAGCGGGATCGACCCTTTGAGTACCCGAGACAAGTACTGGTTGGGTAGGTCGTTGGCGATGGTGGAGAACTTCGGGGTGTGGCCTGCAAAGACCGTCCGTCCATCAATGACCGGCTCTGCGTAACCACCCGGACCACCGGTCTGCATGATGCTGAACACGTCTTCAGGGCGCAGGCCCACCGCAACAGGTTCATTGCCTTGCATGCCGAAGTTCGGCTGATACTCCCCGACCAACAAACGATCGGAGCCGGCCAAGCGAATCCCGTTCTGTCCGCCGATGTTCAGACTCAGTACACGGTTCACCACCAGTTGCATGTCGGGGTCAAAGACCACATTGCCGTGATTGGCACTGTACCCTTGATAGTTGGTGTAACCCGAGAGGTACTGTTTAACGATACCCGTCTGATTCTGAATTTCCACTTCCATCATGAAGCGCAGACGAGACTGATCCCAACCTGCCAGGATGTTGCTATCCCAGTAGACATCCGCCGAAGGACGTAGGAGTGCACCGGCGTATGGGGCCAAGACACCAGCGGTGATGTTCTGGCCTTCTTGGGTAGCATGACGAATCGAGTCAACCATGGTCTGGTCAACGTTACTGGTCATGTGGTACGGGCGCTGGAATTGCGGGTTATGAGTCCCAACGGGGGTGAACAGGACTCGGATGATTTTGACGTAACTCGGGAGCATAAGGGGTTCCTCTTACTAACAAGGGATTAGATTAGGCGGGCAGCAGCCAGTCCGTGGTCAACAGGCGTCAGGATGTGATCCATCAGCAAGCGAACCAATTGGGTTTTAACATCGGCTGGTACCATGATCACGTTATCAAACTCAAAGCGGAAGTCGACCACTTTCTCAGCCGGTACGTAGACTGCCCAATAGTTCTTGGACATTTCCAGCGCAAGGGCATCGATAGCACGGCAGGCCGCATTGGTTTGGCGATCAGAAGTCTTACCGCTTTGGCGTGTGCTGTAGGGGTACAGACCCACCAGCTTTTGCACCGCATCGGATGTAATCCGGCTACGGCTGTCCACGGTAAACATGGCTGACTCTTCTTCCCAAACATAGGGCGTCGCAGTCAGTAGAACCGCCAACTCTTTAAACTGCCAATGAAACATTAGCGCTTGAGTGGCACCAATGGTGCGCAGGAGAGACGGCTTGTCCAAGTTCGGGATGGCCCGAGGAGACAAGACTTTGGACATCACCCACTGCACCAGTGTCATTTGGTGAGCAGAGATCGGGTCCAGTTCCAGCTTCCATGCATTGCGGATACACATCTCGACCAACTCGGGAGGAACCGTCGGGTCTACCGCATGTGTCATCTGCATGTAGTTCTCGGTATAGATGCTCTGAGGAATCAGGTCACCATCCGAAATCTCTTGCTTGACCTTATAAGTCTCAGCGATGGACATGTTGTCTTCATCACCGCCCCGATCCGTCGGGTTATGTTTCGGGTTGAGTTTGCCATCGCCTGCGGTAAAGCTACGGTCCAAGGACTTGTAGGTATTGCGCAGGTAGTGGTACACGTTACTGATGATACTGGAGTTGATATCCAGCACCGTGACTTCAGACAGCGCCACCTTCTTGACGATTGCTCGACAGTACAGGTGGTCAGGTAGCTCAGTTGAACTCAAGCCAAAGCACACCGATGCCACAGAGATGGCTTCACGTGCAATGTTTGCCTCAACATACGCCCGAAGACGTTGAGCCCCAATGGTGGTTTCGATCCAGGTGTCCGACAATAGCCCGTAGGCGTATTGTTCTTTGTGGTTGTTCCCCACATTCTTGTTGATGAAGATGAACTGGTAGAAGATCGGGACCATCAACTCCAGACCAACTGCTAGCACAGCCAACTCTTTGTAGTCATTGATCAGATACGTCCGGTCTTCTGGATTACCATCGTACTGGTCGTAGATGTTCTCCGGGATATAGATGTTGCCATAACCCAGCACCCAGTAACGCAACTGCTCGTAGTTGAACAGGGCATACATCTTCTTTACAACTTTCTTCAGCTTGCCGAACAGCAGTCGAAGCTCCCCCTGTGTACGCATCAGCTCGTAAGCTTCAACGTAGCACTCCCATAGTGCTTGTTGCTTATCAGCGGGCCACGAGGCCACGAACCCATTGATTGGGTTGAACAGGTTGTCCAAGTTCTTGAAGCTGGTACGATTCAACATCGACCCACTCCACTCCAACTCCTGCCCCTGATGGCTCGTCACAAAGGAACCGATCATCTGAGCCGATTGATTCTCTTTTGAACGAACGCCGGCAATCTTCATAGCAGGTACTCCTTAGTACTTGGTTGCCAGTAGATATTATACATCCAAAAATGCTTTCAATCCCATGGCGTGTTGGCGGGACTACAGGGTCGGGATGCCTGCTGCCGGACAGGCCGACAGCAGGACACGTGGGGCGTTACATGTTGTAATCGTCGTCGTTACCCCAGTCACCGTTACCGCCGCTTGGAGCACCACCACCACCGCCGCTACGGTTGCCGCCGCCATTATAGCCGCCGCCACCGTTACTGTTACCGCCACCATTGCGGTTACCACCGCCGTTGTAACCACCGCCGCTGTTACCGCCACCGTCTTTGTTCTTCGGTTCCGGTGCAACGTATTCAGCAGTCGCTACCGCAGCCACCAGACCGGTGATGGTCCGACGCCAGCCACGAGCGAAGAAGTTGGACGCTTCAGCCTTGGACAGTGGGTTACCATCCGGACCCATGATGGCATGGTAGCTCGTACCCAGGAAGTCGAACTTCAGGTAAGGACGATCCTTAGCCACCAGCGCGATGAACATCACGCCTTCTTTGTCGCGACCCAGAATGGTGGTCGACACCAGACGAGGTTCTTCAGAACGCTTGCCTTCGAAGAAGGTGTGGTTCTTGTTGGTGATCTTGTACGCAGTGTCCGCCGGCGACTTGAGAACGGCATCAAACAGTTCCAGGAACGCACCAAAGGTGATCTGATCCATGGCTGCACGAATGTTGCCGTTGTTCTTGTCGTTCGGGACGTTGGTGTAGACATCCAGATGAATCTGGTTCTTAACCACGCTTACAGCAAGCGCACCTGGAAACTTCGCGCCTTGATCGGCCAACACAGGACCGTTCAGTCGAAGCTTGTACTCATCCAGGGCGTTTTTCTTACGCGGTGCCGGACGAAAGTTGTTGTTACCAGCCATGATTTGTATACTCCTCGGTTCTTCACATAATGGGACAAAAAGGTAGTTTTTTACCTTTTGCCTTTAAAACATCTTCAACAAAATGAGTTTGAATTCAGGATGAAACGGGTAGCTGTTGATACACTGTTTCATCCGACCCAATGTCGTGGTTGGTGACCAAAGGTACTTAGTCGCCATATCCACAAACTGACGCTTTTCCTTTATAGGGAACGTCTGAAAGTGGACACCATCCCCAAACAGTTGAAGCGTGACATGGTTAAAAGGCATCCGGGTCAAGTCCAATCCAGCACCACCCGTTAGCTTTGACGACCACTGGGTATGCGGTTTTATTTTCCCGGTGTGGGACTCCAATAGATCAAGCTTTTGGAATTCGTAGCGTGACAACAAATCGATCGGCATGTGCGTCACGATCAGGCTGTTTTGAGGACAACCTTTAAGCGTCAAATCACTGTGTTGCAAATCAACCGCCGCACTGGTGGTTAATGCAGAAAGCACAAAGTCTTCCTGAGACATCATTGCTTTTTGCAGATCCGTTTTAGGGGTCTTCAAAAAACAGTGTTGATACTTCTTCTCCAACCCTTTGTAGCTTTGGACATAGAAGTAGGGTACACACAACCCTCGGGTGACAGACTCCAAGGACCCAACGATAACTTGAATTTCTGCAGTGAGGGCATCGTACAGGTCATCGTCTTTTATAGCGTCCTTTCGATCGCGCGCTACCGCGCCGATCAGGTTCCGTAGCAGGGTGCGTACGTTGAACCAGATGGCACGATAGTTGTTGATCGGGGGCTTGGCCTGATGTTCCGGGTGATCGGCTGACACCCCGAACGCACTCTCCAGTGCTAATGCCGTAGCAATGGAGATCGGAGCGTAGCTACCCAGTTCACGTTCGGCCAGAGGAGAATATCTTCTGGTCATTTAGCAGGTTCTCGGCAAGTTGATGATAAAAGGGGTCGTGGACTTCTTCTTTAAACCTGGTCATCATCAGACTAAAGATGTTATCCGGGGTGATCGCCGCTGGGGTGAATGGGGTGATAATACGATCCACCGCTTCACGTTTACCTTTGTCCTGATCCATCACCTTGGTGGTAATGAAGTGTTCGGTGAACCTTGTTTTAAGTTCATTCAAACTCAGGATGATCGGATCGGTCTTGTTAGCCAGAACCCGTACGTGGGAGCCCACAGGAAGCCTCAGGACCGTTTGTTGGATCTTATCGGTGGCAAGGTCTAGGCTGTCGCCTGAACACTCCACAGAGACGTACTGCTTGGCGTTGCGGTTCTCCACGAATTTGATTTCATGACGACCATCCGCTTTGGTTCTGACCCACAAATGACCCTTGGCTTCTTCTTCCCCGTGTGAGAGTCGATCAAACGACCCGGCAGCGAGGATGTTGCCATTTTGTGAGCGCTTGTGGATGTGTCCCCCAAATACAAAACACCGGGTGATGTTCTGGTATCGTTCACAGCTGTGCTTAGGCGCCGGGACATGATCGGGCAGCTGGTGTTCGAACGCACCGTGCAAGACGGTAAAGTCCACCTGCTCCAACTGGTGTTCAGCCATTACCCGTTGGACATCCAACCAAACGTCATCCGGTTCGTGTTTCCATTCATCCGGTACGTACAACACATGGATGCCAAGTTCTGCAATGTACTCGATCGACAGGACATCTGTGTACTTGAGGTTAGCCCCGATGGTGTGGTTGGCGTAGACCATGTTAGCGCTTTGTTGCCAATCGTGAGACGGCGTACCTTCCAACACCCGCAGAATAACGTTGTGCTTCTTACATTGTAAGAGGAAGTCGTTCATCCACTTGTCGATCAACTCAACGTTGGGGTCGGAATAGTCGATCTGGCGGTCAAACAAGTCACCTGCAATGATGAACAAATCCAGCTCACCAAAGGCTTCGTTGTCAGGGAACTCCCGGTACAAGTTAGCGATGATGTGGGCTGTATCTGTGTTGTGGTGACCTAGGTGTACGTCGCCAATCTCTGCGATCGTCAGTTCAGGCAAGTTCGAAGTCATCAATGAAGTCCCCATCAGATGACGGTTTGGTTTCAGAAGCCGGTGTAGCCTCTGAGGTTGCATTAGGGTCTTTGATTACCCCGAAGTGACGCAACACCACCCGCCATTGTTCTTTCTCACTCTCACTCAAACCCACCAATTGGGTTTTGGACTTCACTGCGTTGCCGATATACCGTTGACCGAGGGTTGGGACCACGTCGTCCTTTTGCAGCGCTTTGGCTACGTGTTCGAACATGGTATCGCCCCGGTGTCGGGCAGGCTTGAAGTTAAATCGCCGAGAGATCGGTGGACAACGGAACAACAACTCACTACCACGGTACACATCCAACGGACGCTTAACGTTATCCGACACTGCTAACCAAGGGGCAAGGCTTGGGCGTTCTTCGCGACTTAACAACATCGGCAAAATAGCAGACTGGAAGTACTCCTCACTGCAACGGGGGACATCATTATCAAACAATGCGCTGAGATCGGTAATGGCTTCTTTAACCGCGGCGCTGTTCTTTACAATCGGTTCTTTATTCGTCATGGTCTGGTCCTCAACACAAACGACTAGGGTCATACCCTAGCCGTTGTGTATAAAGAGTTACTTAGTGCGCTTTTACGATTGCTTTGTAGCCGGCACCTGGACCGATGTTTCATCCAGGGGTTCTGTGGTAATCAGGTTAACAGTGATGTAAACCAATTGATTGGGTTTGTAGCCACCCGCTCGGTGTTCGGCGAGGACGGCTGCTGCGAGCTGTCGCTCATCTGAGCTTTTGTTGAATATTTCATAACGCGGGAGTCCAAACTCATCACGAAGTACATCGAAGAGATGGAGCCCATCGTCACGCAGAACACACATAACCAAAACATTGTCATTGTACTCGAGGGAAGATTTCAGGGTAGCCGTACCAGCGGCAACCATCTCGAGGACCGTGGGTGGAGTGGTTGGGTGGTGGTGATCGTGTCCTGGCAGGTTACTCATGCGGGTGCGCAGTTCACGCAACACGTCATCGACCTTGTGAACGAGGTCTTCTACCTGCTTGCGGTTGGCTTTCTCGCCCAAGAGTTCAGCCAAGCGGGAGATCTTACGGTTCTGTTCGGTCATCACCACTTCGAGCGTGTCGATCAGCTGGTTGTGCATGATCCACAACTGATCAGCCTTGTTTTGCCCTTGGGGGAAGGTATGCTTTTGTAGATGATCGCGGAAGGACTGTTCACCGAGTGGCGGGGTGAGGTCTTTTTGCGAGTTGTCGTTCAGGGGCGAGTTCATTAAGTTTATATCCTTCATTAACCGTTGTTGATTTCGGCGATGCTGGCTACTTTCGAATTGATTACAGACAATTCACGACCGGCGTAGTATTGCTTACCTTCAACCATCACTCGGATGTCCAAGGTCAGGTTAATCAGGTCGGGGCGATCTGGATCGGGTGTGGTCGCCTCGGCATCCACCTCTGCTGCGTCAAAGTAACGCGACAACAGGGATACCAGCGTAGTACGGGTTTCAGTGGCCAAGCGTTCAGGTTGTTCAGTGTTGTTTTGGATGATCGCAGGGAACGAGGCAATAGAACCTACGAAAAAGAACGACTGAGACTTCTCACTCACCAAGAAGTAGCCCAACAGCTTGTCCAACTTCTCAGGGACATCACCGACCCAACCAGACGCACTTAGGGAGGGAATCTCAACGTTCATAGGAACCTCGGCAGGGGGACAAAAAATAAGGCTTCATATTAAAGGGAACGGGTGAGGGGACAAATGCCCCCTCACCTATCACCACAGTGAGGAATTGAAACGACTGGTAGGATCATCCCGCCCAGTACGGTACCGCATCAACAACTCAGACCAACTGCAAAGCACATCAACCTTCTGATCAAAGTTCAGCTGGTCTTCAGGCTTCTCATGATCCAAGAAGTACGTTACGGCCTTCCACTCTTCACCGTCCTCGTCTTCTGCTACGATTCCGGACATGACGCACTTGTAGTGGTAGTGTTGCTCACCCACGTCAGTACCATGTTCGTTCACATAGGTTTCGCTGTAGCCGTCGATCTTCTGGTCCAGATACGCTTGGCGGATCTCGGGTTGGGCCATCAGGAACGGCTGCATGACTACTGGTGCATGCTGCAACGCAGCAATGCCTACCAGCTGACGAATGCCCTCGTCATCCCAGAGACTGGCAACGCGTCGTGCCCCGGCTCGCGCGAGTCGAGCTGCATCCTCACCGAAGAACCTGGACCATTCGTTGCGCGTTTGCTGGACGAAGTTCAAGCCTTCTTGAGTCAACATAGGGGTAATCTGCTGCTGCAAGTTTGTAACGAATTGCTGCACCTCGGGATTCGGTGCACCATACATCAAGTGGTCAAACGTATTCGTACCACCAATTACCATTTGGGCCATGATAACTCCTTTCTACATAAAGTAGTGGCTGATGGTAATTTTAGATCGCGAATATGCCACGCTCCGCATACCACTTCTCTGTTCCCTTCTTGGCCACCAGGTAAAGCCCTTGTGGGTTGGTCAGATACAGCGAGTAGGTTTGTGCGGTTTGGGGCTGCGGGACGCCGTTGACAACTTGCTTGTGTTCCTTGACTTCATCGGGGACCAAGCTGAAAGTGTACTGGTGCTTAACCAGTTCTTCTCGCATCTTGATAAATTCGGCTGGAGTGGACTTAACCACCAACAGGTAAACACTCGATGTATTGAGCTGGTTATTCTGGGCCAGCTCGAGTATCTCTCGTGCCTTGTTCATGCAAAGATTCCTCCGTGAGAGGGGACTGCAAGCCCCCTCAAGTTTATTTAACGGCCTCGGTGTATGTAGTTCGAGATCGTGGTCACCACAGGTGCAGGGATTGCAATGTGGCTAGAGATGCTGCGGGGTTTTCGGGTGTCGTACACACCGTTCCTTGGGGCCAACTCATCCAACGCCTCCAACATCTGGTGGTCGAGGATAATGATCCCGTTCAAGGCATCACCGTCATAGTCAGCGTTCATGCCCGGCAGTACCAGTACCGAGAGACTCACAGTGTTAATCCGTGTGTCTTCACTCTTGATACGGGTGACATACAGGCGTTGGGCCGATAGGCGGGTCAACGTAGGGTTACGTTGGAAGATTACTGGAATACCCTTACGGGGCGATTCCGCAATCATCTCCTTGAAGATCTCATCGATCAGGGGGTGATAACGCAGGGTATGTTCGAACAGCAGCTTGTTGATCTGCTTAGGCGACATCCCTCGGTGCAACAGTTTCGCCGTCAAGTGGGTCTTAAAGACCATGATCGACAACGACCAAGGCAGCTCGAGTTCCTCGTGATGATGCTGCTCAGAACGGGACGTGATAACAGCCCGGAAGCTGAAGTGGTCACGTGATCCAAACACATGCTTACGCCACCAACCAGTCTTACTACCCAACTGTGAACCGATGAACGGCGCATAGTACTCAGACAGCATGGTGACCGCGGTAACGGTACGCTTCTCGATTTCCTCTTGGCTCAGCTTGGTTTGGCTGTGCACGATACCACTGATGGTGTAGATCGCATCAATGGCGGGCCGCATAGTGAGATCACCATACAGACCAGTCGCAGCCTTCTCGATGATAAAGGCCGCTTTCGACGGGATCGGCACCTTATGGCTGAAGATCAGATCGCGATACAACGCAATGAAGGTACGCAGGTATTCCACCTTACGCTTCTTCTTATTGTCATACAACGGTCCTTCCTCCGAGCACATCAGTTGCATGATGCTGTCGAAGTTACGGTAGAAGGAATTCAGCCCACGCTTGTAGCCTTGAGCCGTTAGCGCTTGGGTGAAGAACTCCATCTTCTTGTTATTGGGTCGGTACCCAGGATTGATAAGCCAGTCTAACAAGCTTACGCTCTTGACGGTCATCTCCGACTTGAGGATCACATACACCCACGGGTTGATCAAACGATCTACCCCTTCTGGTGCTGCTATCCACAAAAGTGCCTCGAGAGGCCTTTCGGTAGACGGCAAACAGAAGTGGTTGCATATCGGACAACGTACGCCGACGTTGTACTGGTACTTGAGGTATCCACAATCGCACGACGGTACGATGTCAAGGGATTCCCCTGTGTACTTGGTAATCGCGAGGTTGTGAAGAGCGTCTCGGTCCTCTTTACTGTCGATTTGATAATCGTTAATGATGAGCGGTACGCTGGTCAGTGAATCGAAGAGCTGATCGTGGTTAACGATCTCTGCACAGACACCCATCTTTCGAGACTCCCATTGTGGCTGACATAAAAATAAAAAAGGGGAGGCAATGCCCCCCCTTTTCCGTTAGGCCGCTAGATTAGCGACCCCACACGCCGTTGAACTGCTGGTTACCGAAACGGTTCCCGTAGTTCGGCTGGATCGCACCGCTCGACATCCAGTTACCCAGACCAGGATTGACCAGCTGACCCTGGAAGGAGTAGCCGCCACGAGTGGCGCCCTGGTTGAAGCTGTCGACCATGTTGCCCGGACGGACGGACAGGCCGGCTTCTTCGATCGAGTCGCTCAGAGCCTTGATGAACTGCTCGGAGAAAGTGACGCGACGTGCGAAGCCCTTGACCACAACGGAGCCCGACAGCAGGCGGTCGATGATGGTCTTACGCTCATGCAGACGCACGGACAGCGGGATGCTGCGATCGAGGTGAGTACGCTCCCACTTCTCCAACAGAGTCGGATCGTCCTTGCCAGCCAGGTTCAGGATGGCGAGGTAGTCCAGCTCACGCAGGTCACGCAGGTGACCGTCGCTGTTGGTGTAGTACCCGAGGTGGATACGGTCTTGGTCGTCGAAGCAGACCGGCGCATCGAACGGGAAGTGCTTCTCGAAGCGACCCAGCGTCAGGCGGTTGGCCGCCAGCAGGATGCTCTTACGCGCGTCTTCGTTCTTGTTCGCCGCAGCGATGAACGTCTGCTGCAACCAGCTCAGTTCGCCCGCTTCTTCGATGTCCAGCGTGTACAGCAGCTGCTGGCTGAAGAACATGCCCATCATCTGTGCAAACTGCTGATCGCCGAAGTTGGCAGCGCTGGTGTCGATCTTGTTGCCAGGCTGGCCAGGGTTGGCCGGGTCCTTGATCTCGTAACCAATCGCACCTACGTCACGCAGGTTGATGCCCTTGCGAGCATTGGCACCTTCGCTGTAGGTCTTCAGCGGACGACGGAACGCATTCCACCAGTTGCCGTTACGGCCGAGCTGAACAGCAGTCGACAGAGCCAGAAGCTGAAGCTCCATGCTCACGACGTCAGTCATCGACTCGACGTTGGTCAGTACCAGACGCGGCTGATACATGATGCCCGGCATCATCGGCTGTTGCTGCATGCCGAACATCCCGAACTGCTGCTGCTGTTGCACCTGCACCGGGTTGTACATGATGTCGACGTAACCAGTGACGCGAGTCAGTTCACGCGGAGGACGCATGTCCAGACCCTGAGTCTCGGCGTTGTTGCTGGCCGAAACAGTCAGCTCGATGTCTTCACGCACCGGCAGGCCAACAATGTTGGTGCCGTGGACACTGCCGTACTCGGAACGAGCAGTCAGGACGTCCTTCTCGCCGAACTCGGCCAGAGTGAATGCAGGAGCTTCAGCGCCCAACTTGATATCCAGAACCGCCCACACAGCCTGAACGCTGTTGTGCAGCCAGTCTTGGAAACGCTCGACCGGGATGTCCTTGTCCAGCTCAGTCGGGATCACGGTGCAGCCGGCGTCGTGTACCTGGGCGTTAACGCCGAAGGTGTCCACTACGAACTTCTTCACGGTGTCCCAGTGGGACTTGTGGTTGTAGATGTCGCTGGCAGCGAAGATCGTTTCGATGGTGTGGCCATCGATGGTGGCGATGTTCGGCTGTAGCGGACGACCGGAACCTTCGATCAGCAGATCGTAGACGCCGATGTGGGTTTGGCCCTGATGGACTTCTTTCATGCACACCAGGATCGAGCTGTAGTTGACCTGCAGCTGATTGCTGTCCAGAACCAGGAAGCGGAAGGCTTCGAGGGTCTTGGCATCCATCACGCGCTTAGCGCGCTCCATGAGGCCGTCATGGATCTTCTGGACGGTCTCACCGCTCATGTTGCGGGAAACCAGACCACGGTGCTGGCTGTTGACGTTCATGATGGAACGGCCAGGCTGACCTACACGAGCGTTGGGGTTGGTGTTCATGTTAGGGCTCCCACCCAGGTTGGTTTCGGGTGTTGGGGTTGATTGAGGTTGCAGAGCAGGGGCAGCCTGCTGCTGGTCTTGGGCGCCGAGGCCGGCTTGACGCATGGCGTCGGCCAGAGAACCGCTGGACTTACCGCTGTCTTTATTAACACTCATGAGTTTATTTCCTTCGTTAACGTTTGTTTGCGCAAACAACCCACTCGAGGTGAGTATTCATGTAGGTAATATATACCCGATTCTTTTTCGAATACGATCTATTCTGCCTGATATTCGCCAATAGCGATCATGCATCCTAAATCCCTTAGCGGAAATTCCGCCAAGTTGTATTCGTCTATACCATAGGTGAGAAAGTATTTAAATATCGAAATCCATTCTCAACCACGGCCAGACTGTACTTCGACGCGATGGTTCTCGGCAGTTAACCAAAAGACCCAGCCTGCTTTCTTAGCAGCCTTCTTCGCTTCGCATTCAGCCCCGAGTGCGGACAACTCAGTGCTGTAGAACTCAAAGTCCTGTACCGGACCATGGGCTGCACCACCGTGGAGCAGTCGGACTTTCAGTCTGACGTACTGCCGTTCTTTCACATACCCTTGGCCTTTTGGGTTTTTATTTACAAGGCCAGTTGGATTCGCGTGCTTCTTAATAGAGTACGCCAGAGCTTGTTCAAGATCCTGCATCGCTTTAGATGACATGGGGTTTCCTTATAAGGTGGGTTAGCGGTACCAATTCACGTGGATAGTATGTGGTCCAATTTCTTTTAAATCGTATTCCTAGGGGGCTTCTATGTATTCCCTGTTTAGCAAAGGGGAGTGGGGTAACCGAGGGGGTGCTCCAACCTACTTGAATTATCGCTACTCCTTGAAGGGTTTGCGGAGTAACCTGGAGCGGGTGATTCACTATAACCGAATCTATCCGCGAGCTGTCAAACCTAACCATTTCTTGGTGCGTCTGATTCACTCCTTAAACATCCCTGTTACCATGGACTCCCAACGGATGGTCGATTTGATCTCCGAACGCACTGAGGGCGTGGGCATGGCGATGAACATCACCTCTCCGCTTAATAAAGGAAGGGTCTTTCATCCAGGGGTCATGTACGGGGAAGGGTCTCAGGAAATCCTGATTGCCGACTCTGCCTATTTTGACGTGCGTCAATACGAGGACGACTGGGAAAGCCTACGACCGTTGGAGTTCTTGTACCACCCTAAAACGGATCTGGGAATGGATCTGCCTTGGGGAATGCAGAACAACGAGGAAACAGGCTTAGCGGTTTTGCGCATCAACGTACCGATGTTAGCCTTTCAATACCAACAGTGGCGTCAACGTGAGTGGTCATTCAATCCAGACAACCAACGTAACGTCATGCAGTTCATCGCGTCTTATCCGTTGAACAACCTCCTGTACTCTCAAGTGGATTGGGCAATCCTTAACCGGATCATCCATACCTACCGGGGGCTACCTACTTCAACCAGTCAGGTGAGTAAGTCGTTTCAGTTGACTGACTACTCCGATCGCCTTCAGGTGGCCATTGACCAGATGGTTCATGACTACCGTACCCGTAGTTTTACCATGGAGCAGCTGCTAGACAGCATACAGCTGTTGGGTGTGCCCTCTGCGTTAGATCGGGTAGCGTTACCTTCGTTACTGGCAACCCGTCAAGTGAAGTGGGCGTTGATGTTGGCACGGGAACCGTTGGTGCGCTTTCTGGTGGATTGGAACAATGAGACGGGGAACAAAAAGAACCGGGCTCAATTGATCAAGATTCGTCAGGAGTTGGTGCGCTTTCACAACGACAATGTGTTGCGTGGGTCCGTTCCGAAAAAGGCGGTACCCTATTGGGAACAGCGCTTCAAAGAACTGATCGACCTTACGTCATAAAGGTTAACTAGGGAGGCTTGCGCCTCCCTAGCCTTTTATGCCGCTGTTTCCCATTCCCTCACGAAGTCACTGACCAGCTTGGTGTTGTTACCATTCACCAAGAAAATGCCAAGGGCTTCAAGGATGAGATAGAACGGCCGAACCGTCGAATACACAAGCTTGCGGATGTTCATCGCTTGAACCACTTCTTTCGGGAGTCCGTGGCGTTCCACGTTATCCTTCGGCAGCAGTAAGGTGGTCATCCCAGGCTTGTTGGCAAAGTACTTTGCAACCTTAGCTGCCACTTCCGGGTTTTCAATGCTGGCGATCCATTCTGCAATGGCCGTCTTGTTCGGAAGGTCAAGCGATACCTTGATAGCCGCGTAAGGGGCTTCAGGGGCATCACCATACTCAGGTGCAAAGATATCCTGCCAATACACGTAGTGCTGATACGGGGACTGATGGGGGTTGGTGTAGGAGTTAGCTGACTTCACAGAAGCACGGGCCAAATAGCGAGACCGCCCTTTGATCACCGACTCAATGATGTCAAACTCGATGGCTGCGATCTTACGGTACAGATCGACCATGGAGATTTGCTTATCCGCAATCACCGTATCCATAACTTCCTTAATGGTCTCAGTCACCACCGCCATAATCTCAGGCGGACAGTTGGAGTCCTTCAGGTACACCCCTTTGATTTCTTCCTCCAGGTGCTTAAAGACGTTACCTTCACGAGCAGCCTTGTAGGCAAAGTAGTGCTTGGCCATTGACGTCAAACCAAACACTGAGAAGGCGAACTCGTTCTTCATCGCCAACACGTTCAACTTCTCAGGAATTACCCCAAGGATTGTTGAGAGTTTAGCCAAGACGTGGATGATCGATTGGGACGCCAGGTACACCATTGTGTAGTTGATAGCAAAGGCTTCATCGCTAAAGTCCACCTTACCTTGGTACCACTCCACCCAATTCTCAACAGTAAAGATCGTTGAGTCAGTGTCGGAGGTGATCGCAACGTGACGCACCGAGTTACGAATACGAGCTACAGAGGCCGGAACGTTGTCGGTTACCCAGAAGGCTTCGATCAACAAGGCGAACTGCTCCAGTGTCTCGATGGTCTTCTTGGCAAACTCACCCATGACCCGCATACCGTGAATGGCTTCCGCTTCTCCTTTGTCTGCCGATTCTTGAAGCTTCTTCAGGGTACGGCCTGCCAACTCTTGTGCACAGATCAAGCTCACGTACGCTTTAAGGTCGTTATCCATCCCTTTAACGTAGACCTTAGCATCCTCATACGCCAAGGTCTGCCCTGCAGTCTTGCTAGACAGAACCTGCAAGAAGGTACGAACGAACCCTGTGTTGTATTTGCCCAAGTGCCACATATCGCCGACATACACAAAGGCTACACGTTCCAAGGGCTCCAGGCCTTCAACCAGTTTACGGATCTCTCCTTCCTTTCCCTTATTGCGCCAGTAGTGGTGGGTACTATAAAGAATCACCTCCATCACTTCATCCACAGTTGGGATGTGTAGGTTGTAGGTCTGGACAGCTTTGCCGATCATGTTGTAGTCAACGTGTCCGATGATCGAGGTGATATTCGCCAATACCACATCCGGTGCCCAGTAGTGTCGGTTACCTGCGAGGAACTTCTCGTTGTTCGAGTTTCCATAACTGGTTGCTACACGGCAGGTGGAAGTCAGGCTGGAGTGTGCAGACTTGTTGTAGAAGATCGTAGACGCTGACGCTTGGCCGCCTGAGATCGAGTTATTGGCAATCTTGTACGTGGACTGCTCGTTCTCTTTAATGTCGGCTACGACGTGGTTACCCGCCATCTGGGCATCAAAGGCTTCGGCTTTCACCTTAGCACGCCCCTCAATGTTACCGGTAACGTAGATAGAGAGCAGGGACTCACGACGGTTAGGGTTCTCGTAAACGGTCATCGCTGGGGAGAACAACAGTTTACGGTCTTTGATGTTATTGAGATACTCGGTGTAGGTTAACACCTTTTGTTCCCGATCCCCTGACTTGTTACGGGCCAGGTGCAGGACTTCGGGGTCTTTGATTTCCAAACGACCACCGGCGGAGGTGACTTGTTGAACCCAGGCTTGACATTGTTCCAACGGCTTACCTGTGCGCTTGGACAAATACAGGGCCATATCGTTACGATAGTTACCCAGCACATCCAGATCACGGCTGTAATGGTTGGCGGGTTTTAAGAATGAATTATTCACGACGGTTACCTGTTTTAGCTCGCTCTTATCAGATAGGTCAAACTAAGATTTATTTACAGGGGGCATACACCCGCCCGAAGGCGGGGTAGCTTTTTTAGCGTTTGATCGCCCACTCCTCGAACAGCTCACCCACCTTCTTGTACTCTTCAGGAGTACGTTGGGAGGACTGACTCATGATGGTCTCAACCGTTGGGATAGGCAAGGGTGGAATTTCCATGTCCTTGTCTTCGATCTTAACTTCCAGATCAATCTTGATCCAGTCGTAAGGCTTACCCTCGGCATTTTCAAAGACATCCACTTCCCACTGGTAGTCGGTGCCTTCGATGGGGTAACAGTAACGCTTCTTGCGCAGCGAGTGGGGTGCCATCAACAACATGAGTTCGAACATGTCTTGGGTGACACGCGTCTCTGCTTCTTTCTTACCCAACTCACCTGGGGTCTTGAACTTCAGACACAGTTCATAGTCACGGTCATTAACTGCCCGCACCCGAATCTGACCAAAGCCTTTCTCACCCTTGTCCACGTGGATCTCAGCCTGCTCTTGCTGCTCTTTGAGGAGTTCAGCGTTGAGCCAGTCAAAGTTCTCTACACGAGCAAAGAAGGTGTACTCGATTTCTTGCTTGGCCTTACCTTCGCTTTCTGCGAGTTCCTCCAAGCTAATTACAAGGCGCCGTAGTTTCAACATGGAACCACCCAAAAAATAGAAAAAAGAAAGAAGACAGTGCACTCAAGCGTGAGCTTGAGTGCGACTGCCTATCAGTCGAACGTCATTAAATAACGGAAGACTGCTTTACGATTTCTACTTGGTTGAATCCGTTGGCCGCCAAAGCCTGCAGAACCTTTTCAGCCTCACCCGGATTGACGTTCCCGATGCGAACCATCAGGTTGGTATAATCCAACACCGTGACTGAAGAAGCCTTGATCCACGGTAATCCCAGAATGGATTGTTGTCCATTGCTGTTCTTCACCCGGACGTAGAGGTATTCGTCATACGCATCGACGGTTCCCGCTGGCAAGGTCGGATAAACGTTGGCGTGCATTGCCGCAGCATCCAGACCCAGCATGCGAGCAGTGTCCGCATCAACGATACCCATCACCTTGACATTCTTGAAGTTGTTACCCAGAATCAGACTGGGATAGACTTCAAAAGAAACTTGCTTTGAGAGTGGGAATTGATCTTGCGTGGCCATGGTATTTGGACTCCAGTTCGATAAGGACCATGCCTTCATCATTAAGGAAAGTGATGTCGCGGATCTTACCCTGAAGCAACAGGGGTTTGAGCAGCGGGTCTTCGGCTAAACGTTGGACATGCAAGATCACTTGATCGAGCAGCTCCGCGTCAAACTGTTCCACCTCACCTGCCATGACCGGTTCATCAAATGGGTCAATGGCTTCGTAGATGGATTGGATGATGTAACTTAACAGCCGTTTAACTGCCAGGCTTAAGCAAGGCGCATCAACGGAGTCATGCTGATCCAGATGAGACGCCACCAGGCGCAAAGCGTCTGCGATGTCCTCAGAGGTGGTCGAGACGTTGATTAGTTTCATGATTGGGACGAACCTTGAGACTGGGACCACCCAGCAGTTTAGGTTTCAACACCAGAAGTTCCCTCTCAAAGCGGTCCAGTTGAAACAAGCTCTGGCCATCTGAGGTATACACCAGCATTGTTGACAATTGGTTTTGTATGTGGTTGGCGAACATAGAAATTGCCGTAGACAAGATCATGCCGTCATTATTAGTGGTGGTTGGTGATTGTCCATACACCTGATAGGAGAACACGTAACTATTAACCGCCATAGGATCATAACGGTGCAACATGATGTCGGTGAGACTGACTACGATCTCAGCAATGTCGTAGTCCATGTTAGTCATGGCTTGTGTTGCTCCCGTGAAATCCGATATCGCATCACGCAAGTCAATGACTAGGTTCATTAGTAAAAATCTCCGGCATACTAGAGGGCCGGAGCCCCCTAGAATCTGCGGTAGACTTTGAGTAGCATATTCTGACCGCGCCAACCCACCACAGCGCGAAACAATGCTGGATGATCGACGATTTTGTAAACCGCTAAGGAGTTTACTAGCTCATAATACACTTCTAAAGCCAACGCTGTAAGTTGATGATGAACCAGAGCTGCATTCATATCTTCATAACAATTCGTTGGATTGGCCCCTTGTATTTTTTGTTCAAACTCGGCAAGGGGGTTAGTGTAGTCTAGGTAGTACTCGGGGTTGCTGCTGTAGTTACGGCTATCGGCCAACTCAACCTTATCTAGGATGGCCACCGAGGCTTCGGCAAACTCCTTGAGTGAGGTTTTGTTCTCGTGTAGATGCGGCTCGATGTGGCGGTAATTTTCAAACAAGTCATTCAGGGGGATCAATAGGATCATAATGACATTCCACAACAAGGACTGCGTGTGATTGTGCGACACTCCTAAACCAGCAATTACTAAGGTGCTTTCCTAGGTACTGGAACAACACCTGTTCAACTGAGTTCAGGTAATCGAGGTAGTCTTGATGCAACATGGTGACAGTCTCTGTATACTGCACCCCTTCATCGCCTAACACCCGTTCGTAAAACAGGTCTTCTTGATGATGACCATCGCCTCGATTACCGAGTATCTCTACAGCCAACCAACGCAAGCTTTCTGACGACTCACAAAGGTACGTCAGTAGTTTAGGGGAAGCCTGTGGCAGTTCACTGGTCGGGAGGGCCAGTACCACCACAGGGCTCATCGCATTGCTTCCAAGGCTCGGCGTACACGTTCGGGGACGTAGTCGAAGTTCTCGTCTGCTTCTTCTAAGTATTCGTGGACACGATCTTCCAAATGCACTGCACTCGGTTCGTCATGCTCACGCAAGATTTCAACCAAGGTATCACCTCGGCTAATCAAACGGAAGTTACACACGTACTCGCTGATGTCATAAGGGAAGGACAGGTTAAAGACTTGGTTCATCTGATCGCGCACTGCGTCAAAGACCTCGTCCAACAAGGTTTCATCCAACCCGTATTCACCAATTAGTTTCTTGATCACCTCACACGAGGCCATCACATTCCCACTAATACGGTTCTCCACCAGTTGGTAGAGGATCGACTGTAGGTTCAGATACTGAGCTGCTGCACCGAAGTGATCGTTTAGCGCTGTTTCCATGAACCCCAACACCCGTGAGGTTTCCACCACCACCCGTCTAGGGCTTGACGGTGTTTCGGTACTTGTCCCAGAATAATGCACGGTAGTCTTCCCCGCGAGTGATAATGTAGCTGTTGCCCAATTGTTTAACTGTACAATGGTCCCAGGTCGGTTCGATTGACAGCGTGGTAGTCAGGTAGTCCAAGATGCACCGGTCCAGTGGATCGATTACCTCGTCTTCCAAAAGGTCGCCCCAGGTCTCAAGTACTGAGTTAACATTGCGTGTTTCACCCACTACATTGACAAAGGCTGGGAAGATCCTGGCGATCAAACCTTCTTCTTCTTCCACTACCATGGTCATCAGCAAATCCGTGGGGTCAGCCAGCTTCAGTTCCAGTTCATCATGGAACCAAAACATCATGTCGCGCAGGCGCATGATCAGAAGATGCCGCACCACGTGGATACAAACAGAGTCACTAAAACGCAGTTCTTCTTTCGGGATCTGACCTTCACTGATGATGTCAGTCAAACGCATTTTAAGGAACTCAACCCAATCACGGGTGGGTATGACATATTTCACAGTTTAATCCTTTCTTTAAAGGGGTCTACCACTTCACTAAGATGATATAGGTCTGAAACATCTTAGGATGCGCCAGACAAGCTCTCTATAAAATACGCGGGTAGGTATTGTTTAACAGACGAAAACCTTGTCACGAGCTTCCTATGCGTTTTTAGAACTATGGTTGAATGGCGGCATAGAAGGAGGACCGAAGTCCTCCTTCTACACCCCACCCCCAGGGTGGAAAGGGACAGGGCAACCATCCTGGTGACGCACCGAGGTTTCCCCTTTAGCAACTCCGATGCCCACCAGCGGCACTCTCTGTACGGCGTGGTGCCGTTCCCGAGTCGTTGCCACGCCAGAGCACAATCCGACCGCTCCTGTCCACTGTTAAACCGCTACCCCGACCTACGGAATGTAATAATTCTGCTCGCTCCACCGTGCGCAAACAAACAAATGAACGGTGGCAGAATCCGGGTCACCTCAATACGAATCTGACTACTCTTTCACCGAGACCCATAACTCAGCTATCTGGACAACCAGTGCACTGCCATAGACAATGCTCAACAGACCGACATCGGTGTTAATCCATTGACCGTGAAAGCAACGGATTTTTTACCAGTGACACTAAATCGCATATTATAGTGTAAACCCCAGCGAAAAAAAAAGGAGGCCGAAGCCTCCTAAAGTAAAGCCCCACCTCAAGGTATCTGAGGTAGGCCAACGAGTTGCGACACCAAGTTACGGCGATACTTGTACCAACCGTCTGGGTGGGTGTGCTGTCCGGCTTCTTGGCTGGACTTGCGAATAGTCTCATCCTTCTCAAAGAGCAGAGGGACAGGGAAGTAACGGTAGCACCCCGGTGTACCGGAACGTACCAACGCATGGCGTGAACGCCCTTCCCAATGACCGGTCTCAATACCCTGTCGAATCAGCTCGATCATCTGCGCCCCTTCGTTAGCCAGGCACTGGATGTTAGCGTAGTGGGTATGGGTACGGGCAGGGTCGTCAGTTTGTGGGGAGATGTTGCGAATGAACACAGTCCCTTCTTCATCGTGCTCGATGGTGTTGCCGTTGTTCAACTTAACAAACGAGTGGTCAGCGTTGATGGTAATGTCTACCATGGTTTTTACTCCACGTATATTTCCGGATAATCAGGTAGGATTGGTATTCGAATGCAAAGCTTACGCACCCGAACGCCAGAGGACCCATCCATCCTAGGAACAGGAAAGGGATGACACCCACCACAATGGTCATGAACACTAAGCTTTGTTGATTATAATTTCCAACCAACATCTGCTCAGCGGCTTTTCCCCCCAACACCGTTAGATATAACGCCCTAAAGCCTGCATAGAAAGTCCATGCCATCGCGATCATGTAGGTAGTGCGATCGCCTACCCATTTATATATCCCCAGCATCCCTACTGCTATGATGAGGTAGATCACTAAAGGTACTACAACCTTGTAAGATTTCATGTTGGCTACTTCTTTAAGTTTATCACTTCTACTCACCCACTACAGGAGCGTCACTCCATGGCGGCGAAGTTATCTGCCCTCATTGAGCCAGGTCTGGGCCTGGTCTACAGTGAAGAGGGCATAGAGTTGGTCAATGCGGCTAAGAACCGCGACGCCAAATCAATCTACGTATTGCTAACAGACACCAAGACCCAGTTTAGCAAAGTCAGCCGACTGATCACAGGCGATCCGTATAACCACGTATCCTTGATGCTCACCGACAGTTTCGACGACCCCATCTATACCTACGCGCTTAACAACGGCATCAGTTCCGTTAAGGGTGGTTTCATGGTGGAAGACCGCGCAAATCTGTTCGGTTCATTTTATTCGCTTTACGAGTTAAAAGTAACAGACGCAGCGTTCGATCAAATCAAGGAGCGCGTGGAGTTTCTGGCTGCAAACCCTGACCAGACTCGTTACAACCACTTGGGACTCTTTAACGCCATCTTTCGTAAGAACATCTTCTCCTCAACCGATGGTCAGATCTCTATCTGTTCTGAGTTCATCGTTGAGGTCCTGCGCTTTGGCGGCATAGAACTCCTTAAAGGCAGAATAGGTAGCACCATTCGGCCTTACGACCTGGTACGCTCTAAGCTGCTGAAATTTGTAAGACGAGGCAAAATCAATTAGACGGCATAAGTAGGAAACGCCCCCGTCTCGACTCGAGTCAGGTCTAATCGACTCCGCGTCACCAACTCCCGCCATGGGAAGTGACCATTGTACGATGCCTGGGCTGCGGCCGAGGGGGGTGTTCTTTACTGCTTTTGAAGCTATCAAGCAAACCCTAGGGGGGTGGACAGCTGATAGAGGCCGTTCGTCCTAGGTGTGTTACTATTAACGACTGCTGGGTTGGCAAACCCTTAATGCCGAACTTAATCGGTTCATATATATAGCGCGTCAATAGGCGCTTCTATCTTAAGACAGGGTCCTGGGCCCTGCGAACACGGGGAAGGTTTTATGCCGCAAACTCTCAGGGTGCGGACTTACCCTCAGTCTAAGTTCTAAGATAGACGCTCCGTTGACCGCCAGCGCCAGCCACAGTTGCCATTCATAGCAAAGGGCCAGCATGTAGAGAAGCAGAAAGAAAAAGATTCCTTTAAGACTCACATGAACGGTTAATGAGAAATAGGAGACGTCTGAACCTTACACCCGCCCTATGGGTGTGGCTCGACGCCCCTGCAATGTAGTGTCGCCTAGGCCAACTCCCAGACAGTCCGAACCCGTAAGCTGCGCGTGCACGGAGGAAATCAATTCCTTCTCGTGTGGCCTCCTCGTGTTCGAATGTCCGCAAAGCGTAAGCCTGCTGCGACCAGCCGTCGGCGGTAGTATAGTAGCCGGCATCCACACCCTGAACTTCAACCCCCGCCGGGATTCCATGATTCAATAAGTGCGCCAACACCAATGCACCCATACCACCGATAATCAAGACCCTTATACAAAGCCCCTTATTTAAAATGGTGGGCTGGTAGAGCGACCAGGAAAAGGTATCGCTCTAGGCTCCAACCCCACCAAAACCTTTAGCAGACCATCTCGGGAACCGGGATGCCCAACTCTTCGCACCGTTTTTCCAATTCAGCTTGGGCTTGTCGAAACTCTTTAACCGCATCCAGGCTCTTTTGTCGAGCATTAGGGTCTGGTGGTGGTAGCTTCAACTCACTCAGCCTTATTGGGCGGAGCATGTGGTTACTTCCTCATATGGATAGCGTTCACTGAACGCAATGCGTTTTCGCGTCAACCCCATACACAACACGAACTGGAAGATTGCCAGTCCCACTGCCGCAGGCCACGAGAACAACATCCCGATGGCAAAACCGATCAACGTAGCAAAACCTACGAAGATCACCCGCAGCACCACATACTCTTTTTGCTCTTGCGTCACGATGGCGAAGTCCTATTTCAACGACAGTGGATTAACCCAGGCCAATTCCAGAAGGACGATTAACCACCAGATGCTTCTCGGGGTTGTACTTCTCTTTGGGGAACTGATTGTGCCAGGGCTGGCTCATGCAGCAGGTACAGAGCCACTTGCCTGACGGGCAAGGTTGCGGCAACGGTGACAACTCATCGAGGTCTACCGTATCGCAGGTGTCACATGCAAAGAAGTGGCTCATATATTACCTCTTACAGAACCAAACCATCGTCTTGTGCTTCGTCCAGATCCACGATCTTGCGGGTCTGTACGCGGCTGTCACGACGAGCGTTGTAGTCGTTGCGGGTTTCCTCGAGCTTCTCGTAAGTCGCGCCGAGGTGTTGGGTGGAGATCACGAAGTGGATTTCTTCGATGTCCTGTACCTTGTGCTGGAAGTAACCGGCGCACGAGTAGTCCGGAACCGGATCAGTCAGGTGCGGTTGGTCACGATCAGCGTAGAGGCTGGCCACCGAGATCGGATCGGTGATGCTCTTGGCCGACTTCTGGTCGATGAAGATGTCCAGCAGCGAGAGCTGTGGAGCCACTTCGGTCGAGTGGTTGTAACGCAGCCAGTGGCTAACGTCCTTGGTATCCAGCTCAGCATTCTGGCGAGACGCCAGGTACGACAGGCAGGAGGTAGCGAACGCCAGCTTCTTGTCCACTGCCGAACGGGTGTTGTCGCCACCGTTGTGCAAGTAGTAGGTTACGACCGGAGCCGATTCCTTCTTACTGATCGCAGCCAGTGACTTCAGGGTGTTGACGGTGTTGTTGGCTGTGATGTTCGATTCCGAAGAACCGGCAACCAGAACCACAACCGGCAGACCACGAACCAACAGTTCCGAAACGATGAGCGGACCCAGCACCGAACCCGAGCCACCGGAGGCCGAGAACACGACGATGTTGAACTCACCAGGCTGCTGCGATTGCAGGATGTGCTTGATGGAGCTGGAGATCTGTGCGTGGTTCTCACGACGCACTTTACCGGAGCCGTCGGTATTCTCGAGGATGTAAACCTTCTCCTCGGGGATTTCCGGGGTGAGATTGGAACGGCTGGTATCGATGAACGCAGGATCGATCGCAGCGAAGCCATCTCCGCTTTTGCTATTCAGATAACGAGCCGCGAAGTTGACCCCGAGACCGCCACAGCCATACAACCTTACTTTTCCAACTTCCATTTGATTCACCTTTTGTTCAGGTTAAGTTTAGCACATAGGGGTTGGCTTGGGTTTGGTTGAGCAAACCCCTACATTGGTTTGTGCTGACACTTCTTCACAGAAATACCGAGCACGTGTCTTTTTTTACTCAGAGTACGTCAACCAGCTCTCGTTGCTTTTGTAACTCTGCTTTAAACACCGCTTGGTAGTAGGCCGGATAGTTAGCATATCCGTTGGTGCCGAATTTCTCCTTGAGGTGTCTAATGGCACCCTTACGAGCTTCGGTCGTGCCTAGTCCTTTATGGAGACGGTATTCGATTGCTCGTTGGGTCATGTGTCTCAGCGAGAGGTCAGGAAAGCCTCGGTCGGCAGACGACATCAGTTGAGCAAAACCACAGGTGAACGGTTGAGTATTTGAAGCCCGGTGTTCACGACACCCAGCCGCTACCATTAAACGCTCCTCAGGATCAAGGGCCGCGATGACAGGGTAGCTTGTGGTCATGATCCACTCACCTGACATCAAGTGATGGTTATCGCGGGACCATGCAAACATATCATGGAAATACGCCACGAGCATGATCAGCTTAGGGTCATAACCCAACCGCAGCGAATCATTGATGTGGTTAGCACAATGTTCTACTTCTTCAAAATGCTTAACACGATGTGCAGGATCATTGAGTTCCCACACTTGAAAGAAATCACCGATGACTTGTTCACGCAACTCATCGACTTCAGGATTTGCACGCATTAGAGGCATTGATATTCTCCTTAGAATTACGGGGACTTATTTATCGCACAAAGCAAAGGCCTTGTTAGCCAACTCTTGTGCATGGCTAATGCAGGCGTCTTTAAGCGGACCTGGGTGGTAGTGTGCGGCTTCCTGAATCAGTAGGTCGGCTTGGTTAAACAGCTGTTCTGCGCGGCGGCGGTTTTCCCAACGAATGGTTGCTTGTGCTGCACGCTCTCCCCAATAGCAAGGGTTAATCCATTTAAGCATGATGCAACTCCACAGAAATTAGGTTCCTTGTTGTATTGCCAGTAGATAGTATACATCTGATTTTATTTACATTACCCTTTAAGAGTTACGCAATTTTATAGAAGGGGAAACTAACGTAGGACCTTAACTATGAACGCCATTCAAAAAGCCCTCAAGGACATTCGGACCAGTATCCCCAAACAGATCCTGGAACAAACGTTCTTGACTGAAACCATGTCTGCCTTCGGTGGACGCCACAACTTCCAACCCTTATCGCTGGATCAGCGTATTCGTGAGGCCGTGATCGATGGTATTGTTTTGCCGGATTGTCATCTTGTCGGCGGTACTGAAGTTACTGTACCGCTTGCCACAGTACGTCCCGAGTACGTTAACTCGTATAACCTCGTATATCGAGTCCCGAAACACCTTACCCAACAGCGCAGCATTATCCGCGTCCTGCACATTACCTTCGGTGACGGCGGTATAGCAGGCTCGTTGAATATGGGCTTGCAAGGGCGCTCAGAGATCTTGAGTAAGGCCCAAGGGGTTTTAGCTTCACATAGCTCGATCCCCATTGTGTCCACAGCCAACATCGAGTTGATGGGTGAGAACACTGTACTGGTGAAAGAGAACATCGCCATGCCAGGTAATCCTTACCTGCGCTGTGTGATTGAATCAGACGCTGAACTGAACGGGTTCTTGCCTGCTGCAGTGTTGGTCTTCGGCAAGATGTGTGTGTTGGCGTGTAAGGGCTATATCTACAACAACATCAACATCTCCATGGACCAGGCTCAGTTGATGGGTGGTATGGCCATTGGTCGTTTCCGTGAAGTGGTAGACGGGTACTCCGATGCGCACGAGCAATACCAAACCATGTTCGATGAACGCTGGCGAAAAATTGCAATATTGAGCGATCCGGAACAACACAAACGTCACCTTGGTCTGCTGACTGGCGGACGGTGGTAACCTAACCAGAGGAGAGGGTAACCTCTCCTTTAAGGATTCTTTTTATGACCCCTTATCAAGAAGGCCCAGACAGCACCTTCCGTCATATGGACAAAGATTACCAACTCGACCCTCTACTAGCCGATGCTGCGAAGTTACCTGTCAAACAAGTCCATACCAACAAATTGGAATGGAACTTACGTTTCGGGGAACCAGACCCCATCCGCTTGAAAGAGGCTGATACCCGATACCCAATCATCATCACCGAAGAACCTCGGTTTGGTTGGGTGATCCTTGACGGCTTTCACCGCTTCTGTAAACTGATCGAACAAAAACGCACTACTTGTTCGGTACGGATCATTCCCAGAGAGTGGCTCAAACGCTACAGGGTGTCTCTGGAGAGCGATTCACCTGTAACGGTAGGCCGAGCTACCTTAGATCAAGCACAGAGCTTCCTGGCGGCTCTAGGGATCTCCTACAGCTTACCGGCTATGGGAGCGATTAACTACAGTGACGTCCCCCACCAGTACACCTTTGCGTACCAGAACGAACAACCGGTTGGGATTCTGATCACCACCACGTTACACAATGACTTCGTAGGACTCTCTACTAACCCTGAGGTCGACTATTTCACAGTAGGGAGTGTGTTGCTCAACTCAGTACGGGTCGGTCAAGTGTTAGCCCGTGTGGAGGATGAAACCTTAAACGGTCTGCTCAAACATGCAGGTTACCGGTTAACCGAGCCCTTGGTGAAGTTCAACTTGTATCGCAAGCACCACAGCGCCTCACAGTTCCTATCCATTCAGTAACGGCATAACAGGCGAGGGGTAACCCTCGCCGTATGCTGTCTTAGAACCGAATAGACAAGTTGGTATTAAACGGGAACTGGCGTGCCTCAATCAGCTCGTACGTTAAGAACGTCATGTCAAAGTCTGGATTGTACCCACCGGTCTTAAAGATGGCAGTGTGACCATTCAAATAAATGACCCGAGCCAGCTTATTGGAGTCTAATGACCCGAACCATTGTAGTGACACCCACTTCCAAGCTGCAACGCCCCCTACCACATCAGAACCGGTCTCAATACCACGGATGTCCCACACAAGGCCATCAACGTTGTACTTAAACGTAGTCAGGCTACCTTGGATAGCAGCGCCAGGTACTCCACCCACTGCAGGCCCGTTACCGCCTCGTATAAACGAACGTCGTTCAAACTGACTACCGTCAGGACGAGTGTTGATCCCACGATACAAGCTAAGGGTTTCCCCAGCCGTTACAAAAGGGTATTTGAACTTACGAAATACACCATTCTGTTTAATCCATCCAACGTCTACATCCTTCCAAACCCCACCTACTTTCACTTTGGGTAGGATTTGTCGCCACAAACCCAAGATACGTTGTTTCATGCTCCACCCCAAGAAAAAAAAAGCCCAGCCTGCTTTCATAGGATACCCGAGCATAAAGCCCTGCCTCCCCGAAGGGAGACAGGACTCTACTCAGTAACAGATATTGCGTGCAGCTATTTCAACTTGGGAGTAGTCCATGTCAAACAGAAAAGTCCCCACTGGCGTAGACGCCTGGTAGCGGTGCGCGGTACCCTTAGGGTTATGCGCCCGAGTAAAGAACTCAGGGTCATTCAGCTGCACCAGGATCTCGTGATGACGTTGTACTGCGTCAACTAAGGCACCCAAGGTCTTTGGATCAATGCGTGCAGTACGTTCCAAATCACGTGCAGGGTTCTCCCCAACCTCTTCACGGATGGCTCGTAAGGCTTGTGCGTATTGGACACAAGCGGCTTGGTTGTTTTTCCAGACTGTGTTGTTCATTATAGTGTTGGCTCGGGATTGATAGAGTACACCCCAACTCCACTGAGGGTTACGTTGGTAGGTGCGTGAGTTTCATAAGGTTGTTTATTCTAGTAGCGATAGAGGTTACACCAAAAGCAATAAGGAAGGAATCTTCGATTCCTGCTGTTTACCCCCCTCACCCCCACGCCTCTTAGGCCTTTACGCTACGCTCCAAGACCACGATCCGTAGGAATGAGTGGGATTGGTTCAGCTGTCAGTCATTCCGTCCTAGTTCCTCCGCTTTGTGCGTAGTAACTACTCCTTCATTCCTTCCGCTTGTATCTACAAACCCATACCTGAGATCTGTAAAATAATATTGACATAGGAAAACAGATAAGCTTAAACCCTAGAGATACCCCAGAGGGGATCTAAAAAGCAAACATTTATCTATGCCCCGCCGCCCGCCGGCCCGCGCTGGCATAACCGGGCGCAACGGCCGAAGCCGCCCGCCCAGTCTGCTTAGCACGCTGTGGCTATGTACAGTGCCGCGTCTTCCAAGGAGGCCACTACAGCAATCCCTTTCTTACGCAGTACATCGACCGCCAGGTCTTCTGGACGCTTGGCAACCAGTACGGAGTTCTCGGGGTTGTTCATGGCAGCCTCGAGGAACTGCTTTTGCACTGCCTGTCCGAGATCGTCTTCGGGTAGTACGTACACCTGGGTTGCTTCACGCAACAGGTCTTCGGTCAGGTCTTGCGCGTGGTCTTGCAGTTGGATGGTCTCCAACGACGGCACGGTCACACCTCGGCCTGGTAGATTCCATACACGGAACTCCTTAAAGGACTCCTGTAGGATCTCCTCCCACTCACCTCCTTCAATCGACCCATGGAGGATGACATTACGTTCAGGCTCAAAGCCATCGAATAGTGGGTGTTCGACACTGTCGTCGTCCACCACGTTCTCTTCGCGATTTTCCAGACTGTATTGGAAGATGCCACGGACGCCCATTGTCGGTACCTCAGCTTTGGCTAAGAAGTGGATAAAAAATAAAGGATCAGCCGAGCACACCCAGGTGGATGCACTCGACTTCATAGTTATTAACGAATTGGCCAATAGTTGTTCAGATACAACCGACGACTAAAGCCAACCCCTTGGGCATTGAGCACCAACAGGTAACCTTCCCCATCCTGCGAAGGGCAGAGCGACACATGAACCCCAGCCGCTTCCAACCGTTTGATGTTCTTCTCGATCAACCCACGGTCGCTGACCAACAGGATACGAGCCGTGGTCATCATCGCGTTGACATGACTGGACAACTCCTTACGCAGCTCCAGAGTGTCGTTGCCCAACAGTGCCGTCTTGAGGACATCAAAGCGCAGGATCAGTTTTCCAATCTCGTCGGTCTTGAACGTCGGACGAATCGCATCAGTCAGCAAGTAGTGCTCCAAGGGACGGCGAGGACGTTCTTCAATCATGTCGGCTACCAAGGTCGAGGTTGAGTTGCTGGACGATACCACGGGTGGTTTGATGTCACTGTCGAGGAACGCTTGAAGGTTCTTATTCAAGGTGTCCATGTCCAATTCATCAAAGGTGTTGAAGTCAATGCGGTTGATAGTGCTCATGGGTACTTTTCCTTAAAAGTCAGACAAGTTTAGTTGGGCTGGCGCCCGGCTTCGATAAAGTGTTGTAACTCTTGTAACCCTTCTTTGCCAAGGTGTTTTTCGATCTCGTTAAACATCTCGGCCATCTCACCCATGCCTTTGAAGGTCTCACGTGCTGCGTTTGCGTAGAACGTGGCTTCTTCGAAGTAGAACTCTGAATCCTCAACCATAGGGAACCGGCGGAAGAAATCAAACCACAGCTCACACAACGCCAGTTCAGCAGCGTATAGTTGCTCCATCACCTCAAGCATGCTTTACCCTCCTTAGGGCTACGCGTTAAACAAAAAGACTTCAGAGTCTATTCACTTGGGTAATATGTATTTAAGAATTTTTTATTTGGTATCTTGTGACAACCCCGCTTTTTAGGACCTCTTCTTATGGCCTCCACAATCAAGGACACGTTCAAGAAACAACTGTCCTACCTTGAGATCGACAGTAAGTTGGTGAAGCGGCTGGCGAGCTTTAAGCACACCTTCATGAACCGCAACGAAGATCACATCAAGTTCTTTGGTGGGAACCTCTTAGGCGTAGAAGTGGTGCGGTACCTCCAAGCTGACCGTGACACCTGGTTTGGCGAAGTCCTCGACATTGACGATGACGGCCTGACCGAAGCGTTGTACTCCCTTGAGGTGATCAACGAAGAATACAAGCGTACCTCCGATGTGGTCAACCTGACCAGTGCCTGGTTGCTCCATGCACTCTACACCTCCTCCAAGCTGACTGCTCGGGAGAAGGAGCAGGCGATGGTAGACGTGGCGTATATGTTGCAGGTGAAGTTCATTACCAGCATCTTTGCACACTACTTCAAATTCCCGGCGGACAAAGAGTTGGCTCAAGCGGTTTACGAGTCACTGAGCAAGAAATACGCCTTGAAGCAACACGGGAGCTGGCACGCCTTGTTCACGGCACGGTCGCAAGACATTGTCTCGCGCACCGGGATTCACCACAAGACGATCAAAGACTTCACAGACGATGACGCTATTTTGTACCTAATTACAGACGTGCAAGGGCGCATCCGTGAAGTGGTCAAAAAGATGTATGCGGTGATGATTGAGTTGAAGGATGACAAGCAACGCATCTCCTCCACCTCCAGTACCGTAGCCATCGACGGGGAGAGTATCCTCAAAGATCGCCAACGCAGCATCAGTAACTACAAGCGGTACATCCACACGATCATCACTGACCGCGACACCTTCATCCGCAGTGAAGTGCTCTCGGTGATCAACGATGCCATGCACACCATGCCTCCGAAGCTTTTGGTCGAGGTCTTGGAGCATTGTTCAGCGAACTACGGCAAAGCACGCCATGAAGGCATTGGTGAGCTGTGTGATGAGACTTTGTTGCATGCGTTTGAGTACCTGTCGCAGAACCGCGCCTTGATCCGGAACCAGTCGAACCTGTCCTCCCTGGTCAGCCGTCTGCGTAACCTGTACATGGCCTCGAAGATGAATGACCCGGTCCTGCTCAAGATGAAAGGCTTGGCTGAAGAGATCGTCTCTAAGTCGGCTACCACCAAGTCCAGTTCGGTTCAAGCGAGTCTGCGTACAGGTTTGCAACTGTACATCGTACTGCGTACGTTCACGATGGAGTACTACTCATGAAGAAACTCTTCAGTCGGGCGGATCGTTGGGAACACTACCAAGAGTATGTGCGCCTACCTTTTGGTCGAGAGGAGGAGTTTCGTGGAGTTAAGCGCAGCCGGTTCTTGATCAAGAAACAGTACACGCAGATCTATGCTCACCTTGGGTGGTTCTCGTGGAAGGTGCGTCGTGAAGGGGAGAGTTTCTCTATCTTCCTGTTTCATGAATTCACGGACGGTAGCGTCGGTGGTGTAACCGCCCACAACATCCCCCACGCTCGGTTAGATGCAATGGTCGAAAAGTGCTATGCTCGCCGCCCTACACATGGTTGGACACTGCTGGCATAAAAGCCTACAGGGAGGCATGAGCCTCCCTGTATGCCGCCTTTACGCCTGTTCTTGATAAACGGTGTTGATCTCAGCTTGACTTAACGCTCGATTATAAAACAACAGATCACGTTGATAACCGTTGGAATATTCCTCCTCATGACCACGCCCCACGTACATGTTCACAGCCGCTTGAGACACAGTGACATTAGCGGTGGTTTGCAAAACCTTATTCAAATAGATCTTCAAGACCCCTGCTTCATGAGTAACCGTAACCATTGACCATTGGTTCAGAGACAGTCCAGCACTTGACAGTCCGTAACTAACACCTTTGTAATGGAGATAAGGTCGACCATCCGTAACGGTCAACTTGAGTGCGAAGTTGACCTGACCACTTAGATGTGTTAGCAAATGACTATAGGTCGCATACCCCAATGGGTAATACCACAGGTTAATGGTCCAGTTCCCACTTAGGCTTACGCTAGGAACCAATGCATACCGACCCCCATAAACGCGCAGAGACATCCGACCCAACACAGCCGCAAAGCTCGCCCCCGATGAAACGGTCAGTGAAGTTCCGGTGATCGGATCAACGGTTTTGCTTTCCGACAACCACCAACGGGTAAGTCCATTCATTACCGAGAGGAGGTGTTGGATGCCTTGCCAGACCCCGTTGACCTTCGTCAGTATCCGCTGAGGTGTTTTCCACAACCCACCCCATTTCACTCGAAGGTGTGACCACCGCCAAGCCCCCCCTGCTTTAACTTTCATATCCAATCCACCGTACGTTAGGTTTAAAGCTTAGCTTTCATAGGATTTCCAGCCCTAGACGGCAAAAAAAAAGAAAGGGAGCCGAAGCCCCCTTTCTTTCTTGTTACCCCAGACGGTACGTTTCGTGCTCAGGTTTATCCGACAACACGTAGCGTTTGATTGAACGTGGGCTCAAACCTGTAGCTTTAGCAGCGCGACTGTAGTTGGGATACTTCACCCCATTGACTACCACCGGTTGACGGATCGATGCTTCGCGCACCAGCGCAGCCTTACGAACCTTCTCGCGGTGTTCTTTGGACAACTTACCACCTTTATTCCAAGTCTTGTGACCGGGTTTAAAGCGCGTGTGCATCTCTCACCTCCTAACAGTCTCGTCGGCCATTTTAAGGCTCCTTAAGGTTAAAGGTCGCTAAGGTATAGCGGGTTGTGGTGGAGGGTTACATTACCGCTCACAGGAAAGATATCGTTATCACGAATCTCGTAATCGGTGCTCCAGGTGCCGGTGTGTTTGATGTCCAGTTTACCAATCAGACGACGGATCAAGAAAGGGAGGTTTTGCCAATAGCCTTGCTTTACCGTTAGGAAAGCATAGGCAACGTCGTTGGTGGTGTAGCACAAGCGATCTTCATCGTCACGGTAGAACGCCAGCGTGAACGCCAGAGGTTCTTTGCTAGAAGGATGTACGGTGAAGTTTTCAATACTCACCACCAGTTCATCACTTGCCAAATACTGACCCACCAGAGTCAACTTCGCCCAGTCTGGAGTCGAAGGCAGGTCGTCCTTAAAGGCTTCGAAAGCACCGCCTTTCATTCCTTTAACAAAAGACAGATACTCTTGGCGAAACCTTTCGTAATCAACGAACGCCACTGGGTTAACGTTCAATAACACGTTCAGATCGGTACGCTCGACCTGTTCCAGTTCATTGGTGTAATAGACTCGTTCGATTTTTACGTCAGGACAGAGGACTTCAAACTCAGTAAGTGCGTGACCACTACCATTGGAAACTTTAACCAAACTGTAAAACCGTGTGCTCCCCGCCCCGTACGAGTACAACTGATACGCACGGACATGGTCCGGTAACTCTCCTGCAATGTACAGTTTGTTAATCAACAAGTAGATATACCACCCCACCAACTGAACAACCTCAGGCATTGCCGTGTCAGGACGATCATTCTTTTTGAATAAGGGCGTTCCATAACTTTCTTCAGGGTTTTTGTAGATCATGCGGTGGGTCTGGCTCTTAGGTCCTTTGCCCTCCACCATTTCCCAGAACAGACGCTTGCGTTCTTCCTGAGCCAACACACCAACATTACAAGCCATCATCATGAAGGCGTGCTGTACCCCAGGAACCGCCGCTGCCATTCCCGAAGCTTGGTTCATGGTTGCTGCGATGTCAGCGCACACGCGAGTGTAATCGTTTTCCATAGTCTTGCCCATTGATGCGTTTAAGGTTATGCTACAAGGTCTGCTTCACGCAAGGCTTCTTGTGCGATCGGGGTGTTCAAGAACTGACTGGCCCAGATCTGACCTTCAGTGGTGTATAGGTTGATGCGGTGTTTGACTTCAGCTTTCTTAGCGATCTGCAAAGCCGTATTCGTACCACCTTTACAGCGTTCGGCTTTACCCACAGGAATCGCCCAGTAGATCAGGTACTCAACTTTATCCTGTAAGTTAGCCCCGTGGATCTGCATGACGTTACGACTATGGAGATTAATCCCCCAGTCGTCTAAGCCATGAAAACTACCGCGTGCTTCCAGCGCCATGTTCTTAGCACGTTCAAAGGTTGGAAACCGTTGGGCATTGAAGAAGAAGTTCTTAGGGTCAGCACTACGACCCCGCACCCATTCATCACAGAGGTAGATGCGTGCACCTATCTTGCGGTAAAAAGGGACTCAGCAGAGCACCCTCCCAAAAGGCTCTATCAGCCCCTCTGGCATCCCCTGAAGATAATCCGTACCCTAGGGCATAAAAGACCACAGCAAGCTTCTGCATGAGCTTACAGACGTCTTCTGGGGTTTCTCTACTCCCCACACCTGCAAACCATCCTTTGAATTCGGGTGTCTGCACCTAACTACTCCTTCACAAGGCCGATTCGCTTACGCAGGTCTTTTGCCACCCCGTCCATGAACCCGGTTTTGTCGAAAGGGGTGTCGTAAACAATGGCCGTCTTATCGCTGGTGTTGGTGCGAGACACGCCATAGGACTTGATGTCTTTGGCGTCATAGATCTGGAATTGACTAAAGACTTCCGTTAGACAACTCTGAAGCCACTGGGCGTATTCGGTGGCTTCTGGGGTATCGAAGTCTTTAGGTGCGTCGTAGAAGATCGTGTGTAGCCGATCAGAATCGTGCGTTGCGTCGTACAACACGAAAAGATAACCCGACCCTTCTTCAAGTTCGATTTCACGGAAACGAACATTGGTGTCAAATTGTTTCCCACTGAATTTTTCGATGCAACCGACATAGTCAAGAGACTTATCGTTCGACAAAGCTTCTTCACGAGCAAACACTATAAAGACCACTGACATCGTTTCACTCCTTGGTAGGTTCAGAAGCCACAGGCTCCTCTTTGTTTATATAGCGCAAGTCAACGAAGACGCTGCATTCGGTAGTACGTTCTTGTTCGGTGTAGGTGACCGGCACTTGCTTGGTTAACACCTGCGACTGTTCGTCTTCACACCCACCTAAGGAAAGTGCTTGGTAGACCGTAACAGTCTCTTCTTGAGGCGTGGTGCATCCTAACAAGACAACGTATACACCAAACATTAGTTGAGTGCGCATGACTCATACTCCCAAGTTCAGTAGGTATATGCGTCTTTCTCACGAAACACTATCCTGCCTGCTTCGTTACGCACTTCCCTTACTTCCCACCCCAGACCTGCATACGTCCGACACCGCTCAGAGATTTCTTGGTGAGTTTCCTCCAACAAGCCCTCCTTATTTAAAAACTCCAGCTTCTCATGTACACAACCCCCGTACAGGCGAAAGGCTTTGTTCAGAGGTTCTTCATTGTTTACTGCTTTGCCGATGAAGGGAATAGCGACCCCTACAGCGCCGGAGAACACAATCACAAAACCCATTACCAATATTGGTGCTTTTCGAATACGCATGTTTTATACGCTCCTAGTTTAGAGGGGTCATAAACAATCAGGACTTGCGCCCTGATTGCTCACTAACACTAACTTTTGGTTTGACTTACCTGATATCCCTCATCGATGCTGTACGAGGTAACCCACCCACAGGAAGGCTGTGATGATCAATCCGCCTATTAGCACTTCCCAAGCCCCCTCATGCAATCTCATCATAAGAGAACCGCGATAGCCACGCGGTGGTATTACCAAACGTTCTACCGCACCCCACAAGCTCCGACACACCAACGCTAACCCGAACCCCAACAACACGAGAAACTGATAGTCGTTCACCACTCCTCCAAAACCGGTAAAGGTGTTATAACAGGCATTCCTGCCATCAGGAGATACAGACCAATCATTACCAATACCAAGATCGCCTTGATCGAGACGTATTGGAGAAACGCCTTACGGCGCCTCTCCCACAGGTAATGTCTGAAGCCTCGTCCAATGATCAGTTTGTGATAACCGCGATATTTGTCCCAGGTAATTGCAAGGACAATAGCAAACGCAGTCACTGAACTGAAGAGGAACAACTCAAGCATACCTACTCCTCACATACGTGGTACGACGACGCCTGTTTGACCCTGGTACTTACCGCCCCGATCTGCATACGAGGTTTCGCACTCCTCGTCAGACTGGAAGAACAGCATCTGCGCCACACCTTCGTTAGCGTAGATCTTAGCCGGCAGGTTCGTCGTGTTGGAGAACTCGAGAGTCACGTGTCCTTCCCACTCCGGCTCCAAAGGGGTTACGTTCACAATGATCCCACATCGAGCGTAAGTACTCTTACCCAAGCAGACAGTCAGAACGTTGCGTGGAATACGGAAGTACTCAACCGTACGAGCCAAGGCAAAGGAGTTCGGTGGGATGATGCAGACATCGCTCTTAACATCAACAAAGCTTTTGGCATCGAAGCTCTTAGGATCGATGATCGCTGAGTTAATGTTGGTGAAGATCTTGAACTCATCAGCACAACGCACGTCGTAGCCGTAACTGGAGTTCCCGTAAGAGATCACACGCTCCCCGTTTTGTTCACGAACCTGCTGGCGCTCAAACGGTTCGATCATCGGTGCCCAGCCTTCTTTCTGAAGGTCTTCAGGACTGATGCGGGTAGCTACGTAACGCTCCTGCATGGTGCGCAGCTGTTCCTTGGTGTGGGTGATCCCCTCCCAAGCGAATTGTGTTTCTCGTCCGTGGACCGTGTGGAGGATGTGACTCGGCGGGGTCGAACGGGTAGCGATCCAACGATCGGCTTTAATGGTCATGGTGTAGTCCTTAAGGTTAAGGTCAGTTGAAGATTCCTTTATATAGTTTAGGTTTTTAATATTTTTTAATAAGGCGGCATAAACGGGAGTGTTACCTCCCGCTTAGATCAGCTTACTTTCTCACGAGACACCAAGTCAAAATCACCAGCCCCAACAGTGAATACACCGAAGCGACCACCTTTGAGTCGTTGATCCACTTTTGTTATCTTATTCAGTACAGCCCCGGCCTCGTCTTCAAGGGCTACTTCAATTAATCCCGTTGTCTGGTTATGTGTCACGACTAACCGATACCACTGACCAAAATTAACCTCTTGGAGAGTGGCGTTCAGTAGCTCGTTCCAACCAGTACCATAACGCAATTGGAGACCCATCGTAGTTGTTGGTACTGCTGGATTGTTCGCAGTATTTCTAGTGTCGATGAAAGCACTGTAGACGTCTTGTGTATCTGCAGTGGCCCCACAGAACGCCAACCCAACCAACGACTGACCCCAATCTGTCAAGACAGGTCGTACCATGGTTTCATAGCGGTAAGTACCTGTGAGATCTTGGAGCACCGCCGACGAAAGCTTGGCGCGCAGGGTGTCGTGGGTACCTGCCGCGTATAACCCATAACCACCCTTGTATGCTGAAGTAGCCTGCCGAATAACCGATAGGGTCCCTTCGGTAAACAGATTACCAGTCTCAAAGGTCTCTACTACCGCATTGGGGTCGTTATAAAAACGTGACCACACACCACCTACTTTGATGTATTGTCGCAAAGGTTGTAGCCAACCCCCATTGGGTCTTTTATAACGCAACTTGCTGTTACGCCAGATAGCTCCTACCTTAATGTGCATGGTGTCCTCCGTCAGTGTTGTAACGTGAACTCAAAGTCACGCATCCCTCGATAGGCAAACAAATAATTGATGCCGGGATCAGCGTAACCTCGTGAATCTAAGTAAATGCTTGTGATGACAGTACCGACAGGTACGGTGTAGGTATAGCGCTCACCAATAACGTTCCGCATCACCCTCGATTCAACCCCTGCATCACCTTTATAGATGTTCTGTCCTCCCGATGGATCAACCCAGGCATCTCGAACTCCGAAGTATGGTGACTCACCGTTACTCAAATTAAAGAGCATTGAGTTAGCCCCCATTCCTCCTGATGGGTTATCGTAGTAGTTGGTGAATACTGCACTGACCTTACGAATCTTAGATAAGAATTCTAGTGACAGTTTACTTGGATGGGCTTCTAAATTGTAACTGTTTCGATACCAACCTCGGGTACTGTGATATTCCCACCCACCCATACTCACCAATATTTCCCCAAGGTCTTTGACGATTACTTGTCTACCCTGTACCGGTACCCATAACCCATTCTGCTTAACAAACGACAGATTAGGTTCAGACCACCCTTTACTCGGGTGTTTGTATTTCAAGGCGCCGTTGCGCCACGTCCCTTGTTTGATTAACATAACTCAATACCCCAGTGTAAATTCGAAGTCTTTGAGGCCACGTAAGGAGAACGCGTAGTAACGACCGGTAGTTGAATAGTAATAACCGCCTGAGTTTATAGAGATTCCCGTGACAGTCACCCCCTCAGGGATCGTACAAGTGAATCGTTCACCCACGATATTGCGTGTCACATTGTTCTCAACACCGGCATCGCCTTTGTAGACACTGTGACCACTGGAAGGCAAGTCCCATCCATCCGAAGTACCGATGTTCATGGTGGTGCCGTTACTGAGTTTGATGTTTAAGATGTTAACGCCCATACAGTCTGACGGAACGTTGTAATACCCAGTGACCGCTACCGATACTTTGCGGATTTTTGATAGGAACTCAGGAGTGAACTTACTCTGTTGGTAATTAGTCCACTCGTAAACATCGCGATACCAACCCCGAGTCGCATCGTACGCCCAATTTGCAGTGTTTGGCAAAATATCCGAAAGCTGATTAAGGACCACCAGTTCAAGTCCTTCAACCATCGCCCAGATACCGTTATGTTTGGTCATCATCTTATCAGGTTTAAGCCACTGTCCAGCCTGCTTAAAGCGCAACAAACCTTGTTTCCAGCTCCCCACTTTAATTAACATGTCGCCCCCTTAAATCAAAATGCGGTGTTGGTTCTGGTTCTGAGGTAGATCCCGATACGTTCGGTACCATACCCGCGTTGCCCCATATTGGGGTTGCCACACATTCGAGTGGAAGTGTAAAGGGATGTCATTAAACAATCCAATCTGTGGCCATGGGATGCCACTTCGATCCCCCGCTATATGGAAGGTAAACCATTTCCACGGACCTACCTCAGCACCTAACGCAGGATCACCACCCCATTCACAACTGGCAAACTCAATAGTGGGATCGTACAGGTTTAGAAATTTGGTACTGATATCGCCTGTAGGGACGTAAGACTGTGCGTACCCATAGCGTTCACCATAAGACGGCGTCTGATGCGTAGGTACGATATACAGGTCAATGATACTGGCCGGTTTAAACGGCTCACTGATGTCCTTCCACTGACCGTTGACCTTATTGAACAGGTGCTCGCCTTTACGCCACACCCCAGCACTTTTGATATGGGGTAACGACTTCCGCCAATTCCCCGCATTACGTAGTCTCATGACACACCCCATTGAGATTGATTAGGAAAAGAGTCACCTTCATAAAATTTCTGAGGATTACTCGGCATAAACGGGAGGTTGCCCTCCCGTCCATTTATGCCGCTCGGCGCCCAGTGATACCGCCACGCCCCATGATCTTGCCCCAGGGGTTGAGGTTCTTACCCATAGTCGCCACGTTGTGAGCCCGTGCAGCTTTGATGTTGCGCATGCTTCGCTCCTCAGAAGCCTTCTGAATCAGGCTTGACAAGCTGGTCACTGCAACTTCATCTACATGGTCCAACGCCGCAAGTTTACGGGTCAGGTGTTCAAGCTTTGCTTCCAGTCTCGCCACTACAAAGGTTTCCTTGGCATTGATCAACTCTTCGTAGATCTCCTCCATCTCTTTCTTCATGCGGTTAAACTGACTGCGTTGATACAGCTCCTCAGGCGACAACTGCTTGTTGTTCGACGTTACTGCCGACATCAACTTACTGGTGTCAATCCCGTAGTGATCCAAGTTCCGTCCCATGGTCACGAGCCATTGAGCCAACAACCATGCAATCACAGTGTCGTCGTGTCCGGAGGCTGCGTGGTCAATCCGACCCTTCTTCACCACCAAGCCACGAATCTCCTCAGAGAGCTGTTTGTCGTGTACCAAGTGCCCGCTATCTTTTGCCGCGTTTTGAAGCACCGGTCCATAGAGCAACGCGCGAGTTTCGGCATTCGTGTTAAAGCCAAAGTAGCCTTTAGTCTCGTCGTAGAATTGTTCCGATCGCGTACCCATGGGTTTACAGATGGTCTTGTAAAGCTCTGCTTTCTCATTAGAGTTCTCCACAATCCGGTTAAAGATACGGCGGAACGGATCTTCACCCAGCGCCGGTAGCTTCAAGATCAACGCATCGACAATCATCTGGCCAGTTGACTTCTTCTCAGGAATCAAGGTAACGTTCTTAAAGCGAACCAAGAACTCTGCCAAGAAGTTAGAGAAGCGAATCAAGTTGGTTTCGTTGACGTTGAACGCCCCCACCACAGACAAGTCTTTGGTGTTGATGATCGTACCCGCAATACCATCTCGACCTACTGCTTCGGAAGTATCCAGACCCAGAATGAACTGTTCGGTTTGACACATCCGCTGTAAAGAAACTTCATCGACATACCAACGCACCACATACAACTCTTTGGAGACGTAGTTGTAGAGAATGTCTCTGACCGAGTTCTTGATCATTTCGTTGAGCTGCGGAGTCAACGGTGAACTCTGAGTACCTGAAGTCCACACGTTGAAGAAGTCGCGGTTCGCTCCATCGCCGTAGGAGTTCGCCTCGGCCATGGTTTTGTACAACCACTCATCGGTGTAACCCAACTGACGGTGAGAGAAGGTTGCGTTGATCAGGATCTTACGACCAGGGTTGTTCTTCTTAACCATCTCTTGGAAAGCTTCACGATCAGCACAATCCAAGAACAGCTCAGACCACTTCGCCCCACCGTGGATCATGTCGTACATGTACTTGCCGTCACGGTCGTCTTTCTTACCGGCGGTTGTAGTGAAGATGTTGCCGTGGGGTCGGTTGTGTTGACGGGCTTCTTCACGAGCGGCGTTACCGGCAGCCAGGGCCGCAGGCAAGGTGATGCCAATGAAGTTAATGAACGGACCTTCGTCGATGTGGCTGATCGGTGAGGTCTGTCCACGACCCAAGTTGTTTGCCGAAGACTCAGAGTTCTGAGCAACGCCTGTGGAGTAGGTGTTCTCCCACTTCTTACAGGTCACTTCAAACTGGTTATCAGAGTCAGTACGACCCCGTGCTACGAGATAGCCTGGCAACAGATCCCGGATCTTCTTCAAACGCTCAACGTTTGCCTTACGCAGGGCATCGTCCTTTGTAATCATGTTGATACGAGAGTTACTGGTTCCTAAGAACAACAGCCAGATCATCAAACAGTCGGTGGATACAGATTTACCTGTCTGACGAGGCTGGATCAACGCAATGTCCATGTTGTTCATGAACGTCCACGTGGTCGCCATGTTTCCACGGTTCGCTTTATACGGTACCGGGTTAGGACCTGCCACGGGTGGAATGCGTACCACTTCACGCAAGTAGTACCAGATGTTGTATCGGCATTCCAAACCGATTTTCATTTTGTAGGCGTCAGACAACACAGCAGAATGCGGGTCGACACCAATCAATTCGGGCTGCATGATCGCCAGCGGCCACAAACAGTTTTTCACCCCCATCTCTTTTAGTAGGGAGCTGTAACGCAAGAAAGATTCGTTGGTGGTGCTGTAGTCCACCCTGGCCATCGGGTAACGATGCCAATCGTTTCCAAACAAAATCATAGGGTCACCTTTTGACATCAAGGGGTAGTAGAGTCTATAGCATAAGGAAACCCCTCTCCAACAAGGCAAAAAAAAAGAGACCCGAAGGCCTCTTTTCTAATTCATTGTGCCTGCAGTCGCATTCGAAGACAAACGCCCTCATTTGTCTCCATGCGATGTAGGGCTGCCAGACAATTTCGACCTTGATATTTCAAGGGGATTACTTTTCCCGGATTGGGAATATCAGCAATAATCTCTTGTAGTAGTTCATCCAACAAGGGATTATACTTCAAGAGCGCCTCACTCAGTATGAGCTGTGTATCGACCACGGAAAATTGTTTAGATAACAACTTAGCCGTAAAGTGGGGTCTGAAGATCAAAACAATCTCACCCCACGACAGTACCAGTTCTTGGTTATCTGTCTTACGACTGGTGATCAATTGTCTGAAACTGGATTTCAAGTTCATAGTTGCTCTACCACATAAGTGGAGATACCGTTGTCGCGAAACTCTCTGAACAGAATTTCTGAATATTCGGTAGCTGACTCCAAAAGCACTTCTTCAACCTTGTAGTTGGTTGCTTCCTGTACCAACGAGACGATCTCTTCAGCCAAGCCTAAGCGTTGTAGATCGTCAGTTGCCTTTTCAAGTTGGGTCAATAAGTTAACGACTTGAGGATGCTCTTTCAAATCACAAACCCGACTCTGCATAGTGACAGTCAGGCTTCGAAATGTAACATTTACTATGTCCATGTTCACATCCTTCAGTTAACGAATTTGTAACCCAGAACAGATTTGCCTGATTTACAAAAATCTTCAAGAGCCTGACGATCCCGCTCCAGACGATCGACTTCACAATCGAATTCCATCAGCGCTTCGTCCAGCGACAGCATTGCAAAGTTTTGGTTCTTTTCTTGAGTAGCCATGGTGTTCCCTCCTTAGGGATACAGGGTATAGATCAGAGGTCGTCTTCGACCTCCTCTTCGATAGGTTCTTCAACAGCATTACGTTGTATCCACAGTCCTGCTCGGACCATGTCTTGAGCTGACATTGAACGCAGTTGATTCAATTGTTCTTCGTGCCAAGAATTGGGTTTGAGTTCCCAACCACTTAACTCAATGTGCATCCGCTTAACCAGAGTGATCTGGTTAGGATCAGTAATGATCTCTTCACGATCAGCTTCCCAGATGATCTTGTAGTGATCAAAGGAAATCCCATAGACCTTAAACCCACCATCGGTTAGGATGAGTAAGTTAGTGCGGCCGTACAGTACCTTAGAAGCTGTATCGAGAACCTTCAAAAGAAGATCACGAGTATCGCCTAAGGTTAAGTTCAACAAGCGTGAGTAGCGATTGATATTAACATTATCCACAGGTGTTCTCCTAAGAACTTATGGTAGTGTTGAATACAAGTTTTTGTATTCTATTCAAGTTAGTAATATAGATCTGAAATTTTTTTATTTGGTCTTACGGCATAAAAGCCTGTAGGGGTTGCCCCCTACAGGTTTATGACGCCTTAACTGCGTTGTTCGGTGTACATCACACCCATACCCAATTGGATATCGGTCACCGCGGTACGACGGAAGAAGCGGATGATCACAGGCTCCCCAGTCTTGATCGCATGTGGCGACACCAGTTCATGGTTCCACATCTCCAAGGGGTACTCGAAGTTCTCCCCGTTGATGTAGAGCGCGAAGTGAGTCGGCTCTGGTGCACGTTGTTCCACAGATGGATTGAACAATGGTTCAGCACGGTAGAACACTTGGTCCAACCATACTGCGTAGTTGCTCAAACCGTTACTGAGGTCCAGCTTCCAGTTGTTGACGTTCTCCATGCGCGAGTAGGCTTTGACACCCGAACCGTACATGGGGTTCTGGCCCGGCGTGTAACGGATGGCCCAGCGGTCATCACTGACCAGGTTATCCGGTTGACGCAGCACCAACCCAATGGTCTGGCTATGACGGTAGTTCTTGAACTGAGGATCAACGTCTTTCATGTTGATACCCACAGTCAAGTTCTGCAAAGTGCCGTATTCGGTCGGTCGGAATTCAGCCGAACCCACAGCCATTGAGACTTGACCTGTAACTTCGAACCATTCTTCACGGTCCAGATTTAACAAGAACCAACGCAGACGATACCCGTAAACACCGTCCACCCACACCGGTGCGCAGAACAACTTAACGCTATACGCCCCGTCCATACGCAAGGTAGTGGCTTTGTACGCCGCCGACATGTGCTTACCTTGGTTAGCCGTAGCCCCGTAGCAATACTCATCCTCGCCCAACCGGTAGGTCAACACCAGGTCCAGTCGCTGACCCTGCTGCGTCGCCATGTAGTTGTTCAGTCCGTACAGGTTGAACTTCGACCCGTCAATAGCCATCCGTGTCTGACTGTTGTCGCTGTAGGTCACTACACCGATTGCATTCAACGCCGAGACCGGTAGGTTGATTGGGAACTGAAGCAACGTCTGATCGACTTCCGACAAGAACGGTGACTCCAGGTGGATCGCACGAATGTACTTGCGGTACGCATCAGTGGTCCGAGCAAAGGCGGTGTTGCACACCAACACTCGAGCGATAGACCGCACGTTACCCACCTGATCGTAAGCCACTACCGTCAACGGTTCGTTGTCCGGCAGCTGACGCATCGTGTACGCCGCCATCGGCACCTTCACCGCCATGTTGTAGGCCGAAGGCTGTCCGTCTGGGTTGTTAGGCACCTGAACCAGTTCCAACGGGATGTTCTCCCCCAGGAGCTGGCCGTTCTGGTCATACATCGACGAGATCACATTGGAAGCATCGCCAATCGCCGAACCCAAGAACACTTTAACGTAATCGACCGTGGTGCCTTTAAAGGACAACCGCGAATCCAACGCCAGAGTGTGTGGAACCACAGAGGTGTCAATAAACGCCCGGTACGATTCGCTTTGGTAGCCAGGACCTACGCCCAACAGAATGTCTTCGTCGGTAATAGCCCCGCTTTCAAGCGGTTCTTCATAGCGCACCAAACGCGACAGACCAGTGGTGTAGTCGACACTCGCCACACGCCACAAACCCGTTGCCCAATCCCAGACTTCATCGTCCAAGTTAGGGCAGTAACGGCCCGTGCCGTCCGGACCTGTGTAGATTTCAGTTTTACGCCAGCGACGATGTCCCCGATCGGGGTTGATCACCGGCACCATAGGGGTAGTTGACATAACTCACCTAATCGTCAGAGATGGAAACAAAGTGGTTGACGTTAACTTTGTCGTCGAGGTAATACTCAATTGCACGCTTTAGAAACGTGAGCTTGTAGATATTCAACTCAAAGACCGAGTCGTACGTGTGAGGATGAACCACCACATAACGGTCGTCGATTGCGTTCTTACTGGGTTCGTAGTCGAGCAACCATTCATACGGCTTGAGCAAGGTGCGCATGAACGTGATGTCGTAACGACCAATCATTCGATCGTCCCACAATACCCCACGGTCCAAGTCATCCAATACCCGCGCCACGAACGGACTGTAAACCCGATAACGATCTGGAATCGGACTGATGCCAGGCAAGGTCGGCTGCGACCGTTTACCGTTGATGTAGGTCTCCACCACCACATCCACCGGCTGCGACAGCTTACGCAGCGCGTAGGTATCAGACGGGGTGTACACACCCAACGGGTTTACGATCTCATCGACTTGGTAGGGTCGGCCATTTTGCAACAGTAGGGTCGAATCCACAGCTGGGTAGTCCTCAACGAAGGCCACCTCAGAACGGTGTTTGGCACACCCACCCACCACGATTCGAACGTTCTTGTCGTCTCGTAGGTTGACCGTATGGTTCATGCTGAGCAAACCGTACTCTACATAACCCACATCTGGTTGAGGTTCACAGGACATGTCGTCTTGACAGAACCCTTCAGCCATTACCACCACGCGTTGGGTGCCAGGTACCAGATACTCTTTATTGGTGAGTACCACCTTAGTGCCTTTGACGTAGTAGTCGATGTGTTCGATCAATGCATAGCCGTTGAGCCAGAGACTGATTCGCCGAGGGTTAACCGTCAGATCCCCCTCTATGAAGTTGACCCCGTCTCGCAACTCACTGCTGCGAAGTGTGAAATGATAAAGGCCGCTCTCTGCCTCCAGATCCATCGCATACAGCAGGTGCGTTTGATCCGACTTCACCAACCCTTGCCAACCCACACTTTCCAGTGCCCAAGTCACGACCCCATTGACGAAGGTGTAATCGATGTTCTCTACAGCAGGTCTCCATTCTTTAGTGACCACTCCAGCTAACTTCGGTGACTTGTAAAACCGGTAGTTGTACTGTCCAGACAAAGCACGACTATCCAACCCGTGGTACACATGGATCTGTTTACTGCCCAGACCACGGTGTGCTTCGATCATCCGCGTCTTGCGTTCGATGGGGTTGTAGTACTGACCTCCGTTGTGGATATGAAAGCCAAGCAACTTACCCGCTGCATCAAACTCGAGCATAGTTGAAGGGTCATAGAAACCCACCGGCACTTTGACAAAACGCGTACCCGCCATCAGGTCAACCTTTTGAGGGGTTGGTACCACCAGCTGGGTAATGGCGTTGTAGCCGTAGGCTTTCTCAACCATCTCTGAGGAAATCTGCCCGTCACGCACCCGCATCAATGCGGTATACCACGAAGACTCCAATGCTTCAGCACGCCAGTTTGGCACCACCGACTCCAACCCCAACATGGCCTCTTGGATCTGTTGGTCTGTCAGCTTGTATAGCTCGTGCAACCGGTTGTGTTCAAACACCAACGGACGTTTGTAACCGGCTTCCCGAATAAACAGGTGCAGTTCCAAATCGTTGATATCTGTCCACTCAGGATGATCGTTCACATACCCCTGAACATAGGTCACAGGGACTGAGTACGCATTGTGCGTTACCATGCGCAGTGCGTCTTCACGATTACGATGGTAGTAAACCCCTGAGAATCGACCGGTACTGTCCCGCTTAACCAGATACAAGTCAATGTCGTCGCGGTAGTCAATCCAAGCATCGGCATTAGCCTTGTCCCGGTACAGCAGGAACTTACGCTTCTGATCGATCTCGCTGTCGAAGGTTTGCAGGTCTTTGATCTTGAAGATCACCTGACGCCGAATCGAGGCATCATAAAAGAACTCCGCTTCATCCCCCAAGATCATCCGCCCAGGCTGTACGTCATCCACGTATTGGCCGTTATGGAAGGTCAGGGTTTTGCCCACCATGTCTCGGTAGGTATTGCGCAGTGTTTGAAACGTGACCAGATCTTGCGTCGATCCCCAATGGGTATACCCTTTGCACACGATGGTCTCTGAGACACCATCAGAACGCTGGGACCCGTAGAAAGCGTTCGAGTAAAAACGCACATACAGGGGTTGGACGTAACGAGCTTTCAGCACATCGATTTGCCGCAGTGCCACCACGACGTTACGATCACCCATCACCATCAAGTAGGCCAAGTGTCGAGGGAACACAAAACCGTCTTTGTGGTACAGGGCCACCGTCACGTTTTCAATACCCGCCATCTGATCCATCCGTTGCCAGACCTTCTGCTTGTTAGACAAGCCTAAGTGTCCTGGATGAATCTGTCCCAGCGAATACACGTGAAAGACGTCGGTCAGATTCGGCAAAGGAATGGTTTGCCATTCCACTGCACAGGTGCGACTGACGCCTAAGGCGCGAGTGATACGGGCAACTTGGAAGATGTGTTGATAGTCTTGATCTGGGGTGCACCAAACATGTTTAGTTCCGTGCATCGCCAGAAAGTTAGACATTAGAGCACCTCAAGCATGCGAGCCAAGTTAATGGTGAACTGTTTGCCAGCGCCATTGCGATCGTTGATTTGAACGATGTTGGCGATCGGCGCTTTACGGAAGCTGCGGTCAATCAACGACGAATAAATGATGGCGTACCACGTCGGGATGTGTTCCAAACCAACGGCCACCACTTCACGAGCGTTGAAACCAAACCAACCGCCACCAAGCATGGCGTACAACAACGCCACATCGAGTTGCTCCAAACGACGGTTCGGAATCAGCTCTTTGACCACGGCGACAAAGTCGCTGACATTGTCCATGTAGCGGATCGGGCCAATGTTGTCGAAGATCCACTGGGCGTTGAGTTTGGTGCAACGAGCGATACGTGGAACCATGCGTTGCAGGTCACGTTCAGTCAGTTCGGTGAGTTCGCGCATACCACACAGGTGCCAGAAAGAGGCGACCATGGCCAGCTTCATCTGCTCCTCAGGGTTGAGGTTCAAACGCCGCGTGATGTTCTCAGCGATGTAGCGGGAAAAGACAGTCAGTCCCAGATCGCCAAGGTTGCCGATGTCTTCCATCGAATGGCGGTGTGCATACAGCGTCAACGCTGCACGGGTCACGTTGAACTGGAACTCGGTGTGGTTAGCCACCTTGTAGGTAGGTCCGTTTTCACGGATCAATGCACGGGCATCAATGACCACGACTTGGGTACCACCATGGTCGATCATTACCGGATGTGTGAAAGGCTTGATCTCTTTATTACGCGGCGAGACCAAATAGATGTCTTGGAGTTGAGTGCCTTCAAGCTTGTAGAGAGTACCCTCCACAAACGCCAAACGAATGTGTTTGAGCGTATCGGCCATGTTATACGACGCGCAGGGCTTGGTATCGTATGGAGAGACTTTCATCTGTTCGATCTCCTGGTTTTCTGGGACGTAAAAGTTTACTAAACGTAGGTATGTAGTTCGTCGCTGGAATAGTATGATGTACTACATCAGTGTACGGCAACTATACCATTCAAGTTATTTCTCCTCTGATAAGACCATGGCTTGGACGAGGAGTAGGTTTGCTTGGTCCTTTAATCGCGATTAATGATCAATTTTGATCACGGGAGCTGTTATGGTTACAATCAAAAACGCTGCCCCTCGCGCCATCCTGAACGGTATCAAAGACGAGTCTGGTCGCGCTCCGGTGTATCAACCCGAAGCCCGTCCGACTCACATGCCGCATGTGTTTCTTTTTGCACAGCGCGGTACTTTGGTTCCTCAGGTGGTCGTAGGTGACAGCCTTATGTCCACTTATGGTGCGGAGTCGTTCGACTATCGCTCCAAGTACGCTACTCACCAGACAGTGCTGATCAACACTGTTAACGCTCGCGGCAACATGATGGTCGCCCAGCGTGTAGTAGCCGATGACGCCGCTATTGCTGCGTTGAGCCTGTGGGCTGACTATGTCGCGGATGACATCCCTGACTACCAGCGTGCTGAAAACGGCCGCTTCCTGCTTGACGCCAATGGCGCGCGCATTCCGACTGGCGAAACCATTTCGGGCTACCGCGTACGTTACGTCATCGAAGGCGTTCCAGCCAACAAAGGTCTGCACGAACTCGAGCCTCGCGTCGGGAATCTCGTGGCTGACCGCGACGGCGCCCAATCGACCATGTACCCGATGATCGCTCAGCGTGTATCGTCGCACGGTTCGTTCGGTGACCTCGTTGGTATTCGTCTGTCCTCGCCAACCATCGACTCCTCGAGCCCGGTGGATGACGAGCTGATCGAAGCTGCGCGCGCGTACATGTACCGCTTCGCCCTGGTAGAACGTCCTTCTGCCAACAGCTTGCCAGTGGTCAAAGAAACCCTGTCCGGTGACCAGTTCATCGACTTCGCGTTCAAGCCTGGTGTGATCAACGCCAAGACTGACAGCGAAATGTCGGTTGACGAAGTTCTGCTGCAAAGCTGGAACGAATCGGCTAGCAACGGTCTGCCACCGACAATCGGTCTGATTGATGATCAACACGTCTATCTCGAGAACATCGAAGACCTGTTGGTGCTGCTCCAGGCAACCGAAAGTCCTTTCGGGCTCGTGTCCGATGCCGAAGAAGACCTGCACATGGTCAACTTCATCGGTGGTCATGACTACAACGGTACTCCGTATCACAGTCTGCAGATCGAAGGTCCTTCCGCTGGCGGTGTTCTGTTGAACGAAAGTTCGACTCACTATGCCCGTGGTGGTGCTGACGGCACCATGGATTTCGAAACCTTCGATCGTCTGGTCGGCGACATCTGCGCCAACTACGGTGAAGGCGAATTCCACTTCCTCGACAGCGCGGTTTATCCGCAGTCTTGCATCTGGGACTCAGGCTTCGGTCTGGAAACCAAGAAGAAGCTGCTGACCGTACTCGGCCGTCGTAAAGACATGGCTGTGTTCCTGTCGACGCAAGATGCGTCTCAGCCGCAGAACAGCAACTCCGAAGAATCCTCGATCGCCGTTTCCCTGCGTACCGCTGCTCGCATGTACCCAGAATCGGAAATCTACGGAACTTCGTGCTGCCGCGCGGTAGTGGTCGGTCACTCGGGTTACCTCGTGAACTCGAAGTGGAAAAACCTGACTCCGCTGACCATCGAGCTGGCGGACAAGTGCGCTGCGTACATGGGTGCCGGCGACGGCGTCTGGAAGTCGCGTGCCAAGTTCGACATCTCCCCAGCCAACCAAGTCACCATGTTCCGTGATGTGAATGCGACCTATAAAAAGGCCAACGCACGCAGCAAGGATTGGGACGCAGGTCTGGTGTGGGTACAGAACTTCGACCGCCGCAGCCAGTTCTTCCCTGGTCTGCAAACCGTGTACGACGACGACACCAGCATCCTGAACTCCGTGTTCAATATGTTGATCGCTGTCGAACTGGAAAAGGTTGCTGAAATCACCTGGCGTCAGTTGACTGGTATCACCGGTCTGACCGAGAACCAGTTCATCACCCGTTCGAACCGTCTGATCGAAGAAGCTGTTAAAGGCCGCTTCGACAACCGTGTTGTGATCGTCCCGGATACCTTCGTGTCCGAAGCCGATAAGCAGCGTGGCTTCAGCTGGGGTTGCAACATCGTGATGTACGGCAACAACATGAAAACCGTGGGCTCGTTCACTATCGTAGCCCGCCGTCGTGAGGACCTCGAACAATGAGCCGCCTAGCAGATACGCTCCTTGACAACAAGGGGTTCAATCAGTACGGTCAAGCGCCCGCCGTCGACATCCGTAAGGGTGGTCAAATGGGCCATGCTCCGGTATTCGATGCGTACGTATCGAACGCTTCGTACATCCGCCGGAACCTGATTACGATCCTCATCGAGGCACCGCGTGGGTTCCAGGATCTCGAAGATCCAGAGTACTGGGTTGCTACGTTGAAGAACCTGGTCGAACTGGCTCCGCTGACCATCGAAGGGTTGAACCAGACCCTCTCGGTTGAGCACAGCGAGAATCCGTTCGGTGGTGCTGGTGAGATGCAACAAGACATCACCAACGTCACTCGCCAGCGTTCAACGCCGTCGTTCACCTGGAACGAGAAGTACGGTCGCTCGGTTGCCAACTTCCTGAACGGTTGGACACTCAACCTGATCATGGACCCGGAAACCAAGTACCCCCGCGTGGTCAAGCTTGCCAACCGTCCGGTTGACCTGCTTCCTGACTACACCGGGATGACTGTGTTGTTCATCGAACCCGATCCGACTCACTCCAAAGTGATTACGTCGTGGTTGTCGACCAACATGCGTCCGAACGGTACCGTGGCCGAGATCCAAGGTCGTCGTGAATTGACCGCTGGTGGTGATAAGACGGATTACACCGTTGAATTCACCGCACTGACTCAGGTCGGCGAAGGTGTGGACTTGTTGGCTCAGGAATTCCTGGACCGCATGACCCTCACTGGTGCTAACCAGAACCTGCGTCAAGCGTTCATCACCGAGATCGACGCGGAAGTCGAAGCAGCTGGCGCCGACGGCAATGGCTACTCCGAACAGATGGAAGAGATCGCAGCTGCGGCTGTCCTCTAACCCCTGAGCTGAGCGGTGGGCTTCGGCCTGCCGCTTATGCTGTTATCAGACATCGCTATTTAATGAACCCTCCATTTAACCCTTTAAGATAGGTGCACCATGCTTGCCGATCTTTTCAAAGATGCGCAGGAAAGTCCTGTAGGGACATACAGCATCGAAGAGCTTCACGACTCCAGTGAGTACGTACTTGCGGCTATGGCCACAGGCGATGAGCTGGAATTGGCCATGGAAGAACTCGAGGAAGTTGAAGACCAACTCGAAGTTGTTCGGACACAGGGATCGATCAGCGGCCCTGAGATGTTCATGATTCAAGCACGTCTGCAAAACATCGGCGACTGGATTAACATGGAAGCCCCTGTGGCTTCACTGGAAAGTCACAACGACAATCCAGAGATGTTCGTACAGGTCTCGATGGAAGCGGTCAGTGGTTTCTGGAACCGCATCAAACAAGTGATCGTGGCTGATTTCCAGATGGAATGGGATGCCTACATTCGTTTCTTCAGTACGTCTGAAGGTTGGGCCTCTCGTCAGAAACGTCGCCACCACAAGCTGCGCCAAGAGTGGAAGGATAAGAAGCCCTCCCTCAATGAAAAGCGTCACAAGGCATCGATGGCCGGTAGCTACTTGCCACAGATGTTTCGTATCGATGGCCGGATCTCCAAGACGCCACTCGAAGACCTGACCAGCGACAGCAAGTACGCCAGCTACATCAACCGCCAGTATCCCAAAGATCTGGCCGTGTATCTGGAAAAGGTTCGCGGCGTTTTGAACAGCGCTAAGTTCGAAAACGACGAGCAGTTCAAGCGCACCGTCCTCGATAAGTTGGCTCAGTTCGAGCACCCTTTCAAGGTCTTTAAAGGTCCGGGTGTTGGCGAAGGCAACGTCCTGCTGACCAACAAAGGTCTGGAAGTTTGGAAAGGGCGTGCTGTTAAACCCGTAGGCGACGATAAGGTTTATCGTGACCTGGCTGACCTCTGCGTCACCACCCACGTGCGCGAATACGTCATGACCTGGTCGAACATGAACAGCGGCATTCTGGAAGACTTCTACTTCAGCACCGAAGACGTCGACAAAATGCTTGATTTCGCTGATCTGTATTGCGACTTCCTGATCAGTGCCAAGACCGGTTTCGTACCGCTCCAGCGCGCATTTAAGAACCTTGCCTCTACAGTCGACAAGGTAAACAGTGTGGACGGTTTGTCGCCAGTCAACAAGAAGGCGTTCAAGCAAGTGTTGAAGTTTGTACGTGGTATGAAGCGTTACGCCAAAACCCCGTACTTCCACGAGCAGCTGCGCATCAAGAACCTGATCCCTGCGATCCGGATTCTGGCCAGCCGAACCATCGCCACAGCCCAGTAACTCCTAGGTACAGGTAGCTCCTCCTACCTGACCACTCATTTAGGTGATCCCCATGCTGAAGAAATTGGCACGTACCAACGCGCGCCCCACTAACCTGTCTATTGATCAACTGCAGATGATTGTTCACACCAATCAGAACTGGTTGGTGAGTATGGAGGAGTTGGCCGACACCGTTGACGAATTGGATCATTTGGAAGTCACCCTCGAACACCTCTCCGAAATGGGTGCATTAAACCCAGGGGTTGGAATTCTAGCCCTTGAACGCATTCAAGCACTGGAAGGGGTAACCGGACGTATTTTGAATACCCTCCCGGCGTTGGAGAGTGACACCTACAGCAGCGAAGACTTCAAAGACAGCGTCATGCCGGCTTTGCACAACGTTGCCAAAATGACCAGCAAGGCGTACAACGATAACTTCGCCAGTGTGATCACAGCCCTGTCGAACGTTTCGTTGGGCAGTATCCACACTGCCAAGTCCGGCATCAAACGCACCCAGGCTCTGCGTCAGAAGCTTAAGGCCGCGCCGGTGAAAGGGAATCTTGAAGTCAGTCTGTCGGGCAAGAACGTCGGTAACGCATTTACCCGCGATGGGCGTGCGGTACGCGATTTGGTGAGCGCCTTGAAAAAGGACTTGGCCCAAGCCAGTGTACTGATGGAAGTGATCCCTGCCCAGGTAATGGCGTTTGCTAACGCTTACCACAAGCTGATCACCTCAGCAGACCTCAGTTCTGATGAAGGATTCGAACGCACAGTGATGGCTAAGATCCAGACGCTGACGCATCCGGTGGAGAGCTTTGCTAAGAAGATACCTCTCACCGAAGAGCTGTTGTTTAACACCTCGTTGTTTGTCACCAAAAAGCCCAGTCCGCGTGCCCGTGGGATTGATGCCAGCTATGCACACCTAGCAGACCTTGCAACGAAGCAGGTGGTGCGTGAGCGGGGAGGCAAGCCGCTACAACGTTCTGATGTCGCAAAGCTCGCAGCGAGCGATTTAGAGGCCTTGCTGGGCTGTTCGGAAAGTTACTGTGATCTGGTTGTCAGTGGTTGGGGTACTTACCGCAAAATGGCCAGTGCGTTGGACCGGGTTATGAAGTCTGTACAGCAACTGGATTTGAAAAATTCTGCGTTGTCGTCAAACAACATCAAAGCTCTTAAGCAATTGATCACCGTCTCCAAGCACATCTCGCACTACTACCGCTCACCGCTGGCAGATGAAACCGACCGCTGCATCAAGATGGCCTTGGCCTCTCGGGTGTTGGTGGCACGGGCTATCAAAAGCGATCAGCCGGCATAAAAGCAAAAAAAAAGAAAGGGGTGAGAATCCCTTTCTTTTTATGCCACGAAGCGGAAGACCATAGTCTTCTCTTCGCGTTCAGCTACTTCGTACAGTTCAACGTGTACGCCATGATCCGATACTGCTACGTTCAGGATCACTGCAGCCGAAACGCGCAGGGCGATAGTACGAGCCACCAGACGATCCAGACCAGCTTTGAGCAGTTCTTTATAGTTTTCGATGATGCGGGTTTGCTTTACTGTAAACATAAGTTTTCTCCTTTAGTTAATGTGTTACGTTGATGATGGTGCAGACACCCAAAGGTGCCTACACCGGTTTCTTCTTTTATGCCGCTTTCGCAGCGTCAATCTTTACATGAACGATTTGAATGAACTTGCCTATTGTGCAAGCTTCATCGTTATAGCGTTGGCAACGTTCGATCATGGGTAGGCTGATAGCCTCCATGGTTCCGCCGACGGACTCACGACTCAAGGCAGGTCTCTCCTGAGTCAGGTCGATGTGGTTGATGCAGAACATGACACCATCCAACAGCGCCACCAGCAATGGGTTCTTGGCGTTCGGGTTCTGTTGGAAGACCCCTACGTGACTGATCTGGATTTTGCCATTGGGACGATGCAGGTCATCGATCAAGCCGTTCTGAGCTTTGATCTGTTTGATGGCAGCTTCGTGACGGGCTTTGATGTTCGGGTTGCTGTAAGTCATGGCGTTCTCCTAAGAACTCCTGGGGTTAGGACTGAAAGAATGCGGCCAGATCTTCCAAAGGCAGGACCAGGCTGAGGTTGTTCAATTCGTCAACCGAATTAATCTGGATATCACCGATGCTCCAAGCACCTTTATGGTGATCCAGACTCAGACCCTTGATCGACAGTTCGAGGGTGCTGTTGCCTGAGGTAGTGAGGGTGCCTTGTTCCTTGGAGAAGTCGACATTCTTGAAGTCCCACTTGATGGAGATCGATTCCACCTTGAACTTGCCTTCCCCTTTAACCTCTAAAGCGAAGTTGTTCAGTACGATACTACCTTGACCACTACCTTTGTAGTCAGCAACGATTTTCTTTACGATGTTCAGGGCGATTTGCTTGTTCATGTGTGTTCTCCTAAGAACTGGGGGGGGTGTAGCGTGAATTAAAACCGGGTGATGCCATCGTTGTCACGACTGGCTACTGATCCACCGACCCACACCTTAGCGGTGGTCTGGATGAAGTAGCCGTTGGTGTCGATGCTGGTTTGAGTCATGTCGCAGAAGCCGCCCGAGCAATTGCTCAGCGGCGACTTGTAAGTCAGATCCTTGGTTACGTTGTAAGCTGCAAACAGAGAGATCATGGTGCCGATAACAGCTGCGATGGAGATAGCGCGGATGATGTTGAAAGTCATGGTCGTATTCCTTAAACTTGAGTGAGGTTGTTTTACTTATTGTTTTCAAGCTGACGCAGTTCAGCTTTCAAGTTACTGCTCTGCTCCCAAGCTTGGGTCGGAGTCAGTCGATCATTGGTCTTAGCAGCCAGAACGACAGTACCTACACAAGCAAGAGCGATCAGGGTATACAGGATGAAGTTACGCATGGTTAGTTCTCCTTAGAACTTATGGGGTAGGGTCCGAAGACCCTTGGTATTGTAGAGGGTGTAGCTTACAGCAGGTAGAGACCGAGGTCATCAGCCATGCTCTTGGCGGTGTCGCCTTCGTACATCAGTTCAGCTTTGGTGGTCCAACGACCGTTCTCACCTTGGGAGATGACAACGAATTCAGGACCTTCTGGGTAGTTGAATACGCCAGCTACCTTGAAGTCACGGACGTCTTTAACCATGTGGAGTTCTGTAGCCATGGTGTCGTTCAGACCAGTGCGCTTAACAGTTTCCAGTACAGCTTGAGCTTGAGTAGTGTTCATGTTGATTCTCCTAAGAATCCAGGGGTATTGGATACAAGATTTTGTATCCTATTCACAAGAGTAATATAGATCTGAAAAAATTTTAATTAGCATTTCGGGCATAACGCACTCCCAAGGGCCGAAGCCCCTGGGAGTGCTTGTATTACTTACAGAAGTCGGCGTAGTTAAACACCGCAGTCTTTTTACCCAGGGTGACTACGTAAAGTTCTGCAGGCATCAGGATCTGTATCCCCTGTTCCCCTTCGCCTACGTAGATGGACTTCCAAGCCTCTTTACTCAAGCCCACAATAGACATCGAGTTACCACGCACGTTCATCACTGTCTGTTCGGTAACCTGATTGCCTTGGCGATACTGCAAACCAAAGAACTCTTTCTGCAAATACGAGTACTCACGTTTGCCTGTTAACTCAAGCTTCTGGTCGGGATCTTCGTACTTACATTCCCGGTAGTCGGTGTAACGCACCCCAGGCTTATTCAATTCAACGTAAGCAGTATAACCTGCAGCTGAGAATCCACCCACCAGCGTAATTAGGAAACACGTCAAGATGCGCGTCAGTGTCCTAGCGCGTTTAAAGCGTTTGATTTCCAATCGTTCGCGCGCCAGAATACCTGCATCGATTTCAGCAGCTCTCTCCGCATCGGTCTGAGTGATGATGTCATGAAACTCGGTCATGGTCTTGCTCCAGTTTAAGGTTAGTGTTGCTTTTTTAGTATCGGGCATAAAAGGTCGAGTCGCCCCGACCCCTTACAGTTAGCGGCGTGAGTAACCCAATGCTTCGTAGGGATCTTCACGGTCTTCATCATTACTCACCACGAGTACCGGGGTGGGTCGCATCAAAGACGGGGTAGTCATGAGTGAAGGTATAGACGCTTCAATGGCTTTTTCGAGATCGCGCGTCACCAGGGTCTTTGCCATCCAATCGACATTGAACCCCAGGTACTGACGTTTCCCGTTAACGCTGAGGATGCCGCGACGGATCTTGAAGTTTTCGGACAAGCGCAGAAGCTGTTCTTCAGACTCAAGGATTTCGTAGTAGACCGCGTCAGGGTGTGTGACACAGACTTTCGATAACATGGTCAGTGGAAATGCGTCGGTAACACCCAGCTGTTTGATTAGGTGCTTTACTTCATCGTCGCTGTCAGACAGGATGATACTGATGCCTTGGTCATTACGCATGGCTCAACTCCTAGCAGATTTACACATGAACTCAATTAACCAATACAATCTCCAGTTCTTGAGCGCGGCCTGCAAGCCACACGTAAAACGAAGACCGACGGACTTTCTCGAAGACATACGCAGCATCATCCACATACACCTGCGTAAAGTGTTCCCGCAATTCATCCTTGCCAAAGGGCGTTCGTGCTGACGCAATGGCCTCTTTGAGTTCGGTCAAGGTGTAGATACGGTCGCTGACAGAAGACGGCAGTCCTGCAATCAACTGATCGTAGCTAAGATCACCCTCACCCTTTTGTAACGGGTAGGACACAAAGGCAATCGCATCAGGGTTGTCCTGAAGTTGTTCGAATACCCAACTGGTCTTACCTTGTTGCTTTCCTGCAATAAACCCAACCGTACAGTACTCACTGAGGTATTGCGCCCGTGGGTAGTTATTCGGGAGGCTCAGTGTGTTGCGCAGCTTCCGTGTCCCCACCAACAGGGGTTGAATCACGTTGGTGAAATTGTTCCTGGTTTGCTTCATGGGTGACAGCCCTTCCTTTCGTAACGTGTTGCCGTTCCCCTGGCCCCATGGTGATTTCACCACCCAGACGGAATTCGACACCACAAGCTTTGACATACGATTGGAAGTCTTCATAGAGCAAGTGTCGGTGACAGAACTTGTTGCTGCTACAATAACAAGCAAAGGCCACCTTAGTCAGGCTTAGTAACGTCGCCCACTTCTCAGGATAGCGTTGACGACTCTGAGCCAACATCCTTAGGTAGACGTGGGTGTACTCCTCCTCAGTGATCTCCCCTTGCTTGATCCCCATGACGATGTCCCAACTCGGAGCAAGGAAACCATAGCCTGCCTTCTCTCCAGACTTAGCCGTGGTGTCAATCAGTTGGATGTCGTGGGCTTTAGCCAAGCGCCACCGAGCTAGCTGGATGGTGTAGAGTTCGATCATCGAGTACATCCAAAAAAAGAAGGTGGTGGTGATGTGGCATAAAACCCAACGGGGAGGTTAACCCCCGTTGGATCTACCTTGGGTTACTGACCCAGAGCGGCCAGTGCCAGAGCGCCGATGTGCGTACGGACCTTCTTCAGCTCACCTTTGTTACCATTGCTGGCAACTTCGTAAGCGGCTTCGATCACGCCGTACTTGACGATCTTCGCGTTCGGGTCACGAACTTCGCCTTCCTTCGGGATGCCGCCGGCCGGGTATTCACGGCTGCGAATCACTGCAGTAGAGATCTTGTCACCTACTGCGGCGAACTCGGTGCTGACGCGAGTCAAGTCCTTGTCGGCCTTGAACGCATCGATAGCCAGCTCGCCTACCGCCAGGCCAGTCGCCGCAACGAGCGCAGTGTTGTGCTGTTGGATGGCTTTGATCTGATCAGTAGTGATCCCTTCGGGCAGGGACTTCTCGTACAGATCGGCTGCAGGCAGAACCACACCGTTGTCCGCGAGGGTGAACATCGGCTTGATCTTGGCGGCCAGATCTTGTACAGCTTGCTTAACGTCGCTCATGGGTATTTCCTTTTTGCTTGCGTTTATGGGGACGGGTTCTTTCATACCCTTGGCTGTGACGATAATCTTTTATCGACTAACAACCATTGAAGAAGGTTCAGCGCTGAATCTTCACATAGGTAATATAGGCCTATGTTTCTTTTGAATCAGATTCCATTGGTAGGCGTATCACCTCCACAAGTCCGATGATGCGAGGGCGTTGTAGAACGTTCCTCAACTTACCTTGTGCGTCCCGGTACAGTAGGGCTGCGTTATGGGACAACAAGAACCTGCCATCACTGAGGGCATAGTTTATCGTGCGGATCACCCCACGACCACGTCCCCAGCGAATGGTTTGTTTTTGAATGACGCTAGCTTTAAGTAACGGAAGGTAGTCACCCACCTTCAAGTCAGCCAACGATACCTTAAGCGGCTCCACACTACTTACCTTTCTTGGTAGGTGGAATCTTCACAGGGACGTTCTCTTCAACCTCCGGATCATCCGAAGGCGTCTCACTGGGTGCTGTAACCAACACGTCCAGCACTCCTTTAAAGATCGCTTTAATGTTGGGATTGAACGAGTTGATCAACGCCTCAGGATCTACTGGGTTTGAGTACTTGTACGGCTCAGGGTCCATCGTCCAGTTTTGTTTCTCAGCATCGTAGACCCCTTCAATGAAGACGTCCTTACTGGAATGTTTGTCGGTGTTGATAGCTAGCCGGAAGACCAGCTCAGGGTCCATCTGGAAGACGTCCTGTAGCGCATCAAAGTAGAACGCCCCACTACCAATAGCCTTGACTTTGTTGTCAGGACCTTTGTAGGTGTGGGATTTCTGACCGACTGTCAGTTTGATTGACTCCCCAGTATTCAGGCACAGGATGTAACTTGAGTGCCTTTCCAGTCCTACGATCCGGGCCAAGAGACCGGTTTCTCGATCACCCAAGGTCAGTAAGAACTGTTCCATAGGGCACCGTAGCTGTTTCATAAACTCCACGAACTTGCGAAGACCCAAAAGCGTCCCGGCCCCGCCGATCAACCGGATGTCCCGTTTGTCATCCCACATATAGCCAGGATCGAAGGTGCGGAACTTCACAGTCCCGTCGTTGTACAATTGACTCTCCCCAGTTGAAGTAACAAAACCTTCTTGTTGAATCGTTGCACGGGTGTCGGCAATGATCCGATTACCTAAGTACACTACTGTGGTCATTGGCAGACTCGCTTAGAGTTTATTCTGATAAGAGATGAGCTTCATCTATTCGAATAGGTAATATAGGTTTAAATATATTTTCCATCGGCATACACCCGCCCGGAGGCGGGTGCGTACTTACCAAGTGGCGCTAGGGGGTTCTTGATACGAGAGCATGTCGGCATGTACGACCTTGATACCCTTGTATTCAGAAGACGTTAACTGACGCACCTGTTGTGCATCTTCAGTGTTCCATTCTTTCATCGAGCGAGTAAAGGTCATGATCCAGTAACCTTCAGTCAAGGTCAAGCCTTTGAATGCCCGAACCTCACACCCACGATTGACTTCGAAGAGCACTTCACATTCCCAGATGCTCTTGCCCTTAAGTACGTTCTGGGTACTCACGGTACGGTAGAACAACTTACCGATTACCTTAGCCGGGTAGCTCCACTTCTGTGCCGTGTACGGAACCAACCAACGCTCATCACTGATCGCAATGTCAGTCAGCAATTTCTTCTTCGGCAGTAGACTACACTCGTTCTCGAACCCGTAGATATACCAACCCCCCTTCCAAGAGTCGCCAAGCTCGTTATCCAAGAACTCCATGATGTCAGCCTGGTAACCCAAGAGGCACCCGATGATCGTAGGGGCGGTGGAGATACGCGGTACCGAGCGATCTTCCTTTTGGGCACTGCGCTGTGTCAAGGAAGGAACGAACTGTTTGATCTTGCCATTGGTCGAGATGTGATACAACCAACGCTGCCCTAGCTCTTCGGCAGTTACGATCGTTACGTTCTCTTTTACTCCGTTGTTAAAATTGGAGAGGTACTTCTCCATCTGTTCTTTAGCGTTCATGTTTGGTTACCGGTAGGCGAAAGCAGGGGTCATAGTATCTTTGCCGGGCATAAACAAAGCTGCCGGCGAACCAGCAGCTTTGCATGTTTACCAACGGGCGCTTGGCGGCAAGACCAGATCGGAACCGACCTTCTTCTTCCAACCAAAGTCAACGAAGATCGTTTTGCAGATCTCGTTTACCGACTCCATCCCAATCCCACCGGCACTGGCTTCGAGGTTCTCAACCATCTGGCGGCTGAAGACTGCATCGTCGATGGATTCAAGAGACGGCGCATGCCACTTCTTGGCCACGGCGATACCTGGCTCGTTCACGTAATCCCAAGTGATGATAGAACGGATGTTCTTCACCAGGCGACCACCTTCGACACGATCGTCAGTCAGACTGCGTACCGAGAAGCACACGTTCTCATCTTTGCTCTCTAACGAGGCACGGAGGAACTCGCCTTTAGGACCCGAAGGTTTAACCCGCCCCACGATGGCAACCACACGGTTACCGTCTTTGTCCTTGACTGCGTTCTGCTCGATCCGCACGTCTTTGAAGTGGCAACAAACGTTGTCTTCGTAGATCGTTGAGACCCGCTGCAAAAAGCTGGACATGTTTTGGCTGGGGTCTTTCTTCGGATGACCGTATTCTCCGCGACACGCCCCACTTTCGATTCGGCGCATCAAAGTTGAGGATGCTTCAAACAATCCCCGCGCAGTGGAAAGCGGATAGAACGCTCCACCACTGTTGTAGCAGTCCAGCCCACCGAGCACCAGTTCGTAGTAGCCATCGCTGTCAGGCGAAAGCTTCCCGGTCTTGTTGGTGCCAACCAGGGCCGTACAGCCATAGACTACACGTTCCATAACCCACCCCTTACCGTCGTAAAAGCCCTTCGATCGGCTCCACTGTTTCAGTCGGATTCACCAACGCTGAGGTGAGGCCTTCTTCCCAGTATGCACCGATGAGTTTTGCTGTGGTGTTACTCGCCCCGTAGGTGACACTGCGCAGCGGTATAAAGGCCGGTACTTCTTTGTCCAGGTCTTGCTTAGTAGCCAGTTGGTGACGGAAGTATTTGGTCCGGTCTTTCTCAGAACGGCTGATTGCCGCCATGATCATTTCAATCACTGCGAAGTTAGCACCGACTGACACCCCCGCATGATGCGGAGCGCTTTCAAACAGCCGACCCATGTCCTCGTAGTTCATGTACCAAGGGACGTTGCCCTTTGCAATGATCTCAGAATACACCAGGTAAATGAATGCGTCAGACTTCACCAGTTCAGTACTTGAGATCACAGTACAGCCCGGATCAAACACAAACTCCAGGAAGTCCTCGTCCTCAATCTTGATGGTGTTGGTAACGCTCGGTTCAATGCGCATCATGGCCATGGCCGAGGAGACCCCATAAAAGCGGTCTTCTACGACGATAGCAAAGAGACCACAGATGTTGATCTCATTGCCTAACACAGCCAGTTGTTGCTCGGCGAAGCGGGCCGGTATGATGATCTTGCAACCTTTGGTTGTGACCACCGACCCGTCATCGAGTTCCTTTAATGCCGCATGAACCTTCGAAGCATCACGTGTCAGCTTTTTAGGGTCCATAACGTTCTCTTGTTACGCCGAGGCTTGCGCGTCGACCTTGATCAGTTGTACCAACCAATCCGCCACCACTTCCATGGCACCGAAGAAGGCTGCTTCACGTACCGGAAGATCCGGGTGCGCTTCACAAGCACTGTCGATTGCCACGAGGATGTCGAAAGCCATGGTGTGCGGATAGATCACCCCACAGACAATCTTACGCACCGAGTAGTACAGATTTTCTTTCTGCCAACCGTTTGGCATGTTGCGGATGTACTCGTTCAGCACCGACAGGTACTTCTTACGATCCACCAGCAGTTCGTCTTCGGCCATTTCGAGAATTTCTTTCTCGACCGCTTTAGACAGACCGACCAACATATGGTTGTCCATCTGCAGACGACGCTCGCTTTGCAGCATGCGCTGTTGACGACCCCAGGAGGCGATGTACTGATCCTTACGTTCGAGTAGCAGGTTGTAGTTCGCCTGCCGGTCTACACAGAACGCACCGAAGAGTACGTCTGGGCTACCGCCTTCAGCCAACCACTTGCTGTAGACGTCACCGTTAACTTCGATGGTAACAGGACGTACACCCAGGTCACTGACTTGAGCGCTCGGCCAGCTACTTACGAGGGTACGGTTCTTAGCTGCCGATTCACGGCGCTCGATCTGACGACACAGCGCACGACCAGCCTGAGCCAGAATGCTACTGATGTATTCCTTGTAACCCTGCGGAGAAGACTTAACGCCTTCTGGCAGCATGTCCAACAGCTTGTTCGCAATGAGGAACACCAGCAACGGCTGGTTCGGGCTCACCTTGAGGTAGTTCAGGTACGGCAGCAGCGTCGGGGTGTATTCCTCGTTTTCCACGACGAACAGACGACGATACAAATCAGTGATCGTACCCGGCTCCAGGGTTTGCGCCATGTCCGCCAGTTCAGCATCGAAACGCGACAGACCGGTGCTGATCAGTTCGAACTCGTTCTCAACGGTCGGCATCGGTACCTTGAGGGCCAGACTTACGTCTTTAACGGCCGTCTCAGTGAAACGTTCGATCATGCCTGTCAGGTAATGGCTACCCCACACGCTGTGATACATGGTTGGCAGGATGCTGATCGCAGTCGGGTCGAGGGCTTGCTTGTTGGAGACGAACTCTTGAGTCGCTTCCAGTACACGCTTGACCATCGGGTTGACTTTGTTTTGCGTCAAGTCGAGGTTGAGGTTCACCGTCTTTTCAACGACCTCTACCACTTCGTCCATCACCAGGTCGTGTTCGCAAATGCCTTGGGGGTTCTTGTACAAAGAACCTTCCAGCAAACGACGCTCGAAGGGGATTTCGAAACCACCCCGATCCGGCATGGGGATCGTACCGGCACCAATCAACGCCGAAAGCGGTGAGCTTTCAACAGGGGCCAGAGTGACGTTGGCATTAGCCAATTTGTCGGCCAGCGTTGCAACGCTAGTCAATGTATTTTCACGAATCATCAGACCACCCCGTGCTTCTTGGTCAGCTTGCGTTGAATAACAGCCACCAAGGCTCCCTTGGTTGCGCCGTCGCTTTGCAGTTGACCATCGATGTGGTTGGACACTGCGTTGCCAGAGATGCGTCGCATGATCGCCGCACCGAGTTCGGCTGCGTTGGCGAGCACCGTAGCGTTTTGCTCGAATTTCTTACTCATGGGAAGACCTTCCGTTTACTAAAAGAAAGGGGCCTTACGACCCCTTATAGACCTTGACGGCTTGTTTGGCGATCACCTTCAACAGGGTGGTGGTGGTACCTATCAAGTCTGGAGACAACACGATCCGCGCGTTGATGCTGGTATAACCAAAGATGGCATCCAGATCTTCACCCGACTCAGTACGGTTCTCACCTGACATCACCCGCCCAAAGATGGTTTTCAACTGGTTGGCGAACACGCCCTTGTCACCGACCCCTGTGCCTACTTGCATGGTGATGTACACCCGCACAGCCATGGAGTCAACGTTCAGTGGATTACCCCCAATACGCAAAGAGCTGTCGACCTGTCCTGAAAGCACAGTCTTGTTCAGCCCCCGAGCAACTTTCGCCCGTCCTTTATCTGCGTTGACAGCAACCGCACGAATGGATTCTGACATGTCCTCCAGATCACCGTTGTAGAAGACTTCAACCCGTTCAACGATTCCTTCGTACTTCGCCCGTGGAGTTTGGGAACCCAACAGACGCAGTGTATCGAGGGAGTTTTCATCAAACAGTTCGTTGTCTGCCGTGACGGCATCTTCAATCGTACATAAAATATCGTCCGACTCAAGCTTTTGCCCAACCTTGACCAAAGAATGTAGCTTCTGATCGAAGGTTACAACAATGTCACGGATCTTGGTAATCTTGGTTCCAAGCTTATTTGCCAACTTTTCCGAGATAACCGAGGAGTCTTCCAAGGTGTCTGTCGATTCCAACAACACCGTCTTTGCCAGAATCCCTGTCTTCATCAACAGGAGTTTCGGATTGATCGGATCAAGCTGGAAGTAGTTGGTGTTATAGGCAATCGGATCGCCTGCTTTGAACTTGTCTCCCGCCTTGAGCACAGTCACCACATTGTGTGGGAACATGGTACCTGCCACAGTCCCGAACCGGCGACCTAGCTGAATGCTCTTAGACGAACCATTCTTATACGCAATGGTGATGGCTTCATCCGTCACGTTAGTTACCGTGCCGTCATCTTTAGCCGTACTGGCAAACAGATCGTCTACCCGATGCGCTACCATCTGCTCGTAACCTGTACGCACCATCGCAGGCTCGTACCCTTCCGAGAACATTGTGGAGTGATACTGAATCCCCACGAAGTTAACCCGCTTAGGATCGTCGCGGTCAGAACCGGGAGAGATCAGAGCTGCTGTACTGAACAAGGTTGCCGCACTGTCGTTCTTCGCATCGTACCGGTTGCTGGTGCCACGCAGTGACTTGAAGTTCGGGTCAGCAGACAAGAAGGTGTTGATCGCCACGTCGCCTGAGTCCACTGTCGCCTCGGAGATAACCCCCATGTCGTTACGGTGATAAATACGGCTACGCTTAACCATCGAGCGCCGACTCCGACCACCAGTACCGCCCATGGTCACAGCCTCTTGCTCACGCAAGCACTCGATCGGGTTAGACTCTTCCACCATCCCTTTTGAGGGGTCTTCTTGAATCGCTTGCCAGATTGCATTCGGTGGCATTTCGATCTTGTTGCTAGAAGCACCCCGACGAGCTTGATGCGTTCGAACCGAACGAACCAGTTCCGTATAGACCGCTCCTGCAATACGCTCGTAGCCTTTGATCCGCATGTACTCCATGTCCGTTTCAGCAGGCGACCAATCAGTCGTCAACAATTCGGTTGCACGGGTAACCAGACCGATCCAATCAGTGGGTTCTTGCATCTCCACCAACAGGTCATGGGTGATCGGGTCAATGAACATGTCTTTCAACAGGTCCAGTTCACGCAGGTAACGAATGCCAATCCCGTTGGCTTCCAACACGTTCAGGTATACGTCTTTGCGGTCGAAGTCGTAGACGTTGTAGTTACGGATGGTTTTGTGGTAGCTGTTAAAGCCTGCCATGATCAACGCACACAACCGATCATCCCGATGAAACACCAGGTTCTCGTCTGCAAAGCGAACCACGTATTCTCCATCAGTTAACTTCAACCGATCCCCTACCTGTACCCGACGAAACGCTGTAGGCTTCAACGCTTTGATCAGCTTGTCCAGTCCAAGGTAATACCCCAACACCAGACCCATGGGCAGTTCTTTGTTGAACACTTTAAGCTCAGCTACTTCAACCGGGGCTTTGCTGATGTCCAAACCCAACACTTCCTCAATTGCTGGAATCGGCTGAGGACCACGCCCTTTCAACACAAACATCATGTTGCTCGGGTCGATATACACCACGTCTTGACCTTGCTTACCAATCGGTACCAGCCCGCGTGCTTCGGGTCGGTTAATCGCCTTCTCGCCAAAGTTCTCCTCAAGCTTGGCGTAGTCTAAGAAGAAGTCTATCCCTCCTGCACTGAAGCTTCTGAACTTGTGTGCCAGCATGCTGTACAGTTTCGGGACTTTGTTCAACGGATTGAACACGTTAGTGGGTTTAAGGTTGCTCACCCGTGGGTCCTTCGGATCAAGACCGATGGCCATGATCTGGTTACACAACCAACCTGGGTAGTTATGGACGGCTTTCTCCGAACGCGAGACAAAGCTCTTGCCGTAGTAGCTGGTCAACGCCACCCGATTCGGCAACACCTTACGGATCGGCATGTCACCCCGTTGTTTACGCAGGTGATAACGTACGCCGTTCGCAAAGTAGGTACCGTCTTCGTGGATCTTAGGAACCCGGAAACGAATGGTGCTACCCACACCGGTTACTGGCGAAAGTTTGATGGCATGGATTTCGTAATGGTTCATCACGTCTTCCACAGTCTCGACATTATAGTCAGCCACCACTACGCCTGCGTTTTGTACAGACATCACTGAGTTCACGATGTCCTTAGGCAACACATCTTTTACATACCGCGAGTCGAACTCAAACAAAGTGGACTTCAAGACGCGCTCGTCAAAGACTTCCGAGTTCTTCGGCATCTTCGGCGGGTTGGTGATCTTGAGGGTTTCAGGACTCAGGCTCATGACATCAGCCAAGGTCCCTTTGCCACCGTACGGGTTGGGGAGTTCTTTGTACGTTGAAGCCAGGCGTTGTGCTCGCTTGTACTCAGACCCTGAAAGCAAACCCGCATCAGCCATTTCGTTGGCCTTATCCAGAATGCCTTTCTCAACATCACGCGCCTCACCCGTAACCTTGATCAACGTAACAGGCGCTTCTTGGATCTGGGCGGTGTCTTCTTTAACCTGTTCGATTATCTCCAAGCTTTCGAGTTCCTTCTCGATCTTGGCATCGTCAAGTTCCGCCTGACGCAGTAGCTCGTAATCCTCCTTAAGCATCTCTGCGGTTTCTTCCTCGAAGTTGATGTCCGAGGTTTCCGCACTGATGGGATCGTCTTTTACCACGATCAATTCAGGCTTGGTGGATTTGCCTTTAACGTCCTTGGGCTCTTCTACCCGCCGCCGTCCATCAGAGATACGAGTAGGGCCATCACTGTCATCGTCATCCGACACGTCTGGTATATCGTCCTCTTCCTCGACTTCAGGTTCTTCGTCAAGGTCAACGATTGCTCGCGATTCGATCAAATGCATCAGACCACGCAAGAATCGCTTTTGCAAAGCTGCAGAATCCAATCCTTCTTCGGTCCCTTGGGATTCGTCGGCAGTTTTACGCCACGCGTTGAGAAGCCCCAGGTTCACGCAGAACCAACGATCCTTATAAAGGAAGAGTAGGTTCAGGCGATCAAGGTTCTTCGTCTCCAAATTCGCCATAGGCGCTTCATTGCGCTGTTCACCCAACCAAGTCCAGATGTCTAGGATGTCCAACGACTCATTGGTGGTGAACTTCTCCAAGGTGTTACGCACAATGGACTTTTCAGCCCGACGCAACGCGGTGAACGAAGGCAGTACTTCAGGCAGCACTATGTTCACAAACAAATGTCGCTCAGGAAACTGGTTAGCCACCTCATTGAGCTTCTTCCACATCGTGTGGCGAATGTTCACCCACTTGTAATACGAAGCAAAGAAGTTCGCGGTATATCGCTTAACGAATTGGAGCGGAGCGAAGTTCTCCACTACCAACGTTTTCGTATTGGACATCACCGTTTCAGGATTCAGCATCGGCCGGATCTTACCCCGGTTCGTACGCTGGTAGTCCCGCAAGTGACGATCAACAGGCCACACCACGGGCTTGGGGTTACCAATCTCGCTGCGCAGTTCGGTGATGTGATCCACGTAGACGATCCGCTCAGCGGCTTTGATCAAGGGATCATCTTTACCAGGACCTAAGGAGGTACTGTCTTCAGGTAGGTAACTCAACACCGCCCCACGGGGCATGTTCAAGTTGACCAAACTGTGGGTTTCCGGTGCAGTCAGGGCAACCAGACGACGGATACCCCGTTTCCGGTACCAAGCAGGATAAAGAAGCATGGATCATTTTCCTTAGAATCAAACAAAGGGGCCTGGCAACCTCAGTCACCAGTCATATTCTTCAAAACCAATGTCACGGTGTCGACGTCACACCCAGCCTTAAAGCCGCCACGCGGGTCGAGGTAGGCTGCCGTGCTGTCCAAGAAACGGTCCAGTTCGGCCAAGGCTTCATCGCTGTACACGATTGTGGCAGAGGCGGTGTCACCGTCGTAGTCCGCAGCCAAACCTGCCAGGCGACTGGGGTGGATAACCTGCGAGTCCACGAAGGCTTCAGGCTTACGCGTCGGAAATTCCAACGCTTTGTATTCCTCACCTAGGGGCTGCCAATCATCACCTAACTCGTAGCGTACTTCACCGACGATGGTGGTTTTGCAATACACGTGAGAAGGGTAGGTCGAACCAATACCGGCGACGGGGTAACGGGTTACGATAGCTTTGAGGGTGTTCCAACGACGATACGCACACAGATAAAACAAGTGTACATAGGTCAGAGGCTCAACGTATTGACGGTCCAAGTGTTCCGGCAATTCACGAATGTCCCCAAAGATCTTAAACGTCTTGTCAGGTCCGATGTAAATCAAACCCAAGTAACGCCCTTCGATCTTGATCGGCTTGAAACGAATGCCTGGGTTACGGAAACCTTCAATCAGCTTTTCCAACCCTTCAACCGTTACCCACTTATCGCGTACATCCAGTGGTAGGTCCACGACGTCCTGTTGCAAGGACTTAGGATCAACCAAACGGGCTGAAGTACCAGAACCCCCAATCCCAAAGACGTCGCCCAACCAACCATTACGCAGTTGGTAAATGGTCACCGGTAGAGCACCCTTCATGACCTGAAACAGGCCAATGATGCTGTCGTTAAACCCAGGGGCATTGTCGGCATCCAAGTCAGCAACCGAGGTATCCATTGCCGAGATTACGTTACGCGTACCGTTGAAGATACGGCGGCTACCAAACTTCTCCTGAAAGAAGCCCTTCTTGCCCGTAATCATTTGTGAGATCGTGTCGTAGATCTCGTTGAAGCTTTGTTGTATGGACTTACGACTGTTGTCGAAAATAGGGGACAACTCAGCCCCCTCGGCACTGACTAAGACCTTCGACGCACCGATGATTTTCCGGTAGATGTCGTTGATCTCGTCTTGTGTACCGCGTCCTGAGGCATCAATCACGTAGTCCCGCAGTCCTGCTGGCAACACCAAGATTTTATCGGTGGTGGCCATCTTGCGATACTTCTCAATCATCCGGATGCGCTCTGTCCGAATGGGTGACTTTGATTCCTTGAATTTGAGTTTGTGCCAGTGTGTCAAGAAGAACGCATAGCCTGTTTCGCCGTCCATCTCGGTGGCTGCTTCAAAGTCAGCTTCCTTGGCGTTCCAGATGGCATAACGGGTACCGGACATGATGTCCCGGTACAAAGCTTTTAGTTGACACAAAGCACGGAAGATTGTCGGATGAAAGACTGTCACCACAGCGTCGATGTAACCAAAACGCATGTCGCGTTGTTCGTCCCCTACTCGACCAAAGGTCAGTACAGAGAACAAGCCGTCTTCATGAAAGTTACCGGAGATCCCGTCATAAATGTCGGGCGCCTTGACCGGACGGATCTTGGCGAGTTTTTCCGGCGTCAACTCCATGATCGAGACGTTAAAAGGAATGGAACTATTTTTCACGGTAACCGCTCCGAAAATGATATGATCTATTTAAACCCTGAATGTGGAGTCCAGCATGGCTAAGGACAAAGACCTCGACATCGACGATGATTTCGACGATTTCGACTTCGGGGCGGGTGACGACGATTTTGATACCGCACCCCAGCCCGATGATAGAAAGCCTGTCACCAAGGTCGCGACCTCCTTTTTGGGGGGTGTGGCCGATGAATTCACCAACCCGACCACCGTAAAGCGCTTGACCTTAAGTGCCCTGCCTGATGGCTATTCCAAAGCCGATAACATGCTGGGTGAAGTCGCAGGGGCCGGACGTGATCTATACAATACCACCATTGGCGAGTTGAAACCGGTTCTACGGGATGCTAAGCGTGTAGCCCGTCGTGCCTTGCCTGGGGTGAAGAGTTTCTTGCCTGAAAAGTTGGCAAAGAAGCTCGAGCAGATGACTAACGATGACCAAGAAGGTGGGATGACCGCCCAACAGTCTCGTGAGGCCGCTGTACAGTCTGAAGTCGCCAGTATCTTTGGTGCAGTGGCTGAACAGGATCAAGAAGATCGCTTGACCGACAAGGTTGAGAAAGCCCGTGAGAAATTGGAGGACCGTAAAAAGTTCAAGGTCAACATTGATGCCCTCTCGGCTATCCATGGTGGTATCTCACGCTTAGTCACTTATCAAGACCAAATCACCTCGAAGTATCAACGTAAAGCATTGGAGCTGTCTTATCTCCAGTACTACACCTTGAAAGACACCTTCGAGTTGCACCGGGCGGCGACACGGGAAACCAAACAACAGCTCGACATCATTGCCAAAAACACAGGCTTGCCTGAGTACCAGAAAACCACTCTGGGTGAAGCGGCTGGTCAGCAGTTCCGTGACCGCATGCTCAGCGCCACCCAGGCACGTGTAAAGGATGTGGCAAGTAAGTACTTTGGTAAGTACAAAGACAACCTGATTAAGAACATGAAAGGTCACGTCGATCAGTTCAAAGAAGGCGCCATGGGTGCACTCTCTGCTGCTGACATGGGGCTGGACATGCAAGAGCAAATGGCCGAGATGGGGGAGCAATCTGATCCCTACAAATCTGGCGGTCGGTTGGCAGGTTCTGCCGCCGGCAATTGGGCAGGCAACAAGTTAGCTAAGTTGCTAAAGCCCCTTTTGGGCGACATGGAAAAAGTGAAGAAGGGCGGTGCTTATTTGGAATATGGGGTGGACAACCTCCCCGGACTGATTGAGCAATTGGTTAAGAGCGACAAAGGTGAGAACACCAAGTTTGACTGGGTGAACAAAACCGTGCGTTGGCTTAAAGACCAAGCCCCGAATGACATCGACGATCCGTTACTGGATAGCAAAAAAGAAACGGACCTGACCAAGGCCAATGATGCTGTTGCGTTTAGCCACGCAGCCCGTAAGTCATTGACTGACATCATTCCAGGTTTCTTGTCGCGCATTCATCACGAGTTGGCTATTATCCGTACAGGTGATGCCAACATTGCACGTGTCGACTATGACCTGCGTGACGGTTCATTCCGTGACACAGGGTCGATCACTAAAAACCTCGTTGGGTCCTTGTTCTCAGAGGATAATTTCAAGAAGACCCAAGAAAGCACCGACGCACTGATTGATGACCTAACTGGTGGTGACACCAACAAGTTGTCACCCGGTGCGCGCCAAGCACTGAAGAAGCGGATGATCTCTGAGGCTTCCCGGTTAGGTGGGCACTACGACGCCAAGAAGTTGTACGACGTCGACACCTGGGCCGATTCGGACTTGTCGGATGCAGACCGTGTTGCGCTGTCAGATTTGTTCCTTGAGTCTAAAGATGACATCGTAAAACAAAATGCTCAGTCCAAAAAGTTCCACCAGATCCGCGATTACCTGAATAACCCGGCAGAGGCAATCAAAGCACTGTCGATGCAGGCCGGTGGGTTGGAACACATGCGCCGAGCCGGTTTGGTAACAGGGGAGAATGAAGACCGTCAGGTTAACTTCGACCGTATTACTGAAATGCTCGTGCAAGGGGGTATTGGTGACAAATTTGATCAAGCAGGTAGTGATCCTCGTATCGCTTCTAATCTGTTTGGTCCTGTTGGCCATAGTGGAGGCAACTCTAACCGTGGTTACAATTCCGCTGGCGGTAATCGGAGCAATACTCCAAGGTCTGCGGCCGAAGTAAAGGCTAAAGTGGAAGAGTGTGTTTGTGGTGACGAATTCGATCGTCTGATACAAGCAGTCAAGGACGGCAATGATCGATTGGTGGCTGAGATCACCAAGTCACATACAGAGAATGCCCAACAGGCTGAGCAGATTGCACTGTTAGCCGGCATCTACGAGTACATGCAGTCCGGACAGATGATGGTTTTCTCTGTGGATGGCAACGAGATGTTCAGATCCATGAAGGACCGTATAAAGGGTGGGTTCAAGGGATTGGGCTCACGCTTTACGGGACTGAAGAACAGTCGTTTGGGTAAAGGGGTAGGTTCTGTATTGGGAATGGCAAAGACTGGTGTGATGAACACTGTCAAGTCACCACTATGGGCTGCGAATAAAGCGAAGGATGGTTTAAAGGCCATTTGGAATAAAGCCACGGGTAAGTTCAACGACATCAAAGAGATGTACGTTCGTGGTGAATTCCAAGCTAAGCTAACCAAAGCCAAACTGGAAGCCGGCGAATACATCGACGCTAAAACGGGTGAGGTCATTAAGAAGTGGGAAGATATCAAAGGACCTATCAAAGATAAGTCTGGCGAGATGATCCTCACGGCTGAAGACTTTGCTAAAGGGTTGTGGACCAACCACGGGAAGCCGTGGAAGGAAAGCCTTACCAAACGTTTGGGTGATGCCTGGCTCAGCACTAAGAAAGTGTTGAAGTCGCCCGTAGAGATGATCAAAGGTCTGTTCGGAGGCGCTAAGAAACTGGGTGAAAGTATTCGCGATGCGTTTAACAAACCACGTGACATCTATATCCCAGGGCGTGAAGAACCGATCATCCTAGCCTCTGTGATGAAAGCTGGTGGTTACAAAAACGCTGACGGATCGACGATTACCAAATGGACCGACATCAAAGGGGCTGTCTACGATCTTGAAGGGAACGTGGTTGTCACCTTGGACATGCTGACCAAAGGCATGATGGACTCCGCCGGACAGAAGTTGGAACTGGCGCGAGGCTTGTTGGGTAGCTTGGTTGACAAAACCAAGAAGTACGGTGGCATGGCTATCGATGGGGCCAAGAAACTTGGACGGGGTGCACTGAACCTGGCTAAACGGGTGGGTGGCTTCATGAAGGGTGGTCTCAAAGGGCTGAAGTCTAAGTTCGGTGGTGGCGGTAGTTCGGAGATGATGGAAGTCATCGGTGAGTACCAAATCCTACTCCTTGAAGAAATCCGTGACGGTGTACGGGACTTGAAACCCAAATCCAAAAAAGGTGACTCGGATGGTGATGGGGATAGAGATGGTTCGTGGGCTGACATTGTAGCTCAACGCAAAGCCAACCGTGAAGCCAAAAACGACAAAGGTGAGAAACCCACTAAAGAACCCAAGGAAAAGAAAGGCGGCTTGATGGGGTTGTTGACGGCTGCAGTTGGGATGCTCGCTGGGATTCCGGCGGCGCTTAACAACGGCATTCATCGACTGGGTGAGATCCTTGCCCAGAAAGCTCTGATTAAAGGCGCTTCTGATGCGTTGAGTGGTGGAGTGGATGTTCCTGACGGTAAACGTAAAGGAGGTCGTCTGGGGCGTCTAGGACGTGGTTTGAAAACCTTCGGTAAAGGTGCAGGTCGTGTAGCCCTTGGGGCAGGACGGCTGGCGCTGATGGGCGGAGGGGCCATGCTCAGCGGCTTGGCTTCAGGGGCCGCGGCTGTCGGGTCTGCTGCGTTAGCGGCATTGAGTGCTCCAGTTGTGCTCGGTGTAGCAGCCGTTGCAGCGGTAGGTTTTGGTGCCTGGTGGCTGTACAAGAAGTACAAGCGAAATCAACGCGGTGGTCTGCTTAAGTTGCGGATGGCTCAATACGGTTTTGCCGTTGATGATCATGAGAATGTTGACAAACTGTTGGCGTTCGAAGATCTGGTGAAACCTGCGGTGAAATCGCGGGCAGGCGAATCCCTGATTGACTTCAAGTCTGTGGACGTGGATAAGATCCGGGAAATGTTTAACATCGGCGAGGATGACCCAGAAGGGTTTAATCGGTTTGCACGTTGGTGTGATGCACGCTTTACCCCAGTGTACTTGGCACACGATGCAGCGACCAAGAAGTTCTCACCAGACGGTAAGATGGAAGATGTTGACGGAACCCTGAAAGCAGAAGACAAGCTCAAGTATTTGGAAGTGGTGAAGTTGCCTAACAACAACGCCTACCAATTCTTGGACCATCCGATGCAGGAAGGTAACTTGGCGATGGAGACAGACGACGTTGAAGCCATTGCGCTTCAGTTGAAGAATGACTACACCGCTGAGGTAGGTCAACAGGCTAAACCAGAAGCCGCTGCTGCCGGTGGAGCTGCCGCTGCTGCGGCTGTAGCAAGCGCCACTGCAGGTGAGAAACCTGGGATCTTGTCGCGGGCTCTTGGTACGGTCAAAGACGTGCTGATGAAGTACACCCCCATCGGGATCATGGCCGGGGTTGCCATCAAGGCTGCTGAGAAATTGGCGGGCTTAGGCAAGTCGATGTTTGAATGGATCAAAGGTAAATTCTTCACCGAAGAGTTCAAGGTCCCCTCGATCCTCAATCGCGAGATCGATGCCTTAACCAGTATCCGGTACCGCCTGTACGGCTTGTCCGTCATGGAGTACAGCAAAGCGCAGCCACTGTCGAAGCTCGAGGAAATCCTGATCAAGGATGTCTCGTACAACGGTCGTGGCCGAGCAACGTGGAACGGTGATGCCAAAGGTCTGTTCAAACAAGTTGGTGGGATGTTTGTCACCAACACGGAATCTGAAGAAGTCATGACCCAGTGGAATGCCTGGTTTACCAAGCGTTTCTTGCCGGTGTTCTTGGCCTACTTAAGCTCTGTTTACGCCTTCGATCAAAACGGTAACCCGTTCGATGCAGCCGATCGTCTACGACCACCACAAGTGCTCGAGATTGCCCGGTTCATTGCACAAGCGTCCAGTAACCCGGATGCTAAAGTGGCTGATCGGATTTCGGTGTGGAGCATTGCAGACATTCCGTACGACCGTCATGAACCTAACATGGACCCAAGTAGTATTGCACCGTTCATGTTGGTGTTGGAAGAAGCGGCCCGTCGAACCATCTTGGCTGAAAAGGCAAACGCAAACAAGGGTGGTAGTGGTGCACCGACTGCAGGACAGACCACCAAAGGTCAAGTCAGCATGGCGGCTGCTCGTGCAGTGGCTAATCCGAATGCGACCTACACCACACCTCTCCAGAACGCCATGTACGGCTCTGCGCCTGTTTCGACAGAACGTGGAATGACCGGTGGTGGAATGGCGGTAATGGGTGTTGAAGCCGAAGGAGGTATCTGGACGTCACTACCTGGTGTGGGCGGTCCTGAAGGTCAGTACATGTCTTACCGTGATCTGATTGTGGCAGCCTCGAAGATGGCGGGTGTAGACCCGGCGTTGATGGCAACCATGGCCGGCATGGAATCGTCCTTCCGTGGGCGGGTAGGTGCACCCAAAGGCTCAGCCAAGGGACTGTACCAATTCACCGACGAAACTTGGGCAGAAATGCTGAAGAAGTACGGGAAGAAGTACGGACTGTCCGAAGACGCTGACGTCTTGGACCCACGGGCTAACGCGTTGATGGGTGCTGAATACCTGAAAGAAAACGCCAAGAAGTTCAAGCAAGAGTTTGGACGTGATGCTACAGACATCGACCTGTATTTGTCACATTTCTTTGGGGCCAATGGAGCGAAGAAATTCCTCAGTAGTAACCCGAACGAAGTGGCATCGAAAGTCATGCCTGCGGCGGCACGTAACAACGAAGGCATCTTCTTTAGCAAGGATGGCAAAGCCCGTACGGTGGCACAAGTACAGGCAGAGATCGATTCACGGATGTCAGTCTGGCGCTACAACTCAGGTAACGATGCGCGCAAGTTAGCCGGTATGGGTGAAGTGCGTGCTGTGGCTTCGGCTCCAGTGATCCCAGGTGTTACCGCAGCTTCAAGCGTTCCAACCACTCCATCGTCCACATTGGGTACTCTGACCACGCTGCCTAACGCTTCGGCGCCAGCAGCCAACAGCGGACCGGTGGGCATTCTTAAATCTGAAAGCGGTGCCCCGTCCCCACAAGGGGCGTCACCCAGCTACACCAGCACCAGCAAGCCAGTCAACCCAACGGTAGACCCTACGACTGCACAGCAAGGCGGTCAAGCCATGTTGGTACGCGAACCTTCGAAAGAAGACGGTACGTACGGCGTTCTAACTCTACCAGGCGGCTCTTCGTTCAATACCTTAGAACTTCCGTGGCGTAACAACGAAACGGGTAAGTCCTGTATCCCACCGGGTACGTACAAGGTTGAGATTCGTAACTCGCCTAAGTTTGGAACGGTCTATGAAGTCAAAGGTGTACCGAATCGGTCAGCGATCCTGATCCATGCCGGTAACACTGCAGGCAACACTGACCGTGGACTGAAATCAGATGTACAAGGTTGTATCATACTTGGCATGAGCCGAGGACGGTTGAACAACCAAAGTGCGGTGCTCGAAAGCAAGCCTGCATTGGCAGCCCTCATGCAGAAGATGGGCGGTCGCTCATTCACGCTGAACGTTGTTGGTGCGGCAGAAGACACAGCACCATTGCCGGTTGAAAGTGAACAGGTTGACGCGGTGAATAACCCCACCTCGTTGTTGGCACCTGTAGGTCCGTCTACGACGTCCATCACTAACCCAGCCAGCCCAGGTCGCAAGCCTGGACAAGCACTTAACGCAACGATTGAAGTGCCAAACCTGTTAGCACCACCTACAGCGGCGAACATCACCCCTGAAGCCATGGTTGAACAACAACAGCGTAAGGCTCAGCAAGCGGCGAACGTACAACGTCAATCAACTGAGGTCTCAAAGCAAACCCAAGCCAACACAGCTGCCGTTGAAACATTGATGAAACAGCAGCTTGAGATACAAATGTCTATGGATGCAAGCCTTAAGAACATTGATGTTGGGATTCAGCAACTGGCCAAGCAGATGGGTGTCACCGAGGAGCCTAAGAAAGCTACCACACCGACCCCACCATCCAGTTCAATCCCTAAGCGTGCTGAAGCAACACCGGCGTCACTCACGCCGATTAACTTCCGTCGTCGCGTCAGTGGTAACTGAAGTCAGGAGGGGAGGCAACTCCCCTCCTTTCTTTTTCCTTTTTTCTGGTCCGAGGTAAGTTTATGTCGACTTCTCCTTTGCGTGACGTGGACTGGGTTCGACAGTCGTTCATGCTCCCCAAACGCACGATCTCCAATTCGGATGCACTGCGTCGTACACTGAGTGATGCACGGTTCAAATTTACCGACACCACTGTGGGCGGCAACTTTGCCATTAACCCACCCTATCAATTCACCCGCTTTGCTGACATTCCCGTACCGAGTTTGTTCTCAGGCTCTAAAGGCATGGGGCGGTACTACAGCGAAGCGATTGACGACAGCGCACAGCTGATCCACATGCGTTTTGGCGTCCCTCAGTTCAACTCACTATTGAACTATTTCTTCAACTTCTTCAACCCGCAAACGGCACGCATGGCACGTACGGGTCGAAGTTATGATCTTGCCTTCTCGATTGGTAAGGTCACGGGGACCCTGTTCCCTCTACCGATTCAGTTGTTTACCGCAGCCGGTGCTGCGTTGCAATTTCTGATGGGTCGTGACACTTCCAAGTACTACTACTTGAAGCCAACGATGCCATTGTACTGGAACGCTGTGAACACCATCGCTAACGGTATTGCAGTGAACATGGGTCTGGTTCCACGCATTATGGCCAATGCAGAAAAGGCTACTGTTAAAGGTGAGCCCGAATACACTGCGGCGATTGGTAAACGTTACCAGAAACTCAACCCTGAGATTTGGCACGAGTCTGGTGAGATTGATGTCTACTCCTTGGCTTCACGGGCACAACGGTTGGCGAATGAACAACGTCGTGAACTGAACAAAGCCTTGGAAACTGGGGAGAGTGCCGAAGCAGTTCAAGCTAAGATCCAAGCGATGGTGGACTCAGGTCGCTACACCAACACCCAGCGCGGCTTTGAATCTTACGAAGCGTACCTTAAGTCTTGGCACTCTCTGAATGAGAAAGGAGAGAATGAAGACAACGGGGCGGTGGATGTGGTGGGCAAGAAGATGTCCTTCACCGAAAAGACGGCTCGGTTCTTTGAAGCTGAATACGAAGACGGTTCTCAGTTCGTCACCTTCCACGTGGAGCACACAGGTACGGTTTCAGAATCGTTCAGTAACAGTGCGACCGAACCTGAGATTTCCAGTAAGTTGAATGGTCTATCTTCCGGTGCCCGTCAAGCGCGATTCAGTTCAGCCGACGGTCAAACCGGCATTGCGTTTATCGACGACATGCTTAAGATGGGTGGTGCCTACTTAGAAGGTTTGGCATCCGCTGTGAACCTACAAGGGTTGTTGGCGTTCTCAGGTTCTGCGATTGCCGACATTCCAAAGATGTGGGACAGCTCGTCTGCGGACCTCCCTAAGGCGGATTATCAGATCAAGCTGCGTACCCCCTACGGAAATGACTACAGTCGCTTCACGGACCTGTTTATCCCCTTGAGCATGCTGTTAGCAGGTAGCCTACCGATCTCTACTGGTAAGCAATCCTACACCAGTCCGTTCTTGTGTGAGGTGTATGACAAAGGGCGTACCCAAACCCGTCTGGGGATGATCCAAAACCTTCAAATCAGTCGAGGTGAAGGTAACTTGGGTTGGACGCGTGATATGAAGCCATTGGGGATCAACGTCAGCTTCAGCGTCATGGACATGTCATCCATCATGCACATGCCCATCACTGCAGGCTTTGATACCAGCGACGCCGTAGAGTTGGCAGGGGCGGCAGGACTGGTGGCTCGTGCAGCTTCTGTGAGTAGTAGTGCAACAGGCTTCTTAGGACGAGCAGGTAGTGCACTGGGTCTAGCGGCCGGTACTGACTTTGCCAAAGGCTTCTTTGACTCAGACAGTGTTTACTCAGACTACTTGGCGACCCTCTCCAGCTTGAGTTTGACTGAACAGGTTTACGCCATGCAAAAGCTGCGCATCAACATGACGCGTCAGTTCAGTGCCATGAACACCTGGTTCTCAGCTTCTCACTTCACTAACTGGATTATGGGTAGCTCTCCAGCACGCTTGATCTCAGCTAAATCTGTGGGTATGAGTCTTTGACGGCATACAGGGCGGGGTGACCCGCCCTGTTTATGCCCGCTAGAATGCAACTCGAGGGTATTGCTTTTGATACAGGTTAAGCAGGTTTTCACTGCGGTAAAGCGGTGCTACCATTACCTGTAGTTGATACTCAGGACTGCTACCAAGGACTGTCTTAGCCGCCTTTGACGCATACGCAAAAGGGGCAAGGTCTGGAATGATCTCACCCTTACGGTTGTACTGGTCCCATTGTGGATTGATACGCTTAAGGGTACTGAGTAACAACGCAAGCTCTTCAGCTTGTTGTGCTATAGCTCCACGACTAGGCGACTTGTAGAAGGTCAGAATCTGCCGCGTTGCATCAGGTACTTGTGCCAATACACCACCGACCCCGATCTTGTCCATGATCTGGTTGAGTAGGGTTAAGTTACTCTGGGCGATAGTGACCCGTACGTTTAAGGAATACGAACGCCGAATGATCTCTTCATCACGTGCAGTATTGAGCAGCCCTGGAATCAAGTCGGTTAGACCGGCCTCAATGCTGTACTCCAAGATTGTACTGAACACAGCCACTTCAGAGGCAATGTCAAAGAGTTCAAAGAGATCAGTTTGACCACTGATCCGTTTAACCAGATCCGAGACCCCTTTAAAGTCATTGAAGTCGCCTCGGACATACGCTTTGGCACCCTCGCGACCCAAGACCATTAAGTCTTTGGTGATGTTTGAGTTGACCCCAAAGGTTTCCATGGTCTTAAACAGCTTACTTTGAACACCTGCTGTCAAAGACTTTGTAAGCCCTCCTCCGCCGAGTTTCTTACCAAGGTTGGTCAGCACATCCATTTTGGACATACGTCCCGCAGAGAGCCTGTCAAGGTCACTGGCGAGGGACTTAATCAACCGTGGGTTCTTCTTGATCTTATCTACAGCCCCTTCGGCTGAGTTGACCAACAAGTCCGGTATGTTGTTTAAGGTTTCTTGTTTCTTTACCTTGTAGGCATCAACCGTCAACAGGTCATCAATGGGTCCTGATTCGAACAGTGACGTCATTCTCTTCTTAGAAGCCATTGTGCTCTCCGAAGGTCAAAAAAAAAGGGACCGAAGTCCCAAGCTTTAAAAGGTGTCGCTCATATTATTCACGCCCAGCAATGAAGTCACAAACCTCAGTGAGTCGGCTAGCAAAGTCCGAGGTGTCAGGGATTACCTTACAATTGTCTTCACGGCCGTAGTAGTAATAGTGAACCAAAGGCAACTTGTTATCCAACACCCGGTAATACAACTCAGAGTTCTGGGTGATCTTACAAATCCAACCCACCCGCATCAGGTGATCGAACTGGGGATTGTGTTGGTAGTTCTTGTGATCGGCTTTGCCTTTCTTACGGGCTTCAAAGCCTGAGAGATTGGCGTAATCGTAGTCGATCATTCCGGTCTTCAGGAAGAAGTGCAAACCCTCAGCCGTATTAAAGTGTCCGAAGTTTGGATGAACAAAGCCTAAGGGTGAAGGATTGGTGAGCCAACGTCCTAACTCAGTCTTCCCCTTGCTGTACACATTGCAATGCGTGATGCCGTCTTGCAGAGGAGTCAGTTCCATAGTGAATCCTTAAAGGGCATAAAGCGCAGGTTGCCCTGCGCTTGGGTGCTAGGTAGAGAGTTTTTCGCCAATGCCGCTACGACGAATCTTCTCCATGTTCTCGTTGAGACGTCCAGTTTGTGGGTCGATCAAAGGGGTATTCACCATTCGATACGGGCTAGGGGTAGGGCGTGCTTGTCCAGGAGACTTACGATAGATCGTCATGGGGAGTACGATCTTCTCCTTTTCAAACTCGATTTCAAGGGTGAGTTTAGCGGAGACGGGATTGATGAAGGACAAGCCCTTCATGAACACGTTCCACGTCATGGTGTTACGGGACAGCTCTTTAGACAAGTTACCGCGCGCGGACGACATGTCCTTGCCATTCTGGGGAATACGGTTGCGTGCGTCACCGAGATACCGAGGCATATTGGTATTCCAGTCAATCACACTAAACCGAGACTCCCGCAGGATGGTGCGAAACGCCTTGCTTAAGACATCCCGCGCCTCGTCTATCTTCTTGTCAGGGTCGTGGAGAATCTCCAACATCTGACTGCGGTTTTCTCTGTCGTACATGGGGGATCTCCAAAAAGGCCAGCGTGAGTGCCTCAACTTCACCCATCAGGTGAGACAGTTGCCGATTGTAGTAATCGACACTTCCCTGACGCGTCAAGCCGGCGCTGGTGAGTCCTTTTTGGATAAATTCCAATTGTAAGATGACAGCATTATATACCTCCAACGGTACAATGGGCGCATCGACTGGGGTGACCAGATAGTCATCCAGCGTTACTCGCCTTAAGTTTAAAGGGTTTTCCCGACTGCGTTGAATCTTTTCGGACACAGTCTCACTCGACGAAACTTGCTTACTGGCTTGATTGAGTAACCGAATCAGCTCGTAAGCATTTGGATGCGCAGTGTTTAGTTGGATGCGAGTTCCAACCGATACCACGTATCCCCTCAAGTCTTCGCAATCTAGTAGATTCAAAAGCTTAAGGCAATAGACCACATTCCTATGAAGGTAGCCATTGTCGGTATGTTCCGAACGAATGCGACTTACGGCCTCTTCCACAGTCTCAATACGAGGCCTGCCAAAGAGTTTTCGTAGGTACTGTTCGAAAACATAATATAGGTTTGTAATATTTTTCAAGGAAATCACCATGTCCGAATTCACATTGACTGATGACGAGATCATCCGTCTAACCCAAGGTCAGCGTAAAAAGCTCCTCGATCACTACACGTCTAACGGTATCCCCGCCACTGCCGAAGACCAAGAAGCGCTGATGCGCCTACTGGCTGACATGGATCGCACAGCATTGGGGAACAAGCGCATAAAGACCGACGAGAAACTGGCCGGTACTAACGAGTTGGTTGCTCAAGCCATTACCGATGTGATCAAACACTTCGGTAGCAAAAACCCTTTTGAGAACAACAACTCCGGGGTGATCATCGATGCATTCCCTGAGCCGGACACAAAGCTCTTGCCTTCGGCTAACCCAGTCCCCGGTGAAATGAACATCGGGGTAGAGTCACATGATTTCAACGAATTCGTTAAACAGTTTGAAGATTAACATATCATCTGGGTATTCGGTAACGGTTTACTGACGGCATACAGGGCGGGGTTGACCCGCCCTGTTTATGTCCGCAACAAGCTGAAGAACGTCACCGGTAGCATCTGAATCGAGATATACACCGACATCACCATTTCACTGACTGCAAAGGGGTTGACCTCCCCAAAATGTTCAATGGTCCGGTCTTCCTGTGTCACCACGTGGTTGTGGCTAATGGCAGGCGTCAGTAGGTTTACCTCAGGTAACGGGCTGATCGCGAAGTTATCCCGCTGGGCTTCCATCCACGCCCAGTAGTCGTACATGATCATCAACGAGATGTCACGTTTGATCTTCTGGGGTGTCATCTGCTCAGGGCTCCAAGACACCATCTTAACCTCTACCGCGTTACCGGTCAGGATCTCACAGGCCTGCTGGATCGCTTGAACCTCAAGGGGCTCGAACTGGTACGGCCAGTAGTTCACCAGATACAGGGTCTTGGCTACAAAAGGTAGGTTGACTTGGCTGGAGACCAAGGACTCACTCAACTGCTCCAAGATACGGATGATGTTGGTAGGTCGCGCTGCCACCACCGCTTGCTTGTCTCGAGCTTTCCACCACTGTCGAAACAGTGCATGAGTTACTCGCCCTTCAGTCAGCTCTGCAAAGTCATCAGACTCACGTAGCCAGTAAGGCTCCTGCATGAGCATAGCAGCCGCTTCAGGGTCATTGACGGCCACTACCCCTACCCGCGTGTCTAACAAGCTGTCTAGGTCAATGTAGACAGTCTGGTCGAACTCAGACGGCGCCAGCGAATTGTGGTTTGACATATTCATCTCGCCCTAAAGCAATCAGCAAAATCAAAGCAAACCAGGGATTCTCGACAACCAAGCTTTCGAGTTCATCGGTTGCAACGATCCGTTCGTGGTAATCGGCATCCAACGCCCCTTGTGCTTTGGACATCGCTTCAACCGCATGGGATACCACTCGAGCCACTTCACCATGAAAATCGAAATTGACATGCGTCAACATCTTAAAGGTGATCGTACTGACCATCTCTTGCAACGCCGTCTCAGTACGAATCTCAGCCCACAGATCTTCGACCACCGCATCTGTGATAAAGAGCGGTTGGAAATCCAGACGCAGCTTCATGACGAACTGAAAGACCTTAACCCGTTCAGCAAAGAGTTCTTTGATGTGGTTGTTGAGGTCTGTGTTGATGCTGGACAACTGGTTGATGTAGTCCGTGACCATCTGGTGCGCTTGGGAACACAGGTGAGTGAATGTTTCGTTCTGGTTCATTACTTATCCAACGTGTTGTCCAAGTGCATGGCTTTGAGCAAGGTGCTCAAGGTGGTTACTGACTTAACCTTGGTGCCGGCTTGGGCCAGATGTTCGATGCTCGCACCGCCTGTTTCGTAGATGCTACGGTTCATCGAGTTAAAGCCTTTGGTGTCACCACCCCGGAACTTGATCAGTTCAGTGATCGTACTTTCCAAGTTCTGGGCAAACAACACTTGCAGTTCGGGGAAGGAGATCTTCGAACCCTTAGAAGCACCAGTCGATTGACCCGAGAGTTCGTCGATGTGTTTGTTGCTTTCAGGGATCGTGGCTTTCTTCTGAAGCAGCTGTACCTGACGACGTACCGGAAGGTCCACCACCATGTATTTCAGTGGAGTTAAGTAAGACACCCCTGTGGTCGGATCAGTCAAGACCAACCGTTGGAAGAAGTCGTGGCCAAGCTCCTCAGCAATTTTGAGGTTGCGCTTAAGGTCCAGACGATCCTTGGTAAGGTTGGGACTGATGATCGACAGGCTTGCCTCACCGGACTCCAGGTGTTGCATAAACTGGTCGAACTGCTTGTCGCTCATCCCCGCGAAGAGTTCTTCGTAACGAGCCCGGTTAGGACTGCCCGGTAGCAACTTGTCGACGTACTTCAAAATCAATTCTTGTGCAGCTTTACGATTGGTCATTACAACTCTCCCCCACTACCAGTCAGTGACCACATCCAACACCCCAAGACAATACGCCTTCGCCATTCCCCGTACCGTTAAATTGACCGGTTCGTTGTGAGGATGGAAAGTGATCAAATGTGTCAGGTGTTTGAACTCGTAATCTAACTGTTGGTAATACTCCGCGCTTAAGGGCGCATGATAAATGTGCGCTGATGATTTTGATAACGGAATGTCTTGAACCAAACTTGACATCCGCATGACAGATGGTTGGTCCCCAATGAAACGCACAATCGCCCCCAACTGCGGTGCATGGGAATCCCACCCCATACTCGTAAGTGCTGACAACAGAGTATGGCGAAAAGAAGCAGCATCGAGGTTAGGCGTTTGCGCGAAGATCCCTACAACAATCGAATCGTACAGCCCACCTGTGACTGCACGAATTTTGTCTGACGGCTGTGGGGCAATGCCTACCAAGAAGTCTTCCATGTTTTTAGATCCCGTGTTGTACCAACGTCGGGAACACATGACGTTCCAAGTCGCGCAACCACAGACCAACCGGACGCTGGTCGATCAGATACTCGCGCTCGTTTTGGGTGTTGATTTCCAACGAACCCAGTTGACGACGCAAGTAGCCATTGATTTCTGCTTGTTGCCCTTGCGGGGTAGCAGAAGTACAGGTAAGGCTTTGACTGAGTTTCTGTGCTACTTCAGGACAGGCGCGCTCAAGTCTCTCCAGCAATTTGTTCATAGTACTCATCCTAGATAACCTCGAATGAAGTGCGTGAGCTATAGGAAATAGCCCTTCGTATCATTACGAGCAGTGTTGGCATTTGTTCTATACATTAGGTGAGGACTTTAAAAATTAACCGGCATACGCTCAGGCCGAAGCCTGAGCGCAGAGGACGGGTTAATCGTGACGGCGGGTAACGCCTAAAGCGAAGCGTAACAGTCCGAGTAAACCGAACGAACGACACTTAAGACGCACCCCTGTCAACGGATCAGTTTGCCGATCTTCAGTCACTAGATCCAGCGTTCTCAAACCCAACGGACTCATCATTTAAAGCCTTCCGGACTGTACTCACCTTTTGCCATGCGCAGGATGTCAAAGGTCGACAGGAACTTGCGAGGGTTAGTCGCTTCGTCTTCTTTGTAGATCCAGTAACCACGGCTGTTGAGAATCTTCTGCCAGTCGTAACCCTGCTCTTTGATCTTGGCGTACAGTTCAGCCGGTGGCATCATGTAATCCAAGGTCTGGGTAAAGCCGAGTACATCCATCTGACACAGTTCCGAGGTGATCTCGGCTGCACGTTTCTGTTCGTAGGTTTCCACCAACTTACTGCGCACAGTGGTCCGTTGCATCACCACTTCGGGGTTGATGTCGAAGTAGTAAGCACGGTCATGACCACCCAACCCATACTTGTAGAACTTACAGAAGTTGAACTCTGTCAGCGAGGCCAGCAGTCCGTCACGTTGTGAGTAGATCACCTCGAACGGCATGCCGGTAGGACCTGACTTAGCCCGCAGGTTCTGCAAGGTCAACAAATTGAGATCGGTGTCACCCTTAAGGTTGTCATCCGAGTTCTCAGGGTACTCAGGCCCTTTGGTGGTAGCGTTCTGGAGTACCGAGACGCTATGGCAGTACCAGAGGTTGTTGGTGAGGAAGGTAAACTTCTCAGGAACGTTTTTGAAGACGTTCTTACCTTTAAGGAAGGCGAGCTTCTTCGGGTCCGGTGCGTACGGATCGAGTTGGTGCTTGTCACCGACGTGTGCAGTGGTGATCACGAAGTTTGAAGCACCGGCTGTCATGTTCGGTAGCTGCATCAGCATCTGGGTCTTGGCCGCTGCAGAACGCAGTGCGTCGGTGTTCGCCCCCGAGTCACCGATCTGGTTCTTTTCGTAGATGCCTTCAACCGAGTCGGTGATGAACATGCTGAGTGAGTCAATCTCAAACAGGTGGGCCATCAGCGTCTGAATGTTGTTACCTTTGTTGTCAATGAACGGGAGGGTTCGCATCATCGACTTGCCTTCTTTACGCTTGGCCTGACTGAAATCACGGAAGCGGTCGAACCACTTGTTCCCCGAAACCATAGTCGAATCAGTCAGGATCAGCTTACGCAGGTCCACCAGATCCTGACCTTGCAGTTCCGGGAACACTGAGGCCAGGTGGTACAGACGCTCAAGCATCAACGAGACTTCAGTGTCGTAGAAGTTGGTAGGGCTGCCATAGCGAGCCAAGGCGCAGAGCATCATGAAGTGAGCCACGAGCGACTTACCCATGTTGCCACGTCCACCAATCCCGGTAAAGGGTGCCAGACCCCCGTTCAGGATCATCTCACCGTGTTTACCTTCGTAGTACCGACCGGTGGGGATGTCCATCAGACAGCCAAGGTTGAGGAAAGGGCGCAGACGGGGCGCCTGATCAAAATAATCAGAAAGTTCCATTCAGAATACTCGCTTGAACCGTGTTGGGTCGTGATAAGTGTTGTTACTCACAATGATACCCGAAAGATGTTTATTTTTATGACCCCAACCACCCTATTCACTTGAGGTATTTATGGATTTCCAAATCTCCTTGGAACAGCAGGCCGCCATGCTGTCGATGGAGGCCTTCAACGTTAAGGCTTCTATGCAGGCGGTAACTCGCGTGTTCCCGGCTTTTGCCCGTAACATTCAAGATCGCCTCAAGGGCTTTCTGGCCAACGACGTCCCGATGATCCCAGCGGTCAAACCTCTGAGCATGGCCAAGATCAAAAGCATCAACTTCGCCGCTCAACGCAAGACCCAGCTCTACGGACCTCTGGGTCTTAAGGTCACCTACAGCGAGTACCTCCACGCCCTGGACCAGTCTGTGGATGTCGTAGCGAACATCCAGGAGAAACAAGTCGGTGCGCTGACCCAATTCGCAAATGGTCTGTTGGCAGAACCCGGTCGTTTCAACAGTGCTCGTAGCGACAAGCCAGCCCTTCCTTTCGGTGAAGACACCATCACCGACTGCCGTAAGAAGCTTGAAAAGTGTGTCGACCGTGCCAGCACGCAATCGATCCACGAGTACGGTAAGCTGTACCGCAACAACCAAGAAGTGCACATCGTGACCGAACAGGTCAATGACATGATCGATCGTTTCCTACGTGTCAACCGTGAAGAACTGATTCAATCGGTGACTGATTGTGTAGACGTACTGGAGCGGATGGCAGACCGCCTGGAGAACGATGACAGCTTCAAACCTAATGGTGCGACCCTCTCTGCGCTGGTACAAGGCATCCTTACCACAGCCAAGTTGGTTGAGTTCTTCTCCATCACAGGACACCTGTTGGCAGAAGTGGCTGGCTGCGTACAAGAGAGCAACAAAGGCATCGAGCGTTTGGTTTAACCGGCATAACACCTGACCATCCCCTCCAAGCGGAAGGGGTGGTCAGCCTATGCTGCTATCAAGCGGCTTGTAGGCGCGTGTGGGATACCACACTGCGGATGTCATCGGCCATGGCCTCATCGGTATCGTAACGTAACCATTGAGGGATCTTGGCCAATACTGCATCAGTTGAGCGATCACACGATTGGTTGAAGTCCACGTTGTCCAGCTCACAGCCTTTCCAAATTACCTTGGAAACCAGCGCGGGGAACTCCAGCGCTTCAGGACAAGAAGCCAAACCCAGCGTGGCATTCAAACGCTCCAACTCAACTGGCGTAACCACCTTCAGGTGTCGCAACCCCGAGAAGACACTGACCAACAGCATCAGCTTCTTCCCGTAGCGCGGCAACCCAAAGCGAAGAATCACGCCAAGAAGACGCCGATTAAGGCGTTGCAACTTCTCCGTCACTCGTCCAATCAGGTTCATGTTTAACCCACTTAACTAGGTAGTAGACAAATGTTCGAATAAATACTTGCCCAGATACCCACGTCATCAGTTGTCTCAATCACAATACCGTACCGGAAGGCTTGGTCGCTTTCACGCCAAGTGACCACCGTTACAGTCGGTGACTGTTCCGCAATCCCAGACATCAGGTTGCGAATCCCCACATCCAACCCAAAGGTTACTGGGATTTTGAATTCTCCCTTTTTAACCCCTGTATCGTAAGCCACCACAACGTCCAACTTTTTTGTAGCGGTGGTGATGGTAGGTGCCAACTTGGTGACAGGTTTCTTGGCAGTTTTATCCTCCGCGTAAAACAACGAGGTGATGTCTGTCTTAACCAGAGAGATTGACTGTTCCGCACCTAGGTGGTTGCGAAGGACCTCTTCCAGGGTGGAGAGGTTTTCAGCCAATCGAAATGCGGTCAAAGGCGGACGCAACTCACGTGTCAGTAACACATCCGTAGCCGTACAGATGTCATTACGACCATAGTTTGGGGTGTGAAGGAAGTTGGTCCCATTGCTCTGGATGTCAGCGTAGTTCGCTGCACTCAGTATGTTCGACAACCGCCCCACGATGACGTTACTGAACTCGCCCTTGTCCAGCTCGTCCTGATAAGCTGCCAGACAATCCAACACCGGATCGCTTTCTTTACAGTACAGTACCGCAAAACCAGCTTCACTTACCTTTTTACCGATGAACTCGTCTTCAGTCCCGTGGTCCCCCACAAAGTAAACAACGCGTCCATCAGGAGACTTGAGAGGGCCACCCACGTGCGTGTTGAAGTACCAGTAAGGATGATTCAAGAGCTTGTTGTACGAGACTTTATTCGACCAGTACCCCTTAGCGTCGGTGATCTTGTGCTCATCAACTGCTAGGCCTTTACGCCCTGCAATAATGGAGCGGGAAGCGTAGGCATCGACGAGGTTGTTACCAAAATCGCCTGAATGTCCTTGTACCCACTCCAGCTGAACATTGCACCCTGCCGCACGCAGTTGACGAGCGAGTTTCAATAGCTCGATCCATTCTTCCACGTTCGCCACAGGTTCGCCGTCACGACGGCGCCAGCCCTGAGCTTCCCAGTTGTCGCAGTAGGTTAAGCCTTTGATGACGTAGTTACTGTCAGTCAACAACAGGAGGTCTTTTACACCGTGCGCTATAGCATACCGGAGCGCATTCGTCGCTGCGGTCAATTCGGCGATGTTGTTGGTGCTAATTGGGATCAAACTGCCGTAACCGTCCAGGTATTTCACCGGGGTCACAACTTGAATTTTGTCGATGGACATTTGGGTACGAGGGAAGAAAGAATCCAACCCTTCCATAGACTTCAAGGTCTCGTAAGTATCCTTGTCGTCCACGTAACCCATATTGGTCACAACGGCTGCACATCCAGAACCTTGCTTCGGTACGTCCAAGGTGTAAAGATAGCCGTGAACACCCCAACCACCAATGCCACGAGACGGTTTGCACCCACCGTCACTGTAGAGTACCGCACCGAGGTCGCGTTGCTCCATGACTTCAATGGCCTTCTCAGACAACTTAGATGCCGTGATAGGTTTCTTGATATCGGTGCCGGCCAACGCTTCAGCTACGTTCGCTACCGCCGCCATGGCTTCTGGGGAAAGCTTGCCTTTGCTGAACATACCAAACATCCCAGCGGTCTTAATTTTAGTTTCTTTAGTCACGTTATTTGGCCTTTAGTCCAGTCTACTATTCCATAGCACCCCGCTATAAGCTTTTACTTAGCAGGGTTTGGGTAGCCTAGTCGCTCGCGAAGCATCTCGATGGTTCCACGCATTTCGGTCAACCGTTCCTCACGCAACTGAATGGTTTTGTTAGCCTCAGCTAGATCCACTTCGTATTTGTGGTTTTCGATTTGTAGATCAATCACCTGACTACGCAGTCCGAGCATCTCTATGGTTAGGCGTTCGTGGTCTTTTTGAACCACCTCAAAACCTCGAGTTAACTCCCGAATCTTTTCTTGATTGGTTAACAGAGTGTCGATGTGATCAAGGTTAATGGTGAAGAGCACAATGCAGGCAAGGAAGATACCCAGTACTGCGCGGTTGCTGAGCACAGCTTCACGAAAGTCTTTGTTCTTAATAAAGACTTCTTTTAAAAATGGTACCAGCTTAACAAGTAAGCCGAGCATAGCAATGATATTCGTCACAGACGGCTCCTTAAAAACTCGTAATACTATAGACAGTCCAAGTCACGGAACTCCCAGATAATTGAGGTAAATTCCATGTATATTCTCAAAGGCTTTATGGTGATTTCACCACTGGCCGACAACTCGGTGAACGTGATCGCACCGCTGGGGGAACTCTCCACCCAAAGCTACACGTACGCTAAAGAGAAAGGTCACTACACCAATCCTAGCTATCGTGATGTGATCCTCACCACCTTCCGTAGCGAGAACTTCGTTGACGGGATTGAAACCCTGACCCAAGTGCCCATCGTCCATCAGAGCGCAGCCCTGCGGATCGGTCAGTGGCTATACACCAAATCGGAACTGGGTGAGATTACCAGTAACTACGTGCGCTGTCTAGAACTCTTGCAAGCTGAGTTCGGTGTGTTGGTAAGCGACATCAAAGTCGGTGAGATGAAAACCGACCGCACCCGTTGGATGCCTGAGTGGATCAGCTACACCCTCAATGACACCAATACCAACGAAGTCAAGATCTGGTTGTGTGACGAATCCTTCCAACTCCAGTATGATGAGTACGAGATCCAATTCGTACCGGCACTGGAACCGTTGGACAGCTTCTTCTTGGACCCCCTCGTGGTGAAGTCCAGTCTGGCTGCTCGCACCACCGTCGACATCTTCAACCGCATCGAAGAAGTCAAAAATAAGCTACCCTACACCTTCCTCCTGAGTCAGGAGTTTGAGTACCGGGGACGCGACACCGCACAAACACGCATCATGACCAACTGGACTGTGATGATCTGGGGCATTGCTGGTAACAACCCTGACATCATTAAACAGGAATTGGCTCGGTACATCTTAGCTAACACGGCGTACACCGAAGACGACTGGATCGTAATCTTCCCAGACATCTTCACCAACACCGAGTTTATCCTGATGCCCTTCTGGGATCAGTTTGCTATTCCCAACCGCACCATCGTGACGGGTATGTATTCCCCGACCACGCACATGTTGGCGGCGTTGGGACTTGCGTACTCGGCCGTTGAAGGTAAAGGGTACAACCGCGAACACGTCAACCAAAACCTCGTGTTCTCAACGGTGCTCTACAAGTCGTTGGCATTCGCTGCAGTAGGCGGTCCTTATAACCGCGATGGGATCTTCCGTCTCGATTACAAGTGGCCTGACTATTTGATCGTACCGACCACCTCACCTGACTTCAACCGGATGCAGTTGAAAACTCAGCAATGGATCAACCTCTTTTACGAGATGTTGATTGTGGCTGAAAACGCGACCTTAACATCCAGTGTTCCAATGGGGATGAGTCGTGTGATCCGCAACGGCGTGATGTACATTGCTGCGAGTTTTGATCGAGTGTTGTACTTGGTGTTGACTCGGTTCTCAGTCATGGACATCGAAGCTAACCCGGATAAATTTCCGTGGGTCGATCCCAAAGGCATAACGCTGACTGACCAAACCGGTAACATTTATCTGACCAACGAAGAGACGATTCGTTTGTCTCGGGCAGGCATCAGTTCGAGCGAAGAACTGCCGGTATAAACTAAGGCGTAGTGTTGGGGTCCTTCGGGGCCTCAACATCGCGTTTTATGCCGAGACTTCAGGTAATAACCCTCCGTAATTCTATGAGAGAGGCCAAACTCTTAACAACCACGAGGAACAGAACATGTCTACCCTTCTCGATGCACAAACTGAGGTGCACGTACAGCTTGGTAATGGCGCTCCGGCGTTCGTACCTACAGCGGTTGGTCAGCACTACATTGACATTGCCAACCGCCGGGTTTACCAGTCGGTAGGCGTTAACACCGTCGGTGACTGGTCTCTGCCGTTGGTCACCACGGCTGATCTGGATGCACTACCAAAAACCAAGGAAGATTTTGGTCTCGGTAGCGTTGAAGACTTCTCCGTTGCTTCTCAGATTGAAGCCGAAGCCGGAGCGGTAAACGATCGTTACATGACCCCGCTGCGGGTTACGCAACTGTTGAACGCGCTGTTCATGCCGGTCCTCGACGCCTTCATGGCTCGTCGTGACAACCCGCACGAAGTCACTGCTGAACAAGTCGGTGCCCTGACGTCTGCTGCCACCCAACTGCTGTTGGATGAGAAGCTGGCTTCAGGTGATCTGGCTGGTCTGTTGCAAGCGTTCTGGGCTGACAAGGTTGGTACCGCACCTGAGACTCTGGATACCATCCAAGAAATCTCTACTGCTCTGCAAAACAACCCAGACGTTATCACTGTCCTGCAACAGCTGGTCAATGACAACACCGCTGCAATTGCTGCGCTGGACACTCGTGTAAGTGATCTCGATGCTGAAGTCACCCAAACACAGGCAGACTTTACAGCTGGTGTACAGGCCGTTAACGACCGTGTTGACGCTGAAGTTCTGGCGCGTACCACTGCAGACCAAGCACTTGACGACAAAATCGTTGAAGTTGACACCCGTCTGTCGGCTGGTAAAGTTGACGTAGGTGGCGACATCTCCACCAACACTGTCACTCAAGGTGAAGGTGAAGCGGCTCAACAGGTTGCCCTGAGCGTTCTGATTGCTCAGCTTCAGGCGGGTATTTCTGAAGCAGGCGATGCCAGTGACCTCGAAGCGCTACAGGCTGCCTTCAATGCGTTTGTTGCTGCTAAAGCCACTACCGCTGAAGTCATTGCCGGTCTGGATGATGCCAAGTACACCACTGCCATGGCAGTTAAAGGTGCTATTGATCAAGCCGTCAACGACCTGGTCGGTTCCGCTCCTGAAGCACTGAACACCATTCAAGAGTTGGCCACTGCGCTGCAGAACAACCCGGATGTGATCCAAGGTCTGGTTGACCAGATCGCTACCAAGGAAACGCCTGCCGGTGCACAAGCCAAAGCTGATGCCGCCCTGGTTGATGCCAAAGCTTACGCCGATACCACTGCAGCTTCCAGCGTTGAATCCGCTCAGCTGTACAGTGACGCTTCCACCCAAGCTCTGATCGACGAACTCAACCGCCTGGCTGCTGAGATCGAAGGGCCTGTAGAAGAAGTACCGGTACAGTAACACTTGTATTTAAGTAAGTACTCTTAAGACCGTTCTTGACAATTGGGACGGTTTGTTTATATTCAGTCCATGGGGATGAAATACAATGGCAATGTCTAACGCGGAACTCGAAGTTGCCCTGAAATCGGCTCTTCAACGCTTGGTTACCGCTCTGGCCAACAAAGTTGCGCCGGACTCTCTGTTGCTCGAAGGCAAGTCTCTGGCTGAAATCACCAGCCTGATCCTCGCTGGTAAAGCCGCCACTGCCGGCACTGCCGACAACGCACTGGCTGTAGGTGGCAAGGACCTCACCACGCTGGAAAGCGAGCGTAATGCTCAGCTGGTTGCTGCCATCGACGCCCTGCGCCTCGAACTGGAAGGCGACATCAGCAACGTCACTGCTGAATCCATCGGTCTGGGTAACGTCGTTAACTACGGTGTTGCGACCGAAGCCGAAGCCCTGGCTGGCGCTGCTGACAAGTACGTCACTGCCATGCTGGCGGTTAAGATCGCTCAGACCAAGATCGATGAACTGGTTGGTTCCTCGCCGGAAACCCTGAATACCATTCAGGAAATCTCCGCTGCACTGAACAACGACCCGGACGTCATCAACAACCTGATGTCCAGCATTGGCGTTAACGCCACTGCCATCGAAGCTCTGGAGACTGCCACTGCAGCCTTTGAAGCCAAGGTGATGAGCTACTTTGACGTTGACGGCAATGCCAACAACGCTAACCTGTTCGCTGGCAAGACTCTGGACGAAGTCCTGGCTCTGGCACGCGACGGCGTGGACATGTCCAACGTCGTGCTCAAGACTGATGACTTCAGTCAGTACATGGTCACTCTGGCCGAAGGTGCTGAAGCTCAGTCGATCAAGCAAGTCCTTAACGGTCTGGAAGCTGCTGACCAGGCACAAGTTGCTGCAACTGAAGCGCTTGACGCCAAGGTTGAACAGAACGCCACTGGTACAGCCGAAGCCCTGGCCCTCAAGGCCAATCAAGCTGACGTAGACGCAGCCGTTGACGGCATCAACACTGCGCTGTCGACCAAGGTTGAAGTGGGTAGCAACATCGCCACTAACACCCTTCTGGTTGGTGAAGGCGAAGGCGCTGCTGAAGTTGCTCTGTCGCAGATCATCGCTGACATCAATGCTGCAATCGCCGCTGGTGGTGCTGCATCGACTGAAGGTCTGGCTGACCTGCAAGCTGCTCTGGATGCGTTCATCGCAGCCAAGGCCACTGGCGAAGAAGCTATCGCTGGTACCGACGATGCCAAGTACATCACTGCGCTGGCTCTTAAAGCAGCCCTGGATGCACTGGACCTGTCCGGCAAGCTGGACGTTGATGCACAAGCCGTTGACTCGGCCATGCTCGGTGGCAAGACGCTGGAACAGGTCATTGCTGATGCACAAGCTGGCGTGGATATGTCGAACCTGGTCTTCAAGACCGACGACATGGGTCAATACTCCCTGGCCCTGGCCAGTGACGTAGAAGGCGAGACGGTTCGTACCTTCAAGCAGATCCTCGACGCGTTCGAAGTGACGCTGGGTGAGAAAGCCACTGCTGTTGATCTGGCCACCGAAGTTGCGGCCCGTGAAGCACTGGACACTCGCCTGTCGGGTGAAATGGATGCCGTTGAAGCTCGGGCAACCGCGCTGGAATCCGGCAAGCTCGACGCTACTGCGCAAGCTGTAGACTCGGCTAAGTTGGAAGGCAAGTCGATTGCTGACTTGACTGCTAGCGGTACCGAAGCGACTGCCGGTCTGGTCACTGACAAGTTCATGACCCCCGTCACTGCCAAGCAGGCTTTCGATGCTCGCTGGGCTGAGAAAGTAGGTGCGGCTCCTGAGACGCTCGACACGATCGAAGAGATCGCGGCTGCGCTTCTGAACAACACCGATGCTCTGGCTGCTGTAGAAACTGTTGCCAAGCAGTACACCGACCAAGAAGTTCTGGCTGCCATTCAGCAGATCTCCGGTGTGGATATGGTTGCCGGTACTACACTGGCTAGCCTGTACGCACAGGTTGTTGCTCTGCAAGCTTCCAAGCTGGATGCCACTGCTCAAGCCGTTGACTCGGCTAAGCTGCAAGGCAAGAGCCTCATGGAAGTCATCGACGCGGCTGTCCAGCCTGGTCGTCTGTTCTACCCGGTTGTCCATGTCAATGGCAGCCTGGATGACGAAGCCTACGTAATGCCTTCGCCGGCTGACGTGTGGGCAGATGTGAAGACCAACTCCGTCATGGAACAGGTCGACACTATCTACGCCATTGGCGTTAAGCGTCTGCTGCCAGGCAACCTGCTGAACTACACCAACCAGGATGGCATGACTCTGCGTGGTGCGGTCTCTGCAGCTCAGGAAGGTCCTCAGTACGTTATCATGCGTGCGGGTATCGAAGACACTGAGTGGACTGTCATGAACGAGCCAATGCTCGGTTGTGTAGCCCGCCTGTCCAAGCATTGCCAGATTGTTGGTAACAACAGCCTGCGCGTCGTGCCTGGTCAGACTCTGTTCTACAACGGCTTCGAAGCCCTGTCGGACAACGTGTACTACGACTGGACCATGATGGCTGACAAGGAGTGGGAGATCGCGACCTTCACCGGTACTGAACTGGTGATCGATAGCGCTCGTTACCACCGTTCCGAGATCCGCATCCAATCGGCTGAGCCGGTACTGATCACGTTCAACGTGGAAACAGACCTGCCGTACGAAATGGAAATGCGTTTCGTGAACAACACCGGCGTAGCAGTAACCTTCGGTGGCGGTAACGTGGTGTCGGTACCGCGTATGGAACAGTACACCATGACCAAGGTCAACGGTGTGGTGCGTGCCGTACGTTACACCAACACGGCTGTTGCTGTGGCAGGTGATCTGGATGAAGCATTCTTCACCAACCCAGATTACGTAGCTCCGGCTCCGGTCTAAGTAATACTCGTGCAGCGGGGGGCGACCCTCGCTGTATGACGCCTATTTAATGACTTCGCTTACTCTAAAGGTTCTCACATGACCCGCATGACCCCCCCATTGTTAACCAAAGGACGGTATACCCTCGTTAGTCCTTTTGTGACCGAGGACACTGTACTCTATACCTGTACCGCCCTGCGCACCTTTGCAGAGTGTGAGGTAGCCGGTGAGGATGTCTTGAATGAGGTGTATGTCAAGATTGGATTGTCTCAGGTTGAATACAACCGTGACTTAGCAGCAGGGGCTTTGTTAGTTACCCTGATGTCTGAAACCGAGCCACCGATCTTCGTACCAGACACCTACATTGAATCGTATCCCAATCTCAGTGACGTAACCTACAACCACATCGTGTTGGCCGTTACACTGGGCGCTGTGCCTGACTTTCTGAACTTTGATTTCCTTAAAGCACAGATGGCGTCATTGGTCTCGGATGTCATAGGCGTAGAACCTGCTGTCCAACTGGCACGTGCTATCTCCAGTGGCATTGTCACACCAGAGCAACACGAAGCTTTGGAGGTAGGGCGTCAAGCTGCAATCAAGCTACGTACCACCGATCGGGCTAAAGCGCTGGAGCTACAAACCAAGTGCACTCGCTTGGAAGAGCAGAACAAGATCCTCGTAGAACTGTTACAAGAAAACGGTATCATTCCACGCTAAGGCGGCATACAGGGAGGCTTCGGCCTCCCTGTAGGCTTATGGCACCAATCCAAACAAATGAATCGTAGCGCGGTTGTCGATGTGACGATCTATGATCAACAACTCTTCCATGTATTTCTTGAAGTCCAACGGCCAACCTTCGAAGTCTCGCAAAAACCGGCGGATATTGATCACCCGAGTTTGCATCTGTTTGACGTTAAACGGGAATAGAGATTTCAAAACCACTACAGCCATCGAGAGCTGCAGGTCTGTTACAGGGTCTTCTTCAAACTCCTGCATAAACAGTTCAACCACCACCCCAGCGCGTTCAAGAACTTGATAGAGGTGATCTTTGTTAGCACATGCCGCAACGGTGTAAAGAGCAAACTCTTCACCGAGTACCAAGACCAACAAACGCAATCGATCTTTGGTGTACTCAGTACTCGCCGCTGCCTTAAGCGTAGGGTTCAGAGTCAGTACTCGATTAGCTTGCGTTGATTGGGCTTCGGCTTGGGTAAGCGTACGCCGTGTGAATTTCATGACAACTCCCATTTAAGGTCAGCTGGTTCATATCGTTGAAAACTACCCCAACCCCCTGCATCAAACTCACGGGCAGGTTTACCTAAGGCATGATAAGCATGCCCTAGGCGTTCCTGGTACAGACACAACGCAAAGGCATCCCAAGCGTCGTAACCACACGGAAGAATCGGACCTTCATTCTTCACCCAGTTGAACAGGTAGGCGTGTAGTAAATGGGCTTGAGGTGCACCAACCACCTGACCATGGATATCCACAGGTAGGTAGAACAGTGTTTCACCACCAAGCAAATCACGGCTCGTTAACGCAAAGTTAACAAACTCTTTGACCACTACCACAAGCCACCTCGCACATTACTGGTTTTCTTCTTCCTGCTCTTCGTCGCCGGATTCGGATTCTTCTTCCTCTTCCTGCTCCTGTTCTTCTTCCTGCTCTTCCTGCTCTTCTTCCTCACCGTTTTCTGCACCGCCGGTTGGATCACCACCTGCGTCAGCGTCAGTGTTGGTCAGATCGGCAGGATCAGTACCTTCGTCGTTCTCACCGCCTTCGTTCGGCAGCCCGGTATCGGCTTCGTTAGCACCACCGATCACAACGCCAGGCTTGGGGTTGTTGTCGTTTTCAGACAGAACCAACGCACCCGCCTTTTGGGAGATTTCCAAGTGTTCGACGAACTTCTTCTTGGACTCACCCACCGAAGTCGGGTCGCCGATGCCAGCCAGGATCACGCCACGGTCACGCAATAGTTCGATCACAGCCAGGATGTCGTTCATCTTGGCCACGATGGTTTCGTGTGAAGGCTTCTGCGTCTTCGGGTCGATCGATTGGAGGGTGAAACGGTTACCCTTGGAAAAGGCCACAGCCAGTTCAGCTGCTTCTTCAGCAGCGGTTTGTACCAAGTTCTCAATGAGGTTCATGAGTTAACACCTTCGATTAAAGGAAAAGGGACACAAGACCATGTCATAACATCAGGCCATGGTCACGTGTTGATTATGTCTCATGGGTACGGTGATATTGGCAGCATCCATAACCAACACCTCGGCGTTCGTAAACGAGCCATGTGATGAGGCATAGTGACTAATCATAAATACTTGGCTAAAACCTTTTGTTTCCACCAGGTCTTTAACGAAGTTCATGACATTGATCCGATGTTGTTCATCAAAGGAATGTCCGAGTTCGTCCAAGTACAACGGGTAATCGGTCAAGCGCAAATAGAACATCACGATCAGCTTAAAGGCAAAATCGATGATCTCGCATTGGCCCGTAGACCCCTTAGCCACATCCGGTACCCGATTGCTTTCAGTCTTCACTTGAATAGGAAACTTGTAGTCCAGTTCCCCAGACTCCAATCCACACGGCACAATACTGAGGTCGTATTCCCACACGTTCCCAATCAGTGTGTTCATGTGGTCAGTGAACGCTTTGATAAAGCCGATCAATTGCTCAGCAATCAAACCATCCACCGGTGACAAGATCTTAGCCAAGAGCTTGTAGGTTTCCCACTTCTTGTTCGTTAGTTCGTGATCGAGCATCAAGTCGTTGATCAATCCCTCGACTGCATGCTTTTCCATGATCTTTGATTTCAAGGTCCCCAGACGCGTTTGGTGAGCCCCAATGACCTTATCAATACCCCGGTTACGGAATTCGACGATCAGTTGCTCATACGTCCCACGCTTCTGCTCATGGAGCTGTTGGAACCGCTGCCCCGCTTCTGTGATCACTTGAGCGTCACGCAAGGCCCGTACAAGCTTTTGGTGATGTTCCTTAGCAGCCACCAGCTCAGTGGTCAGGGTTTCAATCTTCGCTTCAGTCTCTGCAATGTGAGTAGAGAGGCTTTCAAACCCAGTCGCAGACTCCATCGCTTGAAGTGCCATCTCAAGCTTCTTCAAGCGCTTATCCACATCCTCCAGCTGTACCCAGACCTTAACGTCTTCATTGAACAGCCCGAAGTCTCTGATCCAACGTTTGGGGTTGTCATGGATTGCGTTAGCTTCAACCATCCGATCCCACAATGGCTTAAGGCTACGGAAGCTGTTAACCAACCCTTTAAATCGGGTAAGGTACCCACTGAAGGTCTCGGCTTGCTCCAGGTAGGCTTCGTTGACCTCCAACTCTTTCTGAAAGCCCTCTACCTTTATCCGTGCTTTAGTGATGAAGTCTTCAATCATGCCCTTGCGGTCATCGGCATTATTCGGATACCAACGATGCTTACAACTTGGACACTCTTGTTGACACACCCCATTCAGATGCTCAAGCTTGATCTCTTCACGACTGATGCGGTTATTAAGGTTAGCGATGTTCTCTTTGAGTTCACGTGTCGCTTCCCGAACTTGTGTGACCGTCTCCCGGTTGTAGCGCATACCCACGTTGTCAGGAATCTCCTGAACGATTGACATGAACTCTTCGCGGGCTTGATCCAGTGCAGTCAGAGTACCAAAGGCATCGGCTACACCGTCCCACTGATGTTGACGGATCTGTTGACGCAACCCAAGGTTCTGGTCTTGTAGGTGATGAATTTCCTGACGCGCCGCATCGGCGTCACTGACCCCAGACTGCTGAACCGTGTGTTGCAGTTTCAACAAGTCGTCTAGCGAGTGACCACTGTGGTTGATCGACAGCTGCAATGCTTCGGCTTTATAACGTGCGGTTTCAACGGCCTCAGCTAAAGCTTCCAAAGAGTTGAAACGTTTGATCACGCTGTCGCTGTGACGCAGCCCCAAGACTCGTTGCGCCAGTTGCTCTTCTTCTTGTTCCAACTCTTTAAGACGCTGGTATGAACCCGAAGGAGGTCTGGCATCGCGCGCCATATACAGCAGGTTCAGTTCTTCGTTGAGCAGAGCCAGTTCGTCTTCGTCGTCCTCTGTCACCCCGAGACTTTTAAGCTTCATGGTTTCATCGGTCAAGCGATTGGCGATGTGTTTCACAGCCCCTTGGTGGTCGCGAGATGCACTGGCAAGCTTCTTGTGCATGGCCAAGGCATAACTGAAGTCGGTATCACAAAGCTTGGTTAACCAGTCCCGACGTTTGGTGAAACTCATCGTCGTAAACTTTTCAACCCCAATCAACAACTCGTGAATGTCTGGGGTGTAATTGAAGTGGGACTCAACCAACTCTTTTTGAATGGTGATCGTACCACCCCGATTGAACTCCTCTTCTCCATCAATAAGGAAGGAGTGTCGAGCACTGCCTCCTGCAAAGTTAGACGTCAGTTCATAGATCCGTCCGTTGTGGAGCCACTTGCTGTACTTGCGACCCCCTTTAACGAAATCGGCTGGATTCGCAGGCAGGGGAGAAGCTTCGTAAACAACTGAACTCTTACCGCTCCCGTTGGTCCCCAAGATAATCTGGTACACATCGGTTGGGGTATAACGGAACTGCTTAATGTTGTTGAGCATCAGACGCTTATAACCGTCTAAGTGCAATTCTAAGAGTTTCATAACAAGCTTCCATGGTTCCTTACATAGTTTATGACGCTAGATAGATTTTTATAGGTGCCCTATGCAAGCCTCGTGTTTTAAAAATGTTGCACTCGGTATAGTGGCCGAGAATAAAGCGATGAAGGATGCTTCAGGTAAATTTAACCGAACCATTCTAGTCACAGACATCGAATCCCTGAGCATGATCAACGGGGAAATCCGTTCTAAGCCAGAACAACTCACGGCTTCAGGCACAGACACCTCCGGGAAGGCCTATACCAGCGCCGTAGCGGTTGATCAGGTCATTGAGGCAACGTGGGTGCCCTTTCTTAGCAACCGCCTCACACCGCCCGACGTACGCCGTGGAGAGCGAGTACAGTTGTGGCGCAGCGGCGATGCAGACAAGTACTACTGGTCCACGATGGGCTTGGATGACCACCTGCGGAAACTGGAGACTGTAATCTTTGCCTTCAGTGCCACAGCCGACGAATCCCAGACCGAGCTAGATCTGAACAACTGTTATTACTTCGAAGTCTCCACCCACAACAAAAGCATCACGGTACAAACCTCAGCAAGCAATGGCGAACCCTTCCGGTACACCGCACAGATCAATGCCGCTGAAGGGGCTTTCTTGATTGAAGACGACATCGGCAACTCCATCGAACTGGACAGTACTGAAAACCGTATCTGTCTTGAGAACGGTGACGATTCGAAAGTGGAACTTAAAGCCGGTAAGATTGCTATCGTGGCCAACGAGGAAGTTTCCCTTACGGTAGGAGGTACCCGCCAAGTTTGGAAGCCTGACGTAACTACCTTGAAAACTCCTAAGTTCAAAGGAGGTGCCTAATGCCGGGCATCACCATCAAAGGAGCCGATAGCGCAGGGGGTACGCAGTTAGCCGGGGGTCAGGGTGAGTTCACTGTAAACGGACAGCCTGTGGTGGTTCTAGGCGATCCTGTGGCCGGTCATGGTAACTCCCCCCACAGTTCACCCGTGATGGCTGAAGGTTCCAGTTGGATGACTTGGAATGGAATCCCGGTAGTACGAGCGGGACACAAAGCATCCTGCGGTCACGCAGCCACCGGACAAAGTAACTGGGAAATCGAATGATGAATTACTTTAAGCTATCTCCCAAATGGGTTTTAATAGAAACCATTGCCGACATCATCAATCCGAACTGGAAAGAAACCATTTAATCTGCAGCGGGGACAACCCCGCTGTATGCCGCCAGAAATGGTATGAGAGCCCACACCTTTATTTAAAGGCATATCAATGAAATTCAGAACTCTGCAGGGCTGGAAGATTCCTAGCCTATTTACCATGAAACAGGGCACTCAATGGTTGAGGGCCAAACAAGTCTATTCAAAGGTTAGTGGACGGTGGGTCAGAACGGCCGACTATCACAACGTAATGGCCTTTGAAGCCCGTTGTATCAGTACCGATGCAACCATCAATGCCTTTGCCTATGAGACAATCTGGAAGGGCGATTTATTAATTGAGTCAGGGGATACTCTGGAGTACGAACTCTACAGTAACACTGGCGAAGGTCACGCAGGTCTTGACTTCCTCTTCCCCACTGAGAAACTGCGTCACTTCGACGTAAAGGATCAAAACGGGATCGCCATCCACCCTGCACAATTTATCAATGAACAGACCCTACGTTGGCATCGACGCGTATTCTCACTCAACGTTGTAGCAGGAATGCGTACTAGCTCAGCTGCGTGCTGTATTGAAACCGACCAACCAGGGCTTCGACGTATCTACATTCGTAATGCGTTCATTCGCAGAGCGGACGGCACCATTAAACTGTCGTTAACCAATGACGGTCTGCAATGGCCATCACACGAAGCTTGGGTAGGTGCAGGTTACAGCCTCTACGAATTCGTTTGGAAAGGTTACATCGGACCTCTTAATCTCGAATGAGTAAATCGACATGAAGATTAAACACAACGGGATTTGGACCAAACCTATGGGTTTTGGGGTCAAAGACCAATCTGGTTGGAAGTCGGCCCAAGAAGTTCACCAAAAGAATCCGGACGGCAGTTGGCATAAAGTGTTGGACTTCAGTCCTGTGTACATCTTCCAAGCCGATTCCGGCGGTATCGCAGAACAAAACCCTTGTATCTACGATGGAATCTGGGAAGGTTGGTATGTAGTACAGCCCGGTGACTACCTTGAGTACGAGATGTTGATCCTTTCGGGAGTCACCAATCCAGGAATTGAGTTGGTCTTTACGGGTCACTCAGTAGCACCTTCAACTAAATTGGCTTTCTATAGCCTTTCGATGATGGGACAAACAGTACCTGTCGATCAGAACGGATTGGTCGCTTTTGCTGGGGCATCCCACAACTTTCCGTCTGATGTTTGGCACACCCGTAAAATCGGACTCCAGCCCATTGTCGGGACCGTCGTAGAAGCGGCTATGGCTATCTTTGAAGACAATGCAGGCGGTATCAAAACAGCCTACTACCGTAAGGTAACTGTCCGCAATGCTGCGGGCAACAAGGTAGTCGATATCTTCACCAACACACTACACGTTCCTCAGCAAAGACCTTGGTACTCACCTGGGGATCTGCGGAACTACACCTACCTTAATAAGACGGTTCTACCTTCTTTTAATCCGTAGAGCGCATAAACAGGACAGGGGTCTACCCTGTCCTGTATGCCGTCATTCAAACGAAGCTGCACCAATCAACCATTGGAACGCCATGGAGTAACGATCAGGCTCAGCACTGGACTGGAGGTTATCAAAAGAATGTTCCTCAAACAGCGCTGTGGTTTCGTGGTTGTAAGTCGGTCGGAAATTCTCCTTACCCTTGAGTACCGCGATCCCCGTCTCGTTGATTTCCCAAGTGTCGTACAACATACCCTTGTTGTACAAAACCGGAAGGTTACTAGGACTTTGTGCCAAGTACACCCCAGGCGTCCGAGTCCGTTCTACAGGACGCTGACTGACCACAACGTTGGGGTTATCCACCAACACAATGAAGGAGTTGGTTAGGGTCAACAACGCACGTAACACCGCATCACTGAACAGCTCTTCGTTGGCCACTTGGATGTACGTACCGTTCTTTTCTGTCATGTGCTTGTGCAGGGTGCTCAAGTCCATGCGTTTCAACAATTCAAAGTAGCGCGACTCCCAGCCGAAGTTACCAAGGTCCACTTTGAAGGTGTTGTTACCCAAATAACTGAACACCGAACCCAGACTGTGCAGGAACCCTCCGATTGAGATCATCGGAAACACGTTCTCAACGTTGTACTGTTCAGGCACTTTGATCACACACAGGTCTGCCAAACCAGCCCCGTCATTCAAACCTGCGATCATCTCATCAGTCACAGGGATGGTGGTGAGCTTACCGATCTTTTCAAAGCTCAAGATACCCACGTGGTTGTCGTTATACAGTTGGTTACTGACACCCGCTTCGATAATTTGAACTTCCTCACTCACCCCTTGAATAGCCAGATGAACCAAGTTATTAACGCTGACCAGACAGTAGTCCAAGAACCGCCGCGAGGTGACGCCTTCTTTGTACATCCGTACGTCACGCAGTTCAGACTTTGGCATGGGGATAGTCGGGTGTGCAGTACGGTGACACAGATCCAGCTTCCAACCTGCTTGTAGTGCGTCTTTGTATTTGACGTAATCGACTTTGAGGTTCAAAGACTTCTCGGTCACTGGCAACGATTGCTCCCCGACACTCAGTAACCACTGTTCAATGGTCAAGGTGTTGCTTAGCAATGCAAATTGATTCGCCACGTCATCACAGTCCAATACCAAATGTCCTGTGTAGAACGGGTTAGTCAACACCAAGTAACATTTGGTGTACAGGCTGCCGATCTGGCGGACTGGGATCGAAGCATCGGTTGATTCAAACCAAGTCCCCGTACGCCCACGCGTTTTGGCGATCATTTTTACAAAGGTGTACATAGTGGTTCCTCTCATGAGGGGGACTGCCAATGATATGGTGTGTAATAATTTACTCTCTGTTTAGGGAGCAACTATACCATTCGTTTAAATTCTGGAGAGCGCGGAATGTCGCAGACCTACGTTTATCCATTCGACCCGACGGGCTCGTTGACTTCCAACGTGATCCCTAATGAACGGCATGTGCTGTCTGGGGTGACTGACCGTGAATTCAATTTCATAGTCCCAACCTTTGCACCATTCTTCCGTAACAACCTGCGTATTCGCCATCTCGGTTTGGGTCGCGATTTGGTCGAAGGGGTGGATTACCACCTCACGCATTGGTTCCATGCAGCATCTCATGGTGTTGGCCGTCCGGTGTACGGTTCCATCACTTTCCTAGACCGCAGCCTTACCGGTGTGGTTGAGCTACGTTACCAAACCATCGGTGGCGACTGGGTGTATGACGAGAACACAGTTCTCGAGCTTATGGCCAACCGTCTGATGAACCCACGCATCACCACGTGGGAACAGGTGGTCGACTTGCCGTTCCAGTTCCCGGTCATTGACCACGAGTGGGACTTGGACGACTTGACAGGTGCCAAAGAAATCGTTGTCAAGCTCCACGAGATCACCGCAGCGATCAATGCAGCCAACGATGCTAACGGGACATCGCACGTCGGGGACTACAACAACCCACACCGTGTGACCAAAGCCCAAATTGGCTTGAACCTGGTGGAGAACTATCCGCTGGCGAACATCGCTGAGGCCGTTGCGGGCGCCAGCAGTGAGCTGTACATGACGCCTATTCGGGTTCGTAACTTCGTTGAAGCTTACGTCACCCCGTTACTTGAAGGCCACACCCTGCGTAACGACAACCCGCATGGGGTGACGAAAGGACAGGTAGGTTTGGGCAATGTGCAGAACTTCGGCATTGCAACCAACGAGCAAGGGATCTCGGGTGCCTCCAACACGGTTTACCTGACACCGGTCGTACTTAAAGCCACGCTCGATGCCAACGTGTATCCGTTGATCAAAGCACACACCGATCGGATTGATAACCCGCACGGCGTTAATAAAACTCAGGTTGGGTTGGGTCTTGTACAGAACCTTCCACTTGCCACCGAAATAGAAGCTGTTGCCGGCAGTCGTAATGACCGCTATATGACCCCATTGACCACTTACCAGATGGTGAGTCAGTACGTGGGTGAAGGGATGAACAATCACATCAGTGACCTCAATAACCCACACCGTGTATCCAAAACACAAGTCGGGTTGGGGAACGTTCAGAACTACACCATCGCAACCACAGCTGAAACGGTGATAGGTACCGCCGACAACCTGTACGTGACACCCGTTGGGGTGCGTGCAGCCATTGATCAGGTGGCGCTGGCAACGTATCGGACACACACCAACGATGGCAACAATCCGCACCAAGTCAATAAGACTCAGGTAGGGCTTGGTAATGTTGACAACTTCCCCACTGCAACTAACGAGGAAGCCGTCACCGGCACTGCCACCAACCGGTTCATGACACCGGCTACTACAGCAACTATGTTAGCCACTGTGGTTGGCGACGAAGTCTCCACTCACGCCGGTCGTACAGACAACCCTCACCAGGTTACCGCTGAACAAATCGGTGCGTTGGTCCCAGCACAATTAGACACTAAGCTGTTGGGATATATGACCACGGGCAGTACTGCTGCGAACTCGGAAAAGTTGGCGGGCTACACTTACGAGCAGTTGATTGACTCACTCCAGGTCACTGAAGCTGAGAACACCCTGCGCTTTGGTGGTTACACGGTTCCGGAACTGGAAACGTACTTCACCTCTCAAATTGCACCCAAGGCCACCCACCTTGAAGGCAAAGACTTGACTACCATCCACAACGAAATTGTGGCGGATGTTAAAGCTCCTCAAACAGCAATGTTTGTAGGTCATGAGTCTGAGTTGATTGAAGGGCGTGCGTGGACACGACTGTTCACCACTGCAGAGTCTCGCTTCGAAGCCATCGTCACACTTCATGAGCAAGACGATGCGCGCAGCAGCACTTCGCTGGTGAAGCTGGTTGATGCGGACGGTTCCAACGGTGCTTACCAAGATGCTGACCATGTCATCATTTGTGGTGAGGACGTCGGCCATACCTTCCGGATCAAAGCGGTGGGTGACCGTAAGGAACTCTGGGTTGAGAGCGGTGCACAATCGCGGGGTCAGATTCATTGTCAGGTGGTAAATGCTGTGGGTAACTCCGACATCATCTTCTCAGGTGAAGTCTTTGCAGGTGAACCTGATTGGGCGGCGTTGGATTTTGATACGGCTCTTGAGCCTGTGTTGACGCCTACCAAGGTCTACCTCATTGACAACGTCATGTTAGAACAACGTCTGGATGCCTTTGCCGTAGAAATGCGCAACGAGGCAATAGCGAATACCGCTAACTGATCATCTTTTCCAAAGGGTGTGGTGACTGACCTCCCATACCCCTATTCGGAGTAACTTGTATGTCCTCAACCCTGACACGGGGACTTATCCTTAAGTATCCCATTGACCCGACGGGCGTTAATCCTAACAACCTGATCACCGGTGAGGAACACGACCTAGGGAGCGGCCTCAACCGCGCGATTGTCCCAGAGTACAGCGCTTACTACAGTGAGTCGTTGGTGGTGACAGTAGCCGATCGTGTTGATCCGCTAGTGCCGTTTCAACACTACCTCGCAGTACAGCTTCATGCCGATGCTACAGCGGCGTTGAACCGTGAAGTCTGCATGGCGGTTGTGATCATTGATCAAAACATCGTCGGTAAGGTAAGTCTGCAATACCAAACCGTGGGTGGCGATTTCAGTGTATCGGTTGACGCTTTGCGCCAAGCCATTGAAGACGAAGACCTCGATGAGCGGTCTGTCAGCTGGGGCGACGTCATTGCTCGTCCGAGCGCTTTCCCACCAGCACCACACCTACACGACATCGGTGACCTTTATGGTTTCGAGTACGTGGTGGAAGCACTGGAAGCTTTGCGTTCAGCGATCTTGATTGGTGACGAAGCCACACACGAAGAAATTCGTTCGTGGGTTCGCTACGAAGACAGTCTGCTACGTGCACGCATCGATGAAAACCAAGCGACGCTGAATGCTCACATTCAAGACGCGACCAATCCGCACCAGACCACTAAGGCTCAGGTAGGACTCGGTTCGGTTGAGAACTACGGCATTGCGTCTACCGAAGACATGGTGGCTGCGAGCAGCAACACGCTCTACACCACACCGCTTCGGGTTCGCGACGCGATCAACGAACACGCACTCAAGCCATTGAACGCCCACATTGCACGTAACGATAACCCGCATGGGGTGACGAAAGGGCAAGTGGGACTGGGGAACGTAGCCAACTACAATGTGGCCAGTAAAGTGGATATGGAGACAGGTACCAGCCCTACTCTGTACACCACACCACTGCTTGTTAAGCAAGCATTGGACTTCCACATCATCACCCCGTTCAATACGTTCATTGCACGCACCGATAACCCACACAACGTCAATAAGGCGCAAGTGGGACTGGGTAGTGTACAGAACTACGGTGTAGCCGCAGAACTGGATGCACGGGCAGGCACAAGCAACACCTTGTACATGACGCCACTGCGTACTGCACAAGCGATTGCAACGCAAGCCCTGGTGCCACTGAATGCACACATTGACCGAAAGGACAATCCGCACACAGTCACCAAAGCCCAAGTGGGTCTCAGTCTCGTCGATAACCACGACACGGCTACCCAAGTGGATGCGTTGGCCGGTACGGCTTCGAACAAGTTCATGACGCCACTGCGCACCATGGAGCTGGTCAACAAGTTCGCTGTCGAACCTCTGAACAGCCACATCAGTCGGACTGATAATCCACACGGTGTGACCAAGACACAAGTCGGGTTGGGTAACCTACCAAACTCGATCACTGCTGACCGTGGGTCTAACACTAACGGCTCGTTGTTAACAGCAGCTGGTATGTATGGACACGTCAACTCTGGCGACCACGATGCCCGCTACGCACCGAAGAATACTGCAGGCGTTGATTGCAGTGTCCATTGGAACGGCTCGGGTGTTTACATCTGGGGTGGTGGGACTTGGCGGCAAGTGTGGCCCGCTCAGTGGGTATAGTTTTACTTTTCAGAGAAACAGGTATGGGTTAACAGCCCATACTTGCTTCTTTTTTTATTTGTCTGTAACCTGAGTATCGCTTCTATGACCGAACAACTTACCCCTGAACAATTGGCGATGTTGGTAGACCGTAAAACCGGTATCGTTAACGACAGCTACCTAATAGACGGCATCACCCTAGGTGAGCTACAAACCTACCTTGAAGAAAGTGGGGTGGTGAATAATACTGAAGCCTTGTCTGGCTACCGCCTTGAAGAACTGATCGACATTCGTCAACAACCTCAAGTTCATGCCCCAGTGGCTGCTAGTTTTGGTGGACTGAAGGAAGAGGGACTTCTATCTCTATTGATGGGGTTAGTCGATACCCGCACCTTCCAAGGCGTTCGGTTTAAGGCCTGCAGTCATTACTGGACCCACCTGGTGACAGTTGAATCTACACCTAACCGTGAAGACTTTTACTTCGGTCTGTTTGGGGGTGGTTTGAATTACGCGGAAAGTGACAGCCCTGTAGCGATGTTGCGCTTAGGCGTAGAAGGCCGTGGTTCTGAAGTTTTGGTTCTGAGTGGTAAGTACTGCGGGGAGTTCGTGACGCGTACGGTACCTGGCGACGGGGTGATCTACACAGAACTCTGGTACGGTGCCGATAGCCGTGCACCCCTGACGATGGCTTGCGCAAACTCCACTCGTGACCACTCCTACGGTTTGTCCGAACAAGAACCTGTGGATTTGTCAAAAGAGGGGTTAAGCCGCCTTTCTTATGAAACCGCTTTGTTCCAGTCTGAATTTGACGCCATGGCAGAACCCCTATGTCAAGAGTTGACCGGTCTCAAAACAAAGTTCACAAATTTGAAAAATAACCGTTAAGGTGAATGTAATGATTAGCGATGAGCTTAAACAAGCCTTGTCTGAGAAGTTGGGTCTGTTGGATACGGCCCAAAACTCCAAGCGACTTGAAGGACGCACCTTTGAGGAAGTGCTTCAATACATCGCCGAGAGCGCAACTGCTCGTAATGCCTTGTGTCTGGGTGGTCTGAGTGCAGAAGAAGTCCTGGCCATCGTCCGTGACCCTGCTGGACGTGTGTTGGATGCTGATCGCCTTGCTGGGCGGACACTCGATGACGTGTTGTTGGAAGTTAAGACACGCATCCGTGAAGCCAGCCATCCGTATATGGTCATCCCACTCAGTAAAGGGGGTTGGTCACGTCTGGTCACCATTCCTGCGAACTACTCAAGCGAATACGGTGGCAACAAGACCTTCAACGAGGATCTGTTGTTCCTGTTGATTGGGGGTGGTCCATACGGGTTCTTGGCTGAACGTCCGGTGGCGTATCTGCGTATTGGCCGTGAAGGTCGTCCACCGATCGTTAACACCCTGAGCGGTCGTTACACAGTTGACTTCTTCTACCGCAAGGTTAAAGACGATCACGGTGTAGAACAAACTGAAATCTGGTGCGGTGATGCAGCCCGTAACGACTTCCAGATTGTGTTGCTCGGCGGCCTGCGGGGTTGCACCTTTGGCGTTCGTGAACGCCCTCAAGAAGAAAAGCCAGAAGGGACACTCGTACCCATTCGGCGTGATTCGGTGATGAAGCTTAGCCAAGCCGAACAACTGTTTGCCGAGATGCGTGCAGAGATCGACGAACTCAAGTCGGAGATCGAAGCCCTTAACCCATGAAGTGAGTAACCTCCATGCTGAGTCAAAATGAGATTCGTGCTAAAGCTAATCAGTACTTTGATCTGTGCATCAGTTCTGACTACGCCCGTGAGCAACAAGTTCTTCACGTGATCACTGAACCCAATGTGATTGTTCCGTTCAAGAACTCAGCGTCGCTGATGGACTTTCGATCCAGCATCAAACTCGAACACTTTGAAAGTTTCGATCAGGGTGTGTGGGACTGGTGCAAACACAAGGCCAATTCCTACAAGCATCGAGGTCCAGTGACTGCCCACATCTTTATAGCACCAGCAGGAGGTTACAGCTTCCACGAACACACCGATCCTGATCATGTGTTGATCTGTGTTGTCGAGGGAGAGAAAACCATGGTGGTCGAGGGTGTACCTCATCATCTAAAAGCCGGCGATACCCTGTACATCCCAGCAGACGTGAAACACTATGCCGTAAATGAACAGGCGTCGATCATTATCAGTTTGGGCTTTGAGAAGTGGATGGTTGAAAAGCTATGACGGTCAAAACGATCTATGTCAAAACCACTGGGACCTGCAACCTCAATTGTAGTCACTGTTTTACCAGCGGACGTACTGGAGACGCTACACGGTTCGACCCGGATGCGACAGCCAATTGGATCAAAGGCCTCAGGGAGACGTTTGAGCCCGGTACGCACACACACCTAGAGTTGCATGGCGGTGAACCCTTTCTCGTCCCCATCGAGCTGCTAGAGCGCTTTGCGGCACACTTCGAAGGCGATGACGCTGTGTCGATGTCTGCCAACAGCAACCTCACCTTCACTCTAAAACCTCGGCTTGTGGATTTCATCCAAAAGAGTCTAGGGGGTTCTATTGGTACCAGTTGGGACCCGTGGATTCGGTGGGAAACCGATAACCAGAAATTGTTGTGGCACCACAACGTTTCGCTATTGTCGCAAGCGGGTGTAGAGTTAGGACTTAAGGTATCGGTGTCTCGTCAGTTGGTTGAACAATCGCCAGTCTGGTTCCTTACCCAAATGTCAGAGTTGCTCGTTCGTGATGTGTCGCTTGAACGTTTGACAGTAGGCGGCAATGCGTTACGAAATGAACACGTGTTTCCAGACAACGAGGCTCAAGACAACTGGTACTTGGAGTTGCTGAAGCACTATCAAACCGGTCAGTATCCTGTGCGTATCAAAACCCTGGATATCCTGATCGAAAAGATCAAGTACAACATGGTGGCTGTGGATACCAACTGTCGCAACTGTGAACAGAACCTCACCACAATCAACTCTAACGGTACCTTAGGTGGGTGTCCGAATGCAGCCAGTGAGCACAACCATGGCAGCATACACCAATCGCCCCAGGAATACTTAGCCTCTGAAGGGCGAGTTGATGAGATTGTCCGGGAGTTGGACTTCTCTGAGGTGTGTATCCAGTGTGACGTGTTTGACCTCTGTGGTGGTGACTGTCATCGCTTGTCATGGCAAGGCTATCGTTGTGCGGGTCTGAAGAACACCCTACGTTATTTAAGCGGTCGTCCTAATCCGTATGACCCCAACCTCATTTTCAAGGCGTAAAAGAAATGGCAGAAATCACTCGGCAGGATGTAGCCAACATCATCAACAGTTATCTGCGTAACCGCTTGGATAGCCGTGTTTCGTATGGTAGCAACAGCTACCCCAGCGACTTTGGCGATCCGAACTACGGAGGTAATACAGGCATCGTAACAGGCGAGTTCTCCTCTTCGTGGTTGCCGGTGGGTCCGGTGAAGGCAGATGCGGTGGTAGCAAACATCTCAGCCTACAGCCGTAACTGGGCACGTGTACGCTCGATGCAATTTCTCTCGTATTACAACAGCCAAGGTTCGTTGTCGGTACGACAGAACGTCACCGGGATAACGCGACTGTCCAGTAGTGTGGCCCTAACCCGTACACAGGCTCGTCCGGCCAACAGTAACGGTGGCGGTGCTTGGTCTGCTAGTGACTACGTAGACCCGTACCTACACGGTATCGACAACTATGCAGCCAGCCCTATGTCGGCTGGACAGAACGCCAGTCGTGCAGAAGTGATCAACTATTGTGAGCGCGTCTACGCCCACATCGTGAACCTCAGCAACCAAACCCTGCGGATCACCAAAACCTTTTGCCACAGCAATTGCCACTCCGACTGCCACTCCAACCGCGGCCGTCGTTAATAGGAGTTTCCCCTTATGCAAGAAGTGATCACGACCCCAGCGCCGATCCCAATCTTAACCCTCAAGCGCAAGTTCAGTGAGGACCTGCACTTTGAGATCGAGTACAGCAAAAGTAAGTTCAAGGGTAAGTCGTTTCTGACCTACCTGAGCAACCTCAAGGTCGAAGTAGATTTGCTGGTCGACGGTGAAGCCGACCTGATGGAGCTGACTGCTGCGTATCTTGAAGTCCCTGTGATGTTCTACCAAGAGGCTTTGGTGGGCATCGTGGTGAACTTGTTGTTGATTCGCGAGGGTCTCCCAGGTTCGGTGCCTTTCGATCCTCAAGCATTCTTTGAAGCACACGGAGCCGCTTTGGACATCTGGGCTGAGCGCTTGGACATGTGTCCGCTGTATGCAACCCGTGTCCTCATTGGTGAAGAAGTCATTGGTGACCCTGCGCTGTGGCCAGGCGTCGATGAAACTGCCAGTGGTTTGAATTGGGTGCATTGTTTGAACCATCCGGGGATGGCTTTGTACTTTGCCCAAGGTCGTCCGGTGCGTTACAGCAAGCATTGGTTTGAAGGACGTGTGTTCGCAGGTAAGAACCTGTATCACCATTTCGAATCACGTGACAACGTACTGTTCACCATCATCGGCGCGCTTCACGAGGATGAGCTTCACGAAGGCTTTGTCGGTCTCATGAAGACCCACGATCAGTTGCTTCCTGAATTGTTAGAGGCTTAAGTATGTTCCATCTGTTTAACAGTCTGTACGTAGAAGTTGATCGTGAGGTTGACGACGAGAAAAACCGTGCGGTGATCTCTAAACAGATGGGGCTGCCTTTCCTAATGCTGGACGGGAACGAGAACGCAATCGAACCTATACACGTTGCTGAGACTTTGGATGAGGCTGGTGAACAGACCTTTGAAGAAATGCTCGAGCAGTTGGCGTGGAAGGATGAGGCGTATTTGTACGCAGACGAGGCGACCTACATTCGAATGTGGGCCGCTTTAGTCTTCGCTTATATGCCTTGTGTTGATTACGAGACCTTTCGTTACCTGTGTCTGTGTAAGAAAAGTATCCTCAACTGTCGTACCACGACCACCATGCGTGAGCGTACCAGCCACATTAACCCTGTGAATATCACTGAGCCTAAAGTGCGTGAAGCGTTTGATAACGCTCACAACGATTGGCTAACACAGGTGTTGTCTCGTTGGGTGTCTAAGGCTGACATCGTGCGTTCGTTTGAGTGGGACGTACTGGGTATTCGGTTAGGCATGCCTTTGGGTACAGTAGGTCAGCGTTTGCGTCGTTTGATCGATCGGGTGTTGTTGACCAACGTACCTGACACCATGGGTTATCTCTCAACCTTCATGGGTAATCCTGCAAAGTGGGAATTGATCGGCGCAGACCTTGACAGCCTACTTAATGAGGAAACGGTGTTTGAGGGGTGTTATAACTTCAAGTATCTGAACAACCCAGACTTTGTGATGTTGTCCAATATCAATGATCGTTACCCGGTCGATTGGTTGGCTGAAATGATCGATGAGATGTTGTTCTTGTTACGACACAACAACGACTTTAGCATCGTGGCCTACATGGAAAGCATCCACGAAGTCTACCTCAGTGGCTTTGTGATCGAGGACACTGAAACGTTGTTTGGGTTGTTGCATCGCTTCTTTGACCACGGACCTAAGATGGTTCGAGTCTCCCAACGCGACATTGGTAAGTACGACGATAACCTTCTGCGCTTTATGATCAATGCGCCGTTGGGAACTTTGACCCGAGCAGGGATGGGTGCGAAATGGCTGGACTGATTCCGTTGGTTGACTTGTTAGCCGACAAAAAAGGTGAGTTGAAAGAAGCCCACCTGATTCTGTTTGAGTACTGCAACTTGCGCTGTAGCTTCTGTCATCAAGACCACGACTCCAAAGTGGGGATGGAAGGCGATGGCATGTGGGCTAAGGTAGACGCCTTGTTAGCCAACAGCAGTCCACAAGACCGTTATGTAGTAAACCTGACTGGGGGTGAGTTGTTCTTGGATGAGATCCCTCTCCATTTATTCCAGAACTACTACTACATCGCCAGACGGTTGTTTGACTACTACGAGGACGTTACGGTGGTCTTCGGTACCAATCTCGTCTATCAGAATGTAGATCGCGTTATTGGCTTGATGACCTTGCTTCAACCACACGGCAAAGTCAAGATAGCCACTTCCTACGATCCCGCCGGGCGCTTTAACCCAGAGGATCGAGAGCGGTTCTTTTACAACTTGTTCTTGGTCAAAGACTTTGTCGACACGGTCAATGTGGTGATCACCAAACAGAACATCGAGACCATCATGTCAGGGGTTGAGACTGAACATCTTAACTACCTGTGCAAAAACTTCTCTGTGTACTTCGACCACTACATCCCGAGTACCAACTACGAACGGTTGCAACCCTCGGAAGACCTGATCGGGAAGCTCTACCTGTACCTGAACGAACACCACCCCAACTCTCATCCGTTGATTGCATGGAAGGAGAACCAAGAAAACATCACCACTTGTCGGTCAACCAAGATCATCAACAAGGATGGTGTGGTCACCACCTGTTGGTCAGAAGCTGGTAAAGATGCCGTCTTGGATGAAAAACTGGGGCTGCAAGCTAAGAATGCGGCTGAGGAGCGTTTCCTGGACCACTACGGCTGTTTGTCGTGTGAGTACTATCAACGGTGCGGGTTGCGGTGTTTCTTGCACCACAGCTTCGTTGAGGGTACTACAACCGAGTGCAGCATAAAACAGATGTTCGATCAAATCTTGTAACAACTGGCCGCCGGGGGTAACTCCCTGGCGGTCAATTATTACGTCTGTTCTAGATGGTATAATAAAGACTAAGGAGTCTGCCATGAATCTCTACCAGCCTAACGATGTTGTTTATGCCAACCGTACCATTGTTTCTGAAAACGTCGGCGGCATAAAAGGTAAAACTAAAGTCAACGCCGAAAAGGGCGATGCTCTCAAAGTACTTCAAGTCAGCGCGCGTGCCCCGTATCCGTATCGAGTGACTCGTTACGTAACTGACGCTGAGTCCTTTTGGGTGAGCGAGAATGAGATCAACAGTCTGCCGCTCGATAAGGAAGGAATCTAAATTGGATTTGATATTGAAAGTAACTGCTAAGTGCAATTTCCGATGCACCTTTTGCTCAAGCACATATCTGTCTGAAGACTCTAATGACAGCGTCGGGCTGAGTGAAGTAATTCAATTCATCCAACGGTTCCCCGATACTCAGACCATCATTCTCAATGGTGGTGACCCATTAATGGTTTCTCCGCAGTACTACTGGGATCTGATTGCTAAGCTCGATGAACTAGGTTCTGAAGCCAGCATCAGCTTCACGACTAACTTGTGGCCTTTCTATAAGAAGCCGGCTCTGTGGGCCCCTCTGTTCAATCATCCTCGGGTGGGTGTAACCACCTCTTTCCAATATGGCGATGGTCGACGCAAAGGTGACGGTTCGGTTTTCACCGAAGCCGATTTTATTGCCTGTAGTGACGCCATGCTTGAACACGTAGGCTACCGTCCTGACTTTATTGCAGTCATCGATCACTCCAATGCCCACACCGTACTGGACACGGTGCGCTTGGCTCAGCGCCTAGGGGTTGAGTGTAAGCTTAACTACGCCAATGCTTCAGGCAAAGAAGTAGTAGTCGGCGGGGTCACGATGGGTAACGAAGGTAAGTTGTATACCCGTGGTGAGATGTACCGCCATTACGTGGAGATCTTTGAAGCCGGTTTGATGGAGTGGGAGTACAACACCAAGCAAGTGGCTAAAAAACTTCAAGGGCACTCTACAACCTGCCCAACCTCTCGTGATTGCGACTCAGGTATTCGCACCCTACAACCAGGCGGTGGTTATTACAGTTGTGGTCACTTTGGGGATGATCAAGAAAACCCGATTGACTTCAAACGTGAGATGGCAGGGGAGTTCTTCACACCGCTTCAGCAGTTTGAGTTGGACAGTCTGAAAGAGTCCTGCTATGTCTGCCCAATGTTTGAATTGTGTAACGGGTGTAAGAAAACCATTGCCGACACTAAACGCCTGGGTCTGGTGGAACAACACTGCCTCGCTATGAAAGCCAATGCCCCAGCCATCATTCGCATGAACGGTATGGAGGGGATCTTAGAACCTACGCCGTATGTGGATGAAAGTCTGCAGTTGATTTTTAAAGGATAGTGTCATGAACAAGCCCGCTATCACCATCTCCTTGAACCCCAGCTACTACTGTAACTTCCGGTGTGGTTTTTGCTACCTCACCGAGCAACAACTGAGTGACCAAACCCTACTGCCACTGGATCTTTTGAAAGTGCGCTTGGCTGAAGTGGCTGAACACTACACCATCGAACACGTGGACATCTACGGGGGTGAGGTGTTGTTGTTACCTAAGGCGTATCTGGATGGGTTGCTCGCGCTGGTGCGTGAAATGGGCTGTACTGACATCAACCTCAACACCAACCTGTCTCTAGTTAATGACACAGCTCTTGATCCTGACATCACCTTGTCGGTCTCTTACGACTTCGGTGCACGGGAAAAATCCCAGAAAGTATTAGAGAACATGTTGACCCTGCCACGTGAGTACCGAGTGCTGACTCTGGTGGGACGCGCATTCTTGGATACAGTCAGTGTCGATGAATGTGTCTATACCTTTAACCTGCTGGGTCAGATGTACGGGGTGGAATTCAAACCCTATAGCACTAACCAAGCCAACGCTGACGCGGTGAGTTTCACCGAGTTCGAAGACTTTGTGTATAAGGTGTTGACCCACCCTGAACGCAGTTTCGAGGTGGAAAACGAGTTTCTTTTGCAAGACGTCTTAGCAGGGACCCGCAACGCATTCAGTGATGACCACCTGTACATTACCCCTCAGGGTGAGTTTGCGGTACTGGAGTTTGATGACCAAGACCGTGAGTACTTCTTACCCCTATTCGGTGTGACAGGCTATAAGAAGTGGTGTCAAGCTGAGCGCCGGCGAGTGAGTCACAACCCGGTATGTGGGAAGTGTGATTACTTCGGAGGGTGTTTGTCTGAACACTTGCGTCCTGTGGTGGATTTGAATGAATCCTGTAACGGGTTTCACAACCTCATTGTTAAATGGAGCGAGCTATGATAGTTCCCCATCGCCAACGTTTAGAGATCACCCTCGATCTTTACGAGGGATGTAATCACCACTGCGGTGGTTGTATGGTCAACCGAGAGATCGGTGGTAACTTGGCCGACATGCCTGAAATCTTGGCTTTGCTTAAAGAGATGGTTGACGCCGGGTACGTAGCCTTTGACTTAGGTCTTGGGGCGACAGACACCATGTCAGCCACTAACGGCTACCAAGTTCTACGTGACCCTGTCGTGCGTGACATCATCCACATGTTCCATCAATTCACTCTCCAGATGGCGATGCTTGAAAAGCGTTTGGAGTTGTACGATGAGATGTGTGCTGAGGTCGATGCTGCAGCACCAGGACAACGCATTCGGTTCTTGATTCCAGCGGCTCCTGATTACTTTCGTAACACTAAGTTCTCAGACGGCATAGTACACCGCATGCGACATGCGCAAGCGGCGTTTAAGTCAGCGTACTTGAACGAAGCAGGTTTTGTGGTTAACTGCACCACAGACACCATGAACGAGCACTACAAAGAAAACCTGGCCCGTGGGTTGGATGTTGAGTTCCCGGTGGACAAAGATGACATTCTCAACATTCCGTATGGGCGCAAAGAAGTCAAGGACCTGTTGCTTGGACAAACCATGCGGCGGATGTCTTACCTGATCTCTGACTTCTATAAGGAACTTGAAGGTGAGGACGAGCGGCGTCAGAATCCGGATCTGTGTTACGACACCGGGACTATGATGAACCTGCTCTACACTGACGGTAAGTTGTATTGGGTACCGTTCTTAAAAGACGACTGCGCCTTTATCGACCCGTTTTTTGAAATCCCACGTCCTTGGACGATGGAGCACTTGCTGACAATCCGTACACAGGCCCAACAAAGCTCTCTAGAGCACCTAGAAGGCACGCAGTGCATGAACTGTGTGTATCTTAGCAGTTGTGTTGAAAAGGGCATCACAAGCCTTATGGAACGTCTGAGCATCAAAGACTGCATGGTGGGGGTGGAAGATGGACAGACTGTGTGACATTAACCTGACTCTTGAAGTACTCGAAGGGTGCGATTACCACTGTGGTGGTTGTACAGTGGACAAAGATCACAAACCCGAACCTGTAGAAAGTGATGAAGCCCAACGTCTGTTTGCATTAGTCGATGACTTACAGAACAAAGGCTTTCGTCCTTTTGAGTTCAGCCTCGCCCCTACTGATGTACTGTCAGCTAAGAATGGCTTGGCAGTGATGAGTAGTGAATTAGTCCAAGGTATGGCTGAACGTTTCCAGAGCGTCGTGTTGACCCTGGCCCTGCTACGTGAAGAGGGGATTGTTGAATTAGCCGATTTGGCTGATGAACTGATGGCAGGCAAAGGTATTCGTTTGGTCGTACCTATCACAGTTAAGAACAGCTACAACGAAAAGTACTTGAAGCTGTTAACCGAACGAGTACAGCTCTTTGCAAGCAGGCTTAGCAAAGCCCATCTGAAAAGCGTCTACCTAACCATCAATATGTTCCGGGATAACATGGCGGCGTTCACGCCTGAATATCACCACCAGATCATGAGTTTAAATTTAGGTGTACGGACCATCAAAGACTACACCTTCACACATTCTCGTAATGGTTTTGAAAACCTGTTACGTCATGATGAATTCAAACACGACATCTATAAGTTCACTCAGGTGATAGCCAACCACGACTCGAAATTCGTAGGTCACCTGTTACACGATCCCTTTGATGGTGTCGAGTTGGGGTATCGGGACGGAGTGTTGTATCACATCCCCGTGATCATGGAAAAGTTTCCAATCTTCGATCCGTTCTACGAGATTCCTAAGCCCTGGGATGCTGATCAGGTAATTGAGTACCGTCAAAACCAGTACTTCGAAAACTTAAGTCAGTTCACCGATCATCCAACCTGCGGTGATTGTTGTCACGTCAACGTTTGTGCACACGGTGACCTCCATACCACGATGCGCTACCTCAAGATCGACCACTGTCCGCTTGGGATCAAGAACCGCCACGACCTAACCCGTGAGTACGGTAAAGAACTGCAGTACTGTGGTACCGAACTCAATAAGCTTTTAAGCAGTAGGCAAGAAGCATGAACACACCCGTTGAACACGACTACAAACTGTACCAGCGTTTGTATCACGAGCTAGTGCAAGAACACAGCGACGATTTCGAAAACATGGAGTGGATCAGACAACCTGAGTTGATTCAGAATGCACTGAACTACTTCCGTAAGGCTGAGTTCCCTCTGGTCTACCCGGCCAAGAGTTATGCGGTGGCGATCATCTATGCCACCTTGTTGGAACAGGAATACGGTATTCCGCTACGTGAATCACTGGATGACTCGGATCTGTTCTTAGGTCACGACGACTTCTTTGTAATCTACAGCAAAGACCCCGATACCTACGAAGCGATTCTGGCAGAACTTGCCACGATGCCTAATTGGATTGAATCCGGTTGGGCGCCTATGTCAGCCGAGTACTTCCGTTTGGAGTGTACTGCCGAAGGTTTGGAGCGTGTCAATGGGTGACATTGTGAGAGAACACCCCTGGAGCACTGTGGTGTGGCGAATTAACCTCTCTGAGAAGGTTGATCTTGAAGCCATCGCTGAAGCGATTCTGATGACACCTACAGGACAAGACTTGAGTGCTGAGGTACGGCTTGAGTTTGAAATCTTGCGAGCGCTACAAGAAGAGCACATTCGTCCAGCCTTGGCTAACTACCTGTTGGTTGAATACGGGGCCAAACTTTCAGAGCACCCACATTACTTCCAACACTTTGGTTTGACGGTTACTGACGGACGTGGAATGGAGCCACATCAACACAGCTTCTCAACGCTGAGTTCGGTGTTCTACCCCATTGCAAGTAAAGCACCGTTGATTATCATGGACCCGCGTGGCTCGGCGGGACGAGGCATTCCCAAAGAGATCCGTGATCGACAGTTTGCAAACTTCCGGTACGAACCCCAAGCAGGTGAGCTGTTGATCTTTCCCGCGTATCTAACCCATTGTGTGGGTGGTTATGAACCCGAAATGCGTCTGTCACTGGTAACCGATTTGGTGGTGGAGGAAAAATGAAATTAATCGAACCTTGGCGCACTCGCATCGCCGTGACTAACCTTGCAGACAAGTGTGACTTGCAAGCCATTGGTGATGAGATTCTGGCGTTGCACTGCATGTCACCTGAGGGGGATGACAAACCCTATCCGGCGACTCGGGAAGAGTTCCCTGAACTGATTGGGGTGCGTGACACTTGGATTACTCCGATTGTTGTGGACTTCATCAAACAAGAGTTTGGGTACGACTACCAAAACGTCAAAGTGGAAAGCTTCGGGCGGTGGTTAGCCGAAGGTAAATCATTGGGTGCACACCTACACGGTAGTTCAGCCATCACCACCATCTTGTATCCTGACGATTACGAATCAGAAATCGTCCTGTACGATCCTCGTGGCAATGCATGTCGTGGATATCCAAGGTCTGTTCGTGACAGTTATTTCGGAGATTTTAAATACAGTCCGGCGGCTGGGGATTTGGTGGTCCTGCCAAGTTACTTGCAACACTACGTACCGCCAGTCAAAGATGAGATGCGGTTAACCTTGGTTAACGACTACTACATCGAGCTGTTGTGAGTCCTGGGGAGGCTTCGGCCTCCCTGGGGTTTTATGCCCGGTATCTTATGAGAAGGGAGTACCTAACGGGGTTTTGTATGAGAATTAAACAAGCAGGTGTTTGGATTAACACGATTCCCCTAATCAAACACGCCGGTACGTGGAAAAAGCCTGTACGGTATCTGATCAAAGAAGCGGGACGATGGATTGAATTTGTCTACCGGGGTATTTTGAACAACCTGTACGCAGCAACTGTTACAGTCGGTAGTGTCAATGCTGGCAGTTACATTCAGTATGGTTTCAACGTTATTGTAGCCAACCCTTATGGGAACACATCGCACCCCTACCTGAAGAGTGGTCACCGTGTTCATTACATGATCACTGGTAATAAAGACTTCACAGGGGTTGGTCCAAACATGTGGATCGAAATGGCCGTTGAAGGAAACGCGAGTGGAATCTACGCAGGCGATATCACGATCAATGGTAAGATTGGTCGTTTGGTACGTAATGCTTTCTTGGCAGAGCAGAATCGCACGTATCTGAACTGGAGTTTTGACGTCGCACTTCCTACCTCAGGTCAGTGGGTAATCAATACGTAAATTGCAAAACACACACACAACAAATGGGACGGGGGAATTTCATTGGGGGTGAATAGTCGGGGGACTATATTGTGTTTGTAAGAAAAGGAGGAAGGTGGGTACTGGGGGTCAACACCGTCAAAGTACGGGGTCTATGGAAACCTGTGACGCGGATGTTGATTAAAATAAATGGACGCTGGGCCGATTTGGTGACGGTGACACAAGCCACGTTATGGCAAAGTGGGATTGTAGTAGGTGGGGACCTATTTAAATCCATTTACGGATATAGCAACACTTATACCAGCTTCGGGTCGGCATCCAAACCGTGGCTGTTGGTGGGCAATACCGTAGAGTCTTTTGTCACCGGCGGAGACCCTTATTTAGGGACAGGTCCTTACCAATGGGTTGAGTTGTGTGTGGTTGGGAAAGTTAGTGACATGTCTTTGCGACCCATTTATTTAAACGGCATCAAAGGCGAGAATGTCAATAACTACCGCCATGGAAATCGAACCTATTTTCGGTGGGTGTTTCCATACCCAATCTCAATCCAGGGTTCTTGGACAATCGTTGTGTAAAGGGGTGAGGGTATGAGAATCAAACGCACGGGGGTCTGGGTAACGGGACGCCCGTTAATCAAGTGTTAACTGGGTCTTTGATGCACCTATAGCCGTCTCTGGACAATGGGTGTCTATCGTTTAAATGAGGAAAATGACATGTCCGTAACTAAAGAAACCTTGAAAGAACTCCAGCGTGGCCTTAAGGTACTGGGTCTGTACACCGGCTTGATTGACGGTTTGTGGGGCAGTATCTCTCACGGCGCATTCGTTAACGCTCGGCGGATGGTTGTACACAAGAAATCCAAACCCGAAGCGATGTCGGATATTCTGTTTGCGTATTGCGTGGCAACAGCGTGGTCGAATAAAGTCTCGGATCAATTCATCGCTCGTGTGGCTCAAATGGCGAGTGATCTGAAACTTGGTTGGCAAGGTCCTGATCAACTGATGGCGTGCATGGCTTTCGAGACCGGAGAGACCTTCAGCCCTTCGATCAAGAACGGTGCGGGTGCTCCTTACTACGGTCTGATCCAGTTTGGTACAGCGGCCGCTAAAGACGTGGGTACCACCACCGCGGCGCTGGTCAAACTCTCAGCTGAAGCTCAGCTCGAGTACGTCTACAAGTTCTTCAAACCCTATGCGGGGAAGGTCAAGACGCTTAGTGACGTCTATATGCGCATACTCTACCCTGTCGCTGTAGGTAAGCCGGAAGACTACGTTCTGTTTGTCGAAGGTAAGGGTAAAGCCTACATTCAGAACAAAGGTTTGGACGTCAACAAAGACGGACGCATCACCAAAGCTGAATGTGCAATCAAGGTTGAGCAGAAGTTTGTATTGGGTCTGCATCCAGGTAACCTTAAAGTCAAGGTGTAGTCATGCGATTCAAGTTAGGTTCAGCTTGGCGTAAAGGGACCCCGATTGTTAATGTGGGTGGTCAGTGGAAACCTATAGTGGAACGCTGGGTTAAGATCAACAGTCTTTGGACTCGTATGTTTACCCCAGCTCCTAACTACAACGCCATCGTTAACATGGAAGCAAGTTCCAATGCTTATTGGGAACTCTTTTATGCATTTACTACCAACCATATCAATGTAGGCTCGGGGTTGGGTACGTCCACCACCCAACAAACCATCGACGGGATTGACGTAACAGTCATCGCTTTGACTGTTAGACACCTTAATGGTGTAGACCAACACCGCACGGCCGAGATAGTGCTGGTGGGTGATCACACAAGTAGAAATATTCCGGTCGTTTACTTCGATGGAATCCCTGCCTACTACACCCACAGCATTCTCAGTGGTGGCGACACAGTGATCTTTTACACGGCCGAACAAGACATTCTCCCAAAGCCGGACATGGAAGTATCGTTCTGAAGCAGCATAAAAGCCTACAGGGAGGCCTTGGCCTCCCTGTATGCCGTTACACACCTGTTACCATTTGTAGCAACATCTGAAGTGCACCGACCAATACTTGCATCATCTGCGACTTCTCTTCATCGCCAACGCCGGCAGGATTGAAGTGATAGGTGGCGAAGGTGCTGATCATTGCCATCACAACGGACAACAAGACCAAACCAATTCGAACGTAATTCGATTTGGCTTTAGCACTTCCTTCGAGAATGGCGCCTACCTCCATGGACAACAGTTTGATCTGGACAGCGTCCTTCAAAGCTGTGATCTTAGCGTATGCGTCGTTCCCTGAATCGGTTAGCAACAACTGTGCCTTTTCAGACAAATGGCTGTTGCAAATCTCGATGATCGTTTCCCCCCACTCGAACTCCCCCAACGGGCGCTTCCCAGCTGTGCCCAACGCCCCACCGATGTTCATGTTACTTACCTCGCAAGTTAGCCCTCTTGGCTGTTTCCTCATACCATTTCTGGAGAGAAGCTTGCGTTGCAAAACACATGCCCAGATTTTCGGTCTGAATCATGTAGGCCAAAGCTGTCAACAACAGGGCTTCTTCTGCTGTTCCTGCTAAGAATACCGCCTTATCGGGCGGGGGTTGTACCGGCGCTCTCTTCTGCAGTTCCACCGGTACTTGGCTCGGCAATTCCGGTAAGTTGTTGGGTGGTGGCAAACGCGTTCCACATCCCATCAATAGCAGTAGTAGCAATGTTATCGCCAATGCGATAAGAAGGCGTTTCGGATTGGGTAACTTGGGCGTTATGGCCCACGGCCAACTGAGCAAGCTTAGCAGTCTTGGCGTTGACCGCCAACTGGTATTGGAAATTGGAAAGAGCATTTTTCACCTCAGTCTGGTGTCCTTGTTGCAAACTGTGCAACTCGGATGTGGTCTGTTGCCAGCTCTGAACAGCAGCGCGATCGATGCGTATCTGGGCACGCAACTCGTCGACTTCAGTCACCAAGTTCGAGACCTGTTGCTGAGATTCGGTCAGAGTAGTACTCAGATCAGAGATGGTTTTTTCTTGATTGTAGATCTTCCACTGGGTCCAACCTACAACCGCAATGATAAAGACAAAGACAATGGTACGAAAATCAAATTTAAACATTTAGATCTCCCCTTTCAACCATTTACGAATGAGGGTGTATTTGTAGTACCCGACCGCAATGGCATCGACAGTGTGCTCATCCATTGTTTGGAGTGGGATACCCGTCTTATTGTTGAGGTCTGTAAGTTTCAGAATGCTTTCTTTGACATTCTCTTTACTACCCTTTTTAACCAACGCACCGACCGCAGATTTTGCACTGGGTGGGTCAATAGTCTCCAATGGCATAAAGGCATCGTATTGCGTCAAGGCTCTGCGAATCGTGGCCTTACATTCCACGAGGGACTCGAAGGCTTGTGGGAAACGTCCCAGAAACGGCGATTCACATATCAGTGAGTTGGGTTGGTAAGTCCGTAACCAATGGAGGATGTTTTGTTCATGCATAAAAAGCTTAGCCCAACGGTCACCATGTACCGTGAAACCATCAGGCGCTTTGCGACTCATGCGTAACCCCGAGGACGTATAAGCGGACACTAGGTCTAGCTCAGAGGTCATCAGGTCAACATCCAATACCACCAACCCCATGGTGTCAGTTCCGGGGTCGATGGCACAGATTCGGTACTTACTCACCCCGTGTGGGACGGTAAGCATAACTACCTCGACTTAGCTTGGCAGCACTCCAGCAGTCACGACGTCAGTCGCTGACAACATGGGTTCAGTCGCACCGAGTTCGATGCTCTGCTCAAAGCCTGAGTTGGTGAAGGCCACACGGTGGTCAGTGGTGATGAAGCTGCACACTTGTGCACACGCCACTTCCATCATGTTGAAGGTTTGATTGCCACTGCCTTGCACTGTTGCCAGACGATCCACACCCGAGACCATGGCGATTTCAGAAATGATCGCGTAGGCTTCGTTGTTGTACTTGATCCGGCACGCTTCGATCAGTTCCAGGACGTCAGCTGCTGTGAACAACAGTTTGAGAATCGAGGAGACCGACACGTAGTTACCGGAGGTGGTGATCACCGAACCTTCAGGTACATCTGGCGGCGTAGGATTCAGGTTCGCCATCGTAAACTCGTACGGCGAAGAGATCTCGTTGTCACCGTCGACGATCGTGTGTTCGATCACCGGCAGGACGTCAGCCAGGTTGTAACGCTTGAGGTAGTAAGCAAAGTAACGCAGGTTGTTGTGGGTCTCGACAACCCGTAGACCATAGCGTGCACGCTCAGCTACAGTCAGGTCGTTGTCAACCGGACGCAACACAAACGGCAAATGGCGATACAGTGCAGCATGGGTCGAAACCCGATGATGCGGAGTGGTGTACGGAACACCGTCAGCACCGGTACGGTTGCGGTGGCCACCGTTACCAATGGCAAAGTAACCCAAATGAGGGACCTCACCTTCGTTCAGTTGTGCATTCGCCAACACACCAAACTTTTCATTAAGCGTGGTATGGGGAAGGATTTGCGGGCGAATACCCAACAGCAGTGCGCTTTGCAGGGCCGAACCCATAATGGTACGCGTAATCGTTTTCATGTGGGGATAAAACCTTATCAGGTGAGACTCACATAATAGGACATAAAATGTAATTTGGCATAGACGGGACCGAAGTCCCGCTATACGTTAGTCACGCATCCAAACTGGTAACTGGCGGCAATTGACGAGTTGGTCCGATCAACGCAAGGTCTGCACCATTCGGATCAAGAATGCGGATGTAGATCGAATCCCCACCACTGACATGTGGAACAAAGCGTGGAGAGTGTTCAGCCACCCGCAGTTCGATTACATGATCAGTGCCTTGGTAATTCGCTTCTATAAATGAGAAGTTGTCACTAACCGTCTCAACTGCACTGCCGGGTTTTAACAGGTCTGCGTTTTCCAACAACACCCCGTAAGTACCCAAGATGTGAGCTTTGAGCGCGCCGAAAGTTACCGGCCAATTCCCCGTGTAATAGAACGTAGGGGTCCCGTTGAACAACACCTTTAAGTCCTCGCGCAAGTAACGCACCACCGTTTCATTGGTGTAACGCCCTGGTACGAACTCGTCAGTCAACGCCCGTGCTTTGAGGGTCACGTTCACATAAGGACCGTCAGCCTGATAGGTCAAGGCCACGTGTTTGGTATCAAGGTCGTGGTCGTTAACCAGACTGTACAACTGTTCCAGCAACTCAGTAGAGGACAGTCCCAAGAGTTGACTGATAGCTAAAAGACTCATGAGGTTATCTCGTGTAGTAGATCATCAAACGACCGCCTAAGTACGTCGAATACTTAGGGTCCAACCGCACCACCCAGATCAGGGTCAAGAACGGATTGTAGCAAGCGGGGTAGCTGACATTACGACCCAAGTACTCCACTGTGGCATTGTACAGGTTTACCTGAGACGGAGTGGGAGAACAGGTAACAGACCCTTCGGGCAATCCGAGGATGCGGTCCATAAACGCAGTGTCGGACAAGTTGTTAAGTACCGTACCGTCGTACAAAGCACCAAAGTAACCCAACTCATCAGTACCGTCTAATACCCCTGCCCACAACTCAGCAGGGAACCGATAGCCTTGAGCGGGAAACTCAGGCACCAGCTCTACCACTTGGGAGTTGTAGTTCACTGTCAAAGGACCGCGTATCTCGGTGTTCAACGACTCGTCTAATTGCAGCTGAGCCACACGACTTACCGTGAACAAGTACGGAACCACGCCAGCATCCACAGCTCGCCCATTGAAGCTAAGGCGTGCACCTTTAAGGTTAGCAGGTGTTGGGATATCCGAATACGTCCAATCGATAGGTTCAACCCCTACCGGATCAAACACTCGACTTAAGAGCTGCGGTAGAATCTCATCGCGTGGGATCTCACCCAACTGTAGCCGCTTAAGGTACGTTCCGTAGAATCGACCGTCTGTGAAGTGCTGATCAAGTTGCAAGTGACGCTTGGTATCAGGTGCAATTAAACGCCCAAAGTCCTGTGTGGGCGTAACCGCATCAAGCGACACCTTCTTGAGCAACGAAACAGTGACCTGACCCCACCACCGCAACGAATACGGGGCTGCCTTTAGGACATACTCGTAGGCGTTGTCTGCAGTGATCAACTCATTGACGTAATCACTACTGTCAAAGACGTAACCAAAGTGCTTAGCCATGACTTCAATGAGGTCGGAGGTTTTGCACGGCAGGTCGATCTGCACCGAGAGTTTGGTATTGGCAAACAACTCAGCAAAGTCAATGCGCTTAAAACGAAAGACAATGCTGCCTTTATAGAGCTGTCCTGTGAACGTGTCAGCAGGGCGTCGGCCGGTTACCACGACCTCTGTTTCACGCCCCACTAAGGCCACCGGAGTACCGAACTCCAAGTGTTCCGAATCCACAAACACTTGGTTGGCTTGGGTGACAATTCTGACCAAGGCATCCCTTGGAGGCAACTGTAACAACCCCACAAAATCGAGGGCATCAATCATAAAACCACCCTGAAAAAAAAAAGGCCTCCGAAGAGGCCCGTGTGATTAAAGGTCCAGATCCGCAGGCGGACTGTCTGGGTACTGGTAGTCCTCAGTACTGCGCACTGGGAAGACGTCTTCAATGGCTTCAAGCTTACGAGTACGCAAAGTTGCATACACACTTGGAATGGTCATGCGTATCCGACTGGTATAGGCAATGTCGCTAAGCTTGGCATCCACCGTTGGGTCGTAGGCACTGGTGTTGAACTCTTTTGCCGTACTGGACGCATTAAAGGTCGCCTCTGACAAATCCACCTCCAGTACGTTACGACCGTATCCGCCGACATCTTGTACATAAACGTTGGCTTGGTGAATACGTGTCACACCCTGACCGGACCCTTGACTGTCACCTAAACGCAGTGCAGGACAACCCACCACCGTGATGTTCTTGCCTTGTAGCTCAGTCACCAGCTGGATGGAGTAACTGCTCAGCTGACGCAGCAAACGCACCATGCTTTCTTGCAAGTCACTCAAACCTACACTGACTTTAAGATCACCCCCAGTCGCCACAGCCAACAGGTTATTGGCCAAGAGATCGAACTCTTCCTTAGACAGATCATCCAATTCCAAGTTCTTAGACTGTAACCAATCGGCGTAGGTTACACCGCCGGCCAAGTCGTAAGGTACGTCTTGGTAGAGGTGATATGCCACGTTCTCGGTTTGTCCACGACAGGTCATGTGTTCCCGGAAGGCAATGAAGTCACTGTGTAGTTTCCACGACTGGTGAATCTCTTGACACTTCTCGTAGAACGCAACAGTTGAGATGACGTCACCAATGACTGGTTGGTCTTCCCGAAGGTAGTGAATCCAGTTATCCGGTACACGCGACGGTTGCGCCAGCTCTCGCAGTTGTTCAAAGCTTGGGATCACAGGTTTACGCACAAAGGTGGCCACCACATCTGGGATGGTTTCCAACCGCAAGCCGTGAGCGGCGTTGTAGGCGTAAAGGAACAAGATAAAGGCATCTTTGGCTGTGAACCACAAAGACTCACCGTTAGCCGGATTGTCGAAGTTCACCATTGCCAAGTAGTTGCCTTCACACGCCCAACTGATCCAGTGGTTCAACAACACGTCACCAAACTTCACCGCAAACGCTTCAGACCGATCCACCACTGAAGATTCCAACACTTTAGTAGGCAGTTCGTTATTAACGTGGCGACGATACTTCTGGTTCAGGTCAGCCAAAGCGGCGTCTTGGTATTGCAGGTTGTTGCGAGTTGCAGGCACTTCTTTCTGGATCAACTCGTTTGCAGAATAGGTATCACGTACCGTCCCACTGACATAGCGTGTCAGGTCAATGCGCTGGGCATTGATTGTCGGTAGTAATTTATTAGGCATACCAGAAATATTGTGTTGCAAGCGGTATTTTGCCAGCGGGAGTAGGCGCTCTGTAAGCAAGGCGTCCACCAACCACTCAAAGGTATCCTGAGTTCCAGCATTGCGGTTTATGTACTTAATGTTACGGTACAAAAACAACATTTGCTTTTTCGTCAGGTTATCGATGTAGCTGTCCAATTTTCCGTTGGAAGCTAGGTATTGTCTGATATGGAAACTGTGCACCTTTTCGGTTCTGCAGTTCGCCTGCCGGATGTTCATAATGAACAGCGGGATGTTCATATACAGCAGACCTAGGTTCGCTGCTGGATAGAGGTCATCGACTTTAGCGTAATCGACCACGTCCCACCGCACCTTCCACCCATCGATTTTTTGTTGCAGCTCTGGAATCAGATTGGTTTCATTGCTCTCAACAAGGCTGGTGTCATAACTTAGAATCGTACCGTCACGTGCGGCTATGGCGCGCTGGATGTCTATCGGTTCCAAGATCCCTTGAATCAGGTCCACCTGTTTGGGGTACTTTCTGACCAGTTCCTTATAGAAACGTGTCCCTGTGATGTAACCGCGCTTAGTGGCGCGATGCTCCACTAAGTTGTCCCGTGTGAACTCAATGATTTCACGGGTGTCCAGCGAGGTGACAAACATCCGGGTATCAGTACTGTGGTACTCACCTGCCAAGTTCAGGTAATATTTCCACGTTTCTGGTTGCTCTTCAAAGACCTCTGCCAATCCCGTGTCACGGAAGTATTGGTTGATTGAGTTCGCCGTACTTTCGCTTTTGAGGACGATTGAACGTGCAAGCAAGAGCACATCGTCTACATACAGCTTATATCGTGCATTGGACACGTCCAAGCCCCCTTATAGTGGAATTGAAATAGGAGTGTTAACATGAGTCGAAGTCCCGATTCGAACGAGCTGGCGCAGCTAGGCTTGTCTTCCCAACAACCGCGCCATGAACGCCTAAAAGCGTTTCGCAAAAACCCTGCTTCAGCTGCGGTGGTCAACAAACTGGTTCGGGAAAACCAAGGTCTGTATGACCGCGACACGCGGGCTAAGGATCAGTTGAACGTTGGGGGGTACCTGCGTCGTACTTCTGAGGAAACCGCTGCCAACGTTACCGACTCAAGCAACCTGTATCAGTTGCTACCAGACACCGAACTGGCCGAACAGATCCTGGTCAGCTCGATTCTGGCACCTAAGGACATGGTGAACGTGGAGTTAAACTTCAACGTTAACAGTCCGAAAATTCCCTTGGAGATCTCTGGACCGATGCTTGCCATCGTCGAAGAGTTCTTTACCAAGACCTATAAGATACCAGCGCTGTTGCCGAAGATTTTGTCGGACGCTTTGTTCAAGCGCGGTAGCTATCCGATGCTGATTCTGCCTGAGAGTTCGATTGACGAAATCATCAACTCCTCAGGACAAGTGGGTTTGGAAGACCTTAACAACAACGACCCCTTCAAGCTGTCTGTTGGGATCTTGGGTAACTCGGTTGACAGTGTTGGTCAAGCCATCCCACGGCGTAAAACCAACGTCTCGATGGAGTCGGCTCGGGACATCCTCTCCAGTCGTGTAGGGACGTACAACCCCTCAGTCAACACCAAGGGCAAAGACAAGCAGCGGATCGACATCAAGGTACTGGTGAGCGATAACCCCGACATCCTCAAAGCTCCGTTCCTGTATAACCGGGTGCGCAGTCAAGCAGTCAGTGCACGCTTGGGGCTAGGGATGGAGTCGCGTGCTGAGATGTCGCGTTCTGACATTGAGGCAAGCTTCTACAAACCTCGTCAATACCAAGCCCGTGAAGTCATGGCGGTTAAGACAGCAGGTCAAGTCGGGCGTGCTACGGTAGGACATCCCTTGGTGATGCGTCTACCTTCTGAAAGTATCATTCCGGTTCACGTTCCAGGTTCGCCTGAAGAACACGTCGGGTATTTCGTGCTCTTGGATGCCACCGGTAACCCGCTGAACAAAGCCAACAAAGCCGACTACTACAACGACTTGGGTCAAAACCTTCAGCAGAACCGTGAACTGGCCAGTCAATTGATTGCTCAGTCAACCCGTGCTGTAGAAGGATGGCGCGACGGGACCGTAGACGGTACTGTGGATGAAGCTACACGCATGTATGCAACTGTGGTGGAGAACGACCTGATCTCGCGTTTGAAGAACGGGTTGTACAACGACACGGTGGAAATTGCTCGTCCTCTGGAAGTCTACCGCATCATGCTGGCGCGCACCTTTGCCAACATGACGACACAGCTTCTGTACGTACCGGTTGAGTTGGTGAGCTACATCGCTTTTGACTACAACCAGTATGGCGTTGGTCAATCTCTGTTGGAAAACAACAAGATCCTAGCGTCGTTACGAGTGAGCATGATGCTGGCTAACACCATGTCGGCAATCGATAACTCGGTCGCTCACACTGGTCTGAACATCACCTTGGACCCGGATGATCCTGATCCGTCGACCACGGTTGAGAAACTGGTACACAACTACGTCAACACTCGTCGGGCCAGTTACCCACTCGGGGCTTCCAGCCCTGTGGACATCATCAACTTCCTGCAAAACGCAGGGGTCGACGTACACGTCAGTGGGAACCCAGCCTATCCAGAAACCCGGATGGAAGTGGAAGACCGTAGCCGTAGCATCGTGGAGCCGAACAACGAGCTGGAAGAGTCGTTGAAGAAGCGTTACCTGATGAGCTTGGGGTTATCCCCCGAGTCTGTCGATAACAGCTACAACGTCGAGTTTGCGACCTCCATCGTCTCCTCTAACCTGTTGCTGACCAAGCGTGTGATTCTGTACCAAGACATGTTCACTGAAATGCTCTCGGACTTCTTCCGGAAGTACATCAGTCAGTCTGGATCGTTGCGTGAAGTACTGTTGAAGTGCATCGCCAACGCCAAGAACTCCGCTGAGCAGAAAGAAGCTGAACTCAAAGAGAAACAGAGTCCGGCTGAGCAACAAGCCCAAGCCTCCACACAAGGGCCTGAGCTGAATGCTAACAACAAGGAAGAGGATGAACAGTATCAGGAATGGTACCGTGAGTTCGTGATGTCCTTGAGCGTGTCCTTGCCTCGTCCTGACAACATCACCATCGAGCGTCAGATGGAAGCCTACAAAGCTTACGTCGAAGCGTTGGAGGAGGTGGTGGAAGCTTACATCAACAGTGACTTCCTAGACGGTACTGCGTTGGGTGAACAGGCTGATCAAGTGGATGTGGTGAAAGCTGCTATCTTGGCCTACTTCAAGCGTAAGTGGTTGAACGAGAACAACGTCCTACCTGAACTCTTGGATCTGGTGACCTTTAAGGAAGAAGAGCATCCAATGCTCGACTTGCTCGAAGTGCACAACGACCACATCACAGCGATTGGTGCCTCCATTCAAGGGTACATGATCAAGGTGGCTGGTGCCCAGAAGAAACGCGATGAACTGAGCCGCGCGGTTGAAGCGGATCAAGACATTGAGATCAAGGGCGACAGCAGCGGCAGTGATTATGGCTCTGATGACACTGATGACGAAGAAGGCTCCGATGATGATTTCGGGGACGACGACTTCGGTGGTGATGACGACATGGATGCCGAACTCGATGATGAGGGTGGTGAGGAAGAAGCCGAACCTGAGGAGGAGGAACAGGAAGAAGAGCAGGAAGAGGAGGAGGAATCCGACGCTGACCTGGAATCTTCGGGTGGTCTCGCCGGTGACGGTGTAATCGTCCAACCTGAGTAAAGGCAAAAAAAAAACGGGAGGGCAACCTCCCGTTTATGCCGCATAGCTGGCCAGAGGGCCGAAGCCCCCTGACCTAACCATACTTAGAGCGCAGTCACACGACGCACCAACATGGACCCTGGAACCAACCAACCGCGATGGACTTCCAGAATGGTGCCGATGTTGTCAACGAAGTAATGGTGCTTGACCCGCTTCTTGTTATCACCGTGGTGACGACCGAAGGATGACCGGATCGCGCCGAGCAGTTGCTCGTCCATTTCCTTAGTGACTTGTAGGGCTTCGTCAGACATAAACGCCGGACCAAAGACACCGTCCAAGTGAACCACAACATTGTTCTCAACCAGAGAGAGCACCGACTGGTACTGCTTGCGCTGCTCTTTGGGCGAACCATCGATCAGTTGGTTGAGGTAGGTGGACTGCTCTTCACCGGTCAACACTTCCAAGGCAGGCAACACAATCGCTGCGTAGCGTTCCTTGTTCAGTGTCTGGCACATCTGGTGATAACCGTCTTCGACCAGCGTTTCACACAGAGCATGAATATCGTAAATGAAGTCATCGATATTCAACCCTTTGCCGTAGCCCAGGTTGTATGCCACTGCATCGTTAACCGCTTCGGTCAGGATACCGTTCAGTTTGGTCTTGAGCAGGTGATCCATTTCGGATTCACGCAACACAATGGCCAACTCGACCAGGCTTTCACACTGACGCAGCTCAGCGAGCTTAGCCAGGTGTGGCTTGGACAAGAACAACGGAGTCACCTTGCGGAAGCTGTACTCAACCGGCATCATCTCAGGAACGTCGTGGCAAATCAGTTCCTTGTGATAATTCAGCTCTGCCTCTTCGAAGCTATGGCACGCCTTCTTGAGATCGAGGGTCAGGATTTCCACCGGAGTGGGTTCTTGACCTTCTTCCAGTTTGCTCTGCTCCTCGTTGTGCTTCGCCAGTTGGTTAACCGGCAGCGGTTCTTTGGTCAGGGTAGACCACGGCACCTCAGCAACCTTGACATCGTCAGGGAGACGGTAGTCTAGGGACTTGCGGATTTCGTGGTTGAGGTATTGCATGGTGGGCCTCACGTCATCTTCGATTTCGATCAATTTCTCACGGACAAACATCGTACCGTCTTCGTTGATCTTCCGGATGTGGAACTTCACGTACTGCTCAGGGTTGTAGAACACCCCATAAGGAGCTGACGGGTCGTAGGTGGTGCGCCAGCCACTGCAGTGAGCCGGACGTACCTCTTCACCTGACTCGAGCACCAGTTGGTCCCACAGACGGTTTGGATCAGCCGAGATGAAGCCCATCTTGTTGATGAACTGCATGTTCGACATATCCAGCGGGATGAACTCGCCTGGTTTGTCCAGTGCTTCCACCACAGTCATGCGACGAGGCTTGGTCTGAGTTGGTTGGACTTGTGGCTGAGCCTGTGCCTGAGTCGGCGGGGTGTACGCCCCTTGTGCCGGTACGGTTTGGCCTTGACCATGTCGCGCGGTAGTTTCCTGACCCCATTCTTCCATGATTGCATCCGTCCCAGTGAGCTTGGTCACCTCAACCTGACTCTGTTGAGGCTGGGTTTGTGGCTGAGTCTGCACAGCCGGAGCAAACGAATTACGTTCGTTGTCCCGGTTGACCACCGCTTCAGCCGTGTTGTGATGTTGCGTGTTACCCCAACCGTTGTTTTGCGTGTTACCCCAACCGTTGTTCTGTTGGTTCTGGTTCCCCCAACCTGGATTTTGTTGAACCGGCTGATTCGACCAACCCCCATTCTGCTGTTGAACATTGGCACCCGCCCATTGTCCACGAGGAGCCTGCGCTTGGAAGGACTGGTTACCCCACCCACCACTGACTTGGAAGCCTTGCGGTTGTGGTTGCGCCCCACCCCAACCACCTTGTACCTGCTGACGCATCTGCGCAATGCGCTGAGCGATCTGCTGATAGGTAGCGAGAAGGCCTGCCAGTTCCTGTTGCTGTTGAGGCGGCATGCCTTGCATCAGCTGTGGGAACTTCTGGGCGTAGATCGCAGCCAAACAACTGGCCACTTGGGTTGCCGCTTGCATCACAGCCTGTTCAGGGTTGTTCTGCGCCTGCCCGGAACTCAGGAGTACGAACGCATAGTCCGAGACTGCCAAGAACGCCGATTCAAACTCAGGGTTGACCCAACGGTTAGTCGACAGCATGTTCGCTGTAAACGTACGCAGCGGGTTGCGGCCCGCGTTATCCTGAACCACCTTGATCAAGTAGCCTGCCACCATTTGGTTCAGCTGTTGCATCTGAGGCAGACTGTTGAAGTTAAACTGCACAGGAAGATTCGGTGCACTCTGGATGAAGTTCATCGAATTGACTTGGTCAGTCGGAACCGGAAGTGCAGCGCCGTACATGGGTTGTTGTGGGTACATAGCGGTAGTCCTTAAGCGCTAGGCTTATCAGTTTAGTGCGAGAGGGGGCGACACGGGTGTGTCGTTTAATGCGTGTGTTGAATCTTTTTCTGTACGCTGTTGAGCAGCTTCGCAAACCGCTGGTTCCGCTTAACGCGGCGACCTTCTTCAAGCTCCAAGTACATGTTTGTACGAGTACGGCCATCAGGACTGGTCTTCGGTAAGTTGTTGTAGCTACCCACCTCGGCAATCGAGGCATGCAAGTATTTCGAAGGATCGGTCAGGGTAGTCTTCTTGTTACCACGTCCACCACCGGTGGCACTGGTTTGTGGGACCAGAATCGAGGTAATCTTGAAGTACATGTTGTCGCCAGGACTTGAGATCCCTGCTACTTCCCCATGACCACGGTTCATCTTGGCAATTTCCTCTTGACCGATCTTGGTCTTAAGGGCAGTGATGATCTCCTCCTTGACTTTAGTTTTCTTGATGATCTTTTGTAGTGTGAACTTGAAGTGAGAGATTGCCTTGTTGATGTCGAACAGTGCGTAACGCAGAACCATCAGTTCTTTGTCGTACATCGTTGACTCAACGTTGTCAGGGCGAATCACCATCTCAGCCAGCATTTCGATGGCACTGTTGAACAACATGTAAATGTCATCCGCAATGACGCCGACACTTTGCAAATCAATCCGTGAGCGTTCATCCATGTACTCATCCAACGACTCGATGTGGGTGTCCACGTCGTCAGCGAGCTTGGCCTCACTCTGACCTGATCCAAAGATCAAGTAGCCCATCAGTACTCGCCAGACCCGTTCGTTGTCCACATAACCAGGTTCAATGCGATCCGGGAAGTGGTCCACGACGTAAAAGAAGGAGGCAATCAATGCCTGCAGTCCAATGGTCAACCGATCCTTACGTACCGCCAATCGAATGTTGCTTGGGAAATACACCCGTTTGCCATTCGCCCCCGGCGCCACTTTTAGGGTGCGGGGTAGATCTTTGGTACTTTCACAAATCAACCACTCCGAGCGTTCCATCCGGTCGTAATTGATTGTCTCGGGATATCCCACCCGAACGTCACAGCCAGGCACCAGCTTCTCAAATGCCCCCGTGACCCCATGTTTGCAAAACAAGTAATGACCCAGCGTGTGCTTGGCCTTTACAAAATACTGTCCTTGGCGTTTTGCGCTGTCTTGGTTGTAGATCGTTGACCAAGCCACGTTTGCTTCCACGGTGTACAATGCATCTACAGCTTCAGATTCCATTGACCCAACTTCGTTGTACTTGTAGTCCAAACGTTCAAACGTCAGTTTGGCCACCTGTACCGGAATGAAGATGCTGTCTGATCCATAGCTAATCGCCCTGTCAGCCAATACTGGACTGATCGAGAACGTACTGCCCCTGATTGAAATCAATCCCCCTTGGCGGACATACGGTAAGTAGATGTAACGATCTGGCAGGTCTTCCCCGTCATAACGGAACATATACTTCATCATGAAGAAGTCAGACCGAGCAATGTCGATCGTGTACCGGTTGTTGCGTTTGCGGGTGATCTCTTGGTATTCCTCTTGGGGCGTACAGCGCGAACACCCAACGTACTTCAGCTTATCTGGGAAGCTTTTCGAAATACTGCGAAAGAGAGAGTCCACATAGCGTTCTACTCCTTTCATTTGTTCAACTGCCAACCCATTCATGATGCTCGGGTTGAACTTGGGCGTTGCATCTGCAACCAAGCTAAAGAGATTCATGTCCACGTTAGATTAACCCTGCTGTGTTAGCGTGTTATCGTAACGCGAGAAACAATGCTGCACCTGCACCAATCAAACCAGGAACCCACTTGAAGAATTCAGAGCTGTCCTTTCGAACGTAACTGCGCTCCTCAAAATGGTCTTTACGAGTCAGCGAATCCATCGAGCGGTTATGCTCAAGGGAGGCTATCTCTTCCTTCAATCTCATTAACCGAATAGATTGTTCAGTCTCTTGGCGCTTCCAGTCGTTCTCGCGCGTCCGGCGGGCCTCTTCTTCCTCGAGTCGGCTAAGTTCGAAGGCTCGCTTTTGTTCATCAAACGCTCGATCCTGATTCAGCTTAGCGGCATTAAACTCAGCGATGTCCCGCTTAAGCTCCAGCGCACGCGCTTCAAGCTCTCGCCGTTGTTCTTCGCTGATGTCGCCGAGTATTCGAGCTTCCTCAATAGTCTTGAAGAATCCCAAGTACTGTTCTGCTTCTTCGAATGAATAGAGCATTGCAATGGGAGGTGGCACAACACCATTTTCCCCAATCGGTGCAGTCTTCGCGTGGTACACACCACTGACGCGACTGCGATCCACAGTAGGACTGATCTCGTAAATTTCCTTATTAATATTGATGTAGCGTTTACCGTAGATCCCCTCATTGTCTACGATCTGTATCGCATACCCAAACGAGCCTATCGTGTTGATTGTTTCTTCCCGACCTACCAGGTAATTACGAATGCCATCGAGGTTGTAGGGATGACGCGGGACATAGTGCCCCTGCATCGTGGAGACCACGATGTCAAGGTTTGTGAGATATAGGGAACCACCTCCTTTGGTTAACTGTTCTTTGGTAACAGCATAGGTTATTGAGACTGCCATCTTACCGAAAGCACCCTCTTTGACTGAGCCATGGCGGATTGCATCCCGCATCGCTCGGCTTGTTTCACACTTCGCATTAGATAGACGCTCGATGTCAATTTTTACACTTCGGTTGTACGTGAAGGTGTACCGAACCAAGAATGCATTGGGATACTCAATGCGCATTGGGATAATGCTGATGGGTAGCCCTGACCGTTCGACTATCGTAACCGGTTCTGATAACCCGTTAAAGAACTCCTTCTCCATTCGACATGGAGAGCCTTCACTGTTTGCGGGGTTGAAAGGTTGTTCCAGAATACTGGCTAACGCATTCAACGCTTCTGGGTGGTGGATATACTGATGCGTCATAGTTCGTAGCCTTATCTACTGACCACACTCCCTTCGATAATATATACCTGTAATCTGTTTCAATCACAAAAAAAAAAGAAGGGCATAAAGCCCCTCTCTTTTTTATGCCGCTTATTCAGCAGCGTTCACTGGTTCGTAGCGGATCGCAAGTTCTTCGAAGAACTCATTGTCCTCTTCGAGTGCTTGTAGCGAGGTCACGCGAGTCATCCGGCGCCGGACGTTAGCGGTGATCAGGAAGAAGTCCGAACGCCCAGCACCTGAGACCTGAAAGCCTGCATCACGAATCTCGGTGATCATGCTGCTGACTGTGGAGTCTTCGATACGACTGCGGTTGGTGATCGCGGTCAGCTCACCGCGAGTGAATTGCACTTCGACGTCATCCAAACAACCGAACTTCAGGTTCAGTTCCAGACGGTTTTGTAGCAGGGCGATGATGTGTTTGCCCAGATCTTTATTACTCAGTTTCATTAGAGGTTCTCTCTTAAAGTTTAAGGTTAGTGTAACTTAATGATTGCGAACGTAGATGTCTGGTAGACTTAGCTCTTGGAACTCTTCCTTCAGACTCTCCAGACGCCGCAATTTTTTCTGCAGGCTATCCAACCCCTGCTGTAAATCAGACAACTGTTCAACAGTAAGGTCTGTACCCAGTTGATCTAACTGTTGGCGGTATTCGCCCAACATGGCTTTTTCCACAGCCGCCATACCAACCATAGTGGCCCTGACCGATTGTTCCAAGTCACTGCCACGCAATACGCTAACAGGATCGGGTGTTGTCAATGCCCTCAACGCCATGAAAGGGTCTTGTAGGAAATTGGAAACCTTAAGACCTGTGGTCAGCTCTGGGATACAATCCCAAGTAGCTAGGTGCCCAAACTGATTGATACCCACTGCACCGACACTGTTGACGAAGAAGACATAGTCCTTTTCAGGGACATAATAAATCCCCGCTACACTGTGTCTGCCTTTAATACGACGTTCGTAAACCATTTCAACTGAGAAATTGCGAGGCACACCATCGATTACACGAAAATCAGATTCGTCTTTATAGTTAGCTATAACATCGTTAAGGTTAAAAGACATCTGTGTTCTCCTTAGAACTGAGGGGTGTTACAGTTGTTGTTGAATTACAGCGGTTAAGAATTTGCGTACTTTATCGAGGGTATCAACTCCCTCGGTTAGCACCACAGTATAGATTCTTGGATGGTGTTTTCGAACGATAGTGATGGCAAAGTCAAACACTGAGGTAAGTGCCTGAGTGTCCATCGTATCCAGAGAGGAGATGTCGCCACCGATGGAATTGAGGACTGCTTCACTCAAAGAGTCCATGGTCATATAAGGAACACGACTCATGTGAGGACCCAACATAGACGCTACATCTGCAAAGGATGCTCGACGCTCTTCTTTTTGTTTACCCAGTTGTAGGGTTCTGGTACGCAGACTTTCGATTTCATTAAGCTGCGCCTGCAGGGTTTGCAATTCCTGATGCAGCTGAGGGAGTTTGCTTGCATCGAAAGTCTCTGCATGTTCTTTGAGCTTCCCTTTGAACTCCAACACCAACGCGTATTGAATCTGAGCAAAGCTATCGGCCGTTTGTGTTACGGTGGTTTCTACTGACATGAGTCCATCCCCATCAAAAGTTTAAAGGTCAAACAGATTTGGCTACCAGAACAAAATGACGTTCTTTAACCAACTCTTCAACCGTATCTTCTTCGAACATTATGTTCGAGGTATTGCGCTTCCAGCTAAAGCCGCTATGGACGATAGTATCGAAGTACTTCTGACCATCTACTTCAAACACACCACAAACCATCCAAGTGTCAACCCCAGTAGCAGCGCGGGCCAGATACAGCTCTTTGGGCATCTCATCATTGACACCAACACGAGCGACTTGTTGAAACACGAACATTGCTTTAGTCAGATCCATTTTAGTTCTCCTGAGAACTTAGGGATGAATACAGTTATTTGTATTCTATTCACAAGAGTAATATAGATCTGAAATATTTTTATTTAGGAAACAGACGGCATAAAAGAAAGGAGCCCTTGAGAGACCGAAGTCTCCCAAGGATTCCAGTGTCCCCACTTAAGGACTCAACCTTACGGACCCGAAGGTCCGTAAAGTCAACCTGTCGTGGACGCAGCTTTAGGCTACGGCTACAACAGTCTGACGGTTGGTCAGTACCTTGTCCAGGTTGACAACCTTGATGCGAGCTGCGACCGGTACGTTGTTCACGTGCAGGTTACGCGGCTGAACCATGGCTTCTGGGTAAGTACCGCCGTCACGAGCTACCATCATGCTGGAAGCCAGCTCAGGAATCCAAGCGTGAACGCCCCACTGCAGCGGGTCACCAGCTTCACACTGGCCCTGACGGGTCATGGCGATGATGATGGTGTCGTTCATGCGCGAATCGAAGGTGGACTCGATCTGGTAGTCAGCGAACGCGATACCGAAGGTACGGCTGTCGCCAGTGACCATCAGGTGACGCTGCAGCAGTACGTCAGTACCGATCAGCAGCTTCGGCTGGTTGGAACCGTTGCTCGAGGCGTTCAGCGCAGGCTGGAAGCCAGAAGAGCGGTACATGCGGTAGGCTACGTCACGGATGGCGTTAACCAGCAGTGCGTTGACGTCAGCAGCACGGTCGATGTCACGGATCGAGGAAACCTGCTCTTCCATGTCGATGACGATGTCTTCGAAGAACGGCTGAACCAGGAATCCGCCCACGCCTTCAACCGACGGCAGGCAACCTTTACGCTGAACGCCACCAACGTACTCTTTCAGAGTGCTGATGTAGTTGAGCATGCGGGTAACCGCGTTGTTGGTGTTGCGAACGCGTACGGCGTCGATCAGGCTTTCCAGGTCGCGAGCATCGCGGTTGGAACCAGCCGGGCTCGGAGCGGAGATCGGTGCGCCGAGTGGGATGGTGTAACGGAAGACTTGATCGTTGTGATCCAGCAGCAGACCACGAGTACGACGGTTGCTGTTGGTACGAGCCGCTTTCACGTCGTAAGCCAGAGCTTTGGCTTCGGCAGTCAGCGCTTGAGCGATGGTGCGACCAGCGCCGGAAGCCAGGCTGATTTCGTTACCGTCAGCGTCGACGATCGAGGCAACGTTGACCTTCGAAGCGAAGAGTTCGGCGTTACCCAGCTGAACGTTGACAGTACCAGTCACGTTGACCGACAGGCGGACAGTGTAACCAGCGTCACGAACGGCTTGCAGGATTGCAGGCTGAACGCCAGCAACGTCAGTGGTGCTCGCATCGAGGATCAGATCCTGAGTACGGAACGCCAGAGCCATTTCACGGCCGTCGCCTTCAACCGACTTCACGAAACCGGCACGAGCCAGACGCAGAGTGTTGAAACGCACGACAGTCGGTGCTACGCTGTTGGCAGCGTCGCCTTCGTCGAGCTGAACGTAGAGCTTCTCGAGGCTGATAGCAGCGTCGATGGCATCAGTGTGGTCGATGAAACCAGCGCCCAGCAGGCCTGGGTGGCTCGACAGACCCAGCAGGTCAACTTGTTGACCGAGCAGCAGCGGAGCAGTGACGACGTCGATGTTGCCGATACGGCGAGTGGTCGGTGCAACCAGAGCTTCTGGGACGAACTTGTCGGCGTTGCTGCCGTTGGCCAGAACAGTCGGGATCAGCGCAGTGCTTTCGTCAGCCAGGATGGTGGCGTCGATTGCGGCGTGAACCAGGTTCTTGCGCTGCCAGTCGCTACGAGCGCCAGTGCCGCTGTGCTGGATGGCATTGTGCACGAGGGTGCGACGCAGGTTGACTTCGTAACCGCCCTGGTCGGGGCTGACAACGGTAGTCGGGTAGAACATTTCGCTGAAGCTGTCCTGACGCGAGGCTTTCACGTTGAACGCGATCGAGTAAGGAATGAACTTGGCCAGTTCACGCTCGTCGAACGATTCGAGGGACGGAGTTTCGCGGGTGTCAACAGCACCGGCCGAACCGGAGGTTGCAACTTCCAGACGCTCGCCGCCTTCAGCAGGAGCAGAACGCAGAGCCACTTCAGCGTACTCAGCAGGAGCACCAGCAGCCATGGCCGCGATAGCACCAGCTTCGAGCTGCGCGTCGGTCAGCTGCTCGCCGCCTTCTTCGTCGCTTTCGAGGGAGATCTGCAGAGCGTTCTTGATTTCGCCCTTGAGCATGTCAGCAGTGCGAGTCAGCTCGCCCAGTGCTGCATGGTCCAGAGATTCCATGCTGATCACGCTTTGAGTGATCTGACGGGAACTGAGGTCAGTGCCCTGAGAATCGATAGTGCTACGCAGAGCACCAACAGCCATGGCCAGAGCGGAACCCTGTCCACCTTTCGAATTGATACGAGACATGTGTGAGTCCTTACCTTATTTCAAGATACAAGTGGGGAGTACGGCAGAAGTTGCCTCATAGTGTAAGCACATCTGAGAGAAACAATTTGCTGCTATACCATTTGCAAAAAAATCCACTTTCTAAAACGGAAAGCAGAAAGTTGGCGGATTGGTGCTAAACTCCATAGGATAGAGTTAGGCGGCCAAACCTTTCAAGTAATTGATGAACACCGGCTCACGAGACAACTCAGGTAGCTTTTTCGTCAGCAAATGTTGACCAAACAACCGCTCCTTAAACAGGCGCTCGGCTTTCAGCACTTCGTCGACTGGTGTTCCCACCGCATGCTGACCCAGCGTGATAACGATGTGTTCATCATCCAGCACAGTGCAGCTATAACATAGTGGCGCACCCTCTACGAAATTGCGACCAATCAGGTGCTCCATGTGGTTGATGGAGGCCTCTTTCATGTTGAGGTAACTCAGGTACGAACTGATGCGACTATCCTCCAAATTCAGGGTTTGTTGGACGATGTCGTAGCAACCTGTATAAGTAGCATTACCCAACTGAAGAGCGGTGAGATTCACCTTGGCGTAAACTGATACATCCTCAGCTGATGTTATAGACAGAATTTTCTTTACGTCGGTGACAGCAGACAACGGCAACCCATTCGCCGCTAAGGTTTGCTCAAGCCACCGGGGTACGATGATCAACTTCATGCTTTTAGACTCCTAGGAAAGACAATGGACTTCAATATTCTGCTAGTTCAGGTGATCACCCTACTGTATCGGGAAAGTCAACTGGACAACCGCACGAGCAACTCGGCTGAGTTGGCCAACACGGTGGTCGGCACAATCAAGCTTCCTGATACCACTGTCGAGATGGATCGTAGTCGCGATACCTTGATCTCGCTGCGCAGTACCGCCTTGTGGATGATCGGCAACCCGCCGACACAAGACTACGACCGTGGAATGCTGCTTCAAAGGATACGTGTAAACGTTGGTGATGACGAGTATCTCTACCAAGCCGTGGAGATGGCCACGCAAGACCTCGCTGACGTTGGCGCTGTTAAGAAGGCGGTGCTTGAATACCGCATGTCACTTAACTCCTACGTCAACCTGGCAGCGGTTGAAGAGATCCTCAAGAACAACTACCACAAGCTGGCGTTCCACCGAGGTGCGATCACCAAAGACTTTGTGGGTGAGATCTTAGGGGCTTTGGAACCTTACCAAGCCGGCACCGGCGCTTCAGTCAACCCAGCCATTGTTGGGGAAGCTGACCTGGACGACATGGAGAAGGTTCTGGAACTACTGGAACAGTCGCGTGATGAACTCTCCAGTGAAGGCATTCTCAAGACCGGTTGGCAAGCGATCAACCGTATGTTCGGGGATCAGGACGGTGCACGTCGAGGTGAGCAGATTCTAGTGGGTGCCTTGCAGCACAACTTTAAGACTGGCTTTACCCTGAACATTTTCAAGCACTTCTGCATCTATAACCAACCGTACATGCGTGACCCTGCTAAGAAGCCTATGGGTGTACACATCTCGGCGGAGAACAACCTCAACGATAACATCATGCAGCTCTACGTCTCGTTGAAAGAGAACGAAAGCAAAGAGCCTGTGGTGTTGCGTGAGGTCGACATTGAGTATGCCTCTAAGTACGTCAAGGAAAAGCTACAAGCGACTGGCTACGCTGTCCGGATGCTTCGGGTAGACCCCAGCCTCTTTACCTACCGTGACTACATGGACTTGATCACTCGCTACGAGTCCGAAGGCTACGAGATCCACTTCTGCGTGTTCGACTACTTGAACATGATTAATAAGAAGGGTTGTCAACAAGGCCCCCACGGTTTTGAAACCCGTGACCTGTTCCGCCGTATGCGTAACTTCAATGCACCCCGTGGCATCACCTATATCACTCCGCACCAGCTGTCGACTCAAGCTAAAGAACTCGTGCGTTCCAACATCGAGAACTTTGTCCAGGAGATTGCTAACAAAGGTTATTATGACTCCTGCCGGACCATCGACCAAGAAGTTGATATGGAGATCTCGATTCACATTGAGAAAGCCAACGGTAAGAGCTACCTGACCTGTCAGCGGGGGAAACATCGTAAGCTCGGCATAACCCCGGCAGCAGACCTCTTTACCGTACTGCAGTTCCAACCTGTGGCTGGTATACCGGATGACATCAACGGACCAGACCTCTCGTGTAAGGCAGTGGGTGGTAGTGCAGTTTCTTCAGACGATCAAGTAGATACCTGGTGGGCTAACTAAGGACGGCATAGACGAGGCTTCCCCTGCGCGGGGAGGCCTCGCCCTTTATGACGGCATAAAAGTCATCCCGACCACTAAGCCAACGGGTGCACTCCGCGCTTAGTGGTCGGTCTAACCCCGTCACCTAACAACACCCACGCACAAAGGCAAGGTATAGGCTTGACGGCTGACTATGAATTGACGGTCCATAATCGTTCTCGTTTGTCTCCTGGCTGTCAAACCAGGCCACACGTTAAGCGCTCTTAGGCGCTGAAAGGGCTTTCGTAACCCTCACCACCTGCACGATGAGTCAGTGATGGAGCGCATCTTTAACACTCATTAAAAACCCTACAAATGTAATTTTTTACAGATTTGAGTAATTAATTATTTTCTTGACCTTTACTTTGAGAGTAATGCTCTCGCTACACACTTAAGGTACCGACAACGTACCATAATCTTAAACAAGCTTCGAGCTTGCGTATTTGGACTAGCCATTGTGAATAATCACATCGTCCTGAACGGACGCGGCTGTCGTTCTGTACAGTCGTCAAACAGTCCGTTCAAAACTTGCAATACCAAAGACGTTACTACAATTCGCGCTGTAAACCAGCAGGTCTCTCACGAGACAGTTTTCAGTTTCGCGTCGCTTCTAACACTCGGTGACCTCAGTAGGGCCGTTCAGTGTGGAAAGACTGCTTTCTTTAGCGGTTTGGTATCTTCGTTCTTAAAGACGGAGCTTCTCTTTAAGGTTCTCTCCAACCAGAACTTTAGTCAGGCTTCTAGTAAAACCCTGTTGGGCGTTGGCCGCAAGTTGCGTGTACACTCTACACCTATTGTCGCAGCGTTCGAAAATGGTTTCTCTTGTGTAATCACAACGAGTGCCAACCGGTAACGATAGCGCCCCTTGACCCAGGGCCACCCTAAGGAGGACTCCCGTGTAGGGAGCCTCCTAGGGATCGTTATGCCGTTTATTCGCCAAATCCTTTTATGCCTGCCGAACTGAACAGGCGTTTCGTGCTGTAGTACCCGAAAGAACGTCCGCTGTATCCGTGGCTTTTAGGCAGAGAGATTTCTACAACCATCATCCCTTGTTCCTTGAAGCGGCGTTCGAGCATTTCACCCAAACTGACGAGGAAATCCACCTCACGGTGTTTTAACTCTGAGAACAGTTGTTCTCCCACATACAAACAAAAGCGTTGACGGTAGTATTGACTGTCGTTCTTCACCCTATAGGTGACATGACCACTGCAGCTCTTCTCGATGTCATCCTCGATCTCAGCGATGGGTACGAAAACAGTGTGAGGCAATACTTGAATGACGTCGCCGTTCTCCACCATAGCGTCCAATGTAATCATACTGCTCTCCCCTTGATTACTGGTGCTGTGGCTAAAGGACAGTCTTAAGGACAAACCCGTCGAAAAATTGTTTCAATACGACAGGATCAGTTTGAAGGTGTACTTTAGCAAGACTAGGTTTGGTAAACTTACCACCGTTTAATGTACGGTATAGGTCTACGCCCCCTTTGATTAAAATGAGTTTCCATGTTGACACTTTTAAAACCGCAAGTGCTTCATAGAAAATAGCATCAACTTCTGCACGGGTTATTATTTTAGGTCCGGTGGGCGTCATGACTTCAGGCTTCTCGCAAAGCCGGTCGTGTAACGCAACCGCTTGATCGTATTCGCCGTGACGAGGGATCAGGGACCAGATCAGTCGTGGGATGTCAGCGCCGTTTGTTAGATACCCTTGTTCGACGTCGACCCACTCGTTACTGCCTTCATTACCCACATAATAACGGAAGGGAACACATACCCGCCAATAGTCCCCTTTCAGCTTATAGCTGGCGTTCTCATCATACGAGAAGGCCGTGCGGTTACTTAGCTTGGTGAATCCCATATAAGTACCCATTAAAGGCTCCTTGTAACCACGGATGAAAAAAAAAAAAGATAGGTGGCCTCTCATAAAATACGCGGCATAGACGGGGCCGAAGCCCCGCCTAGCCGACTATGCTGTTAACGCACTAATTCAACTACCCAGTAACCGACGTTCGCTGCTATGAACAGCAAGTTGATCACGGTGAAGTTACGATTAGCCAGAAAGGCCTCTCGTCGCCGCTGTTGACTGACCAGGGCAAAATCATACGTGTGCATGTCTTACTCCTTAGCGCTTCGCCTAGACCAGCGCAAAGGCGTTGTGAAGCTTCTTGAGCAACAGGCGCCCGTCGTGGTGGTGATCTTCTTCAGTTTCCACCTGAATCGAGGTCACGTACCGGTTCGGTATGGTGAAGCGTCCTTCTTCATCCAAGGGGAAGAACTGTTGTACATAGGGGTCGTCAAGCTTGTCAGTGACCAGGTCTGCTGACAACACGTAGTACTGGCCGTCGTTGTACGAGGTGACCTGGAGGTCTTCCAACCAGGCTTCGGTGCAGTCAGCGTCCTCGTAGTAACGAGGGAAGCCTTCGTCTCGGACCATGTTGGTGATGCGGACACCAGGACGCACCCGTTCCCGGAACTCGAGCAACAGATCCAGGTTAGCTTGGCAGGCTGAGAGCATGCCGAAGGTGTTGAAGCGACTACCTAAGGTCAGCAACATCACCCGGCGTTTAAACTGCTTGTCGTCGTTGACCAGTTGCGAAATGGGAGTGAAGCGTTCCTGGAACTGGCTAAGCTCGCCATAGAACATGTCCCCACGCAACGAGTCGAAGGATTCAGACAGCAAGCTGTAGATCACCTTACTCTGCGTGCAGTCATCGGCTTGTTTGGCCATGCCGTGAAACATCACAGGAAAGCCGCTGCGGCTGATATACACGGTTTTGGGAATGGGTAGATGATCAAGCATCAGGCAGGTTCTCCAGCAACGCAGTAGGCCACGGTACCGTTTGTCAGGCGGTACTCTTGAAGGGTCATGTTTTTCCACGGTACTTGTTGCACCGACACAGCCCCTTCGAACAAGGCTTCAGCGTCACTGACCAACAACTTGATCTGGCCCAGATGCCCCACGTATTGATTCAACGCCTCGAGTGAGGCAGTCTCGACCTTAACGCGGGTTCCTTTGACATTGAAATAGACAATGCCTCCTGAGGCCTTGATCACCCCTACCGTGGTGCGCTTAGGGTTGAAGGTGTCAAACACCACCCCCTCGACCACCCCGAGCGTCCCCTTTCCCAGACCCAGTTTTCCCAAAGTCATAAAGCTACCCATGTCCTATGCTCCTTGCTTTTTGTAATGAGTGATACAGACTTCAACCCCGTGTTCAGCTTCGGTCAGTTGCGTAGACACCAAGTAGCCAGTGAGTGGGGGGATGTAGTGAGTATCGCCTTCGTAATCCTCATCGATGTAAGTGATGAGGTATTCGTCTACGCCGTAGGTGTCGGCAGTTTGGTAGAGTTGTTTTCCGCCTATGACGTACACGTAACCCGTTTCAGAAACACTTTTGGCAAAAGCCAGCGCTTCTGGGTACGAGCTAAAGACCCTTAGGTTGTCATCAGTGACCAAGTTCTGCGACTTGCTGACTACGATATTGAGTCGGTTGGGTAGTGGACGCCCCAAACTCTTCCAGGTGTTGCCGCCCATGATGATTGGGCTGCCAGTGGTGGTCTTGCGAAAGAACTGCATGTCGCAGTTGAACCGTGGCCATGGCAAAGCGTTTCCCTTGCCAATAACTCCATTGCGAGCGATCGCCATGATCGAGCGGACGAGTGTCATCTGATGCATCCTTTGTTTGTTGCTGAGCTAAGTGGTGCTTACGGCGCACTAGCGCTGCGTAAACCCACTCAAGCTCGATAGGCGCAATCCCGGAAACGTCCAGGGCATAGCGCGGTGAATGTAAGGCAGTCATTTCCTTATGCCCCTCCAAGGTCAACAAAGCAATACTTGCCTTCAGCCTCTGGAGGTGGTTCAGCATTTTCGGTGTCGCAATGTCCATCGCCACGTACCGCACGCCGTTGTTACACAGAAAGCGCAAGGTTAACGTTGGGAAATAGGACAGGAACACGAGAAGCTGCTCATGGGTGAGCGGCTGGACTTTCATCAATCAAAGCTCTCTTGGCAACAGCTTGCTGCTCAGCTAATTCGTTGTGAGTGTAGGTCGCCTCGATCGTTTCACCCTCCCCAGGGTAATACAACAGATCTTTGTAAGCTACCGGTCCGCCAATGTTCTTAATTCCCCACCAACGAGGAATCCCCTTAAAGCCGTAATTACCAAACATCAAGAACTCACCGGAGAAGTCTTTAGTCAGTCGATAGTGCCAGACTAGCCAAAACGCTACTGCGGTGTAGATCTCAGTTTCATTAGCGATCGCCCACCAGTAATCGGCCTCAGTTTCATAGGTGACTGTGATGGGATGAACTACCCCTTCGTAGATCACCATACCTTGCGCCTTTAACTTACCTACTTCACGAGCAGGCAGGGCGTAGTACAGGTAGTCTTCGATGTAGGCATCGATTTTGTACTTAGCGATGCTGACGTCACGCGATTTGATGGCTTTGCGGATAAAGCCTTGAGAGACCTCAGGTTTCACTTTAACCTTACCGCGAAACATCTCCACTGCTTTTTTGTACATCGCCTTCTGACCGTGGTTCAGTTCAACCAACGCCAGAATCAAAAAAGCGTCTAAGTCATGATACATAATGCGTATCCTTCTTCCGATTAGGAATGATAGTTTAGGTGACACTCTACAGGGCTTAGGCGTGAGCCTAAGACCCTATAGAAAAATGCACAGATGTTATTATTTATCGTTACAGACGCCCCAAGTAGCTATCGCGCAACACTTGAATCCCGGCTGCGTGAGGGTGGCCTCCGCCTGAGAACTTCTCAGCGATGGTGTTGACCACAATCCCACCTTTCTTCGAACTGATGCGGTACACGCGTCCCATGGCGGTTTCATGATAGATCATCACGATGGAGAAGTTGTCTTCCAACGCCCGACCGATTTGGGTACAGAGGTATTTCGGTGCGTTGACCAATGCCACGTCTCTGTACGTCGTGGTGCGACCGTCGCCGTTAGGCACCTCCAAGCTCACCACGCGCAAGGTGTTCTCGATAGCCCACTGGACGTGATTGTCTTCAGTCTCCATCAACAGGCGAGCTTGCTCCATCACGCGCTGGTCAGCCGCAAAGCCATCGACCATATACAGACCCAAGAAGTCATCGACCTCTTTGAGACTGTTCAGACGTGCTTTACAGAAGGCAGCAAAAGCCCGGTACTCAGTCTTTTGCGCGTTGGGTAGCTGGAGGTCCCACGTCTGGACGCGGTCGATCAAGCGTTCGTAGTGACGCAGGTCACCAATACGCAAGATAGGGAAAGCCAACTCGTCAAACACCAGCTGTGTGCCACAACGACTCTGGTCAAATAGCAACACGACGTTATCGTCTTGGAAGTAGTTTTGCGGCAGTTTATCAAACAGGCGGATAGCGGTGTCATGGTGATCGTAAACCGACACCCCTACGGCTCGCTCAGCCATCGCCAAGATCACGTCAGGGGACGCTGACATATCGGCAAAGACCACTTGATCGCCTGGTAGCACAAAGCTTAGCAGCTCGTCCTTGTAAGTCACCGCATACAGCTCAAAGGGTTTGCCAATGTGCTCAAACACCCGCTTGAGCAAAGCTCCACTGAAGTAACCATCGGTGCAGTCTTTGTGGTAAAAGCCCACCATACGGTGAATGGCGTCTGAGTGTTTCCAGTCTTGTACAATAGCGTGTGGCATTTTAGAACCTATTAGGTATTAAAGGGGAGGTTGGATTTTAAGCAGTTTGACGGGGTTTGCGTACATCAAGCACACATCCATGTCAATGGGCGGTTTAACCGCTTGACCCCAGGCAGGCGTAGGAAGCTTAACGGCAAGCAAACCAATCCTGACAGGCACTTGGCCTTCTTTCAGTTGGTTGAGGTAAGTAACTGGGGAGAACAGGTGAGTGATCACTGCACTCTTACCGGTACTGCGTCCTGCACGCAAGACCTGGTCGTCATTCAAACACTTGATGTAGTGCTCCACCTCGCCTGCATACGCCCGTAGGGCTGCAGGCTTAAGTAACCTGGGGACAAGCTTGTGGTGGTGTCTCTTACCTAAGTAGATCTTGTGTTTACGCATCTCTGCCTCGGGTAAAAAATAAAAAAGGAAGGATAGGGTCTTTGTGCCCCTATCCGTTCCCTGTTGTATCAAGCAAGAGCAGTTGAGGTCGTAAGGCAGAATAAACTGCCTTACTCCTTATTCTATCTGAATAAGTTCTCAATCTATAGATTACAGATGTAGAATTAAACCCGCTAAGGGTTTAAGCCTGGTGCTTATACCGCTTTAACAGCATCAGATCCAACGTCTGGATACCCAAGTGAGTTTGAGGCGTAGCCACTAAGCCTTCAGGGCTTTCAGTGATCTCAACCGGTATCACCATCACCTGCTGGCACTTACTGACCTCTACGCTACGCAGTCCCATCAGGTAAACCTGCTCAGGGTTATCAACCTGCACCACGAGGTCCCCTTCATCCAGATCACGCCAGCCGTGGTTACGGATGTGGGCCATCAGTTCACGAGTAGCTGGACTGGTAGCAGTCAGACCCGGCAAAGGTAGAGTGCCGTTTTGCATAGCGTCACGCAAGAGGAGGTCGCTATCAGCAGTGGGTTGAATGCGGACCATTCCGCTGAGGAGCAAGCAATCCAGATTCACTTCCAAACGCCCTTGGTGGAACACCACGTTACCTGCCACCTTAGCCAGCTCTTTATCCCGACCGAGGTAGGTCAGGGAATCACCGTCCACTCCAACGAAGTTAAAGTTATCGCTCAGTACCGTGTCGTGGTAGGTGATCTGGAAAGCGGCGAGGGTAAATAGCTGTGCAAAGAACTCCGGATGGTCTTTACCCAGATAGCTTTGGTATTGAGCAGGACCATAGGAGCTGTAACCCATCTGTTGAGCAAAGCCACCGACGAAGGGTTGACCAGGAAAGCGTGGTGCACCGAACTGGTGTGCGTGGGTTGAGCCGTTCTTACGACCAGTGAAATACTTGACGGTCTCTTGGTAGTGCTTAGCAGACAGCTCGACAATGTCCATCACGTCCTGTTGGTCCAGCGCTTCTTCTTTAACCACAGTCTCCAGGACCTCTTCCAGACACTTGTCAAAGCGACGGACGTTGAACAGGGAGTTGATATCAAAGGTCTTCTTACTCATGGTGGTGCTCCATTTAAGTTTATGTGGGGTGCAACAGCTAACGTATTGCCCTTGGATGATATAGGTTTGAAATTATTTTATCGATGATAAGAAATAACAGGGTTAACCTAGGGTATGCGAAGTGTCCGATTTCAGGTAGAGCGGGGCGTCCCTGAAGGTCCGTAGTCCGGTTTAAACTCCGTTGACCCTATGGTATAGTTGGCACAATTTTTTAACCCCCGATTGACTTGAAATAGAAAGGTTTTCCCAATGCTTAAGACCATGGTGAAGTTCAACGGTACTGAAGAACCATTCACAGCAAAGAAGGTAGCGCGCTGGGCTGAATGGGCGGCCAAGAAGCTGGGTAACAAGGTCGACTGGCCGAGCATCGTGATCACTGCGGTAAACGAATGTCCTGAGAAGATGACGACTCAGAACTTCCAGAAGAAACTGATTGACGTCGTCCTGCGTGGCGAAGACTGGCCTCATTATCAGATGGCCGGTCGCCTTTATGCCCCGATGATCACCAAAGCGACTTACGGTCATGAAGTCCCCACCGTTCAGCAACTGCACAGCAAGCTGGTCGGCCTGGGTTTGATGGACCATCTGAAGTACACTGATGCGGAATACGCAGCGGTAGAACAGGTGATCAACCATGACCTGGACAAAGATTACATCCACTCACGCATCGAGTACATCTACAAGAAGTACGCGGTACAGAACCGGGTGACGGGTAAGAGTTACGAAACCCCGCAGTTCGTCTATATGCGCATGGCTATGGCCCTGTCGGAAAGCTTCCCGACTGAACAGCGCATGAAGCACATCCGTAAGTGGTACCACTACCTCAGCAGCGGCAAGCTCAACGCACCGACGCCGAACTACGTGAACCTGGGTACGCCTCTGAAGGGCTTTACCTCCTGCTGTATCTACACCAACCACGACTCGGCACGTTCGATCGGTGTAGGTCTGCACATCGCTTACACCATGACCTACATGTCGGCAGGCACTGGTACCTACTTCAACTCCCGTTCGATCGGTGATGAAGTCCGTGGTGGAGCAATCGAGCACCAAGGTAAGCTGCCTTACCTGCGCGCTGAAAAGGCCATGGTTAAGTGCAACCTGCAAAACGGTCGGGGTGGTGCACTGAACGTTAGCTGGTCCGGCTTTGATCCTGAAGCTGAAACCCTGGTAGCGCTGCAGAACCCGATGTCGGTGGAAGACAAGAAGATCCGTGGGATCGACTACACCATGACTATCTCCAAGTTCATGGTACGCTTCGCTGCTCGCAAGCAGAAGCTGTTCTACTTCAACAGTCACACAGCCCCTGATCTGCACAACGCCCTGTTCTCCGGTGACGTTGAGCATTTCGAGAACCTGTATAACAAGTACGAAGCCGACCCCCTGTTCGTCAAGACCTACTTCAATGCACGTGAGTTGATCCTCAATGCGATGAACGAAGCCTACGAGACCGGTCGTTACTACTTGGCATGGGCTGACACCATGAACATGCAGACGCCGTTCTACGACACCATTTGGGCAACCAACCTGTGTGTCGAGATCATGTTGCCGACCTCCGGGTATGCACACATGGCGGATCTGTACAAGACCGAAGACGTCGGTTACATCCGGTTCAAAACCACAGACGGTAATCGTCACCAACTCCCGGCCTCGCATCCGGTCCAGGTGGAACGTGAGCCGGTCAACTCACTTCGGGCTGCGCGTCGAGTGATCCCAGCGATTGACTTGGTCCAAGGGGAGCAATTCCAGTTCGTGAAAGACGGTCTACACTTTGACGTCTTGGAAGTGGAGGAGCGGGTAGCCGAACCTGAAGTGGCGATGTGTAACATTGCAGGGATCTGTCCAGGACTGATCGAAAGCGATGAAGAATACGCAGACGTGATGTACTACGCGCTGCTGATGATCGATCGTTGCATCCACATGACCGAATACGAACTGCCACACATCGGCTTCACTTCGAAGAACCGCATGAACGCAGGCGTGGGTATTATCGGGGATGCGTACTGGATGGCCAAGAACGGGTACAGCTACACCACCCGTGAAGGCAAAGGTAAATTGTTCGAGTTGAACGAAACCCACTACTACCATGCAATCACTCAGTCGATTCGCCTGGGTCGCGAGTTTGGTAACGCACCGTGGATTCACCGCACCAAGTACCCAGAAGGTTATCTGATTTTCGACGATGGTGCTAAAGCCGTCCTAGAGATCCATGATCAGCCGATGATGCGTGACTGGGGCCAAGTCCGTAAGGATCTGGTAACGTACGGTGGTGGACGTTTCAGCTGCCTTGTAGCACACATGCCTGGCGAGTCCAGCTCCAAAGGGGCCGGTCAACCCAACGGTCGTTATCCCGTGCGTAAAGCGGTGATGACCAAAACCGATAACGGTATTGTGACGCGCTTTGCAGCGCCTGAAAGTGACGTCTTGCACTATGAGTCGTGCTGGGACCTTTACAGTGTCGACCAGATCGACATCTACGGGTTGGCTCAGTACTGGACCGACCAAGGCATCTCGGCTGATACGTGGAAGCGCCTGCCACCAGGCGAGACCGTCAAGACCAGCGAAATGATAAATGACATCATCTACATGACCAAGATGGGCATGAAGTCGCGTTACTACACCAACAGCCTGACCTCCTCTGAGAAACAACTCGAAGACGGTTCGGTCGTAATGGTGGAGCATCTCAATACCGACAACGCGGTTGAGGTTGCCGAGTGCGCTGACGGAGCCTGTTCTATGTAAATTACAGGAGGGCTTCGGCCCTCCTTTCTTTTTTGCCAGAGTGTGTTATGAAACTTAAGCCCGTCGAAATCGACCCCTCCATTTTCAACCTGAAGAAGACTGACTACGCAACCAAGAGCTTGTTCTTGGGTCAGCAACCGGGTTTGTTTGATACGATCAACAAGACGTATCCGCAGATCTGGGAAAACTACAAGACCATGAAGTCTCAAGATTGGGACGAAGCCGAGATTCCGTTTACCAGCTGCATGACGGAATTTGAAAGCACTAAAGCCTCCACTGTCCGCAAGATGATCTATTCGTTGGCGTGGCAATGGGAAGCCGATTCGGTGGCTTCGCGTTCGATCAGTCACATCGTGTCTCTGTTCGACCCCGCCAGCGAGCTGTGGGCAGCCTGGCAGCGTGTTTCGGATAACGAAGTAGTACACGGCGCTACTTACTCCGAAATCGTTCGTGGGAGCTTTAAAGACCCGCGTAAGGTGTTGGAAGAAGTCCTGGGTATCGTTGAAGCACACAGCCGTTTGGCCGTGGTGGCTAACGAGTTCTCTTGGATTCGTCGTCGTGGTCTACAGTATCAGTTGGGCGATGTCCCGAATGATCAGGAAACCTACAACGCGATCTTCATGTTCACCTTCTTGATGTTCGTGTTGGAACGTCTACAGTTTATGTCCTCGTTCGTCGTGACCTTTGCCATGGGTGCTAACGATCAGTTCATGCCGATCTGTAAAGCCATTCAGAAGATCGCACAAGACGAATTCGAAGTACACGTTGAGCTGGATCGCATGATCCTCAACAACGAGTTGCAGACCGAGCGGGGCATGATCGCCTACCAACAACTCAAGCCACGTATGCAAGCGGTCTACGATGCGGTGGTAGAAGCTGAAGTGGTTTGGCTGCGCGACGTACTCTGGGCAGATGGCGAAGACCTGGATCAACTGACGCTACAACAAGGCATCGATTGGGTCCACTGGTGTGGTTTACAAGTCGCCCGTCCGATGGGTCTGGAAGTTAAGCACCCTGTGATTAACAAGATTCCGGTCCACTACATGAAGACCTGGCTGAACATCTCCGACATCCAACCTTCTCCGCAAGAAGAAGCCAACGGTCAGTACAAGGTCGGTCTGATGGAGCGGGATGACGAAGACTCTGTGTTTGAGGTGGATTTCTGATGGACCTCTT